CCGCCATTACAATGACCGCCGTGACGACTTTGACGTCTCAACCCCGGCAAAAGAAACCACATCATTAGTTTGATTTACCGTGGAGGTAACCATGCATCAAGCTCAAGCAACCCAACGTAGTGCATTCCTGCACGTCCTCGAACATCACACCCTGGATTTCGTCATGTGCGATCATGAACTGAGCCAGCGGATTGAATCGCTGGACGAAGAAGTGCCAGCGCCCCGCATCGTCGTGGGGATGTCCTATCCTCCGACCAAGCGTTGGACGTCTGCCGAGAGTTGCCTGGATTATCTCCGCATTCTCGCCTACCTGCCGGATCATCACTACGATCTGGAAATGGAAAGCAAGACGTTCAACCTCATGATGCTTCAGGTTCACGAGAACTATCGCCCTGGGCTCTCCCTGGACGAGTTCCACGACGAAGTATCGACCAAGGCCGGCGCTATCAAGCTGCTGACCTTCTTGACCGGTGAAGAGCATCCTGCGAAGCCATTCTCCTGGGAAGGGCTGTTCTGGGACATCCAACCGATCGACCAGTTCCACGCTATTCAATAATAGTCCAGAGGCAGGGGTGTGAAAACCTCTGCCTTTGTGCTGTCCACTCTTCGTGCCCATTCAGTGGGCGTGGTCGAAGGAAGCTTTAACCATGCCTAGATGGCAAGGAGCGTAAGATGAGCCGTACATTCAAACCGCACCACCAGAACAAACCCCACGGTCACCAGCAGCAAACTCGTGATCAACAAACTGCACCACAACAGCCAGCGGAGACACCAGCCATGACTTTCGAAGTCGATCAACCAAACAATGACGGTCAACGTGACCAAGGCGATCAGTCCAACCAGGCTACCGCCGTTTCCATCACCCCATCCGACATCCTCCTGGCCCTGCGCGCTAAGCAAGCGGCGCTGGACGTGGTGTTGGACAACGTGACCCTGATGCGTGCTCAGTCGCGCCTGATGGGCATCCTGGATCAGCGTGAGTGGGCTCAGGCCTTCTTGATCACCAAACAGGAAGTCGAGCGCCTGCGCATCGTCCTCACCGAAGGCGCGTCCTTCGAAGAGCTGGTGTACGCAGCGGAAGACGCTGGCGAAGATATCCAGGCGCTGGCCGAACGTCTCGGCGTGACTGTCGAGGTGATCGCAGACGCTCTGGATAACCGCAACTCCAACACTGTGAAAATCTAAGGAGCCGACATGGCTGGCAAGACCCCTACTGATAAACCGCAAACCGCTGCAACGAAACCCGCCGCTGTCAAACCCGGCCCTAAAGCCCGCGCCAGCAGCGCGGCTGGGTCTGGCGGTAAGGACAGCATAAAGACTGGCCTGGAACATCTGGCAACGGCACCCGGTCCTAAAGCCGAGGCCGCGGCCGCTGTTCCTGCCCACCGTCAGGTGTTCCTGGAGAACATGGCTCACGCCCTGATCTTCGACATCTTCCAAATGCAGACGGTCCTTCACGCCATCCGCGACATCAGCGCTGAAGAAACCGAATACTTCCTGGACTTCTACGCTTCCCGTCTGAAGCCGCTGTTGGTCGAGGACATTGCGAACGGCGCCATCAGCGCTCTGCTGGACCTCGGTGTCTGGTATGCGCTGGAAGGCCAGGAGGAGATCCTCACGGTGGGTCTGGAGCGTCGTCTCGGCGACATCAACATCACGAACGGCCAGATCAAGCAGTTGGCTATCGAAGCCGTCTACGGCAACCATCGCGACGAGAACCCTTCCAGGGGTGAACGTTGGATGCCATCGCTACATCGCAATAGCTCTCGTGAAGACGTAGAGCGTTGTGCCCCTGGCCACGGCTCGCGTCGTGGTGAGCGGGATTCGCGTCGGGCTCGTTAAGGGCTAGGCGGGTGAGAGGGGGAGGGCCAACCCCTCCTCTCACTTTCTTTTTTTGTGTAAATAAGTACACCACCGGTTAGATAGTATGTTTCACCTCTTTTCATGCTGGAGAAGGCGAGGAAGGGGGTGGTATAGACTCGAGCGAAGCGATGAGGATATACCGGGGGATGGAGTGGATGAGGTATAACTCAATCTAGTCTGACCAGTGAGTGTAACGAACGCCGTTAGACTAGATTACCTATATAGCGCCGCAGGCGCTAATAGGGTTGTAAAATATTACAGAATTCAAACATTCTATTTAGCTATTAAAGAGTCTGGGTCTTATTACCCAGACTCTATGCTCTATAGATTGGAATAAGATGAGTGCGGTGGTAAACCGCACGAATATCATTACTCAACCGTCAAGGGTCTATTCATGTCTTATTACGCTGAACTCCTCAAGGGAAGTTTCGAATCCCTCAAGTCCGCTACAGAGCCCGGTATGCGTTCCAGTAGTGGGTCGATGATCAACCTGAAGACCACCGATCAACCAGTCCTGGGTAAGATCGTCCCAGTCAAGGAAGATGTGCGTAAAGCACTGGAAGTCTCCGGCTACCTGATCAAGGGTGACGGTTCGCTGGACGTCGGGGAAGAAGATGGTCCTACTCCTGAGGTCAAGCCATCGCTGGAATCCTCGGGCCACGATCCGATCGCATTCGCAGCAGCAACCAGCAACGGTCAAGTACCTGCTGAAATGAACATGGTGGTCAATGGCGTACACCTGGCTGATTCCACTACTGCGCCAGCGCCAACCAAGACCGTAACCATCATGACGCCTAACGACGTCATCGATCCTGAAGCCGATGTCCTCTACCTGACTGGCGATGAAGATGGCGAGGTCAAGGCCTACCTCAGCAACGAGGGCTACAAGGTAGCTACCACCACCGACGAGCTGATCGCTATCCTCCGAGCGTAAAAACTTACACGGCAGGGGTATCTGTTGAACAAACCTCTGCCGTTGGAGTGATCATGGGTAAAGTAGTCGTACCAAATCCAGAGCTGCGCAAGATCGGCTTGGAGTTCTACACAGGTCCTTTCCATTTCGACCACATGGGTGGTTACATCTGGGCCAAAGGTGAACCTGGCGTCACCGGCAATCAGATGTTTGCTGATCTGGATGGTGCGAGTGAGCGTTGTGCTCGTATCCGTGGTTGGGGTGCTCTCCAATACCTGAAGGGTGTGGACTGCGAAGCTCTGCAAGATGAAATCGGCGTGATGTTCGCTGAGGCCATCACTGAGTACTGGGACAAGTTGAAGAACACGGTTGTCATGACGATCGTGAATCCGGTGATCGACCAAGGTGCATCGGTCAATGCCTTGATCGACTGGGTGCAGGCTAACGGCGGTCCTCATGCTGAATGTGGCGTTATCAGCAAAGTCAAGCCTGGACTAGAGCGAGCGATCAGAGTCGAAGACTGCGACTACTTCGTCCAGATCGCCTTGCCCACTCACGGCATACACGCAACCCTGAAGGAAGGCGACACTGTCACCCTCCAACAAGGTCGTGTATTACTGGACATCAAGCCCTTAGTCATCTACCCAGACGATCGACGCTTCAAGGGCCTTGACCGCAGTCTACTGGGTCTCACCCCGCCAGAACAGCAAAACTAATACAGTCGTACATTATCAAGGTGTAAGCTATTGATAATGCGGAGGTATTAGAACTTAGGCCGAGCGCCTAGGGCAAGCTTCATCACTTTGCGGTACGCTTCGGTATCGTTCATCATACCGATTCGCTGCCACTTGGTGGTCAGGTATTCCTTGTACATCTGGTTCGCATCTGCGTATTGGTCAACAATCTCGCGGATACGGCCAAGGGATGCACCGCCTTTGATAGCGCCCTCATCGAGGTCGATTACCAAGGTGTTGTAGATGTAGGCTTTCGTGGCCAACGTCACCAGTTCACCAAACGCGTGGTAGTAAACCGGTTTGATGTCGTTGAAGTTGAGTTCGTGCGAGAGACGGCAACGCAAACCACCGTAAGCAATCATCTGGTTGACATCATTCACCAATACGGTGTTTTGACCAACCAGTTGGCAGTACGAGGTGGAGGCAGTGTTAACGCCAACACTTGCGTTGAGGATATCTCGACCGACCTTGAGCATCGCACTGGAACGTTGCATGGTCAAACCGGAGACGTTGTTTCCGTTGAGGCCTTGGGTAACGCCGTACAGCACTTCGTAGACCGCGGTGATACGCCGACCCCCAGTGACGTCAGTACCAAAGCGGTAGATGACGTTCCAAGGGTCGACATGATCGCGTTCAGCGTGACTGAGCGGCAAGACCATCTCGGTACCCGACAACAGGTTGACATCGATTGCTACCCGGCCATCAACTACAATGGTGCGGATCAGTTCATCGATGGAAGCTGCGAACACGTTGTCTTGATATCGAACACGTCGAGTCGGGTCGTAACGCTTGGGCATGAACGCTTGGTTCAGGATCTCGCGTGGGACTTCGAACTTGATGTTATTTATCGCGGTAGTTACAGGATCCATTTAACACCTCTTTCCTGGGATCGACATACGATTCCCCCAATTAAATAGTGGAGTAACACATGAACGCAGTAAACGAGCAATTGAACGGCGACCTGATCAAACCTAAAACCCGTTCGATCATGTTCTACGCTTGCGGCGGCACCGGCATCAACCTGCTGCGTAGCCATCGTGAAGACCTGGTCCTGAACGCGACCGAACAGAACGCCAACGAGCACTTCGCCTACATCGACACCTCGTTCGCCAACCTGCACAACGTCTCGGCCAAAGACACCTTCACCCTGAAGGGTCTGGATGGTTCCGGTTCCAACCGTCCGAAGAACGCCGAAGCCATCATGGGCGTGCTGCCTCAGATCCTGCTGGCTCACGAGCCGAAAGACCTGAACGTGGTTCTGTTCTCGGCATCCGGCGGTTCGGGTTCGGTGGCTGGTCCTCTGATCATGGAAGAACTGCTGAAGCAGGGCAAGATGGCTGTGGCGATCATCATCGGTTCCCACGAAACCCTGAAGCGTACCACCAACACCATCGGCACCCTGACTGGTCTGGAACAAGCCGTTGCACGTATCGGTCGCCCGATCGTCATGTTCTACGCCGAAAACAACCCGGCCAAATCCATCGTCGACAACAACCTGGTGCCGAAGTTCGTCCTGGGTTCGCTGAACATGCTTGGCTCCGGCCGCAACAAGGCTCTGGACAGCGCCGACATCCAGAACATGTTCGACTACCACCTGGTATCGCACAACCAACCTGGCCTGGCCATGCTGGACGTGTTCACCAAGACCGAAGACCTCAAGGCATCCGCGGCCCGTCCGATCGCTTACATCTCGCTGCTGACTGGCGAAGATCAAGTCGGTCCTCAGGTGGACGCCGATTACGACAAGACCGGTTACCTGCCAGCCGATGCCAGCAGCAAGAACAACTTCTTCTACACCGTCTCGGTCGATCACCTGTCTGGTCTGTTCGAACGCCTGAACGGCCTGAAGTCGACTGTTGCCTTGCAGAAGCAGAACCAGCAAGCTACCACCAAGCTGAGCGACGCCAAAACCGTCACCCACGCTACCGGCCTGGTCTTCGAGTAACACAGCCACATCGATACCCAGGGTGACCTGGGTATCGTTTATGCCCTTAACGTAAAGAGTAAACTGCCATGTCTTACGGCGTATCCCTGTTTGTTTGTGAATGCTGCAACACCATCGACTCCATCCAACTGACTCCGTCCAATGGCGACGGTTTCAAGTGCTGCTCCTGCCGCGGCAAGGATTGGCACGGCGCGTTCCCTCAAGAGACCTACGATCCACTGAAACATCGTGGTCTGATCAACAAGTCCGATCCGTCCTTCGAAGACCTCGGCGACCCCTCCTTCTCGTAAGCGGATTCCCCCTCTGGCTAGCGTTCAGGGTGACATCTATACCACGCTAGCCAAAAGTAACGATCGTCGCACAGAGGAGCTCTCAGACCCCTTCGTGTGTAATTAGTTACAGAATCTACTTATTTGATGTATAAAGGGGGATCTATGGCTTACATCATCACTGACATATCTGATCTCATCAGGTTGGTCGACCCCGATCGTGTAATTCACCCGGCGGTAATAGAGGATTGGTTGGTCCGAGAGTATACCCACTCTTACGGTATCCCATCCTCCGGCATGACGCCACAGAGCGGGAAGTCAACAGACCGTGATGCGATTCAGTTGGATAAAGCGGTGCGTCGATTTGCAATTGACGTTATCGATTATTTACCCCACAGCGTCGGAGCGCGACTTTGCGATGAAGAACTCTGGTTCCTGGTCAACAGAAATACCTTGATCATTGGAGATTTCAGTGACGTCAGAAAGTGTTACAGGCTCGTTCGTCCTAGACTTCGGAGAACTCGCTAACTACATCTATCAATCGGCTCTCAAATACGAGGAGAAAGGCAGCAGGCATTTGCAGCAGGACGCGTCCGATTTGGTGTACGACATGATCGACGACTTTATTACTGAGCAGCTGTATTGGGCTCGGCCTTTAGTCCGTCGTCCGTCGGCTGATGCCAAAGACTGGACACGTCACGAACGCGTAGGTGGTCGTCGGCGGAATCGCCGGGATGAGTACTATCCTCAGCAGCCGTTCGAAGGCACAAACCTGCGCGTAAAGTACAAGCACCTTTTAAGAAACATCCCCCGTCCTGGCGAACTGTTGGATGAAATCGCCGACAGAATGGCAGAGATGGTTTACGATCACATGGACCTTCCGACGTGGCGCATCGTACATCTCACCCGTGGCCGCAATGGCGTACTGGTTGAGATCGGGGAGGATTATCGGGTTGAGCAGTGGATGAAAGAACATGGGCACGAATTCGGAGTCAGATTCGGTTAAAGTGGTTCGATACTGCCGGATTGGTTGCAGCGACTTTATCGAACAGATCAGACGAGTATTGAAGCGGTCTAATCTGGACCCCTTCAAGATCCAGAAGGTCGTTGAGGATATCCTGGTGGAAACCTTCATCCGCTGCTTTGGCGGAACGGGGAGTACCATCCTGGACATCCTGGAAGACCTGCGGCACCACCGTATCGATCGACGGGATATGATCGACGTCCTCATTGAGTTTGAGGACTTCGTTTATAAGGATAAGACCCTGTGTGACATGCGGCGGTTCACCGTGGTGGATGCTAAGTTCATCTACGACACGCCGTTATTGGAAGTTGAGTACCATGAGACAGTACCTAAGGAGGAGCCGATGTCGTTCACTCGATTTATCCGACGACAGCGACAGGCAGGCGAACTCATCCACCCCGAGGTCGAGAAGGCGCTTGAGTCGTTCCAGCGAGAACTTGATCATAGTTCCACCATACGCCGGCCAAGCCGAGTATCGTCACGCCATCGTTGACCTTGAAACTATCGAGTTGCAATCGATAGAGGCGGACCTCTGTACCGAAGGTAATGTCATCCTCAAGGCATTTATCCACTACATCTGCTACGACGATGATTTCTTCCTAACCCGCCTAACGGATGAGTTTATCCCACCGGAAGATATAGGGAGAGCGACCATGGCCGTAGACGTATGGTTTGCCATACACCTGGAGCGATTCCGGGAGGTGTTTGCGATAGTGAGGCGATTTGCCCCAATGAGGGTGAATAATGTCGAAATCAAAAACCGGTCGGTACTCCTCGAGTTTACTTACGAGGAATTCATCGATGCCACCTAGCGTAGATCTGTACCCAGGCTTTGTCCTGACGTTGGAGCCTGATCTTGCTGGAGCGCTAGCCGCTCTGGAGGAGCAGGGTGATTACGACAATGCGGCAGAGATGCCGTGTCAAATGTTGTCGATTATGCTGTTCGGTTTAGTAGCACCGGAAGAAGAGGTGATGCGAGCATTCGAACGGATGAGCGTGTATTACAAGAACCCTCAGAATAAAGGCTATGCCGACTTCTGGGGCGGATTCCAAGCCACGTTCTATGTGTTCAAGCGTCGGTACATACACGACGAGGACCTAAAGAACATGATCCATGACGTCCTTCCGCGCGACTGCGACTATTGCGAGGAGGGTTTGCTCCGCGTCAAGTCCAGTAAGTCAGGGAGACATTTCTATATAAGCTGAGGTTAGCATGCAAGTAGAACGTTACGTACTTGAACTGCCCGAATTCCCCGTACTGCGCAAACCGGCCGCCGAGCGGATCGTGCGGGAAGTGATTACCATGACCGCGGAAGCCAACGTTGGGTTGGACCGCGAAATCCTGATGTCGATCAGCCGTGAGCATGAGGTCACTCTGAAAGACATGGAGCTCTACATCGATCGGTTGTTGACGATCCTCTACAACACCAACGTGTTTAGCCAGGTTGTGAAAGTGGCGCACCCTCTGTCGAATGTCGACGTTGAGATCGTCCACCGCCAAGCCTTTGTGGAGATTGCATGGAATGACAGGGCTAACAAGAACCACCCGTGAGTTGGTAGTTATCCATGACCTCCTGCTGAAGGACTTCGTGTCCCTCCAGGATATCCAGGGAACCCTAAGCAAACTGAGTCGGATGTTCGAGGAGGATATCGAAGGCGGTAACCTCCAAGACAAACCCTACGCCTTGGGTCTGTACATGGGGTGGGACATCCTAGATAAGCTGCATGTCTATCTAGGACCCCACTCTCAGGAGCAGAAGCTCTACCAAGTGCTATGCGATCACTTATATGGCGTTTACACACTTGGCTCCATTTACACACTCAAGGCGGTCCAGTTCAAACGTTCAGGGCCATTCCTTTTACTGTCCATTGATACGAGGTGGAAAATTGGCACATGGTGACATTGACTTCTGTGTAGTCGATATCACTCAGCCTACCCGAGCCATGATCCGTTATCTCGACGACCGTTTGGATGAGTTGAACTATCGTCCCGATCTAGTCATCCAGAAGCAAGCAGTCTGGGGGAGGCGGATGAGTAACAGAGACAACCGCCAGAAACTAGCTCGGGAATTGCGGAGTGACAGCGTCTTTAAATCCATCGGAGCAGCGGAGACCGCAGCCGATTACTTATTGGATGTGTATTACCCTGCGCTTGATAACGTCTTCAGGAATGTCGGTCTAACCGCCGCGGCAGTACATCTTGTGCGATTAACCATCTCCGATTCCCGTCAGATCCATGCCAGAGTGTTGGTGGCCTGTATCTGACGAATCCCCTGGACCACTACCATGAGCTACTACATACTGGGACATTCCCCGAAACTAGGATCGATGTTAACCACGCTGGTCTGGGACCTCGTGCGGAATGACCCCGTTCTTGGGGAGGTTCCGCGGAGACTCTCTCAGAAATCAGTAGAGTTCAAGGACTGCTGGGATTTCGTCCTCGAAAGCCTGGTCCAAGGCGAAGGTTATCTTGACAGCCTGGGTGTTGACCTGGATCCACTCTGGGACAACATTGATCATGACGAGCTGCTCGAATTCCTGACCGTAGGTCTGGTGAGTAAACTCGAAATGGTCGAACACGGTTACTTCAGCGCCCTGTTAACGGAGACACCTTCTAATGCAATTGGATTCGGTTACACTCAATAAGACGATTACCTTCGACACGTACGAGGGTGTTCGTCACAAGAACCTTCGCTTCGTCGCCATCCTCGATGCCGGGACTGTAACCGCCCTGGGCTTCGATGCAGCTGCGAAACACATGCAGAACTATCCGTACCTCCCTTCCGGGGTGCCGGACACGTACACGGGCTACAGCTACGGCAAGTTCCTGGACGCCGATAACAAAGTGTACTACTTCGGTATCCCGTGGGTTAAGCCTGCCTCCATCACGGAGAACGCGAACCCTGTGCGACTGATTACTCTGAGAAACTCGGACGATGCGACGGTTGCATCCCTGCGTTCGATGATGATCGCCCACGGTATCGAAGACTTCACGATCGAGACAAAGTGACATAAAGCCCACCTGCCTCACGGCGGGTGGGTTTGTGCCCTTTCTTTTTTTACTAGGCGTACTTAGGTTGTAGAGCAATGTACCCCTGGAGCAATAGATGAACCCATTTCTTCTTCCCCTCGACGATTACAACCGCAATCTGGATGTACGTCAGGGCTACATCGAACAAACCGCCAAGTACATTTCGTTGCAATTAAAGAAGCCTCTGGACGAATGCCTCGCCTACGTCCGTAAAGAGACCCGCCCTGGTGGCAAGTTCGAATTCAAAGATCCGCAGATGCTCCAACTGGTACGGAAAGGTCCTGGTCACCGTGAACCGGAAGAGACCACTTTCCTGGGGTACGTAAACGAAGTTATCGACACCAACCGGATCCTGTCCCCGTCCATGGTGATCTACGAGCGCCCTGAAGTTGAGAAGTCCGTAACCGCCGAATGGCAGGACGACAACATCGCCGCCCGTAAGCGCTCCAAGAAGCGCATGTTCGTCTTGAAGCAAGAAGGTGACATCTTGGGTAGTCAACTGGCCGACTACGACCAGAACGCCCGTAAGATCCGCATCAACTCCGTGTCCGGTATGCGTGGCTTTGAGGGTAACCCTCTGTTCATCGCTACTGGTCACTCCAGCCTGACATCCCTGTGCCGTGCAGCGGCAGGTTACGGTAACGCCACGGTGGAACGCTTCCTGGCTGGTTCCCGTCACTACCACTCGCCAGAGATCGCCAAGGCCAACATCGTAGCGGTCACCACCATCGAGAAACGGAAACACTTTCCGGAGATCATGGAGAAGTATGGCATCGTCTACCCAACCGTAGACCAGGTTTGTGACATGGTCTCTCGTTCGACTGACCTGTACTGGACCGACGTCAACGAGAACGCCATCATCCGTTCGGCTGTAGAAGGCATGACTGAACTGGAGCGGGCGATCTTCTGCTACACCGGCGACATGTACCACCTGGCACAGTTCAACGACAAAGTCATCCGTGACATGCTGACCACCCTGATTGCGATCGACATCAGCGATGTACCGGAAGTGGTCACCGATGACGTGATCAAGGGCATGGATCCTACCGATCTGGCTTACGTGAACGCCCTGTGCGCCACGATCCTGCGTGGTTCGACCTATGACCGGGTAAAGGCCAATGACCCTGCTGGCTGGCAAACCATCGGTAAAGTAGCGTGGAAGGTCCAGGAAGGTCTGAACCACTACGCCGACTTCATCAACCTGTTCTTCGCCACTAGCCACCTACCGCCAACCGTAGCCTCGTTGAAGTCCATTCAGCGTCGGGTATGTCTGGCAGCGGATACCGACTCCTCCATCTTTACCTGCGAAGGCTGGGTTGAGTGGTACTCGGGTAACCTGATGCGTGGTGAGGAACAGGACCGTATCTGGTATCTGGCCACTTACATGGTCTGCCAGTGCATTGCCCACTCGTTGGCCAAGCTGTCCACCAACATTGGCGTGGAGAAGTCCCAGACCTTCCGTCTGGCGATGAAGAACGAGTACGCGTTCCCTCAGTTCGCTCTGACGAATCTGGCGAAGCACTACTACTCGACCATGTCCATGCGGGAAGGTAACGTCTATAAAGAGCTGGAGTTGGAGATCAAAGGTGTAGAGCTGCGGGGATCGACTTCGCAGAAACACATCCTGAAAGCTACTGAACAGCTGATGTCCGACGTCCTGAACACAGTGAACGAAGGTAAGAAACTCAATGCTGGCGAACTCCTCCTGCGGATTGCCAACTATGAGCTCGATACCGTGCGGTCCATCCTGCGTGGGGAATACACCTTCCTCAAGTCTGACAACATCAAGCCAGACAGCAAGAAGATGCCGTACCACGAACTGTGGCAGGATGTGTTTGCGCCGAAGTATGGCGTAATGAGCGAACCTCCGTACGCGTGCGTGAAACTCTCCACCGACCTGAACAACAAAACCGCTGTGACCATGTGGTTGGACAGTCTGGACGACAAAGCGTTCGCTGAGCGGATGAAGCTCTGGATGGACAAGTACAACCGTAAGGACCTGAACACCATCCTGCTGCCGACACAAGCCATCCGTGGTCATGGTCTGCCTGTAGAGGTGCAGCAGGCCGCTAACGTGCGTAAGCTGGCCTACCAGATCAACTCTGGCTTCTACCGCATCCTGGAGTCTCTGGGACTGTTCGTGGTAGATCGGAACAACCTGCGGCTGGTGTACGACTTCCTAGGATTGGAACCATGACAGTAAAGATCATTGACGAGTCCGACCCAACTCTGCCCGGTGGCCGACTTGACCCTAACCGCCTGCATTTCGGCGACGCCTCAGAAAAGCTACCGTTTGTAATCCGTCCCATTACCTACGACATCCCGGAAGCTGACCAGAAGAACTACAGTCGCCGGGAGGAGCGTGAAATAGGAGGGGTGAAATACTACTTCTACTACATGGACGACGACAAGGCGTTCACTGACTACATGGCGGCTCTCACAGAGCGTGGGATGATCCATGACTGTGAAATCACCCCACGGCGACGTCTCTCGTTTGCGGATATGCGTATATCGACAGACTTCTTCAAGTGCCATTGTCGGATCTGCACCAGTCCCCCAGAATACGAAGCCTACTACATCGCCAAGGATTACAAAGTGGTGGAAGGTGTTCGTAAGGTCTCCTGTCTGGGGGTGTTGGGACGGTTTGAGGCCGCGTCAGGTCACGCAGCCGAGATCATGCTGGCTAACATGAAGCCACTCCATGAGCGGCTGTCTGCGTCGTTGGCCAAAGTACGGGAGAAGGGTGAGCAATCGACTCCCTTTCCTTATACCCACATTTACACGGTAGGTGGTGATCATGGATGACTGTTTGATCGAGGCGGAGCTGACTCCCAAGCGGAAGGTTCTGCGTGACTGGACAGAGTGGTCGTTCTTTTGCGAACCGGGTATTGCCGCGGCCCGGAAGGGTTTCTCCTGCGAGCTGGACCCGAACGATCCAGATCCATTGGGCACTGCTGGGGCGATGCGCTTTCCGGTAGCGCACGAACACACCCTCGACGCTTTAGCCGAGACGTTCCGCGACAATGTGCTTACCGATTTGGTAACTCGCATTCGTGCCGGAAGTTACGGCAGATCCAAACCCACCAGCGATGGGACGGACCACGATCCTCTGGCTATCCGTAAGCGGTTGATCATTCCCACCAACGCCACTAAGGACATGTTCGCTAATAAGCCGCCTGGCCTTGGGATTGGTCGCTACTACAGCGAGTCGATCGATGACGGCACAAACGAGGAGGTTGTTACACCCCCTCGTCTGGTTTATAGCTTCGAAGAAACGTAACGCACAAACCGATCTTCCAACCATGCAGCGTCAGCCGCCGTCTGGCCAGCGCTGAAGATCTTGTCCTGTTCGGCCCGGATAACGGTACGACGGAGTTGGATCATGGTGGGGAGCATCTTGTCTTCCCCTTGGATATCCGCAAAGTGGATGGCCAATGCTGCCCGTGATTCCTTCTGGGTGATAATCGCCCAAAGGATCTGGTGGGTCGGGGTAGCGTTAGGGAACGCCCCTGCTTCCAGTGCATCCTGGCTATAAAGAGTGGGAATGCTTGCAAGGATCTGGTTGGCCGTCATACGGCGCGATAAGATCTTACTGTGGGCATCCTCAATGATTTCGTCTGCATGCGTGTCAGTAGGGGTCTGAGCGAACAGGAGGTTGGTCTTGACGGTACATTCCTTACGGAGGCCGCACTTGACCAGCATCTTGTTGAACATCACCTGATCCAGATGACTCTTCATCATCCCTGGGAGTAGCACAGAGGTGATGAATGCTTCATTGCCATCGAAGGGGTTAGCGGCTTTCCACATCCGCCACTGGCACGCCAGAAGTGGGATGTCGATGTTTACCACCGCAAGTCCCCGCTTCGAGGTACGGGCTTCGTTCATGACGCCCAACTCGTAGACGGTCAGTTCAGTAACGGGGTGCTCCAACACCTCGATGGCAGATACAGCACGCCAGTCTTTCCAGAGGTCCATCCAGTTCCAGTTCTCAGACCGGACGAAGGTGATGATCTCTGGGCAGTTGTCGTAGAAGTGTCCCTCCTTATGGACACGTCCACGGCTATAGGCAGAAGTGATGCCAAGCGTTCCACAGATTCGTTCGCAATCAGACGTGACGCGATCGATGTAGCTTACCAGGTCACCGCGGAACTCTGTGGTCAGGGTGGCTAGGAGCTTCATGAGGAGGTGTGAGGAATTCAGTCGACCAGAGATGGTTTGGCGGAGGTCCGTGTACTTCTTGAGGTTCTCAGCAACCCGACCCTGGAGATAGGTCATTCGGGCGTACTGAAACGGACTGTTATCGAATGCGTTAGTTCGGTTAAAACTCGTGAGCATTTCAGACATCCATTGAATGATGTAAAAAATTACATACCTGTATGTATAGTATGTAAAATAACTAGCCTGGTGTCACAGCCGGGCAAGCGTCTAGGCCGCGTACGCAAACGTTTAGCTAGGAATGAAGGATCTCGTTGTAAAAATTCACAGACCTACATTATTCTAGTGACACAGACCGCAACTGTTGTTAACCCGCAGTCCGCTAGTACAACGGACAAGTAGGCCCAGTGGTCTACGACGGTAGAATCCACCCCTGGGAACCTTCTATAGCGATACGAAGGAATCGTACTGAATTCTGGGAATAGTCCCACTCGCTAATAAAACGTGTATACACATCTGGAGATGCAACATGAGCGATACTTTTGTAACTGACGCCCCTGCCTCGGAACCACGTCGCGAAGACACCCGTGCCGAACTGCGTGAAGACCGCAGCCGCGACGAGCGTGATACCCGTGATGACCGTGGCAGCCGTGGCCGTGACCGTGATCGTAGTGATCGCGAAAGCCAAGTGACCTTCGCCGACATGTCGCGTCTGCAAGCCCGTCCTTCCATGGGCGGCCTGAGCGATGCGGTTCTGTCCCTGCTGGTCAACACGTTCGAAAACGCCAAGACCTACGACAAGCCAGGCGTTCCTGCCGAAACCAAACGCGAGAAGTTCAAGGTCATCCCAATGGATGGCAGCTTGGCGCGTTCTTCGCAGTCCAGCCTGATCGTCGTTCTGCCAGCAACCATCGGCGCTGAGCGTTACGCTCTGGCCTACATCCTGCTGATCGAGCAATCCGGCGATGTACAAACCCGTCCGCTGGTAGAGCGTGGCGATACGTTCGATGCCCTGGTTCTCCCTGAGGACCACCTGACTGAAACGTACATCAACATCGTACGTGATCAGGCTTCGGCGGCCTGCGGCGGCGTGGCGCGTGTAGTTGGCAATCAGGTCATCCTGGCTGACACCTTCACTCACCGCACCGAGAAAGAGATGGAGCAGATCGTTGCTCACATCTACGACAATGCCTTTGAGGCAATCTGCGGTTTCCGCGAGAACATGATCGACGCCAAGTCGGGCAGCCGCAGTTCGCAGTTCCGTGTTAGCCCGGACAAAATGGGCAAGGGCAGCCGTCTGGAAGTTGCATTCGATTACAGCGGCAAGCAAATCACTGACACCAGTGGTCTGCCAGTTCGTTCGGACGTAACGACCAACCTGTACTACAGCGAGCCTAACGGCGAAGACAACCTGTTCAGCCGGACCAAGATGGGTGACATCCGTTGCGGCCTGGACCTGTTCGTCTCCTACGACGAAGACGGCGAAAGCCAACAGCGTCGTTTCGGTGGTCGTCGCCGCCGTGGTCGCGATCTGGAAGCTCCGTTCTGGCAAGCAGTGTTGAACATCAACGCCGTTGGTTCGGGTGACTTCCCGTACAGCCTCGAGCTGGCACAGCTGCTGATCGCCCAAGCGGTACAGCAGTCCAACGACTACCGTTGGGCTACCATGTTGCGTCCACGTAGCACCATGGCTGAAGGTCTGAAGCCGCTGACTTCCCTGGGTCATCTGTTCCTGATGAACCCGGACGAAGAAAGCGCATGCGTCGCCAAGGACATCGGTCCGAACATCAGCGACAACGATCTGGCCGATTACCTCGACCTGACCGTCAAGCCAGATGTGGCGTTCGGCATGACCGTTCCATCCTCGGGCGAGAAGTCCTGGGTACTGAGCATCTACGAGCGCATCGCGATCGCAGAGCCTGGTTCCGAGCTGGACGACTTGATCGACCTGCTGCACGCTTCGGCTGACGTACTGACCGGCAATCGCTTCAGCGACGCGCTGGCCAAACGTAACCTGGGTAACGACTACCGTCCGGTGTACACCACCGGTAGCCGCACCCTGCTGGGCACCTGGCTGGACGACAACCAGAACCGCCGTGACATCCGTGAATGGAACGTCCCTGCGTTGCTGACCCGTGTTGGCGAGAAGAACCTGGACCTGGTACAGGACTTCCAGGCTACTTTCGAAGACACCCGTCGTTCGATCGAGTTCAACCTGGCTGAGCGTTACGCGATCCTGCGTAAAGTGGTTCCTGGTCTGCACGTTACCGGCACTGCCGAGCAACTGGCGTTCGACCTGAACTACCTGATCGCTCTGCAAGACGCGCTGGATGGTGCGAAGATGTCTCCGCACGTTTCGTCCAACGATGGTCTGTCGACCCGCCGTTCGATCGGTCACGATGGCTACAGCCGCTACGCTACCAGCGAAATCGGCCGTACTCGCCGTACCCGTTCCGACGACAGCGCCGACCGCCGTCGCCGTCCGTACAGCGGTGGTAACTACTACTAAGTTGTACTGGTAGTAGCGTAAACCTGGAGCGGAGGGGGAAACCCCTCCGTTTCTATTTTTTATTTATGTCCCACCGGAGAGTAGTATGGAACTCATTACAGGCGATATTACAGAGCCCCGATTCCGGTACATCGGACGTAAGGGCATCTATCCAGTCATCGTGGATTACGACGATCTGTTTCGCCGTTTGGGTACCGAGCCAGTGTTGGCAAACGACATTGACCTGTCGACGGAAGAAGGTCGAGTCCGGTTTAACCGTCTGGTGTACAGTAGCTACGATGGTGACGTGTTCTCTAACGTTCCCTCGTGCCCCTGTCGCGAGACAAAAGGTGGTCACCTGGTTCATCGCCGGTGTCCGAACTGTGGTTTTGAATGCCTACCCGTTACTGAGCAGAGTATTGAACCTCTGGTCTGGGTGCGCGTACCGGAAGGAATCCCTGGGTTCCTCAACCTCACCGTTTATACGCAGCTCCGTAAGAAGCTGTTAAAGAATGGATTCTCTGCACTGGATTGGTTCTTGGACCCGTCTTATCAGGCCTTGAAAGAGGACTGTCCCGTTGAAGCTGTCGTAACCCGTATGGGGTTCAAGCGTGGTCTGACCTCGTTCCATGACAACTTTGACGACATCATTACTGCTTTATGCCGCACACGGACATTCTTCCCTGATAAAGAAGGGAAGGAAATGCTCCGCTACATCGAGTACATCCGCAACAAAGTGTTCTGCAAATACCTGCCATTCCCGAGTAAGATCGGGTTCATTCTGGAAACCGTAGGGGAACGAATCTACGCAGACCCGAAGATGGCTCCTGCGTTAAACGCATTGCTGTCCATTGCGAACACTGAACGTGCGCGCAAACGTTCCATGGCCCAAGTAGAGTCCCGCGTGGCTCGATCTCTGGCTAACCTGACGATGTACTATCAGGAGAACGAAAAGAACAAGATCTTCCCGAAGAAGGGGATCTTCCGCAAACTGGCCTACGGGGTTGATCCGCACTGGACTTTCCGGACGGTGATCACTTCCAAACACACGCCGCATAACCACGAAGAACTCGACATTCCTTGGGGCACTGCGGTCTTAACGTTAAAACTTCACATCGCGAACAAATTACGTAGAGAAGGTTATACTCCTAACGAGATCTTCACCCTCATCTACGACAACGTTCTCCGGACTCACCACAAACTGGAACGGATCTTCGATCAACTGATCGCGGAAACACCAGGCGGTAAAGGGATTCCGTGTACATTCACGCGATTCCCATCACTGAAGCGCGGCTCTACGCAGCGTTTCTACATCAGAACCATCAAGCGTGATCCGAACCAACTGAGTACCAGTATCTCGGTACTCTGCCTCAAGGCACCAAACGCCGACTTTGACGGCGACTACATGTCTGGTCAGCTGGCGCTGGATAACTTCACAGCCCGCGCATTTGATCGGATGGCACCTAGCACTGGTATCATGGACTTGGACGTTCCGTTCCAGGTGAGCGACCATGCGATGATCCCGGCTCCGGTATTGTCGACCATCAACGCTAGACTTGAGGAAGGGGAAGATTATTCTGTTGAATTGGAGGGCTAACGATCATGGCGTACATTGTATCAGACGGTGACGCCGATGTGATACACGCATCGACACACGGGATGATGTCGCGCAACGACCTGGAATTCTTCCGGGATCGTCTCGACAAAGTCGCCCGTAGCGCTGGGAACTTTGCGTCCCGGTACTTGGGACGTGCGAAAGAAGCGTTGGATAACTTCGACTTCAGCTCCATCCGCGATCGTGTGGAAGGTATGCGGGATCGGTTCGGGCGACGCTGGGATGAAGACCGCATTCTTCCAATGGTAGACCTCGGCGATTTCCAGAATGCCAAACCACTAAACCGCGCTATTGTCATGGCGTTCCCACGCTACCGTGCCCTGTGGTATAAAGGCATGGCAGATGGGTACGACGGTCTGTATGAAGACGACGAACGTGACAGCATCGGTCGTGAACACGACATGTACCGTGAGATCTACAACGGTGCGTATGTCGAAGGGGAAGAGGGCGAAGATACTTTCGTCTCCTACCTCGGGGTTGTGGATGAATACGGCGATGCCAAGTTCAACCAGAACCAGAAAGATATCGCCCGCGACACCCACAGGACTCTCGATGAGATCCTGAATCGGGGTAAGCAGGATCCTGGTAGTCCAACCCGCAAGACGCTGTAAAGGACTGGGGGGCTTAGGCTCCCCTGCTCCAACTTTCTTTTTTTAGTAATAGGATGTATTCCATGACCAAGGTAGCATCCTATGTCTACGAGCATCCTAGGACTGGGCAAGGAAGGGGTCATCGCTGATATCGATATCAAGATCGACTACCTGATGTGTTCTTTCTTCTTCGCAAAACACAGCCAGACGACCCTGTACCGCGATAACGTCACCAGCTTGGCCAAGATCATCCAACTCTACGGGGACGATGACCTGACCATTGCCGGGGAGGTTCAATCCGAGCTACAGAAGTTCCTGGGCAAATTCTTCTCCAGCGCCACCGTGAACGTATCCGTCGAAGAAGATGGGGACGATCCGGGAATCAATCTCAAGGTTGAGGCGACGGTGACAGATAGCACGGCTTCGGGTACTACCACCGCGAGTGTGGGGTATTCGTTGACGACTCGAGAGTCCGCACTCAAGTCGATCGTGAACGTGAGCAACGGAACCGTTGTTTACACCACTTAATTCAAAACCCCGCCTATTAAGGAAGCAACAATGTCCCAAGTACAAACCGCAGCTCCAGCCGTATTCCCTACCACTACCGAAGAGCTGCGTGGCTTCGTCGCTGGTACCATGAGCGAACTGCTGGCCATCCCGGAAAACAAAGCCATCCAGGCCGAATCCCTACTGGGCTTCCTGCTGGGTCTGGTTCAGGAACGTCGTGCGAAAGACGACCGTGCCCAGTTCCGTCCAGTCGTGGTTTCCACTTACTACCGTGGTTCGGCTCGCGCCACCATCGAGCTGGACACCGTCCACAACACCGACCTCTTCGTTCGCTTCGAGCAAGAAGTCAAAGACGCCGAAGGTAAAGTGGTTACCGAACCGCACGAAGTCAACGGCATGCAACTGACCCGCCCGGTCTGGGAACTCATGCCTCTGCCAGAAGGTGCCTACGAGATGCTGGCCAAAACTGTACTGTCCCAAGCAGTTCAGCCAGGCCAAGTGTTCTACGTGACCACCGCTGCCGGTATCGAAGCGCACATGGAAGCCATGACCGACATGTTCCAGGCGCAAGACCAGCTGCGTGAAAAGCTGGACAACGCAAGCCCTGAAGAACTGCTGCAATCGACCGAGGCGAAAACCTTGGCGTCCGTGCAGTAATTCGTCGGCAACAATCACAGCTGGAGGGGTTCGTCCCCTCCAGCTTGACAGGATTTCATTTATGTCCACTCAAGACCAAGCCAACCACACTTATCAAGAAATCGTACGTCGGGGCCTGGAAGGCTTCGACAGTGCGGTTGAAGCTATTAACCGGGGTAGCTCTGCCCGAATCCGTAACGTGCGGGAGAAGTACTTCCAGGCGGTCATACTGCCTATCGTACGCAAGCGTGTACGTAACGAGGTGTGCGAAGACTTGGGCGTGTGGTTGAACACGGCAGACGGCCTGAACAACCCGATGAACATCGTCAATGATTCCGGTGAGCTATTGTTTACCTGCCCGCCTGCGTTCATCGACATCCGCCTCAACACAAAGCCGCCTGAGGGGCGTATCACCACAACCCATCACATCGTACAGCAACAGTCCGATATGATCGTGAACGGCGATATGCGCGGTGTCATGGCTATCGAGGAAGGTATCTACGAAGCCCACAAGCCTCGTACCGAAATCCATGATCGTACCGATGCGATTATGATGCTTGTAGATATTTACAAGTTCTACCAGATACCTATGGAAGAACTCCTAGGACCTCAAGCCAACGAGATCCTGGAGCTCGCAAACAAACGCAAGGCCGGCAAACCCGGTGCATTGCCTACACCTCAGCCAGAAGAGTCCCATGACGAACCCTCAGACGATGACCTCATCTACTGAGACTCGCATCCTCCGCGTTAAGCTCAACGGTATAACTGCTGCTATTCGAGCGATCGAAGATAGTTATACCGTAGCGCTCATCAGCGACGTCCACTTGGGACACGGACGAGTCCACGCCACCAAAGTGATCAAGACGCTCAACACCATGTTCCCAGAGGAGCGTCTAAAGACCCTCGATATGGTCATGATCACTGGTGACCTGTTTGATAAACGATTGACCTACGACAGCGATGATGCATTGCTGATCACCCGGTGGATCGAGATCTTCCTCCGCCAATGCGCCAAACACGGCGTAGCGCTGCGGGTTCTGGAAGGTACGCCTAGCCACGACAACAAACAGTCGCGTTGGCTGCCATTGATTAACGACATGTCGAACATCAACCTCGACATCAAGTACTACGGCACGCTGGCGATTGATGAGTTGTACGAGGGAGGGCCTCTGGCGCTGTATGTGCCGGACGAAGTAAACCATGACGCCAGTGTTACCTGGATGCAGGTAAACGAGCTCCTGCGTCAACGTGGGGTCTCTCAGGTGCAGTATGCCTTTATGCACGGCATGTTCACCTACCAGGAACCGATCCGGACGGTAGTGAGTCACAACGTGGATAACTATCACTCGATCGTGACTGAGCGGATCTACATTGGTCACCACCACACTCACACCACCTGTGGGCGTATCGTTGTGCCGGGCTCTCCTGAGCGTTTGCGGCATAATGAGGAGGAGGACAAAGGCCACCTCCAGTTTACGATCTGCAAAGATTGGAAAACACACAACGAATTGTTCATCGTCAACGAGGAAGCCACAATCTTCTCGACGTACGATGTCAAAGGGATGGAACTCAAAGCAGCCATCAAGTTCCTGCGCACGATCGACCACTACCCGCAGGGCAGCAACATCCGCCTAGAGCTCAGTCGGGAAGACCCAGTGTATGCAGGGCTGGCAGAGATCAAGTCCCTGTTCCCGCAGTTCAACATCGGAACCAAAGTAGTTGAAGCGGACAATTTCACCCCGGACACCACCGATCTGATTGAACGGCCAGTCATCACGGCTATCCGTCCTGATACGATCAACGACCTCTTGTGGTCGCGTGTGAAAGATGTAGACAAACCCGTGCTTGACTGTATCCAACAAATCCTAGCGGAGGCTGCATGAAGCAAATCCCACGGTTGTACACGCTGCGTCAATTGATCGCAACAACTGCCGGTAACGAAGGCACTAGAGTTCTCATCAACAACCAATGGGTCCCAGCCCGACCTCTAGGTTATGGCGGATTCTTTCACCGCCTCAAGCTAGCCTGGAAGGTCTTCAAGGGTAAGGCCGACGTCGTAACCTGGCCGGGTAACCAATGATCGCTCCTGGAGTGACATCATGTCCTTAGAATCCGTCTCACGGGAGCTCTTGACCAATCGAGCGGTTGGTCAGTTTCCCATCTCCGTAGCAACCTCCCTGGCCATTGAGTCGTTGATCGGTATCTTCCCAGACGCCCCCAGCGCTCATCCGCCGATCCGTGACCACGACACCCTCTGGGTTAATATGCGGACACTCATCCGTAACCTGATGGGATCGCTCAAGACAGAGGACCGCAAACACCTGACTGAGCATACCGTTGCCGAGTACATCGTCAATGAGATGCGGGCGATTGAAACAGTCTGCATTGAGCACGGCGATGGGCGGTTCGAAGTAGCCTACTATAAATGTAGCTACTCCGACCTGTCCTACAGCTACAACAAGGCCATCCTCAAGATGCCGACCTCTCCGGGTCAGAAGTTGGCGTGGATCTTCGAGGAAGCGGTTCTCAAGGTAATCGATACCGAATACCAAGGCCACATTCCGTATCTGTCCCTGACGCGGAAGTTTCCAGAGGTGCATGTGCGAGCGTTGCTGCTCTCTCACTATCCTGTGGATCTCCTTCAGCGTTACCAGTTCGAAAGCCTCTCCTTGCTGGAATCCCACACCGGTGCCGTGAAGCCGCCGAACATGTGGAACACCAAACTCAAGGACGGTAAAGAGCTGGAGCGGATTCCGTTTGACCGGATGACTCTCCAGATGTTTGGGGATGGCGTCACCTTTACTCCGATGAATCTCAAGGTTCGTCAGAAGATGGTGGAGCTCTCGGAGAAGAACAAGTGGACTCCCATGACCACGAAGGACTTCGTCATCTATTGTGTGGAGCAGAACCGGGACCCCGCACTGGAAGCCCTGGTGAAAGACCTCTACCGTCTTTAAATTTTACACGCCGTACGAATCAGTTGTAACGTACTATCCACCACTTATTTACGAGAAGTACCAATGTCCAACGGAAATGATAAAGCCCGCCGCGATCCTGGTTGCATGGATGATAGCAAGCTGCGCTTGTACGGCAAGCCAATCCAGGAAGGCGCATACCCTCCAAGTCTGCGCATCAAGCTGATCGAAAACAACCCGTGCATCGAAGTCGACCTCGGCATGAAAACCGAGAAAGGCTACCCGATGAAGATCGAAGGTCCGATGGACCCGAAAGAGTTCAACACTCTGCTGATCCTCATCGAGAAGGTTGCGGCCTACCCGAATGAAATCTCGTTTGAAATCGAGAACTGGGGCCACCCATTCATCTGGGACCGCGATCAAGGCAAGTCCATTCGCTCCAAAGACCGTGTCATCATTTCGAAGACCCAGGTCCAGAAGCGCGCCGATGGTGTTGTTACCATCGCATTGGCTGCCAAGAAGATGCAAGTTGTCGAGTTCGTATTCGAACCGGGCGATTTCCACCCGATCACTCAGAACGGCCAGCCGGCTCCTCTGAAGATCACCTCTCCAGTTTCGGCGGCCGGTTGGGCCAAAGCACTGGGCGACATCTACAACACCAACTTCGCTGTGAACTGGCGCGAGCCTGAGTTCCAGAAGAAGAAACGTCTTGAGCGCATGCAGAATGCTCAGAACGGCGGTGGTCAGCGTCAAGGTGGTGGCGGTAACAACTACAACCGTAACGGTAACGGCGGTGGTGGCAACAATTACAACGGCGGTCAGCAGCAACAACAACGTCCTCCACAACCAACGGCGCCTGCGTCCGACAGTTTTGATGACGATATCCCGTTCTAGGGAACCCTAAGTAAACCAAGGTAACTGGAATAAGATACAGGCCCCAAAAGGCCTGTATCTCTGGACTTATGCCTGTTCGTGATAAAATCTTACAGGCATACATTATACTAATGACCACACACCCATGGAGTCCGTGATGGAATTTAAAATCTCTACCTACACCGAACGAAGTTTCTCCGCAGTCTCCCTGACTCGGGAACCCGGTACGGAAGGTGAGTTGTTCTTCCCAACTGGAGGCTACTCGACTGCCCGTCCCAACGCTTCCGTTCGTGAAGACGATGAGATTGGGAGCCATCTGGACATGTTTGCGGAGATCAACCAGTTTCTGCAAAAGTACTTGTCCGAAGATCAGAAGGACCAGCTGTTCAGTCACTATGAAAAGCTGGAAGGTATCTTTACTCAGTCCAACCCGAAAGACTGCAACGTGGACGACCTGACAAAAGCGATCACTCGCGAAGTCAACGGTATTTACAATATCGTGAAGTTCGACCAGCTGCGGGAGTTCATCGTCACCAATCCGAAGATCCGTCTTCCCCAGGAATTGAGTGATGACTATGTGACCGAAGATAAGATCACCCCGACCTATCGGTCCTTGACCTACCGTCTCCAGGAATACATTGATCTGGTGGCAGTGGCATTGGGCCTTCGTCTGATGATCCCAATCTGGGGTTTCTATCTGCCGATTGCAGGCAAAGAGTCAAACATCAACATGAAGGAGTTCACCTCCTACCAGTTGATCATGAACAGCAAGTTCTACAAGATCCCGGCGTTTACTCGTCTGGACGTGTACGTTCGAGCTAACCTCAAAGAAACCACCTACGACATCACCGCTGCCTTGAACTTCATGTCGTCGGAAGAAATCCCGACGTACCTGCTGGCCTTGGCGGTTATCCGTAAACTGTCGATCGCACCACTCTCGATTGAGCGTGAGCGTGATCACCTGATGAAAATCTTGTACAACTATATCGATGGCCGGTTTGACCGCATGGCCACCGAGTTCAAACAGCAAGTCGCTGAGAAGAAAAGCGGCGCTGGTCCAGTGGAAGATAACTCTTCCGTCTGGTCGATGTACAAGATGAAGGAAGCGATTACTGCCGGTGAACTGACGCTCATTCAGCTGTACGTGAACGAGTATCATACCTGCGCTGCTGCTATCGATCCGAACTACATGCCGGAGCGGTTGGCTGCAAGTATCGCACACATCCAGACCATCGAGGACTTCAACCCAACGCGGGCCCAGAAAGGGTTGGCTGCTTGGATCATGTCAACTGTTATCGCCGGCGTGGTGATCGACATGTTCGACATGGAAACCTTGAAGAACAATATGGCTGTAGCGCAGACGATTCTCTGGGAATGGGGATTCCTGGATCTGGCCATCATGCTGACAGCTCGTAAAGATACGTCGGCAATCACCACTGAACTCAGCAAGGCTAAGGTTAGCCAGTCGCACCGTGACGTGTTGGATGTAATCAACCCGTACATGTTGCCTGATCCAAAACGTGATGACCAACTCTTCATTGGCAACTCTGCCGTGCGCGGTATCGAAGAGATCATCAAAGAGTTCATGCGGTCCGATTGGTTTATCGACTGCCCGAAACAGCTCGCTGTAGAATACAATCGCGCTGATCTTTCCGAATACCTGGATATCTCGCCGAGCGTCCGCAATCGCCTGGCAGAAATCCTGATTCGTCTGAACGATCACGTCCGTTAATTAAGTAAGGAGTGGGAAGAAATGCGTCTATTGAAATTGAGCGTGGTGGAAACCAATGGTGCCGTACAGGGCGTTATCCGTCCATTCGACACCGACTTCACCCAAAGCGACATCGATCGCGTGATTAACCTGACCGACGACGGTCGTAGTGTTAGCGCGGAACGTTTGGCTCACGCGATCTCCGCCAGTGATGGCATGATCATCCCGTCCACCGAATTCAAGATGGATTCGAAGATCGAAAACGGCTGGGGCGAACGTCGCCTGATGTTTGCCATGGTGGTAGAGATTGCCACCAGTCGTACCTCCTCCCACTATGAGTACATCGTGGGTTACACCGACCATGCCGACTACAGTCAGCTGTCTGGCCGTGCGAAGTTCGACCCTGACATGCGGATGTATTTCAACTCGATCACTCGAGTCCACATGTCCCAGGCGGTTTACCGCGGTGGTTCGCAAATCTGGCAACCGTCCATCAAGGCGCACGACCAGATCCTCAACCGTTCGGCCATCAATGGCGAGCGTCGTCGTACTGACCTGACTCCGGTGACTCTGCGTCCAATGGACCTGTTCAACCGCAAAGGTTCCGAATCCGCATTCGGTAGCCATCTGCGTGCGAGCGGTTCTATCGGTACGAACACCACCGGTTCCTTTAGCTCTCAGCTGCGGGCATCGACCCGTGAGAACAACGACCCATCCCGTTTCCTGTCCCGAGCGTTGACTGCACACTCCCGTGCAACCTCTGCTCGTGGCGCGAGCGATCTGGATCGTGAAGATGACGATCTGGTAATGGCTTCTGCATCCGATGCGGCACCTGAGAACTGCCTGGATGTGGATCCGTACCTGGAAGAGTTGCGTCGTGTAAGCGGCATCATGGACTCTGGCTACATCACCTTCGGCGAGCTCATGGAGTTGAACCCTGAGTTTGACGAGGACGAGTCGCTACCGTTCACGCCGTACGAAATGCGTAACAGCTCCATCGACCTGTCTGGCGCTTCCAGCTGGAACTCCGACAGTCCTGAATGCCTGGCAGCTACCATCATTGCCCAGAGCCTTCCAGTCGTTATGATCAACGCCATGTACTCGAAGGTTGATAACCTCATCCTGAACACTCGCGCCCGTGTGGGCGAGCCTCGCGTATTGGCCGGTCGCTGCACGCCGTTCGTACCGGGTCTGGAAGCTACTTCCACTCTGGAGTATTTCGAATCCACCGTGGAAACGGTGATCCTCCAAGCCATCAGTCACGGTGGCATGATGGACATCGACTGCACAATCAACGCCAACATTGACCAGGATATCGAAATCTGGATCAGTCTTGACAATGGTCCTGAGCAGTACTTCCCGTTCTTCAGTGCCGCCGACTCGTTGGTAGCACCGACCCTGAGCAACTCTATCCAAACCGTTGATCTGCTGTCCGACGAAATCGTCAAGTTGGCCGAAGGGGTTCGCGTTGCTCGCGAAGACCGCCGCCCAAGCCATGTCGAAGTCAATCGTGGCATCAGTCTCAGCACAGACGTGGCAGACGCACGCGACGAGCGGGACAGTTCCCGTGGTCGTCGTGACGGCCGCCCAGCCTGGTAACTAGGAGCAACAACATGTCGAAGCAAGAAGCAGTACTGGAGTTTGAAGCCAACGTCCTGAAAGATGTTGGGGTGTTCGACGCCAGCGGTGAAGGTTTCCTGTCGTATCTGGCAGACGACCTTCCAAAGCCGGTCACCATCGGCAACAAGCGCCTCTGCCTGCCTACCCGCCAGATTCTGGATGACGGTACGTGGGAACGGCGCATCGCGTTCGCTCCGTTGGCTGAGCAGATCAGTCAGGGTCCAAGCCCTGTCCTGAATGCTTACAAGGAATACGTTCAGCTGCGCCTGAAAGAAACCTTCAAGGCGGTAATCCTCGCCCTGATGGAACTGGCCATTGATCAGAAACGTCACAAAGGCCTGAAGGCCGATGCGGCGAAGTTCCTGCAACTGCTGGTCGAAGCTGACCAAAAGACGCTGGACACGCTGATCCGTGTACTGAACGCGGTAGCTGCTGCTCCCGAGAAACGTCTGGTCTCGCTGTTCCTGAAGAATGGTGGCGAGGGTGGTGCACTCCGTAGCTGCGTGGTTTCCTTCCCAATCATGGAAGATGCCGCTGCGGAAGACACCACCACGTTCTTTGGCGTCAAGATGGCGCGCAAGACAAAGGACAAGCACCTGATCGTCAACCTGCTGGAATACGTACTGGGCAGCGAGGAAGAACGCAAGGCATACACCAAGTCGTCCAATGACGGTGAGGCGCCTTACTTCCACTCGCTGCTCCTGTCGTTCCATGCGATGGCCACTCACCTGAACAAACTGATTGATCGTCACAAAGCTGGTTGCTCCAGCCTGGACGGCCTGCGGTTTGAGTTGGCGTGGACTGAACAACTGGTTGACTTCACCAACTTCGCAGCGACTCACGGCCGTGCTATTCCGGTACTGCCGGGTAACCGTGGCAAAGAGCGTGATGAAGCGATCAAGAAAGAATCGCTGGAGTTGGACGATGCAGACCTAGGACTGGCTGAAGAAGATCGCCCTCGCCGGGGTGATAGCGATGTGCGTGATCGTGAGCGCAATCGCCGTGATGGTCGGGACGAGCGTGATGAGCGCCCACGTCGTGACGAACGTGATCGCCGTGATCGTGAAGAACCACGTATCGAAATCGATCGTGATGACAGCGGTGGCCGTTCTCTGGCTGATATCCTGGGTCGTGCTGGTCGTGGTCGTGATGATGACGATCGTGACGACAGTCGCCGTGGCAGTTCTCGCCGCGATGGCGCGCGTGATCGCGGTGGCCGTGGTGACGGCGGACGTAACAGCCGCTACACGAGCCGCCGTGGCAGCGGGCGTTCCTGGTAACAGGTAGCGGCATAAATAGAGGAGGGGTCAAACCCTCCTCTATCCTTTTCTTTTTTGTACTAGATACGGGTGCGATAGACTTGTTTGAGTTGACTCAGGAATTGCTGGTCTGGAACCAACAGTCTGGTGGTGTTCTCATCGAAGTCCTGCGGACCGTTCAAGTCGTTGAGCCGGATAATGACCAAATGGTCCTCAATGGCTACTTTCTGATCGAGTAGGAACGACGTCAAGTCGTAGCGGAACAAATACCCTGTTTCAGTTGGGATCGTGAGGGTGTTGGTTGTCGGGGATTCCCTGAGGGAGGGAATGATGGATTCTACGAACGCTTTGTATTCGTCGGTCAGCGTATAGTCCGCTGGTTTGGCGATCATTGCGTTATCGAGACTACTGGCCATGATTACTCCTTTAAATTGCAGACATACATTATCAGACTGACCCACATTCACTAATAGCAGTAGGAGCTAGTGATGGATACGCCAGAACAGTTACCAGAAAGAGTCATCCCGATCGAGATGGTACCCATCAGCGGATCGAACCCGTACTTTCAATACGTGTCGGCCGCTCGTCAGGTGATGTATACCGGTAACCGTACCCAAGAATTGTCCGTGGTAGGACGTACGCGTAAACGCCAGCGGTCAGCGCTCGAGAAAGAACTGGCCAAAGCCACCTTCCGTCATCAATTCGATGTTGACGCCATGGTGTTAGCGGTGATTCCCCGGTTTAAGAACGACGGTATTCATGGGGAGTTTAAAATCAACCCACTCGAGATCGTCATCTTCGAGAACTACGAAACCTCGCAGCTCGACGTACTCGAACTCAGCAAGTTTCACGTAATGCACCAGCATTACGGATTCCGTTATGTCGAAAACGAAGACCTGATGGATAAGCTGAGAACCAACAGCAAACCAACATTCCCGGCTGGCACGATCCTGATGCGCAGCCCCAACGTGACGGAAGACGGCGACTATATGCCGGGCTTGGAAACCAACGTCGTGTTGATCACCGATCCGGCGGTAACTGAAGACGCCTTGGTGTACAGTGAATCGTACGCCAAACGAATCCAGACCACCGGTTACGAAAGCCGCACCTTTGGCTTTGGCCGGACTCATTATCCGATCAATGCCTACGGTACCGCTTCCGAATGCAAGGTGTTGCCAGATGTAGGCGACAAGATCCACTCCAACGGCCTGCTGTGCGCCATGCGTCCATACGATCCGATCCTGGACGCTGTGTACATGTCGGCGAAGAAGCTGCTCAAACCGGTCTACGGGATGGATACGCCAGTATACGGCGTGCCTGATGCGGTGGTAGTTGACATCAAGGTAGTACGGAACGAGTCGGTTCGTGATCGTCGTCTGCCCGAAGAGTTGGTGAAACAGCTCGATCGTTACTATCAGGCGGATAAGCGCTACTATCAGGAAATCATCAAGGCTGCCCTGAAGCGTTCCGGTAAATACCTGAATGCCCGCCCTAACCTGTCGATGCGTCTGAATGCGTTGCTGTACGAAGCTTTCGCATTCTGCGGCAAAGACCTGCTGGACGAAGACCTGTGGCCGTACGACAACACCGCTGCTCTCGAAGTGAACCGCCGCTATCGTGGCGAAACGCTGGACGAGTATCGGGTTGAAGTTACCTACGAGTATCTGGCGCAGGTAAAGGAAGGCTCCAAAGGTACCGGCATGCACGGTAACAAAGGGGTATCGGGTGAGGTTCGTCCTGACGAAGACATGCCAATCGATGAGAACGGCAACCGCGCTGAGGTCATGGCGCTGTGTACCTCGGTCGGTAACCGGATGAACCCTGGGCTGATTCATGAACAAATGATCGGGGCTGCTGGGCGAGATGTGATCAAGCGGATCCGTCGAGCGTTGGATCTGAAGGACATGGGTTACATTTCCATGGACAAGATCAACGACGTGGTGTTTGACCCGCGCAACCGCGACATCGTGGAAGTGCAGTTCGAGTACCTGATGGGTTGGTACAAGTTGATTGCTCCGACCGAGAACTACGCAGCACTGTCCAAACCACACGTCAAGACCACCGACCGTTGGTTGCGTCACTTGGCACAGGTTATCAAAGATGGCGATGAGCCATGGGGCACCTACTTCAACCTGCCAGCCACCACCCCAGTCCGTATGGACCAAGTGTTGGATGTGTTGGACGATGAGAACTGCCCATACGCGCCGGAAATCACTCGGGTTACCTACCGTGACCACGGTGGCCGGATGGTGACCAGTAAGCAGCCTATCCTGATCGGGCCGAACTACTACCTGATCCTGGAAAAGACCGCTACCGACTGGTCCGGTGTATCTTCCTCCAAGACCAGCCACTTCGGGACCACTGCCCGTCTCACCAACGCGGACAAGTACTCGTCGCCTGGCCGTCAGACCGTTACCCGGTCTATGGACGAATCCACCGTTCGGAACATGGCTCATGCGATGGGGGCGGAAATCATCGCCGACATCATGGACCTTAACAACAACCCAACCGCTCACAAAGAGGTGTGCTACAACATCCTCACGGCTGAGCAGCCAACCAACATCGAACGTGTCATCGACCGGACGAAGTTCAAGCTTGGCGGACATCGCCCTCTGGCGTTTGCTATCCACCAGCTGATCGTTTCCGGCAAGAACATCACCCGCGATTAAGCGGGTGGTACCATTCACCAAGGAGTAACCGAATGCGTCAGTTCCATGTACGCCATTTCTTCGATACGCCACGCCACTCGTGGGAATGCGAATACAACGAACGCTTCATGCTGGAATTCGATGACGGTACCAAAGAGGTCGTGACGACTGCTCGGATGGAGGTCAGTAAGATGCTCTGGCTTCCCCACGAGCAGTACCCTCGCCTTCAGCTGTTGAGTCGCCACGTTATCCCGAAAGGATCCTTGCCCAACAAGACGATCCAGAATCTCCTGTCCGCGGTAGCCCGCGACATGCAGGAGGTGTACGGTACGGGTAACTACAACCGTGAGGAACTTTGGTACTGGATTTACAAGGCCGAAGAGCGTTTGTTCAACACCGCCATCGTGGACTACTCCGAATACGTTCGGAGTGTCAACTCCTTCCACTATCGTCGCCTCTACAACCACCCTCCGATCAAGGAGGCACGGGATGCGATCAAGCCCAACGACCTGTCCATCGCCAAGGGCTACAAGACTATCGAGGATATCCTTCTCCACGATATGTCGATTAGCCGGAACCCGGTGGTCAGTGACCTGCGCTGTGGGATCATGAAGATGGAGCAGCTGCTCCAGATTATCGTCGTACGGGGTGCAAACACCGACATCGACGACTTCATCTATAAGACGCCAATCATGGGCAACTACTTCGCGGGTATCCATGACCCAGCGGAAGCCATGATGGAATCGACCCTGGCCGGTAAGTCCATCATCTTTACGGGCGCTCCGTTGGAACAGACGGAATACGCCAACCGTAAACTACAGTTCACCTCGCAGCGGGTGGATCTGTTGGTGATGGGCGACTGTGGTACGAACTACCTGTCCGAGATCGAAGTTACCGACGAGCGCTTCAAGTCGATGTTGGGCTTGCACTTCCGGGATCCTCGTACAGGGCGCATGCGGGCGCTGGAACAGTCAGACAAGAAACTGATCGACCAGAAGCTCGAGTTCCGCCTGGCATTCAACTGCCGCTACCGCCACATGAACTGCGTCTGCGCTGTGTGCTACGGCGACTTGGCGTACAACATCCCTTACGGCGCTAACATCGGCCATATCGCGTCCACCAAGACGCAGTCCGAGGTATCCCAGCGGGTACTGAAGGTTAAGCACTCGGAATCCTCCACGGTATCCGAAGCGATCCAGATCAACTCAGCCGAACGGGAATACATCCTGCCGGGCAAGGAGATCAACCAGATCAACCTCAACCCACGACTGAAGACCCAGGGTGTCAAGTTGCTGTTGCGCAGTACGCCGAAAGCCCGTGCAGCCAACGCCTCGAAACTCCCGATCCTCAAGAAGTCCGATGTACAGGAAGGGATGTCGGCAGCGAAGCATTCCCAGTTCCGGGATGTCAGCTTCGAGATTCCATCCACCACCAAGCGGCCAGTGCGTTTCCACGTATCGGTTAGCCGTGGTGCTCGGATGTCGTACTTGACCAACGAGTTCCTTCGCTGGTTCTTGAAGAAAGGCTTCAGTATTCAGGACGATGCGATGTACCACATCGATCTGAGCGACTGGGATTTCAGCAAGCCTGTGTTTGAGATGCCGAACAAGCATGTCAGCATGAAAGACTTTGCGGCAGAAGTTGAAGTGTTTATCCGTTCCACGCACGACGACTCATCCCGGCACCTGGGTCAGCTCCGCCAGCTCCGTCAATACACGGACCCGGTGGAAGCGCTCCTGGACCTGCATGCGTTGATCCAGCCGAAGGTACATGTTCATTTCACACATCTCGCAGTTGTTATGTTGGCGCTGATGGTCCCTGCGGTCGGTTCTGGGCATTACAAAATCCCAGAGGTAGGGCAACCCATCCGCTTCGCTAAATACGACGAGGTCATCAACGGAGGCTCTCTGGGAGCGTTGTTTGCATACCAGGGCGGCGCTGAGCAGCTGACCAAAGTTGGACAGTACTTGAACACTGATCGGCCGCAGCACTTGCTGGACCCTCTGATCCATCCCCTGTAGGGAACGTTGGCGGGGAAACCCGCCATCACCCTCTGGTGACGCAGGGGGTCCTTACGGTGTTCGGTGAAAGGGATGAATGATGAAGATCGATGTATTTAGTCACTGCTTCATGATCACCGAACCTTCCCATATCCAGAAGAAAGTGATTGACTCCTTCTGCCGTGGGTTGGTGCAGTTCGAGATGGTCATCACCGAGGGAGTGAAGTCCTACAAGGCGGCGAAGGTTTTTGCTTCGGCGAACGACAGTCGGACCTACTATCGACTTCACATCAACGCACTTCAACCGTTTCTGGATCACCTCTCGTACAATCAGATCCGTGAGGCTGAGTATGTGGTCCACAAACATTCCTTCGCTGTGGAGGATCGTCACCGGGTGAAGTTCAAGGTCAAGGATCTCCCTGAGCCAAGGGATCCTCAGCCTAAGATCATCAACCACATCCTATCTGAGGGCTCGAACAAGATCGTTACACTCCAGACCGGTAAAGGGAAGACCTTCTTAACGAAGTACTCCATGAACCAACTGGGATTGCGTTCGTGCTTCTTCATGAAAGGCGGCTTTATTGACCGTTGGACCCCTGACATGGAAGAGTCTTTCCATTTCAAGGCAGGTGAGTTGCTGGTGGTACGCGGTGGTAAATCGCTATCGGCCATCATGCACATGGCGCTGGAGGGAGACTTGGGTAAAACCACGGCCATCTTCATCTCCATCAACACCTACTCGGCATACATCAAGGACTTTGAAGCCAACGGCGTGTCGGAAACCTATCCGATTGCTCCTGGCGAGTTCTTCAGTCGGTTGAACATCGGGATGGCAGCACTTGACGAGGGTCACCAAAACCCCCATCAGGTAATGAAGCTGTTTTGCTACACCCACATTCCGAAGTTCATCACCTTGTCGGCCACCCTGGATACTCAGGACGCCTTCATGACGAAGATGTACGAGCTGATGTATCCGCGTCCTGAGCGCTATAACGGCGATTACTACGACGTGTACATCAAGGTCTGTGCGATCAAGTACCAGCTACAACGGCCTAAGGCATTGCGTTGGAAAGGTTTCGGTGGGGCTTACAACCACACCACGTACGAAGCCTCGATGATGACTGCCAAGAACCGGGTGGAACTCAAGAACTACCTGGATCTCATCCATTGGTGCGCGAACGAGAAGTTCGTCAAGGTAATGGAGAATGGTCAGAAGATGTTGATCTTCTGCGGTACGGTTAAGTTCTGTACGTTGGTGCAGAAGTACCTCCAGAAGAAGTTCCCGAATCTCTCGATCGGGCGCTACGTGTCTGGTGACAAGATGTCTGTGTTTGAGGCGTCGGATATCATCATCAGTACTGTGCTCTCCGCCGGTACTGCGGTAGACATCAAGAACCTGCGTATCGGTCTGATGACCACCGCTATCGATTCTCAGCAGTCGAACGAACAAACCTTGGGGCGTACACGTCGGTTGAAAGACTGGCCGGACATCACCCCAGAGTTCTTCTACTTCTGCTCCACGAGTATCGATAAACACGTTCGGTATCACGAGAACAAGATGGCTTTTTTCAAAAATAAGGTACTGTATCATGGGGTAGAACAAGCCCCCATCAGTGTCTAATCACAAGCGTGAGTCGGGGAAACCCGACTCTATGCTCTTAACGGTAAAATCATGGATATTCCTAAGGCTACAGGTGCGTACAAAATAACCCATCCTAAATCAGGACTGTATTACATTGGGAGTTCCTCGAACATCTACGAGCGCTATCATGTTCACCTCTCAACCCTTAAATCCAATACCCATAAGAATCCACGATTACAGGAGGTCTTCAATGACGATCCTGTCATCTCGATAGAAACAATCGTAACCGATAGTCGTGACGAGGCTTACGACGTCGAGCAGAAGTATCTTGACCGTTGTGTAGGGAAACCTAACTGTACCAACGTACACAACTGCGCTAGGGGTAGTTGGTTACCAGGCACTGCTCCAGCTGAGAAGATGGCTGCTTTTGCGGCTGCTGGGCACGAGGCTAATCGTAACCGCACCTACTCACGCGGACACAAGCATAGCGAAGAGGCCAAAGAGAAGATCAGGGCTGCCGCGGCAAGGCGCGACCCATCGACTTACCCCCGTGGTCAAAAACGTTCCGAAGAGACACGCGCTAAGATGAGGATAATGAATTCCCGCCCTAGGCGTAAGGGTCAAGTATTTAGTGAAGAACGTAAGGCAAACATGGCCGCAGCAGCCAAGGTTCGCGCAGAACAGTTAAAAGTTACAGTCGTTGTAGATAATGTATCCTACCCGTCGATATCTGAAGCGGCGGCTGCATTAGGCGTCACGCGTCGCACGGTTAGCGTTAGATTGAAAGATCCACGTTACCCGGAATATAACCACGGAGTCGAACAGGCTCCAATCAGTGTTTAACGCAAGAGCCGGGGGTACATTCCCGGCTTTATGCCCCATCCTGAGGAAGGAATCATTAAATGGCACCGCTAGAACCCGGATTAAGTTTCATCGCAGAACGTTACCTGAACCACGTCGATAACCACCTCAGTCGGTTCATCCATCATTTCCGTAGACATGAGGAGCTTCACCACTCGGCACGGACGTATTACAGCTGCTTGACCAACTGCTTGGATGCGTTTCAGAAAGAAGTTCCGGCGGAGCAGCGGTCAGTACTATTTCTGTCTGAGCCTGAGGCCGACGTACTCAAGATGCTCTCCGTATACCGACAAACTGGCACGGGTAACGGCAATCAGTTGGTCTCGCTACAGTTTGAGAGATTCCCTCAGCCGATCCACTCTCAGTCGTCTGATCTGGGTCCTCCTAAGATGTTACGGAAGGCGCTAGAGGAGAATCCAGGACTTAGCCTGACCTGTCTCCTGAACCCCGTGCGTGACCTTATGGACACCCTCACGAAGATGGACTGGAAAACCACCATCGATGCCAATACCGGTAGTCAAGTCATTACCTGCATGACGGACGGTAAGGTTGCCGTGTTTATCGACGTAGCTATCGCAGAATTCGAAGCGGACACTGCCGCTATTAAAGAATACCACGCTAACAAGGAACACAAAGATGCCTGAAGTACGCGAGATCGCCAGCACGATGGTCTTGGTCCACCTCAAAGAAGGTGAGGATTTGAAATGCCTCCTTGACATCGTTAAGGAAAACCCGAACCGCCAGATCCTGGTGAGTATCGGTGAGCAGACGATCGATGACGTACTGGCAGAAGCCAAGAAGGTCACCGACAACAACAACCACGTATTTGATCCATCTCTAATCGAGAACCTGTTCGCTCTCGATGTCAAGGATACTGCGGCCATGCGCCGCATAGGTGGCGACTACAGCGGCGATGCATTAATGCGTCGTGGTGTCATCCCACCGACTCCCAGCAACAACCCTCAGATAGGCCGCTTAGGTCAAGTCAAGCGTCTTAGTCGCAAACGTTAAGGAATCCATTATGTCTCGTGAAGTATTGCACCGCCTTATCCACAATGGTCGCACTGAAACCATCCGCATCAACTCCGCTAACTACTACCACCACCCGATTGGTAAGAAGCGCCTGGCTGGTCGAGTTGACCCAGCCGTCGTGGTAACCAGTCAGTTCCATTACCTGTTCGCCAAGTACGGTCCTATCCGCGTGGCCAGAGACTACCTGGGTATGGAATTGGTCGTCACTACCCATACGGCCTTGGAGGCCGACCCAACGCCTCTGAAGGACTATCAAGCCTTCGCAAGCTCCAAGATCAAGCCACAGACGCTGAAGACCAAACTCGGCTACACCAACAGCGACATCGTACTGCTGGTTCCACTCAACGCCGAGCACAAATACCTGATGGACTTCATGGCCGCGTTCTTCTACGTCCATGACCACTTCCCAGGTGCGTCGCTTGACAACGTCAAGGATCCTGAGATGTGGAAACTGTGGCTCGGCTACTTCTGCATGGGCTTTGCGCTGACGGCCCCTGTCATCGTTAATAACATGGCTGACCACATTCAGAGTCTGGATAAAACCATGGAACCTTGGTACAAGTAAACGTTAGCAGCATACAGCCAGGGCTTCCATGCCCTGGCTGTATGCCTTCTTTTTTTTGTGTTACTGAGCGTAGTACATGAACAGATTCTGACGCTGGTTTTCTTCCGGCAGGTGGCGCAGGACGATTTCCAGGTTGTAGGTCTGCTTCTTCGCACGGTTGCCCGGCTCGCGGGTAGCGATCAGGACGGTCAGCAGGTCTTCGAACAATTGCAGTTGGGATTTGCCCAGCGCTACTTGCGACCAGCCACGGCGAGCCTTCTCAGGCGCGAACAGAGCGGTGTAGTTCTCGTTCACGAAGTCCAGGATGATGTTCCAGCCTTCAACGAACTCGTTGAACTCGCGCTTGAGTACTTCGCGCACGGCCTTGTACAGCATGCCTTGGCATTCGCCCGCAGTCTGCTCGGTCTGAGTGCCGGAGTTCTTGGTGATCGCCGTTTTGTACTCGTCGAGCTTGGCGCGGAGAATCGTGTTGTTCATGGAAACCTCATCGGGTTGATTAGGCATCTCGGCAAGGAGACGCTCTTCGCTGTAGGACTCGCTGATGCCCAAGCGTTTGCGGTACTGGGACAGGAGTTCCTGGTGGGTGAACTTGGTCTGGATGTGACCCAGCAATGCACCGCGGATTTCGCGGAAGGTCAAGTGACCAGGCTTCTTCTGATCGCGCTGACGATCATTGACCAAAAGGCCGCTGGCGGTATATTCGGGAACAGATCCGTTACATACATATTCCTTGAACGCATCGATGGTCCAGCTGGCTGGAACCTTGTAGCGAGCGTAGGCTTCTTCCCAGACTTCTTCTTCGACGACGTGTGGGTCGAGCTTCAGCTTACCTTCGATGAAGTCGAGGATCTCGGTGTGAGTCCAGGTCTTCACACGGTGAGCGCGACGGGCGTCGTAGATCCAGTTGTTGCGGCCGGTCTTCTGTGGATACACACCTTTCAGAAGGTACAGGAGCATGTCTTCACGGGACCAGGCTTCCGATGGGATCTTACCCACGGCCGGAGCCAGCGCCATACGCAGTTGAGCGGTGGTGTAGGTGGTGTAATCCACCTCAGTACCTTCTTCAACTACAGGTGCTTCTGCGACAGGCTCAACCACCTCTGGCTCAGGAGCAACCAGAGCCGCCTGCTCGTCTTCAACCGACTCTTCCAGCGCAGCAACCACCACGCCCACAGCGGCACCCACGGGAGTGGTCGCTTCGTCAGCACCGTCGAACATGTCTTTGACGGTACGGTCAGCCAGGACTTGAGCGACGTCAACAGCTGGAGCTTCTGGCTCAGGTTGCGGTTCCTGTTCCAGCAGGGTAGCGGTAGAGGCTGCTTGCTCTTCTTCCGAAACCGGAGTCTCTGGCAGATGTGGTAATTCGTCAACCGGAGTCACGAACTCAGTCAGACCACGATCGCTGACCACCAGACCGTCACGAGTAGCCAGTTCACGACCTTCGTCGTTTTCCAGGAACTGTACGGCAGGACCGTCGGATTCGTCGCCTACCAGACCTTCCGGCTGTTCGGTGATCGCTTGTGGCGCGTCGGATCCTTCGGCGGTGTCCGCAGCCGGCTGATCCCCTTCCACAAGTCCCGTGTCTTGATCAATGACAACAGATCCCGAAACTTCGGATTCGGACGACGTATCGAGTGCATCACCAGTCACCTCTTCAGCGGTTTCGAGGTTAGGCGCCTGTTCAGCAGCCAGTGCAGCGGCAGCTTGTTGGCGACGGATGGTTTTGTTAGTAGCCATGAGATTACCTCAAGAAGTTATCGATATCGATAGGAGTGGTCTTCAGCTCTTTGGCGTGTGCCGATCCCATCATTACGAGCATCATAGTAGAAGGGATGTCACCGACCATCGAACCCATCGATTCAGGGAAGGCTGCCAGCTTATCGCCAGCGCAGACAGAGCACACGTCACTGCGTGTGGACTTGCAGTAGCTGGAGGAGTACATCCCGAGGATCTTACCCTGGAACTCAGGGAGGTTCTCTTCGGAGACCTTGACCATCTTGCCGTTGACGTTGAGTGTACGACCGATGTAATCCTTCGTCACCTTCACGTCGTAGGTCTCTTTGGTACCACAGAAGTCGGAGAGGATCCGAGCGTTCTGGAATACCCGAGCCATCAAGTCAACGTCTTCACCAGCCAATGCAGTCAACGCACCCCGGTAGTAGGAACCGGCACGGAGTGAGTTCACCATGGTTGGGTAGTGCGAGGTGTCGATACCTTCCTCGAGGGAATTTATTACCAACGTTGCCCGACCACCCTCCTCGAATCCAGCTTCTGGACCGTGGATAAGGAACATCCGCTTGAGTGCGGTGTTGATCGACTTGTTCTTGTAGATGAAGCCCTCGGATGGGTCGTCTTTGATCCATTCCTTGTAGGAGTCCACCATGGCCGTCTGGATCTTGGTCTGTACGACCGGATCTTCCAGCTGGCCTTTGTATTGCTCGAGCAGACTGTCACGCAGCTCGTTACGGTTAGGCGGAGGCTGCAACGCCCGCTCAGTCACCGATGGAACGAACAGCTCGTAACCAGCCAAGTCGCCCACGGCCTTACCGAAACGCATATAGTGGTAGACGTACATCTGACCAGCCACATGTTCTTCGCCCGGCTTGGGGTTGTCGATCATCTTCTTGGCGATACGGTCCTCGATGTTACCGAGGTTCACCGGACCCAACACGTAAGGAATCAGGTCACCGCAAGAGTAGACCAATACCCGGCTGTTGAAGAGGATGTCGCCCCAGGTCGTGTTGTCGATAGGATCGATCACGTTCTCGACATCACCTGGTTTCAGTGCACCAGCCCAGTCATGGTAGACGAAGGGAATCTCGTAAGCCCCTACGCCTTCCAACACTTCCCAGTGCCACTTGTCATCCACGCTACCCACATCCGGTACGTAGACTTCCACCCCGGTCTTGGTTTGACGCAACGACCAAGGCGTGTCTTCTTTCGGTGGGGTCAGTACGACGGACATCGCCCGCAGCACCCACTCACGGTTGTAGTGAGCCTTAGCCCGCAACGCCTGAGTGAAGTAATCAAATCTTTTCATTTTCGATACCGAAGATTGGACGGTACGACTTCATCATGTTCACCCGAAGCTGTTCTGCCTTACGACGGTCATCCATCTCAAAGCAGAGGTCATCAAGTGCCACGGAGATGGATTGCTCCAGCTTGTCGTAACTCTCGTTGGAGATAGCCGCGAGGGAGAACAACTCGATCACAGCCTGTTCTGTGGACAGATCGATCAGACGTTCCACATGGCAGCCGTACAGGCTCTCCATGGACGCGCCTACGCCGATGTTGTCACGAGCCAGCTCAACGCCTAGGCTGTCAGGACGAAGCGCCGCCATGCGCGCTACACGCTGGTTCAGCTCATCAGGGTTGACAGTATCCTCTTTGGACTGTATGCGCTGATCTTCTTTGGTAGAGATTTCACGGATGCGACGAACCGTGTTCTCACTGACGTCAACGATGTACGGGAACCAAGTCTCTTCATCGTAATTTCCTACATAGGCGAGAATTGATAGTAAGGCCTCTACGTCATCTTCCGACGCATCGACAATCCCAACGAACACAGCGGGTGCATCGGTTGGGTCAAACTGCAACAGCGTGCTGAGTGCGTCTTCCAGCATTGCCAGAGGGGTGTCGCCATCCAGCTCAACGCCAATCGATTGCAGGCAGCGTTCGGCTGCTACACGGAAGATCGCGTCGATGGACGGGATAACTTCGGTGGTGTCGATATTGTGATCGTTGACCAGAGCGAACAACAGATCGAGCTCATCAATATGACCTGTGAAGTTCACATCGTTGAGGATGGATGCCAACCGGCTGTAGCTCGATTGCAATTCCGGGGAGCACTGACCGTAGGCTAACGCCGCGATAAGTGTTTGGGACGCATCGTCGGTGTCGGCTTCAATAAGCGCGTCGGTCATGATGACTCCTGTTCAGAATGTAATAAAATATACTAACGATCCTTTATATAGGTCGTATTAATCAACTTGAGGTACTGCGTCTAAGACTCAGACCATAATCACGAGGTGGACAACATGTCCTCGAAGCGCTCGCCTTCATACCGTACGTCGGATGTCGATCACAAGAAGTCTATCAACGAAGCCGAGGAAGCAACTCGCGGCCTGAAAGACTCCGTTTCGCTGTCCCTACGCGCTGCTGCTGAACCGATCGTTCAGATGCCTAACTCGCTCAAGACTCTGCAAGAGCAAGGGCGTTCCGGGGACGTGAAGAAAATCCTAGCCTTGGGCACAACCATCGCTCAGGACTTCGACAAGTTCAGCGCAGAACGCGCCGAGCTCGACACCGAGTTCGACAAGATCGTCAACAACCCGCCCGCAAAGAAGAAGGACTTGTCCAAGCATCACATGGACTTGACCATGACAGGTCTGAAGTACATCGACCTCAACGATCGCATTACGTCGACGCTCAGCAAGTCCGCTAGCGACTACGAAGAGATCCTCAATAAACCCGCCGAGCCAGCTAATGTCTAAAAAGAAAGTGTCATACAGCGTCCTGCCCCAGGTGTCTACTCCCGTGCCGGAGAAGCTCCTGAACAGTCTGACCAAAGCTTTGGTTACTGAGGTCGCTGCGATCTTCGAACTCGATGAGAAACCATTGACCGCTTCTTTGGTCCGTGTCATCGGCTCGAATCACATCACTCCAGAAACCACCATCGGTCCAATGACCACGTCGGTGGATGCTTTCCTGGAGATGGTTAACGCCCAGGCTGTGGTGCGTATTGAACCACACGAAGTGATCATCAAGGGTATTGAGATCGGTAACCACACGATCGCTCTAATTACCTCATTGCCAGGTACCGCGTTCGACGGCACCGTGGCGGTGTCCTTCGTGAACCTCACTGGTGCTCGCCTGCAACCTTGGGCGCCAGAAAGTCAGAAACGCAAGCTGGCCTCGCGCCAGTTGGCGAACCACACCTTGAAAGGTTTGGAAACGATGCTGGCCATCGTAGCCGCCTACCAAGCTCCAACACCTGCTGAAGTGAGAAGCGAATGAGCGATGAACAAGGAACCCCCGTCGACGAGCCAACAGGTTCCGTTGGGGACGGACAAAACGTCCAATGGGAAACCATCCCAAAAGAGCCCACCCTCCCAGCGGCTGAGGAGGCTGAACTCCAACCTACGCGCCCACTGACCGGTGAGTTCTTTGCCGCAGTTGAAGGTCTGCCGGCTGCTTCAGACGCATTCCCGAAAGACGGTCACGAGTGGCCGGCGTCTGAAGCAGCTCCCAGTGCAGAGGCTCCGGCGCAAGCACCGGCTGCTGAGGAACCAGAGGCGGAGGCAGCACCTACTGTCAAGGCACCCTGGGCAGGTGAGCTGATCAACCGTCTGAACTGTGAAGAATCCCTTCCGGTTCTCGAAGACGGTGCGATCAAACACCTAGGCTCCATGGCACTATCGAACTTCGAGGCCGATGAGCTGGAAGTGATCCGTCGTGGTATCTACGGTCGCATCTTCGCTGCTCAGAAGAATCGTCACGCCATCGTCAAGACTGGTCAACGCCATCCGTTCACCCCGGTGGACATGGATCAGCGTACCGTGTTCCTGACCCGTGAAGAAATGGAAGCGGTTAACAACGTTTCCTCGTACACCAAGTCCCTGCGCGTGGGCTTCGGTTACAAGATCTTCGAAGGCGAAGACACCTGGAACAACCTGCCGACCAACGGTGACCAGAAGATCGCCATCACGGCGAACAACCCGGCCAAGAGCAACGACCCGGTAATGCGGATTCGTGGCAAGCTGGGTCTGGCAACCGAAGGTAACGCGGTCCTGTGGCACACGGGTATGCACCTGACGCTGGAAGGTCCACCGGTCCTCAGCCAACTGCGTTTGGAAACATCGCTGCTGGATGAGAAGATCGCCATGGCGCGTGATTCCAACGGCCTGGTGTACTCGGCTTCGTCGGTGTACCTGAACAAAGCCGTGGCTGACTTCATCCTCGGTTTCGTGACCAAGTCCACCATCGGCACCACCAACGTGGAAGAGCTGAAGAAGGTCATCCTGTTGACCGACCTCGAGCCTCTGACACTGGCCTGCGCGGCAACCATCTTTCCGGATGGCTACAACCTCGACCGTCCATGCTTGACCACTCACGGCGGTTGTGGTGAAACGCTGACTCGTAAAGTCAACCTGCGCCGCATGCTGTTCGTGCGCCGTAGCCGTATTGACGAAAACCAGTTCGCGCTGATGGCCAAGCGTGCCGCCCGTGTCGACATCAAGACGGTCAAGGCCTATCAGGAATCCATTCGTCCTGAAGTCAGCCGTTACATCGACATCGGCAATGGTCTGCGCGTCAAGATGCGTGTTCCTACGCTGGCTGACTACGAGCGTCAGGCGACTGCGTGGATGGACGAGATGGACAACCGCGCTCGTGTGCTGATGACCAGCTACGCGAACGAGGCTGACCGTCAGACCTACATGCTGCGTGCCAACAACATCGCCATGGTCATGACCTACAGCCACTGGATCGAATCCGTGGTGGAAGAAGACGAGAACGCGGCTGACGGTGTGGTTACCGTGCTGACTCGTGTTCTGCAAGGTGAAGAAGCCAACGACCTCGAACTCCAGTTCCAAGCGGACCAAGACCTGGATCGCCTGCTGGAATCCTTCGCGGACGATGGTGAGCTGACGGCCAAGATCGCCGACGGTATCGAGAAGTTCATCAACGCGATGACCCTCGCCACTGTAGCGGTTCCGAAGTCTGCCTGCCCTTCGTGCGGTATCCCACTCACCGGTGACTCGTTGTCGAAGCACCCACACCTCGTGAGCATCAACCCAATCGAAGTTTTTTTTACCCTAATCCACCACAAAGTCAAGCAAGCTGGCGGGTAACCCTCGAAGGCAAGCGTGAATACCATCACGTTTCAATGCTAGGCTTTGGTCGCAACAAATTCCCGTACGCCAGTGCTAGTCCAATCATGGACAACATCTTGAACTGGAAGGGTAAGGATGACTGGACGGCGCAGTTGTCGATGATGGAAGAGTACGATCAGTACTACGGCATCTTCGACCACGACGCCCACATGCTCGATGATCCTTTATCGGTCATCGGCATGCATCCTGCTGAAAATGCGATCAACGGTTCTCGCTTGGAACTGATGAGTTTAGAGTTGGTGGCGTGTCGTCTTCCTGAGTTGACCAACACCTCCCTGCTTGAGCTCCTCTCCTACCCTCGCTGGTTCCTGGATAAACTCCTGGAAGATGGTAGGAAGGTGCGTAAGGCGGAGGAAGAGGAAGCTGAGAAGATGCGTAAGAACCTGGAGGAGATGGCTGCTAACAAGCAGAATCCCAAAGGGAACAGACGGGGTAAGAACAACCCCAACGCGTTGCCATCCTAACGTGGTGAGCATAGACACCCCTGGGCGTAAACCCAGGGGTGTCTATGCTGTTTACAGCGACTGAGTTACAGCGGCTTTGTAACGAGTAACCGCCAGCATGGTAGCAGGTGGCAGCTTGTCACGGTTCTTGCTGATGAAGCTGTCCATCCCTTTCACCACGCCCAAGCAGGCGTTAGCGATGTCCAGCATCGCAGAGTCGCGAGTGGTGATGATCATGCTGGCCAAAGCCTGCAAGTCATTCAACGCCGAGACGTTCACACTCACCTGGTTGATGAACGGAATCACGATGGAGGTGTAGTGCATCTCCAGACCTGGATCAAGGTTCTTGTCCACGTCGTAGTCTTGCAGCTTACGCAGCGAACCTTCCAGGCGCTTACGGGCGTCAGTCAGGTCGGATGGTACCAGATCGCCCCAGCCTTCGATCTTCAGCTCTGCCATGATGGCAGTGAGTTGAGCGGAGGAGAGGTCGACACGGTTGTTGCTCTGGCTACGGAAGGAACCGGAGATGAAGCTGACCATGCTCTTGAATGGCGTCAGACGTGGATCACGAGGACCGTTCGCTTTCCATCCAACCTGGTTGGCCAATGCCGCCATGGTCTGAGTGGTCATGTTGAACATCTGCGCTTTAGCCACGGCTGCGCCGATATCGCCAGGAGTCTTCGCACCACCCAGGTCGGTCAGGAACTCTTCGATCATGATCGCCATCGGCACAGTACGCAGGATCAGCGTGTCGACGAATACGCCCACGAGTTCCTTGCTCTTTGCCTGGTTGGTGGTCACGTTGTTCTTCAACGAGTTCCAGTTCTTGCTGAGGTTGTCAGCGGCGGACTTGATGTTGCGACGCTGCCAAGGCAGGTAATCTTCCTTGACCTGGCTGTCCATCATCAATAGGTCGACTTCGAGGACGTACTTCTGCATCGCAGTAACCCGCGGACCGATCTTGTCGACTTCAACGGTACGCTTGCGACCGCTGGTCAAGTTGTCCCAGACACGAGTCAGCGACTCACGCAGGAACTTGATGATCCGGAAGAAGGCTTCCTTCAATGCGGTCAACACAGAGCGAACGATCGACTCGTTCGACACTTCGAAGTTTACCCGGCTAGGCTCTTCGGTGAAGCTGTTGATCGGGTAACGCGTCAGCATGCGCTTGATCGCTGGGTACTGATCGGCCAAGTGACTGACTGGCTCGATGTCACCGCGGCAAACGTAGCCACGTTCGTTGACGCGTTTGAAAGTCGAGAACACCAGTTCGGCGTCTTCGTACTCTTTGGCGAAGATCGGGTTAGCGATCTGATCACGGAACCCAGCTTCGCTATCGACGCGCTCGTTGAAATCGACTTCAGCCGATTCGATCGAGAGATTATTGAGGGAGGTTACAGCGCTCATGCTCATGTCCTTCTAATGTTTCGACGTTATACAGCCAACCCTTCACGAATCAGTGCCACACCGCGTTCTACGTCAGCAGCGGTGAGTAGCAGTTCAGTCGCTTCAGGAGTGATGGCTCGCACACAACCACCTTCATACAGATCGAGAGCTTTCGGACGGAAGGCTTGCTCGTGACGCTGTGCCCAGACACGATAGCCGATTTCCATGGAACGTTCGACCATGAAAGGAATGCATTCGTTGATCTGGTACAACACCGATTGAATCTCTTCGGCGTTGGCGTAGAAGTAGTTGCGTTGCTCGCCGGGTGGGAGCTCTGTGCCAGACAGTGGAACGATCAGTCCAGATGCCAGGCCCAGTTGTGCGGTGATGCGCTGACGCCGGTTTTCGATCATGATGCCATCCGGGAGGACGGCAAGTTCTTGGGCGATGGCGAGTTTGTTCATGGTGACTCTATCCTTTCAGGGCAGCGGCGGCTTCATACAAACGGTTGTTGGCCAGAGACTCCTGCACGGTAGCCTGACCCACAGCATGACTACGCCCAATAGCGAGGTTGTATGCGCCAGTGAAGACCTTGCTGATGACGTCACCGTATTTGTGAACGTTGCGCAATTCCACGTCGATGGTGTTGATGTCAGCCATCACCTGCTTGCGTATATCAGCGTCCAGGGAAGGGTTCTTCAGATAGCCCACCATCTCACGGCGAATCGACGCAGTACGCTCCAATGGCGTCTCACGGTCTGCTAGACCGAAGCGATCGTTCATGTAGTCCGTGGTCGCTGCTTTAAGGAGCGGGGAGGCGATGGACAACGAGTAGCCTTTCAGGATACTGAGGGTCAGCTTGAATGCACCCTTGGTTACTGAGCTGAATGGGAAGGTCACGATGCTCAGCAGGTTGGACGTGATACCCACCCACTTAGGATCGTAGCCAGTGCTCGCCATGATCGGGTTACGGTTGCGTTCGATCTTGCCGAATGCAGTCACCAGGGATGCGCCCAACAAGAAGCGAGAAGCGAACTGATCTGCTACACGCTCAACCAGACGATTGCCCACGAACTTAGAGGACAGACGATTCTGGATACGCTTCTCCTGACCCTGCTGGATGCAGACCACGATGTCCATCATGTCGGTGACTTCATCCGGTACATCACCCCCGGCCATCAGGATCGCAGCACGGCCGACTTCGAAGACACGTTCGGCGCTATCGTCAGGGCCCAGCTTGCCGATCGACTCAGCGAGGATGGCGTTGGTGATCACGGTCTGACCCATGAACTCGAGGATGGTCCAGGCGTGACCCAGCTCGTGGATATAGACAGCGCAGAGTTCTTTGGCATCGAGTGTGCCATCAAACATCTCAGGAGTGAACTTGATCAAGAACTGGATCTGACTATAGAAGCCAGACGCCTTGACACGCTGCATGTCGAGCTTACCGCTCAGCACTTCGTCTGGTACGAAGTTGGTGTAATCGAGTTCAGCCACCCGCGCCATCATCTTTGGCATCAGCGGATTGAAGGACGTCAACTGAGGTGGCTTGATACTGCACAGGTACTTGCCTGCGATGAATTCGGCTTGAAGGTAACCGAAGGTCACGTTAATGCCTACCTCGTCCATGGTGAGGCTTGCAAGCTTTTCCAGCTGCATCAATACCGCGGAGTGATCGTCCTTCTGAGCGATGCAGCTCTCGAAGATCGCAGTAACAGCTTTAGGGTACGCACTGTTCACTTGGAGGCTGATGGCTTCCTGGGACAGGTCGGTGAAATCGAACATAGCGGTGTCCTTCGAATGAGGTTTTATACATACCCTTTTCAGCAGACGCGATAATTAATTACAACGTCTGTTCATTGGATAGTTAACTAAGCAGGACCACCGAATCAATGAAACGCAAAGAAGCTGATGCCATTATTGCCTCGCTACAGCCAGGCGACATTGTAGCGCGTGAATGCAAGCACATCACCTACACCACTTCTAGCGGTGAAGGTTCTCGCGATGACATGCTGACGATCAAGGAATACCTGATCCTCAAAGACGGCCGTCGTATCCCGAACATCCGCCTGCGTAAGAACTACGAGCGTCCTTACTGGGTAACCAAGCCACACTTCCGGACCCACCCAGACAAGATTCAGTTCGAAGATCTGGCGCGCGTTGACATGTTCAAGTCCACGCAAATGAACCTGCGTCAAGACATCTGCTTCAGATTGGGTTTCGGTAACCCAGCACACGGCGTGAAGATGTTGGCACGTAGCCAATACCTCTACGGTCTCGATGCTGGTCCTGAAGTCTTCATGAAGCAGACCTACGCACAGAAGTGGCCAGACACCTTCCGTCCGAACAAGGTCACCGTAATCGACTCCGAGACCGACGTGTTCGGCGACTGGACTCGTCCGATCTTGTGGTCGGCTGTAAGTGATGACGGTATTGAGCTGTACGTGGCTCATCGTGAATGGTGTCCAGAGATCACCAACTACACCGAGCAAGTGATTGCCGAGTTCAAGTTGGCGTTGGCTGGTTGGCAGCAAACAGTGATCAACAAACTGAAGAACAAGGAAACCGGTGCTTACCCATCGTTCCTTGATGACATCATGAAGATGCCAGTGACCGTCCATGAGTTGGGTGATCACGCAGGCATCACCCGTGGTGTGGTGGATCATCTGCATGACACGCAACCCGACCTGGTAACCGGCTGGAACGTGATGTACGACGTGAAGGTAATCGAAGCGTCGTGCCAACATGCCGGGATCGACATGGTGGACTTGGTTTCGGACGATCGTGTTCCGTACGAGTTCCGTAACGTCTTCATTAAACAGGGTCAAGCAGTCAAGCGTACGGCTTCTGGTCGTGAAATGCGTCTGGATCCTCAGGAGCGTTGGGACATCTCCCTGACATCCTCCTCCTGGCGCATCCAGGACGCGATGCAGACGTATTGGCAGTTGCGTAAGGCGAAGGGTAAGGAATCGGGCGGCTACGGCTTAGACGCTGTTCTGACGCGTCAGTTGGGTATTGGTAAGATCAAGTACGATATCGAGGACTCCTCGGTTCCGTCCGGTACCATCCACTGGCATATGGACATGCAGAAGAACCACAAAGTCCGTTACGGCGTGTACAACATCTTCGACTCCTTGGGTCTGTGGGTGTTGGACAAGAAGAACTCCGACTTGTCGTCGCAGATCTCCATGCTGGCCGGTCCTTGCGACTACTCTCGTTTCAACTCGCAGCCAACGATCAACGCTATCGACATGATGTTCTCCATCATGAAGAAACGCAAGAAGATCATCTGCGCTACTTCTGACCAGATGGCTGACGAAAACGACGCCAAGGTCATGGGTAAGGATGGGTGGATCGTAACCTTCCCAAGCCACAACGTGGTGGACACCGGTCTCTGTCTATTCGAAGACATGCCGACTGTCCGAAGTATGGTTCACGTATTCAACTCCGACGCCGACGTGGAAACTACTTACCCGACGGCGGAGATCATTCAGAACCTCTCGAAAGAGACGACGATGAATGAACCGTGCAAGATCCGTGGTGTGGGACGTGAGGTGCAGCGACATGCATCGATCAACCTCACTGGTCCGCAAGAGAACTGCATCGAGATCGTGGAGACCATCTGCAAGATGCCTACGCTCGATCAGTGGGTAGCGCAAGCCAAGCTGGATATGGAAGCAGCATAAGCGACACAAGGCCACCTACTCCTTGCGGGGTAGGTGGCTTTATGCTGTTAGCTCTCGGTGTGACGCAGGAAGTTAACCTTGATCGAGTCGATCACGCTGATGGTGTTATCAGGGCGAATCGTCAGGGTCTTGGCTACCGACATGCGTGCCGATTCATCCTTGATGGTGATCACGTTGAAGTCGTTCTCCAAACCACCCAGACCAGATACCCGGACACTGATCACGTCAGCGCCAGCAGTGGCCTTGATGTCTGTTTCCAGACCGTTGCGCGATACCACCACCTTGTCCAGCCCTTTGATCACTGCGGCGATCGCAGAGTCTTGGAGTGTGGTACGCAGACCGGAGTCTTCGTAGACCTGCTTGCTGACGTAGTAGTCGATGCGCAGATCTTGAGCGGCGTAGATGACGCGATCTTCCCCGTCTTCCACCAACACGTCGATGTGCTTCAACGAGTTCAGCGGTTGGTAGAACAGCAGGGTGCGATCCAACACGCCCGTGCGAACAGGAGCCAACAGATCGTTGATCCATTCCACGAGGATAGCCGGAACAGTACGCAGGTACTTCACGTCGTTGACGTCAGTACTGTAACGATACACGGCGTCGAACAAGCAGACATCCCACCAACGGATGAGGTTACGTTCACCTTCGTAGATGACGTTCCCGTATTCATCCATCATCGCTTCGCCTTTGAAGTAGCGCATGCGACGAGTGCCGTCTTCGTTCAGCTCAAAGTCACCTTTGGCGTGTTTCACCACGAGTGTACGGCGACCATCGACCGTGACCACCTTAGGACGCTTGGTGTCTGGATCGATCTCATAGACCGTGGTCTGATAGGTCGCAGGTACGTCACCATCGTAGACCAGAGGCTTACGATCACCCACCATACCACGAGACCCTGCCCAAAGCCCTGTGAGCTCGTCACCGAACTTCAAACCGATGTTCTCATGATAGACACCGATCACTTCGTAAGGCAGCTGGAAGCGACCCAGGAAGCTGTCTACGTCAGAGGCCTTAGCACCGACCACGTTGAAGTCCGATACCGACCACAGAAGCATCAGCTCGGTATCGAGCGACAACTTGAAGTTACGTGGAGTGTCATCGAACATCTGGAACGAGCGGGTGGTCAACTGGTGCAGCTCATCGATGTCCCAGTTAGTGCCGACCGTGAACTCGTAGATCCGCTCGCCTTCCTTGGTCTTGCCGATCTGCACGCCCTTGAGGTAAGCGTAGTTGGATTCGTACTTTGGCATGTACGCAAGTTGCACATGGCATTGTTCATCCGGTAGCGCTTTCCACACGTCGTTCGACTGCGTCTGGATCTGGATCACGTAACCCGCATCCGTCTGACGAATCGAACGGGTGTTGGAGCTAGTGATGGTCAGGCCCAGTGTGTCGTTACTCGAGGAGTAAGACGTCAGGTCAAACGTAGGATCGGACAGGTAGTACGGACGCACCACAAACCGATTCTCTGTTGCATCGAGGACGTAGTGCAGTGGCGTGAACAAGAAGTTCTTGCCAGCGATGGCGTTCACCAGTTGCTCGCCCGACATCAGACTCAGCGCCTTACGCTGCGTATCGTTCAGAATGGTCAACACGCCATCCATGTTGCGATACATGGTCTTCGGAGTGATCGTGTACCGATCGCCGTTGACGATCACAGTTTCCAATCCCGAGATTTCCTCGAGCGTGGTCTTCATGGTCATCACAGCGGTATCGATACCCGTCGACGCCTGACCTTGCGCATGGTTCGGCATGGCCTTCGACGCGATGTAGGTACGAATCGAGACGTCGTCTTCGTACATCGAGCTATTAAAGCCCAAGTCTTCCAACGTCGTTTCCATCTGCGCGTTACTGATCGGGATCACCTGAGGACCAGTGGCGTTGTTGAGCATCCGGTCACGGCGTTCAGCAAAGCTCGGTGCAGACGTACCGCCCGATGCAGTGTCGGTGGACATGATGCTGATGGTCGACATGACTTCCAGCGGTGCAGTGAAGATACCGTTGTCATCGTTGTCCAGATCGAGGTAATCGGCTTGGAAGCCCTTCGCCTCAACCGTACCAAGGTTCATGTTGATCTCACCTTTGGTGGTGTAGACATCGACACGAATGTTCCGGGTGACCGTCTTGTTGAGGTAATAGACGTACGGCAATTCCACCGTCAACTCATTACCGATCACCTTGAGCAAGAGAGTCGGTTTCAGGGCATCGAACACTTGCTGCGAGTGAGTGGTCTGCATCGGTTCCCACTTGCCATCCGTACGCTGGTAGAACGCACGAGTGTACAAGTAGTTGTCGGTCAGCTCGTAGACTTTCTTCAGGGAAGTCGACGAGGTCAACGAAGCGACGTACGAGGTCAGCTTCATTTGTTTCAGTTTGACGCGCAGACGCAGGAACTCGATCGGCGTTTGACCATCAGTCACCGAACGCAACTTCACGGTGTCCACTTCTACCCGGTTGCCTTTCAGCGTCTGGAGTGGCGAGGTGATCGAAGCGTCGTAGACCACGTCAATGCCACCGTGAGCTTTCACGATGAAGTTGATCGGATACTGCATGGTGAAGACCAAGCCGTTCACGGTGATCGACGTGTGGCGAGGAATGGTCAGCTTGCGTGTGCGGGTTTGTCCCACTTGCACGGCATTGGCCAACACCTCTTCTTTGGACAGATAGATGTAGAACCAACCCTCGCCTGCCGAGCCGAACATCTTGGAGAAGTCAGCATCGGTCAAGTGGTGGTACAAGTCTTCATCAGTCTTGGCCATGTTGGGGAACTGACGGGACGTGAGGACCTCATCACGCTGGACAGCGCCAGCGGTCAGCAGTACCGAAGACTCCATCAGGAAGGGAAAGGGAAGGCTCGGGTCAGTCAGGAGAACCTCTCCGTCAAACACGTCCTCCACCAGTCCCATCAAGTAACCTTGAAGTCGGGTTGGCTCGTAGCGCAACTCCGACATCATGTTCAGGATATCGCTGGAAATCATTTCAAAGCCCTTTCGTCAATTTGTCCAGGAGTTCTTTTTCGATCCACCACTCCAACTCGTAAGTGGCGAGGTTGATGTACGGATAGCCGTAGTAGTTCGTCGCCGCAATGAGGGAGTGAGGGATCTTCACGTAGTGCAAACCACGCGCGACCATCTTCTTGTTGAAGCTCTCAATCCGCAGGTTGAACTCCATCAATTGGATCGGATCGTTGTAGACCGCACCCACCGAGGCGAACTGCACCGAGAACTGTTTGTTCTCCATCTCGATGCCTTCTTCACGGTTGTAGCCAAACGCACTACCGATCGAGATGTTGGTCGGAAGGCTGGCGCCGGTGTGGAACCACTGTTCGATGAAGCGACCACTCGTGTCGAACTTATAACGCTCGATGCGAGTAAAGTAATCCATACAGTCTTTACGTCGAGCCTCAGCGTGAGGAACCGCAGGACCAATCCGGATGGCACCCATGTACGACAACCATGCGTGGAACATCATCGGGATCGCCCCGCCCTTCACGTTGTTGAACGTAGCCGTCAGATCGTAGCGGCCATTATACTCTGCGATAGAGTCGTTCATGATCCACGCTTCTTTCATCAGACCTTCTGGACTGACGTAGGTGTTGATCCCCATGTCAGGCGGAGGACTCAGCGTGACGATACTGTTGCTCAGCAAAGTCAGGTACGGCATGTATGGATCGACCAACGGAGACTTGTTAATAGTCGCCCGATTCGTCGTGGTGTCCAACATCATGCGAACCGCATACTGGTAGCTCTGAGGATCTTGAGTCAGCAAGTGAGTCATGGTCCTGAGATACGAGATGTTATCGTATGACAGATTAAGGCTGGGCCTTGTGAAGAGGACTAGGCCTTGCAGCTCCTGATGTGTTGGAAGTGGTGCAAGGTTGGGTAATCGATTAAGGCCGTAGAAGTAGTCGCCATAACGACTGTATTCGGAGCCGCTACCCATCGACCGGGAGATGTTATCGACTACATCCCAGGTGTTCTGCTGACCCTGTTGTGCGGCTACTGCGGTTAGGACTTCTTTATAAAGGAAATCCTCTGTGTTTGCTGCCATCGTGAACCTCGTCTTCAAATTTTATGTTCAACACCCCTACGCCCTCTAGGAGAACCCCATGTCCTTCGGATCTTTGCTCGTCACCGGGCTCAAGCTCGCTGGCACTGTAGCCGCGACATCTGCGATTGAAGCCGGTGTACAAGCCGTCGTCAAGAAAGGTGTCGATACCGGTATCGATTCTGCTGTCAAAGCCCTGACCACTACCATGGAGCGTTCTCCAGGTAACTACGTCAAGGCTACTCAGTCGGTTCGTGTCGAACCCTTCTGCCTGATCGACGCACGCGCCGCTCGCTACCAGAACATCAAAGACGTGTTGAACACCGCTCAGCGCCTGTTCACTGCGTACTACCTGATGGCTGTTGCTGCGGATAACACCATTGAAGGTATCAAGGTCTCCAAGTACCTGGATCGCTTCGCCCCTGACCGTTCTGCCGGCCTGGCCACATTGGGCATGTTGTCTACCGAGTCATACCAATTCGGTTTGCCATTTGTTGGCGAAGCTGCTGGTCTGGAACGTTACAGCAACTACTGCACCGAAGCCGCATTGCCACAGTCCGTCAACTCCAACCCGACCGTCCTGTCGGGCGTGCTTGATGCTGCCGGTATTAAAGCTGATGGTCAGCGCGACGTTGGCATCTCTTCCAGCGCCGCTACCGCTACCGCCAAGGACATCGACAACCTGGCCGTTGGTCAGATCGTTGACGTGACCATCGAGAAGAACGGCAAGAAGGCTACTCTGCCTGTGCAGATCCGTCTGCGCACCATCGGCGCTGATCCAGCGGTGATGAAAGAGATCCTGGCCTTGGGTGGCGAAGACCGCTCCCGTTCGGCTCGTATGCGTAAATGGCGTGTGGGCGAGATCTCCATGTGGCGTGACCTGGTAATGAACCAGGACTACATCGACCGTTACCGTCAAGCGGCCATGGCCGACAAGTCCGGCTACTTCAAGTCCGCGTACAAACGCGCGAACAAAGGTCTGCTGGCCACTCTGATGACCGGTGAAACTTCGGTGGGCGTTGCGTCCTCCATTGCCATCACCACGCGTGACACCATCCGTGACGTGGAATCAATCATCTCCGGGCGTATCGACGACTTCGCGATTCGTCAACAGATCTTCGACGACTCGATGTTGATGCTGCTGTTCGTGATCGACACCGACCACGACACCGTCACGCTGTACACCCGTGACATCGAACAACCTGGCGTCTACGCTATGAAGGACCTGAAGGGCGCTGGCAAGTCCAACGACCTGACCGACATGATGAAGCTGTTCATGGAAGGTCGCGTTCCAGGCCGTCTGTAATTCCCACCCCTGCATCGAGTGAGCACACATGAAGCCCCTTGAGTTTATCCGCAAGCTGTTGCCGACGTTCGGCAAAAAGGATGTGCGTGAGAAATTGCGCCTCGCCCTGTCCAAGTTGGCCGACGTCGTCGCACCAGCTCTGGAGAACCTGGCCCAGGCCTTGCCAACCGGCGTGTACACGTCGCAGTACGGTAAGGAATTCCTGGCGGCGTTCCTGAAGTTCGTTCCGTCGCGGGTTCGTAACCTGCGCAACCCTCTGATCGAGACCATCGAACAGGCCAAGGACAATGCCCTCAAGCTCGGTGAGTTGCTCACCGATCACACGGCGAAAGTGTTGAAAGACACGATCTTCGTGGAAGGCATCACGTACCAGACCGTGACCGTGTTGCGGCTGATCGAGATCCTTGACTTCTTCGGTGACTACACCAGCCGCATGATGTTGCGACTGGTTACGGCGGAGACCAACGTACTGGTCTTCCAGTCTCCTGAGAAAGGTGAATTGAGCAAAGCTGAAATCGAATGGTTGGACAACAACCGTGCGAGTTACTTCCGGATCCTGGAACTACTCTACGATGATCCTCGGGTCATCATGGGGAAGTTGCACGCCATCCCGGAATTGGTGGTTTCCGACGCTGGTAGCGGAATCCCTGTCCCTGCTCTGATGGGTGGCGCTGGCGATCCTCTGGAGCTGGGTGTGGTTCCGCTGCTGTCCAGCCTGTTCACGGCAGTCGGTGTTCGCTCCGTCAACCGTGACATCGAGCGCTATGAGCGTGCAAAGAAAGAACGTCGTGCCATCGAGATGCGTCTCGAAGCATTGACTCAATCTGCACGCGGCGGTGCGGATGCTCGCACCCAGTCGATCATCGAAGGCTACGAGCGTGAGCTCGTGCTGGTCCGCGCGAAGGTCGCGCAGATGGAGGGTAACTGATGAGCCTCGTTTACACCGTAAACGGGTTCCCGACCAACAACCAAGCAGCCGATAAGGACAACGAGGTTCGCTACCACGACGCTAATATTGATGCGTTGTACGCGACCTCGGGCCTTTCCACGGAGACCAGCTTCCCTGAGGAGCTAGCCGTCCTGGAAACAGTCATCCGTGCCTGGTCCGCTGCTGGTGGGTTGTTCGACAACCTGTTGCAACAAGGTGTACTCGTCTCGGCTTCGGTGACATCCTTTGTTCTGGAAACAGCAGCAATCGTCAACGGGGACAAATCCCGTCGCGGTCTGTCGTTCCAGGATTGGGCTCTGTTGCTCAAGCCAAGCGAAGACACCAAAGTCGGTCCACCTCAGTTGAACGATGCGGCAATCCAGACGCTGCAAATGTGCGCTGGTCTGTCCATCGATCGTCTGATCCAGAAGTGGATCCTCACCGCCGGTTTCGAAGACCTGATCGGCACCATGAAAATCTACGTCGGCGATATCCAACAGTAATGATGGATAGTGTGGGGTAGTTAGTATGAATACCCCACGCCTCACGACGTGTACTGCGGGGCGAGTCGTCCTGCACAATCAATAGAACCTGGAGTCAATTATGGATCTCGGCCAAGCCTTGATGGATTACGCGGTAGAGTCTGGCGAAGCAGTCGCCGTAACCGCACCAGTCAACGAACTGAACGACGCCGGTGCCGGCGAACTGACAGTCGTGACCGATGACACCCGCAGCGACCTCGAGGAAGCCCTCGAAGAAACCGCACAGGACGTCATCAAGCTGAACGAATCGAACGCCGGCGCTGAAAAGCTGGTGGACGCAGCCGAGTCGCTGGAATCGTTCATGCTGCAACTGTCCAGCTTCGAAGCTCGTGGCATTCCTTTGGACGGCGCAGCTTCCCAGCTGTTCCTGCAAGGTGTTGCGGTTTCCCTGGAAGCGCGTGACATTCCGAAAGAACTGTTTGCCAACGACCTGTTCGCGGCTCAGGAATCTTTCGAAGCTCTGGCCATCGGCCATGACGGCGCTAAAGACGCTGCTCCAGAAGCCAAGGAAAAGACTGGCAACATTCTGACCCGCATCTGGAACGTTCTGAAGACCGCCGTAATGGGCGCGATCAGCCGTCTGACCAACTGGGTTGCCTCCATCGGCAAATCCGCTTCCGCAGTGAAAGCTTCCGGCGCCAAGCTGAAAGCAGTCGGCGGTAAGGTTACTGGCGCAGCCACCAAGAAGCTGAAAGGTTCGTCCTACAGTGCCCTGGTAGTTGGCGGCAAGATCAATCCTGAGCTGGCTCTGGATGAAGTCGAGAAGGGTTGGACCAGCGGCGTTCTGGTTGTCACCAAAGAACTGCGTGACGTGGCCAAGAAACTGACCGACTCCATCTCCAAGCCTGACAGCGGTTCGATCGGCGCGTTTGCTCGCACCATCGACACCAAGCTGCACAAGCAGGATCACGACCTGACCGGCGGCTACGCCATCAAGTTCACCCCAGGTGAAGGCGGTGGTATGGACGGCGTGTTGAAAGCCAAGTTCGCCATCGTCAAAGGCGAATCGCCGAAAGCCGGCGAAGACTTCGAAGCACTGTCTGGCGCCGATATCGTCAAGCTTGGCGGTCGTATCGAATCCATCGGCTCGCTGATGGAAAAGATCGCTTCGGACTCCAACGAATCCGTGCGTCAGGCCAAAGCGGTCATCGATGCTGCCAAGCGCGGCGCAGACAAGGGCGACGACAAAGTCGAAGCCAAAGAAGCGCAGAAGCTGTTCAGCACCGCTACCTCGCTGGTCAAGCAGATCTCCAGCTACGCTCCGCAGTACGTTCAGTTCATGGGTACCGTGGCTAAACAAGCCTACTCCCTGGGCATGGCGTCGGCCGCTGCTCACAAGAGCGGTGCTGAGAAGCCTGAAGAGAAGACCCCAGGTACCGGCGTCGCCGTCGTGTAAATGGCCTTAGTGTAGAGAGGGGGTTCGTCCCCCTCTTTATGCTGTTTCCTGAATCATATAGCTTAACCTACCAGTGGTGGAGATATGGAGTCAGAACTTGAAACTATCGACGATGATCAGTCGGTAGACGTGTTGTACGAACACGACCGGTTGGTTGACGAGAGTTTCGAGGCGGTGGTCCGTTTGCTGGACACGCACGACGCTCTGTCCCACCTCGTGTTGGCTAAACCAGATATGTCGGATCACGAGTTCCGTGAAGCTTCGACCAACGTGTATAAGCTGGCAGTTGATGGAACGGACATCAGTCTGGAATCCATCGATATGAGTTTCGAAGCCAGTGAGAACGCGTTGGTCGCAGTGGCCAAAGCGATCGGTCGGGCCATCGCAGAGTTCTTCAGACGCTTCCTGAACTGGATGTCGGAGATCGACATCATGGTAACAGTGTTGCGTCGTCGTTCCTTCATGATGCAGCGCGCAGCGATCTCTGCTCGGGGTCGTCAGGTTGTGGAACCGTTCGTTTCCCTAAACCGCCTGCACCGTTACCTGCGTCGTGGCCACAGCTACATGCAAGACTCGATCCGGATCGAGCATGAGCTCAAGGTAATGTTGAACGTGTGTAAGGTATCCTTTGGCGAGCTGCCACTCGAGATCCTGAAAGCACTCGACAGAACGCCCACCGTACAGGTGGCTACCGATAAGAAGCTGGCGTGTATCGAGATCGTCGAAAGCATTCCGTTCCAACGGTTGGCCAACAAGCTCGACATGAACCCGGTTCCTCGCGAACGCTTCATGCGGGACAACGTCCTGGGTACCAAGCCGCTGATCGGCGGTAGTTCGGTCTTCTTGTTCCAGTCGGACTTGCGGGCTAAGGGTACGGTCGGTTTGCGCTTCCACGGTTTCCATTATGCGGAGTCGACGGTCGAGCAGTTTGATTACGCCCCCACCCGAGAGTTCGATACCTTGGGACCTCTCGACATCGTGAAGATGCCGGAGATCCTGATCGAGATCCTCGATGCAGTGAGTCGTGCCAGTAACAGTACAACCATCGCGAAAGTCAAACGGGCTAAGAGTGTGGCTGAGAACTTCAGTACACGTATTGCTCAAGACGGTTCGCTCAGTGCTGGTGATCGTGATTACATCCGTAAGACGGTCAACGCATTGATGTACTGGTCCACAAACATCAGTCGCCCTCTGGGTAACGATGCAATATCGGTATGTAAGGCGGTGCTGCATTACTGCCATTCTTCATTGAAAGCACAAAGGTAATCCTCATGTCTCAAATCTCCAAGGACTTCAAAAACTACATGCGTGGCGAGGCGAGCTTCGAATCCGCCGTGGCCGTGCCTAGCGAACTCTCCACCGATCTGCCGCTGGAATCCAGTGACGTGCTCGAGATCCGTGAAGACCGTGCAGACGTCGACGCTGTCCTCGAAGCCATGATCGAACCAGAACCACAAGACGGCCAGGCAATCGCCTCTTCGGCTGCCATGGTGGGTGAGATCGTCACCACTGCTCCAACCATCGACCCAGTAGCCGCTGACGCCTACGTACCGATCGCCAACGCTTCGCTGGAATCCTTCAGCCGTATCCTGGACATCGCCGTTCCTAAGCTGCACCAGGAGCTCAACGGCCAGATCTCCGTGGAATCGATCGACAGCCTGCGTGATTGGGTTGGTCAAGCGTCCTCGTCCTTCAGGGCGTCGGTGAAGAACTTCTTCGGCCGCATCGCTCTGTGGTGGCGTCGTGCTTTCGTTACCCTGGAAAACCTGCGTAAGCGTCTGAACAACATTCGCGCTCGTCAAGGTTCCCGTAAGGGTACCGGCGGTAAGGACCTGAAGCTCGGCAAGTACGCAGCGAACCTGGTGCAAGGCGATGGCTACTGCGCTGATCCACTGGCTGCCATGTCCACAGAGGCTGCACTGTGCATCAAGCTCAGCCAGATCCTGCTGGCCGCTCAATCGAGCGTCGAAGCAACTCTGACCAGTCGTCTGGATCAACTGCTCGCTACCGACCGTCCTGCTTCGGCCATGTTCCGTGCTGACATGAGCAAGGTCATCGCTGACCTGGAAGCCGCAGTGAAGTCGCAACCGTCCCACCTGTTGGGCAACTCACACCTCGTCACTCAAGACGATGACGAAGATGACTTCATCCTACTGGCCTACATCTCCGCAACACCTGACGCTGCTACCGTGGCCAAGAACGGCGGTGCACTGCGCTCGCTGTCTCCTGAGCAAGTGACCACCTACCTCGACGCTATCGACACCATCCTCGATACGGCCATGGCTACCATTCGTGGTATCGAGAAGGAATCGGCTCGCATCTGCAAGATCGCTGACCAGGCTGTGGATCGCGTGGCTTCCAAGTACGTCACCAGCCGTGACCTGGAACGTCAGTCGGTAGACGCTGAAGGTCGTCCGGTTGTTGTGGTTGAAACCGAAACCACCAGCAGCATCGGCCGTGTGATGGACACCGAGTACGAGATCGTTGAAGTCATCAACGGCTTGTCCTGGACCATCAACACCGTCATGGCGCGTCTGATGTACGTCGCCAGCGGCGTGTTGACCTTGGCTGAGGAATCGGTCATCCAAGACTGATAATGCCCATAACTCGGAGGTGGTTGACCCACCTCCGTTTTATGCTGTGTATCGTTTCTACCAAGGACATTTATCCATGCCCCGGATCACGTTGGCGTTAACGACCAATTATGAAAATATCACGCGTCCTGTGGCGATGTCGATTGCACGCGATGTGATGCGCATCTGCGATATTGATCAGGACACTCCCCTCTACATGCCAGGTGAGTTCGAGACTGTTAACCAGCCAGGCACAGGTCTCGGAGAATCGCAAGAGATCCGTTGGTCGTCTAACCGCCGAGTGGTCATGGTGGCAGACGACAGTATCAAGAACGACTCGATGCTGACTGGCGATGTCATGAGTAACGATCAACCTCCGTTCTGGGAAGACCGTAAGCTCGGCATCAGTCTGCGTCCTTGCTTCATCACCTCGGATCTGGCGTTGTCGTTCAAGTATACCTGCGCTACTCGGCAGGAAGCGATCAACTGGCGTGACGAGATGGCGATGAAGCGTAAGCAGAACCGCACCTCGATCACCCACGAGATCGAATACGACATTCCCATCTCGGACGGTACCATCGGTACGCTCGCTCACCTGCATGAACTCCGTGAAGGGATCGCAGGTTACGGTGACACCTTCCCTCAGTACTTCAAGGCGAACCAGTGCGTCCCGTTCCACTTGATCGGCACTATCGACGGTCGTCAAGATACGTTGAACATGATGGTCAAGCAGAAGCAAGCAGCCCTCACCGGTTACTTCGACTTCAGCGACATCCCGAAGGAACGCAAGACCGCCGGTAACTCGACGTGGGAAATCGAATTCAGCTACAACCTGCAATACGATCGCTGCACGCACCTGTACTTCGTTTACCCGTTGGTCGTGCATCAGCAACACGTCGGTGCATTGTTCTTTGACTCCACGCCGAAGTTCAGTGTGGAAGAACTCGACAAGCATGGCTCGATCGGTATCCGTGCGCTTGACACCATGAACGAGTGGGTCAACTACTACCCAGCTCCAACGGGTGGGTTGCGGGTTCCGTACTACGATGAATGGATTCCTCCGAAGAGTGCCCAACCGGCTTACTCGGTACCCATCATCTCGTGGATGATTGTGCTGGACCCGAATGATCCTCAGGACATCCTCGACCTGACGGCCTTGCCGGACATGACGTTCATCAAGGAGATCGACGACCTGTTCCGTAAGGACCCAAGTCGACTCACCAACCGTGGCCAGTCCCCGGTGTTGTTCACGCTGTTCTGTGAAGACACGGCCATGGCGCAAGAACTCATCACCATCGATGAGCATCTGCGTGTCAGGGCTACTCGACCACTGGACATGCGTCGCAGCTATCACCTGCGGATGTCGTTCGTGACTCACTACGGGATGTTCCTGCCCGATGCGATCATGGACATGAAGACCAACCCAATCGCTACGCTGCTGCTGTTCCAAACCGTGGTACCGGTGTTGGACGTGGAATGGGCTATCCGTCGACTGATCGATGGGAAGTACATCGCCACCAACTATCTGGTCTGGTTCTTCCAGTTCATCATGGCGCATGGTTACGGCATGTTCAACCAAGGCGGACATCGCTCTGAGTTGAACGGTATCATCGACACTCGGTGGAAGACTGCCGGCTCCAGTGGTGGGCGTGTGGACCCTAATGGGAAGTTCACTGCGGCGGTGAAGAACTACGGTCCTCGTGATCCGAGTCTCTTCACCGGTAGCAACTGGCGAGTGAACATGTCTCCTGGTGGCATCACCAACCCGGACGGTTCGGGCGGTGGTGGCAATACCGGTTACTGGGATAAGGATGGCAACTGGGTCGATACAGGTTCGGGTGGTCATTGGGACGAGAACGGTAACTGGGTGCCAGGCACTGGCGGTGGACACTGGGATGAAAACGGGAACTGGGTTCCTGGTGACTCCGGTGGCACTGGCCCTCATCCTGGCGGTTGGGGTGATATCACCAGCCCTGGCGTACGTTCCCGCACCAACCCTGGTCCGCATTACGTGCAGTTCCTCTCCATCATGGCTATGCGTTGATACCAGCGACGTTTGCCGAAAGGTATACATGCGTTTATCTTTATTGATTAAACGCGGTGTACGTCATTACAGAGCGTCTCAGTGGGTATATCGGTTGGTATATCCATTGAGATGGCTAACTTGGAGTCAGTTATGCCGCTTCCAAACGTACCTGTGGCCAAAGCGCCCGAAGTTCCGAACCTCAAGAAGCATGAAGAGGTCTATCAGTCTCCGGTAGTCGATACCCGGAAAGGTCCCTACAACACGCTAGCTGCTTTTCCCTCGGGTCAGCGCTGGGTGGTTGACTTCTACAACCAAGTCCAGATGCGTGACAACGCAGCCGCCTCGTTCCAAGAGGACTTGCTGGCAGCCCTGCAACAACTCCACCTGATCCGTGGTTGGGAGTTGGTGGTAACGCAACCATTGTCCTTCAGTCAGAACTCTGAAGACAACCGCGGCTGGGAAGGTACCGGCTCGTCGATGGTCTACAGTCCGATGACGCCTAACTTGGGCGACATCTTTATCGGTGATATCGGCGATGGTGCTTCGGCACTGTTCCAAGTTACCGAGGTCAAACGTAACACCATCTACACCGAGTCTGGTACTGAGATCAGTTACCGAGCAACGCGCAACATCACCGCCTCGACAATGGCCTCGCTGAAGAACAAGACGGTTGCGACCTTCATCTTCGACCGCGAGAACATGCGTAATGGCATTCAGTGCCTGATCCGTGAAGAAGAGGTAGATGTCCTCCATCGCTTGGGCCGTGCTTACGATCGGTTGGCTCACCTGTTCCTGCGGGACTTCTACTCGACGGAATTCAAGACGCTGGTGGTGCCTGATCAACAGCAACCGACCTACGATCCGTACATGGTGCGCTTCATTCGTGCCACGCTGGACAGCCGGTCGTACCCGAAGGTGTTGCAGATTACCGAGCTCGGTGTGGCTTACGATGTATTTGCTAACCAGTACTCGTTATTTGATGCGATCATGCGCATGGACATCTCGCTACTGTATAGCGTGTCCAAGCATGCAGGTCTGTCCAGCATCAACAGCTTCCGTGCTCGTCCGATGATGAACTCCATCTACTTCAGTGGTATCCACCAAGTAGTGACCATGACCGATGTGCCGTTCTCGGTAGACTCGGCGGGTCAGATGGCGCACGGTCTGGTAGCGTTCGAGAAGGGTGGTGTACGGTCCGGTGAGATCGACAAACTCCTCCCGCAACTCGACATGACGGATAACAGCCAAGTCAAGGTGCAGGAGATCCCGTTGATCCATCCTGCGTTCTCTGACGACTGCTACATCCTCAGCAATAACTTCTACAGTGACGGTCAACACAAGAGCGTCCTCGAACGACTGCTCTACGATCGACTCGACACTGAATCCTCCAACCTCCAAGACCTCTTGCGTGTGGCGGAAGCAGCTCCGCGGTGGAATAACCTGGAACGCTTCTACTACACTCCCCTGGTCCTGGCTTTGATTAAACTCGCCCCTGGGGTTCTCTGATGCAATCAATGCCCATCCAACGGTCTGGCTTTCATAAGGCTCCGCCGAAGAAGGTCCGCAACAAGTCGACAGCGTACTACCTGTTCGACAAGGACTACCAAGTCCTGTTCAATCTGGACCACGCCAGTTTCAGGGCTCGTAACAAGACCCTGAACATCTCCATCGTCTCTGACGGCAGTGAGGACGACATGACTCGCCTCACCGGTGAGATGATCCCGACGGGTGGGACCATCATGGAGATCGTCGATCTCTTCGGCGACGGTGCGTCCATCAGCTTCAACAGCAATGCGATCGCAGCCGACGTCTATAAGCGGATCGTCGATCACCTGGAGTTCCACCTGCGGGAGATGCGGACTGACGTCATGTACATCCCACCTCCGGTAGAAGACCTCCAGACCATGTCAGAGTTCGCGACGGTCATTCGTCCGTGGGCCAAAGAGCACAACACCGATATCGACCACACGGTCGTGTCCAGCGAAATGCGCAGTGCTCTGCCGGTACGTCCTTCGTTCAGCTACGCGCTCCTCAAGACCGAAGAAGCGGCGGAAGACAAACCTGCCGAAGTACCGAAGTCCCTGTCTCGCATGGACACCATCGAACGTTATCTGGAGAGATTAGAACATGGCAGTCGCAGTTGAGTCATCGGCACTCGGGCTGGAGCTGCAACGGATCTCCGCTAAACCGGGCAGTCCGTACTACATGCTCGAGATGTTCGTTAACGCAGGGGGTCGGCAGCTGAGTCCCCTGCAACCTACGGCCTGTGACGTGGATCGGGATTACAAAGGCGCCTACATGGATGACCACTCGGTTACCATGCAGTACGGAGCGGGGACGGTGATATTTGACATCGCCCCATTCCAGGACGACCTGACGATCACGATCAAGAGACACGTCCTGAGTGGCTTCAACGGCGGTGAGGGCGACGGAGCCATTGAGGCGAGGACTTACACCGCCTACCTCACTGACGACATCCCACGCGGTCCTGAGATCTCCGCAGCCCCACAGTTCAAAGACCGTGAGACGGCTAACCGTTCCAAGACGATGACGTTGACGTTTGTGTTGGAAGAGGTGGCGGTTACCCAGTTGCGGAAGATGTCGATCGGTACCATCGTGCGGGCTACACCGCCGTACATGGTGTTGAAGACGTTTATCAGCAATGCCTTGAAATCGATTCAGGTTCCAACCGACTCTAAGATCGGTGGGTTCCAGATGGAGGAGCCTAGCAACAAAGCGCCTCGCGATCACATCGAGCTGGAAGACGGAACTGAGCTGGTAGAACTGGCTGACTTGTTGCAAAACGAGAAAGGTGGCATCTACTCCTCGGGCCTCGGCTTTTACATCCAGGGACAGTTCACTTACGCATGGCCACTCTACGACACCAAACGTCTGGACAAGGCTAAGCGGGTGCTACAGATCTTCCTAGCGCCATCACAATCCACATCGGGGGTGGACAGGACGTGGTCTGACGATGGTCGCTGTATTTCGGTATGGTCTGCTGGTGCGCCTAAGCTGTTGAATGATTCTCTGGACATCTTGAACACCGAAGGTAACGCCACTCGGTTCTCGGACGCCAACAATCTCATCGGCGGTATGGGTAAAGCGGAGGGTAACAAGTTCACCATGAACCGTAGCACGAACAACAGTGAGTTCGCGACTACCGTGGTGGGTAATGGATCGATGTACGCGAAGAAGTCCAAGGCTGGGTTCACCACCAACCCTTACGTGGAAGCCAGTAAGATGGCCAGACGTTCGGGCCAGTTCATGCTGGTGCCTTGGGAATGCAGTAACCCAGACCTGTTGATCCCCTCGATGGCTGTGGAGGTCTACTACGACGCTGGGGGAGAGATCAAGATCATGAGCGGTACGCTGACAGGCGGTAAGAGTCAGTACGTCTTGCAAGGCAAAGGACCTACCCCTAACCGGGCGTTCAAGTGCAAGACCATGATCGAGGTGTTCTTGGATCGGGATGACCCTGACTTCAAGGCCTTCTTGGCCAAGGGTGGTTCCATCTCAGGCACTCCGCAAATAGATCCTCTGTAAAATTTTAAGTAATACATTACTCTTGTGTACACCAGACAAGAGTACTTAGGTAGCGGTAGCAAGATTCCCTCTGCCGGTGGTGGAGGGAGTCGATTTATGTCACTGTCCACAAAGGAAGCTATTAATGAGTTAGTCGGAGGATTTATGCATGGTCGGATGTCTATTGACAACCCAACTGTAAAGTTTGGGAATATCCTCAACGTACTCGTGAAGGATGAGAACGATAAGCTGACGTACAAGTATTACATCGTCGCTAAACCGTTCGATTACCGTGATCTGTTGGAAGAGGTGCGGAGCGAAGGGATCTACAAGACGGAAGACGTCTACGAACGCCTTGGAGCGCTGCTGGTGGAGCGCGAGCTGGTGTTTGAATGTGAGGCCGCTCTTCTCGATCTGGGGATCGTAGGACGCGTCTCAGAAGCTGTGATGTTGGTTTACAAAGACAAGCTGAATGATCGGGGTCGGTTGGTCGATGCGATCGTGAAGGATGTCCGCAACAACTGCTGGCACTTCAACGGACCAGAAGGTGATCTGCACCTGATGCACGTTGATAAAGGTTTCACCCTCGGTTACGCCAAACTGTGCATTTCGTGCAGTCGTAACGTCGAGCGCTGGTTCACGCTGGATATCGTTGGCCCAAGTGGTGCTGACTTCCCGGATGATTTACAGCAACAAATCGAAACAAGGCTTACTCAGTACATTTCAGAGAAGCATCCCGATGAATACTTGGCGCTTAGAGCCTACATCGGCCGATCTGAATTGGCACAATCTCAAGACACCCTAGTAGGAGTCCATTCATGAGTAAAGTAGTTAGTATCAAAACACACCCAAAGTATCGTGACATTGCCGCCTTGCGTAAGTTCCTCGTCGAAGGTCAAGAAGACTTCGGCACCAAGGTCGACATGGATCGGTTCATCGCCTCCGACGATCCTGAAATCCAACACCAGCTCTCCGAGTTGAACGAATGGGCTAAGGCTCTGGTGATCATGTCCGATGGTCCACGCATTGACATGGAGCCTCATCTGGTCAAGAACTTCAATCCCCTCCCCGGCGTTGACTTCAGCCATTACCAGATCGGACGGTCCGAAGGTAAGTCGCGGCCGATCTGTGAGATCATCCCTTCGTTCCTATCGCCGTACTTCACCGGTGGTTTGAAGAAGGGTGACTTCTACAACCACGCAGTAATCCCACCGACACCATGGGATCGTACGCCACTGCACCACATGTCCCGTAACCAGGACACGATCCGCGTTACCCTCGACAACAGTTACAAAGTAAGGAAGTCAGACGATGCAAACCCAAGTACGTGAAAACTACATGGTGACCCTCGGCTTGGCTGCGGTGATCCACGGTACCAACGAAGCGGTGCGTGAAACAGCGAAGCGATTGGCTGATCGTGCCCCAGGCGCTGTGCGTAAGGCTACCCTCCTCCCACTCTCCAAGTCGGCTGATGCGTTTGACATCATCAACGAAGAAGTGGTTCACGCCAAGATCGAGACCGTACTCGGCAAAGCGTGGCGCGAGGGCTACGAGTATGAAATCGCAGTGAAGATGGAACCGGACTACGAGTACACCGTGGACGAGATCTTCGACTTAACGTTGGAGACCTTTGTCAAGCGTGGTGTTATCTCGGGTGAGATCATGATCTCTGTGGTCAATCCCGCTACCGGTCTCAACGTCACTCGCGAGATCAATATGGCTAACGTCATCCAGCGTATGGAACTACGTTAACAGCATAGAGCCGGGGATCACTCCCCGGCTCTATGCGCTTTCTTTTTTTGTTACGCGGCGTGGTCAACACTACGCTGAACAACGTTCAGGATGGTGTTGAGGGTAGTCACGTAGCTGGTACCAGCCAATGCGATACCGCGAGAGAAGATCGAGGTAGCGGACATCAGGTTGCTGGTGGCCTTGGTTACGTCCAGACCTTCGGAGTTCTTGACTTCGCCGGAGATCTTTTCGTATTCAGCGGCCGACTTGTTGACGTGGGCGATGGCGCCATTCAGACCCTGCTCAGCTTGACTCTGAGAGTTGAGCTCTTCCTGGATGGTTTCCAGCAGCTTGACCAACGCGTCCTTGCTAGGCACTTTGATGTCGGCTGCTTTGGCTTCGTGCATCGGGATGACTTTGACATCAGCGCCGATCATTGGGTAAGTGCTGTCCTTACCTGGAGTAACCACGAGCTCTTCGTTGACGTTCAGGTCTTCTTTGAAGCCCTTACCAGCCTTGGAAGCGATGCTGGTGGTCAGCTTCTTCAGGTTCTCGCCAGCGTCGGTGTTAACCGATACGGCAGGCATGTTGATCAGCACGTCGAACGAAGTACCCCAAGCGCGCATGGCCTTGTTGTAGTTCTCGGCAGCAGACTTGGCAGCCTCTTCCATGGTGGTGATGGTGCCGTCGCGAGACATGATCTTCGCTTCGGTGTCGCTCACCTTGATTTCGGAGACGAGTGCCACTTCCTTGGAGTCGGAAGTCTTGTCCTGACCGATGGCCTTGGTGTCGTCCTTGGCCGCAGTTGCTGCCTCGGTAGGCTTCTGACCTTTGACCATGGCGATCAGACGACCGGCACGATCAGCAACCTTCTTCTTGTTAGCCTTGAAGAGGGCGGCGAACTTGGTCAGTGCTTGACCGATGTACTTGAACGCCTTGACCACCCAGCTGATGATGGTCTTGAGGATACCCTGGCCTTTCTTCTCGACCTTGTCGACGACAGCCAGCTGGGTGTCAGCCGCTTCGAACGATGGGACGATGACCGACAGCGGTAGGTTGTCCAGGCCAGCTACGCGCAGAGCCGACTCAACCGAGATGGAGTAGAGGGCCAGAGCTTGTTCGCTCATGCCGTTGGCGCCGTAGGTGTTCAGGGTGCCCATCAGCAGGGATTCCATGGAAGCGTGGACGCGACCACCTTCCTCGAACTCCTTCTGCTTCTCTTCCATCTTCTTGCTTTCGGACATCATGCCTTCAACAAGGTCGTGAACCTCATCGTTACCTTCGTCTGCGTTGTTCGCAGTCTTCGGCAAGTCAGTGTTCTTCGCATCAACGAGATCGATGACCTTGTTGTTGCCCTCGTCGGCATTGTCCTTGGTCTTTGGCAGGTCGGTGTTCTTGGCACCGACCAGATCAGCGCCCTTAGGACCTTCACCAGCCACCTTCTCGACTTCAACCGATTCAGTGGACAGGTTAGCCAAGTTTCTGGCTACGAGTTGGTTGAAAATGGTGCTCATTCTGCACTACCCCCGAAACTTGCTTTGATGTGCGCCACAGCGCAGCGGACGTTGTCCAACATTACCTGTGCGCAGGCTTTGTTGACGGTGTTAGCCTTGTTGGTCAGGGCTGCCGCAACACGACCGGTAGTCATGTCACCACCACGTTTGAAGTTCTGCGCGGTTGCCAATTGGTTGGCCATTGCCGAGTACTGGTCCACGTCCTTCTTCAGGGCGGTACGCAGGTTACGGACAGTGCCCGCAGAACCGATGATGACCTTCACCAGGGCATCGGCTTCGATACGAGTCAGCGCGTCAGCACTGGACTTGGAACCTTCGCCTTTGGAGACGGAGAACTTGGCAGCGGACAGATCGTCACCACCGCCTTCGAGTTTCATGACCACGCCACCCGGCCAGGTAATAGGCCAGTGCAGACCGGAGATCAGACCCAGCTTAGGCTTGCTGCCGCCATTCTTCGCCGAAGCGAGAGCAGCCGCAGTGTCCTTGCTCCACGCGCCAGTAACGGACTGAAGCAGTTGTTGGGTTTTGCTGATCGCTTCGGAACCGCTGTAGGTCTTGCCGCCGTCGAACAGGTAACGAGCCCAAGAGCCCTTCACTTCGCCAGTGCGGAAGCTGCGACCTTTAACCAGCGTGCCGAGGTCCTTACCGATCTTCTCGATCGAAGTGGCCATACGCTCGAGCGCAGAGAAGAAACCGGTGATACCGGCAACCAGCTTCTTGAGTGCGTTGACCAGGAAACCCCAGATCTTACGCAGAACGCCTTCACCGCCTTTCTCGGCGTGTTCTTTCTGCTCTTCCTTACCCATGAACTTGCCAGCGTCTTCGAAGGATTCTTCGAAGCCTACAGTGGCTGCATCAAGCCCGGCAACGCCGAGGATGGTTTGCATACCCATGTCGAACTGACGCGCGGTGCGGATGTCCCAGGATTCGTTGGAGACGCTGTCCAGGAAGTTTGCCATGAAGGCTTCCATGGACTCACCGACCTTGCCCAACTTCTCGGCAGTAACGCCCAGGTTGAAGTCTTTGTCGATGTCGGCGCCGATGACCTTGGCTTCTTCCTCGAAATGCTCCACTACATCTTTAGGCAGATCTTTGATCTCCGCCTCAATCATCATGTCTTTAATTGCTTCGCCGAACTCACTCATTGTTTGGTCACTCGGGTTGTGGTGATTGAACCCCCATACAAAAGGAGGTTGATTCATATATTTCGTTACAGGTGTTCGGGAGGATATGAACTTAGCACGAAAACGAGACGAACATGCTCGCTACGGTCCAGAATATCCGCTTCAATCTTACTGCGTCTGGCATCCTACGTGCAGTCGTAACGTTAATGAACAAACACGCCGAATACCACACGATCTACCTCAACACGTATCGTTATCAGAACCTCGCTCTTGATGAACGTGACGTGGTGGACTTCGATGAAAAGACGTGGGCTATTAATAGCCTCGTTGAGACCAACGACATGGAAGACAGAATTACCCCTCCTCTACCAACCGAATGCCCATTCTGTGAGGGAGTCCTTGAACCCGAAGTACACGGGGCTAGGACCCAGGCAGTGTGTTTGGATTGTAGAGGGAGGCCTGCCGTGATCAATGACATTACTGGGAGTATGTTGAAGCTCGCTCCCAAAGGGTCTGTCATAGCAATTCCAGTTAACACGGTCGGTGTGCATGGCAAAGGTCTTGCCCTGTATATGCGGACCATGTACAAGACAGCACTGGGCCGTTACATGCGCCTCTGCAACACAGGTAAGATCAACACCGGGGATATGGAAGTAGTCGAAGAGGAAGCCTTTAAGGTGGCTCTGTTCCCTACCAAGTATTTCTGGAAGAACCCTTCCTGTCCGCGGTTGGTGCATCGTAGTGCGGTCCGTTTACGAAACTACCTGGACGCTCATGGGATTACCGAGTGTCATCTACCACGGGTTGGGTGTGGCGAACATACGGGTGGTCTTGACTACTTTGCAGATGTCCGCCCCATCCTCGAGGAAGTCTTCGCTAATTCCGGCATCCAAGTCAATGTCTATGATTGGAGTCTGAAATTATCACCTACGAGAAGTACACCCACGACACGCCAGCCTTGAAGAAGATGTTGGCAGACGCTAGCCACGACCAGTACCTAGGTGACATCGTATATCAGCGCAAGACCGACCAGATGATTCTGATCATGGACGGTACGAAGTTGATTGGCTTTGCGATGCCTCGCTTGGAGCACGGTTTCTACCGGGTGGGTCCGATCTACGTGGATTCCTCCCAACGCGGTAAAGGTGTTGCAACAACGTTTATCAAATCTTTCTTCGAGAGTCGGAACGGCCGAGCTTATATCGACCCTACGAATATCCCGAGTCGAAAGTCGTTCTCTGCTGCTGGGTTCGTCCAAACGGGGAAAGTCTACCGTAAGGGCGATGAGCAATACCTCCAGTATGAGAAGCGTGTAATGAAGTCTATCACCTGGTAAACATCGACGGAGGGTAACACCTCCGTCTGTGCTGTAAATTCACATGGATAGTCCCGATGACTCAACCGTATTGCGCCTCCATCCAAATCCCTCCACCCCTCTGGAATGAACAACAAATGTCTGAAGCTGCTGAATCGATCAAGAATGCCCTGCCCCGCGTTAACTTCTGCGGTATCAAGGATGGTGATCATCGTGCCGTGATGTCCAACAACCACGTCGTCGTGTGTATCGATGAGCCGCACTCGATCAATCAGTTCAACATGATCCCGCCGCGCTTCCAGAGCGCCTGGTACGACGTCAGCGTGCACAACGATCCGAAGTGGGTCATGCAAGAAGGTCTGCCGTGCTTCAACTTCGACGTCCTGATCACCGGTGATGAGAAGTGGAAAGGTATCGTCCCTCAAGATCGTCTATTCCTGACCAAGCGTCTTAGCAAGACCCGTCAAGCGATTGCGATCAACCAATTCCTGCGTGAAGCCAAGACCGTCAAGGCACTGATCGTTCCGACCTACGGCAGCAACTTCGGCGACACCTACCATCCGTCATACCTGGGTACTGAGCTGACCGGCAAGATCGTGGTCAAACCAGAAGACGGCGCTCGCGGCCTGTGTCACTTCGTGGTGGACTTCGACAAGGTGTCCGTGGGTCCGTTCCTGCGTGACCTGTACGGCAAGACCAGCATCGCTGACATGGCTGAGAAGTACGCTCCTCACGCCCATCTGTCGCACGGCCAGGCTTGGGATGATGAAGAGTCCCAGAAGGTCAAGGAAGAAGGTAACTTCACCTTCCAGCGTTACGTGGACAACATCAAGACCGAAGTGCGCATCCTCACCAACCACGTCAGTGACATCGGCTTTGCCTGCGTCCGCTCGCGTATCGGTGACGTGTACAAGCAAGCCACCAGCGCCACGCCTCTGCTCGAGAACATCGAACAGATCTACAAGAACGACCTGCTCGAAATGTTCGGTGACGAGCAAGAGCTCCAGGTGTTCGAGAAGCTGCTGGAAGAAGTGATCGGTCCAATGCAGTCGGTGGATCTGTTTTTCACCGAAGACGGTCGTTGGGGTATCTGCGAATACTGCAACCAATACGGCATTGCTGGCGTACCTCGCGATTACGCCGTATCGTCCATCTCGGACTACGTGATCCATTGCATCGACGAGAGTCGTTCGCCCGCTTGATGTAAAATCTTACAGGCCTACATTACTGTATAGATGAATCAATCCCGGTTCGTCTATCTACCTAAACACGATTCCACTTTCACCACAGAAAGTACGGATAGTTAATGGAGTAATGCAATGACTCAACTGAACGTTTTCCGCGAAGGCTGCTACGAAGTAGAACTGGTTACGTCCCCGCACGCAATCAACAGCTTGACCGAAATCCCGCATCAAGTCTGCCGGGTATTGAACCCAGACATCATGGCGCTGTCGACTGGATTTATCTACGTTCGACTGAACCCTGAGTACACCGGCGAAATCAACTGGGGCGTTCTTCGTGCACACCGAAACGCCCCAGAGTTCCAAACGGCCCTGTCGGAGTTCTACTTCGGTCTGGGTATCCCGATGACAGAGGCGGTTAAGGTGGCTGGCCTGTTGCCTGCCTGGCATCTGGATAAGGAACAGTTCGTCGAAATGGGTGAGCTCTCGGCTGACGGACAGCGGGTGTTCTGTAAAATGTTCTTGGGTCCGCTCGCCACCGTGACGGCCTATCGCAACCGCAATCAACCTGCGCTGCGTCACCACATCGGCTTGTACGGCAAGTGGTCCAATAACCAAGGGTCCGGGATCTGGGTGATGGACTCTCCGAAAGCGGCTACCCACACGGGCCTGCTGCTACCGGGGAACATCGAGCAGCTGAATGCTGACCTCGATGAAGCGTTCATGACCCGCTGGCCGTTCTTTGTCGAGTACGGCCTGACTGATCGCCGTCCGAAGTTTGAAGTCAAAACGTTTGCGGAGCTCCGTGATGAGTTCCCTAAATTGGACTTGATCTCTCGCGACGACCATCAGGAGTAACTGGTAAGGGAGTGGATACTGCGGGGCTCACGCTCCGCAGTATCTGTTTCTTTTTTTGTGCTGTCGATTCTATGGACCCTCCATCGGGGTAGGCATTCAAAACCATAGGCGAATAACAAATGGCATCGAAGAGTAAGGCCCAGCGCGCGTTCCTTATTAAGGTCGTGGCAGATAGCGAGTTTGCTAAATCGCGCAAGATGAGTCAGGACGTCGCACGCGATATCCTGGAGCAGGACGAGGAACACATCGCCAAGGACAAACACTGGGCCGATAAACTTCCTGACCGCGCCGGTGGTCATTCGATGGAATCTCGTGATGTCTGGTACAACCCAGAATTCATCGAGCTCATCGTCGACCAACAAGTCCACCCGTCGTTCGAGTCTTTGACCGACAAGTTCAAGTCGATGTTCAATGCTGCACTTGGCCGTAAGCCAACTGGACCAAGTGGTTCGAGCAAGACTGAAGACAAGCCGAACTACGACATGCTCTTCAGCCACTCCCCGGAATCCAGCCGCAAGCCTAAAGAAGGTACGGCTGACTTCAGTGCTCTGGCTACCAAGCTGCGCATGAAGCCAGTCTCCGGTCCGTTCTGGAATGGTCTGATCAAGAACCTGGATGACTACATCCGGACTACGTTCAAGATGCAGAAGGACGTCGTCGAGTACTGCAAGAAGTGCGAGAAGGTCTACAAGAAGTGCGAGACCTTGCAACCCATGGAAGCACGGGCCTACGCTGAAGCGCAGATGCGCAACATCAACAACAGCTCTCCGAAGAAACCTGAGCTGCCATTGGCTGACTTCGAACTGACCACCGGTCCGCATGGCGGTATGAGTCACGTCATGCAGATGGGTTCTCCACAACACGTCGTGTGCGAGTATCCAACTCAAGCCCAGTTGGACAAACTGATCTCCCTCACCGGCAAGCTCTTCATGGGTGTCGACGAGGGGATGGATGACGGCTACTGGACTCTCGACGATACTGACGAGATCAAGTGGTGGGATCATCACTTCCCAGGCCAGTCCTCTGCGTGGGGTCCAATGCTTAACCTGTTCCCGTTTGCTGGCGAAGTACGCGGTTACGATTCCACTGCCATGGAGCGAAGTGCTCACGCGGTGACCGTGGCCATGATTCACTTGATCGAGGCAACCTCGGTCTTGAAGTCCGAGTAATATTCTTGAGCAATACATTACCGTAGTGCAAACCACTACGGTAATGTGAGGAGTCTTTATGCAGCTATTGCAACGCTTGGCTTTATACGTTCGAATTCGAGTGGAACACCTGTCATCTCGTATATCTGAGAAGATGTTCGACAGGAGGCTAGCAAAGGCGGTCAAGAAATACGGTGGCGGAGCTAACATTCCACCAGAAGTGGTTGGGGAACTACTGGGTGATACAGGTGGCGATTACGGCCTCATCCTGGCTGTGCATATCGGTCGCGTCTGTAAGCATCTGGATATAGAACCTTCCGACACTAACTTCCTCGTTAAGGTGGGCTGGCTCTACAATGGGAATGTCCCCACCATCGAGGATAGGATCTACGCACTCGGACTCCTCGATGAATTGGCTGAAAACCCAGGTGCCTATGCCTACGCGTTGGTTCTGCGTGAGTTGATTGCGTGTGGCGACACCTCGTACAACAAGATTCGTGAGCACTTCAAAACCCATGAGGAATACACGGACTTCATGCGACTTTGCGGAAGGGAGTAAAAGAATACACACTGCACGTATCTTACGAACTGTAGTGTGTCTCTCATCCGTTAAATAGGTCTAGCATGAAACAGCATTTGGAATACGCGAAGAAGAAGGAACTGATCCTCGGTTTCAACCGGTCGGCCGTTGCCTTGCAAGTACTGGAGGTCAATCGTCTGTCCATCCAGAACCCGATGGAAGTGTTGGCTGCACTGACGCCTGACGTGGTCTGCAAAACCCGTCTGGCGATGGAAGAAGATCTCGATATCGTCCACCCGATCCTTTACATGCTGGTAGTCGATTCGACCGGCAAGAAGTTCGTGAAGTATCTGCGTGGTTCGAACGGTACCGAAACCCGTCTGCGCGATAACTCGGCCGGCTTCGGCGGTCATGTCGACATCATCGACTTCGTCTTCACTGAGAAGGGCGTGCTGGACCCTGTAGCGACCGTGATGGCCTCTGGCTACCGCGAGCTGTACGAAGAACTGCAACTGCAAGCACCGGTGACTTTCGAAGTCGCAGGCGTCGATGCAGAAATCCCACCACCGTTCGGCATCATGCACGATATCGGTGTGATCTACGAACCAGCTGACGACGTGGGTAGCACTCACCTGGCGATCGTCTGCGTGTTCCAACTGGCTGACGGTGTTACTTTCCGCTCCGGCGAAGACGACATCAGCGCTCCAGCCTGGATGGAATTCGACGCTCCTGAAGTCAAGGAGCTGAAGTTCGAGAACTGGTCGCAGTTCCTGTTGGACCGTACTCCTGAAATCCTGGCCAAGGCCGGTATCGATGGTACTCCGATGTCTTACGAGTGGTTGCTCGACCACTACAAGACCTACGAAACCATGCAAAAAGACATCGCTCAGGCGGTGTAAAATACGTGCAAGAGGCTAGGGTTTTTCCCTAGCCTTTTATTCCCTTTCCATTAAGGAGTCAGCAATGACGTTGAATGCTGTTGATAAAGCGTTTCATGATACTTACAGCCAGCTGTTGAACGAAGGTCACCTCAAGACGAACCGCACTGGTGTCGATACCTTGATGTTGCCTGCCATGTCGATGAAGTTCGATCTGCGTGGTAAGAAGAACCCGTGGCCTTCTACCAAGGAACTGCGAGATCAGAAGCTGGGCGAAGAGATGGAGTGGTTCATCTCTGGTTCTTCCAGCATCAAGTTCCTGCGTGACCGCAAGAATGGGATTTGGGATGACTGGTTCATGCCGGGCACTGCGGTGTACGACGAACCGGTCAAGCGTGAGCTGACTCTTCAAGACATGATCGACGTCGCTATTGCTCAGGGTCACGGTCCTGAGATCAAGAAGATCGTCGAAGCGCATGTCGCCAAGAGCGGTGTGTTGGGTAGCCTTACCGTCTACGTCACCAATCCAGACGGTACTCGCTCCACCTGGAAATCGCTGCCGGAATACTTCGGCCGTGAACTGTACCGTTGCCTGTGCGAGATGGGTATCCCGTCCCGTGTGTCTGAAGGCGGTGGTAAGCCGGTCAGCTTGAAGAAGCGTCTAACCCGTGTGTCGAAGAACGACGCAGATACGTGGACGCAGATCCGCTGGAACCTAAGCGAGTTCCATTGCGAAGGTGGTGGTGTCGAAATGACGTTGCCGATCTGGAGCGGCACTGAGTTCGTCCAGACCGACCTCAACATGGAGCAGGTCAATCAGCTGTGGATCTGCCTCAACAAGCTCAAGGTGCCAGCCTATCCGTTGCTGGATGCTGACATTGGTCCTGGTGGCTACGGTCCGCAATGGCGTCACTGGCAGGATACCCAACTCGTCAATGAAGACGAGGTCAAGGCTTACTTGGCGCAGGGCTATCAGCAGGTTATCCGGGTCAGCCATTCCGAAGAGTTCTACGGCAAGGTCGTGATGCACCGTGAAATCGACCAGTTGCAAAACTGCATCGACAAGCTGCGCACCAATCCAGACGATCGCCGTATGCTGGTGACCGCCTGGAACCCAGGTCTGACGTGGCGCTGTGCATTGCCTCCATGCCACCTGTACTTCCAGTTCATGACCTCCTACCGTACCGGGAAGGAAGTCTGTGAAGATCTGTACGGCGAGCGTGACTGTTGGAATGACTTCTTGTCGATCCTCTGGCAGGATAAGCAATGCATCCTTACTCCGGATACCTTCATCGCCAAGTTCGACAGCGATGCTGGTTTCCGCGAATACATGGAAACGATCCTGAACGGCGATCACTACAAGATCCCAACACGCCATCTGCATTGCCTGCTGGTCATGCGTTCTTCGGACACCCCACTGGGTACGCCGTTCAACGTAGCGCAATACGCCTTGCTGGTGCATGTGATCGCTCACGTCACCAATATGGAAGCGGCGTCGTTGACGTGGGTCGGTGGGGACTCGCACATCTACGTGAACCAGATCGATGCGATCAAAGAACAACTCAGCCGGGAATCCATGCCTGACTGCGATGTTCGCATTCACTTCGAACGTGACTTCAAAGAGATCGATGATTTCACGCTCGACGCAGTAAGCTTTAGCGGTTACAGTCATCGGGGGTTCTTGGACATTCCAGTGGCTGTATAAAGGATGTATCGCTTGGGGGAGGACCATCTCCCCCGTTCCACTGGGGTTCAATCATGTTAACACGCAAGTCATTCGGCATCATTAAAAACTCTAATACCGAATTGCAAAATGAAGCAATCTCCTTTACCCCGGACGGCGAATACCGCATGGGGTCGTACGCGTTGGTTCCGGTTACTGAGTTCCAGCAAGTACCGCACGTTCTGTATCTTGAGGTAGTCACGGTCATCGCTGAAGATCAGATTGTGAAATCGGTCTATGAGATCCGTGAGTACAGCGTAGACGAAGAATGCTGGAAGCCCTGCGTCCACGCTTACGTTACACCGTTCTGCATCCGCACTGAAGCTTTCGTAGGAATGCAACAGTACTTGCGTCGTCGGGAACATCCCGACGCCAGAGTCATCCACGCAGAGTACTTTGTTGAATACGCAGCCTAAGGACCTGGTCATGCCAAAGCGGACGATGAAAGAAATGTTGAAGGATCCACAGCCAGGTGATTACTGGTCGGAGTTTCATGGACCTTCGTTGTTTGTTGCAGATGTCAGGGAAAACGGTAAGGTGGTGGTGATTACAGACTGGTTGACGCGGGGTGGGCATCATCCTGACTACACCAAGGCTCGGGAGGTCTCGCGGGAGGTATTCCTGGAACTGCTCGAGCACACCACCAAGCCAGGCTTTAAAGGCAGAAGTTACCGGGGTCGTGAAATCACGTTACTCTGGGTAGATATCTGGCGGCATGAATACCGGGGCCACGCAGCCTTGGATCTCAGTGATGACGAGGAGCACTCGGACTATTACGAAAACCGCTGGAACACAGTCCACTGATGTAAACCGATTGTGATGATACATTATTCAACAGATCAATCATCACTAAGGACGATCATGTTCGATACTAGAACACCAGCTATCGAGACGATCAAGCGTGGTATAATCGACACCCTAGTCGATAAGCATCCCAACTTAGTATTCAATGGTGGTGTGAATCGGCTAGGTGAGATTACTCTCGCTGATCCCCGTGCAGTGCGTAAGAAGGAAGGAGTCCCGAACACCAAGATAAATGCTCAGATCAAAGGCTACAAGAAGAACATCTGGTACTTCTACGATCGAGACAAACTGGAAGACTGGGTAAATGAGTTCAGCGTGCGGTCCTTCGCATTGAGGGATTACTCGACTAACGAACTTACCTACGTCCTCAGGATGTTGAAGATCGATGAGGAACAGGTGGATGTGTTTCGCGCCAACAGGTACATGGGTCAGGAGCGGATCCGTATAACCGCAAAGAAGTCCTCGATCCAATTCATCGGAACGGTCTTGATTGACGTCACGACCAACTCGCGCTATTAAGCTGAGGAAGCTAGTAATGCGTTATGAAGATTGGCAGCAACGTTTGGCTGAACTCAAACGACCGAAACCCGTTACCCCAATACCCAATCTCGCAGCTATCTTGGCGATGACGGAACATGGTGGCATCGGGATGAAGAACACCCTGCCATGGGGACGCATCAAAGGCGATCTGCCGAGGTTCAGGGCATTCACCCTAGGCAATGTAGTGATTCAGGGTTACAACACCTACATGTCGCTTGGGAAGCCTTTACCGGATCGCATCAACATCGTGATCACCAGTCGCGATAAGCCTACGCCTGATACTGAGTGGCCGGCAGAAGTCCATGTGGTTAGGTCCGTTCAAGAAGCGCTGGATCTTGCGAAGTCTTTCGAGACCGAATGGATCTACGTGATCGGTGGGGCACAGATCTACGAGGCGATGTTGCCTTACTGCTCCCGGATTGAGTTGACGGTGGTGGCGAGTGAAGATGCTTGCGACACCTTCGTCAAGTTCGAGAACGGTGTTAAGGAATGGCGCTTCCAGACACTTGAGAGCGTCAAGCATGACAATGGAACTCTCTCCCATGTCTATTATCAACTTTTTCGGTGAGCACCTAGATCTATCTGGACCGGATGAACGCATCTTTGTGGTCACCGGTGAAGACAATGCATTCCCCGAGGAGTACCGCATCCTCAAACACTTCAACCCGCGTGAAGTGGAGCTGTCGCTGACGTACCGCGGAAATCCTCCAACCTGTGAAGCCATGGTCGAGTTCTTGATCATGCAAGGCTTCATCAAACCCAGACGCGTTCAATAAGGAACACATTCCATGCAAGAATTCTACGACGAAAAGAACCTCCCTACCGCAACCGAAGCCCGCATCCAAGACGCTGCCATCAGCTTGGGTTTCTTGTTGGCACAGCTCGGTAAAGAAATCCCTGAGTTCGTCACCAAGGCGGCCGGTGATAAGTTCACCACCGACATCGCTGTCGAGGACCTGCTGTACAAGGAACTCAACGAGCTGATCACCAATGAACCTGCCAAGGCCAACGAACTGCTCGATGGCGACACCACGACCTCCAAAGGTCTGCTGACCTGGTGGACTGAGTTCCACGCCTCCAAGCGTGACTACTCGGTCGAAGCCCTGCGCCTGGCGAAGAAACTGGCTAACGCCGACGGTAACGTGGACGTCTACCACGAATCGGGCGTCTGCACTCACTGGCTGACTCGTGGCACTCAGTCCTGGCCTGATCCGGATTCGCGTACCAACGAACTGCGCATCCCGCTGAACAAGCTGGCTGTCCGTACCGGGGAAGATGCAGGTGGTGCTTACACCTACCTGACCTACCCGTCCAACGCAAACTTCCACAACATCGTACGTGCCGTCAACGGCCGTCTTGTTGCGGGTGAAACCAAACGTCCGAGCTGGATGTACTAAGGAAAGGAACTCATGAGTAAGAACGTCGAGGCTGTAGAGCCAGTGGTTTACAAACCCATCACCGAGAACGTTGCCTATCAAACGGACCACAATGGTCGCAAGACTGTCGTGTATCCGTGCCGGGTCAAGGCCGATGTGGTCTTTGTCAAGCGTTCTCTGGATGCTGTTGACTCCACTTCTATTTCGCGAGCGCGGTTTGACCGCTACTACTCGCTAGTAGTTTGATGTAATTATTTACATAACAGCCCATTGTTATACAGCAATGGGCTCTATGCCATCAGGGTATCAGGAATGAGCGATTTACCTGAAGAAGTTGCGCCGGAAGAAGAAGACCTCGACTTGCATAATGTCGGGACTTGCGACTGGTGCAAAGGCAGTAACCTGATCGTCAAACCTCATCGAGATTTCGAAGAGGGTAGTGGTGGTCCGATCTACGACGTGTGTAAAGCATGTCGCGTGAAAGAAGCAGATTCCCTCTGCGATGAAGATGATTGGAACGACTGAAGCGTTCCCCATTAATAAGGAAGTCAACATGAAACTGCAAGCCCTCAAAGAAGCTGAGTTCAAATCCAGCTCCTTGCAAGTTATCCCGGTAATGCCTCGCCGGATCAACAGTCTGAGCGAACTACCGGTTGTGTCTTATCACTTCATCGTCGATGGCGAAGTGCAACAGGTCCACTACAACCTGGTACCTAACACCCAGCGCCGTCAGCCGCTCATCCCGAGTAACTACGCGACGATCGCTCGCGACATGGTCGAAGCGTACAGCGAGCTCGGTGTTCAACTCCATCCAGACAATCGCGCTGCGTGGTGGTCGGACGATAAAGAATACCTCGCCCAAACGATGCAGAACATGATGCGGCAGAAACTCCGTGCCTGCATGAACGGCCGCCATGCCGAGGGTGCGACGATCCATGCGTTGGGTCACACCTACGTTCCGCTGGATCAGGGTGCCAGTCTGCGCATCTATCCGCCCAAGGAACCGCAGGACATGGATCTGGATCGCTGGGACATCATCCTGAAAGGTCAGGTGGCGTTCTTCGGCGAGAAGTGTGAGTTCGCGGTTCATCACGCTCACGCTCAAGGGTTTGAACTCTGGAACTTGGTGGGGATCATGAAAGAGCTGGAGGACATCATCCTCCGCTGGTTCCCGTTCGCTAAGGGCCATATCCAGTTCTGGGACATCCAAACCCTCAGCAACCCAATCAACCACCAAGACAAACACATCCGGGCGTGAACATGAACGATCAAGTACCTCAGGCGCAGCAGCGCCGTCTGCCTGCCGCTCAGTTGACCGTTGACGAACAAGTCACGGCGGTCTACGCGATTAACCTGCTGGATCAGTTTGGCCTGATTCATCTGTGGTCGTACGTCCAGGAGAACAACATCTCCGCCGATCTCCCGTATCACAATGAACAGCATCTGCTGAACATGGTGAGCTGGTGCGGTAAGTTGTACATGAGCGATTCGCTGACCTTCGACGCTGGGCAACTGAAGTTGTTGCTCGCAGCGGCGTGTCTGCATGACGTCATGCATTCCGGTGGTCTGCGTCCTGACTCGGAGAACATCGAGCAAGCGTATCTCTTCATTGAGAATGCGTGTTCCTGGATCAAAGACCACGACACGAAGGTCTGGCTGAAGTTCAATAAGGAAGCGATCAAGAACCTGATCAAGGTGACTGAGTTCCCGTTCATCCACGAACCAAAGTCCAGCCTCCAGAAGATGATCCGTGATGCAGATATCTTGCAGAACTTCTCGGGTCATAGCTGCAAGTACCTGAACGGCCTCTGGCAAGAGTTCTCTCGTTCCGGTAATGTTCTATCGGCCGAAGAGCTGATCCAGCGTCAGGAAGTGTTCATGCGTGATGTGGTGTTCTACACGTACACCGGTCAGGCAATTAAAGCCACTGTTGGGAGACAGGTCTTTACAGAACAAGCCAAACACTTTCTGGCCGCTAAAGCAGTAAACTGATTCGTATTAGGAGTGGGTTGTGAAGAAGCTGGTAAAGCTAGGCGACATGTTTCCAGGCAAGTGCGTTTGCATTAACCTGATTTACTTCGTCCCAACGAAAGAATTCAACCTCTACTTTGAGGCCACCGTATTCGGGTGGTCTGCGATCAAAGAAGGCTGGAGCAATTTCGCTCAGTACCTGGTTGCTCGGGGCTTGGGTGAGATGTTCATTAATACCGACGATGGTAAAGTAGTGCGTATGGGTCTGGTAGGTGACACTATCACTCGCATCGATGAACCAGTCCTGCTGGAAGATAGCACGTACATCCGTGACGCCGATAAGGGCGACAAGGGTCGTACCTTCCAGTTGGATCGGTTTCATCCGACCCTGTCTGCCATGAGGAATCTGTTCGATCTCTGTCCAGATGCGGACAAGTTCTTGGGATCGCAGATGATCGCGTATCTGGCTATGGCCGTGGACTCCTCCGCGAAGGACAACACGTATCGCCAAGACCTGATCGCTCTTGTGGCAGATGATGCGTGTACAGAAGAGAACATGCTGGCTTTCGCAGCACGCTGTGAGGAGCGTCATGCTCGCCGGTATGTGAACGCTTCGGTGGAATCCAATGGCTACTCCATCATGGGGCAGGCGGCGGATAAACCAGGGGATCCGAACTCTCTGTACACGGTAGGTCTCTCGCAGTTCGGAGAGGGCTACGAGGTATACCTGATCGAAGACTTCCCAGCCTTCGAGATGGGTTTGTTGATGACGGAAGTAACCCAGTGCGTAGTAGATGGGCTGAAAGTGTCGGAGATCAACGATCGACTCAAAGAGTCAAAGCGGTACAAGAAGAATCGTCCCCGACTAGTACGTTCCAGAAATGTCCGCGTGGAGGAAGTGTTCTTGCATCGGGTGCGTGAGAAGTTTGACACGTATCGCCTGATGCTGGACGTGTGATGTAACTAGGGATAGTGGTGGGGTGGATTGAGCGATCACCTCACTGCTGTAGTATCTTAACGACAGCGATAAAAGAATAAAGCATGCTGACATTGGTAGCAGGTAAGACCACTTACCCTGTAAGGGTGGTGAAACGCTAAGCACGAGGAATTGGATATGAGTTTAGTAAAACTGGGGTACGTTCGTAAGGGGATGCCGTTCTACTACAACGGCTGCGTAGTTGAGGCGCTGGTTGACTTCAACATCTACGACTACGTACAAAGGAACCTGGAGAAGTTTGACTTCACGGATGAGGGTGTGGATGACACAATCCTCGCTGCGATGGTCAATGACAACTACGTCAGCCTGCTGACTAGCCGCGACACCGACTACCATCGGAAACGCAAGCAGGCAGCCGAGAAGGACGGGGGTCGTTACTTCTCGTGTCAACTGGTGCAACCGACGGTCATGCAGTTGAAGACCTTGGCGGAAGCATCGCCGTGGATCGTTGATAACCTCTACATCAACCAGATCGCAACTCTGGCTTGGGGTGCCTCTCGTAGGCGTGGGGGCGTCAACATCAAGTCTTTGGTGCATGAGATCGAAGGCTGCAACACTGACGAGGATCGGGTGGATATCCTGAGCCTGATCAGTTTCAAACTCAACGTCGAAGCTGTGGGTCACAGCGGACAGAAATTCTAAGGGAAAAGCTGCATGAAACATCTCGCGACAGTACTGCTGTTGGCTCTGGGTTCTTTGAGCACCGCCCATGCGGTAGCCGGCGAATACCTCGTACAACAAACGGATTGCAATAATCTGGCAAAGGAAGCCGAGGGTATCGCAAAGAAGCATGATGCTGGGGTAGCCAAGGCTGAAGTGCTGACTTATTTGCGAGACGATGCAAAGATGTCCGACATGGGGTATCGCGCGACGGTACCCCTGTTGTTTAACATCACCGACGACCTTTATCGTGGTAGTCTCAACACGACTACTGCCACAATCGCTGAGGACGTCTCAGCGATGTGCGAAGAGCATGTGAGTACTACCGTTCCCATTAACGACTGATATGCAACGTTAACCTTTTGTTAGTGAGTGAAGAAGTGATTGTCCGTAGTCTCGTAAATAAAATGTTCCGCACCTTTGTTTTGATTGCTGCCTTGACCGTAATCTCTCAACAATTCGGAAGCATACAGCTGTAACAATCCAGCGTTGCTGGTTTAGACTATTCATTAGTCGGCTTAGGTCAGGGGCTGGATCCCCTGACTTTATGCTGTTCGCAGCATAGATGCAGGCTCACGCCTGCATCTAGCCTTTTCTTTTTTTTGTGTTACGGTGCGACCGGTGCCTTGAACACGATCTCACGCTCACCCATGTAGAGCCAGGAGTTGGCTACTGGGAGCAAGCGCGTAGTAACGTCTACAGTCCCGTTAGGGATGTAGTCGATCTCAAGACGTACGTTATCGCCCCGAACCTCGTTGTGCGTCGCCACGTACGCCATGAAGGCCGCTACGTCGGCGTAATCGCCAATCGGGTAGTTGCGGTACATGATCTCGAGGTCGAGGTCAAGACGCTTGTAGAAGATGTCCATGGTGCCGGTGTAATCGCCGATACCAGTCAGGACGACCTTGGTGTTGTGGTCGGGATGCGCTGGGTTGCTGTACACTTCCGGTGGGCCGAACTGCACGTCTTCTGCCGTGTACTCGGTACCGTTGGTCGTGTTCAGCAGGGCCAGCATGTTCTCGAACGCTGTTTTGCTAGGATCGACGAGCATGGGTTATGACCTGCCTTAAACGGTGATACGGATTTGCTTGGTGCCGAAGTAGATCAGCGACTTGGCCACCGGGGTGACGTCGACGTAGGTGATCCCTGGGGCGGTTGGCAGCGCACTGATCGAGAAGACCAGCTCTTCGACACGGATGTCGTTCTTCACCGCGAACTTGGCTTTGAAGTCAGCCCAGTCGGTGTAGTCGATCTTGTAGTAACGGATGAACTGAACTTCGAAGTCCAGGTCCAGACGACGGTAGGTCAGCTCGACAGCCTCGCTGTAATCGCCTTGGCCGGTCGCTACGATCTTGGTGTTGTCTGCGGTACGGTCCACTACGTCCGGCTCGTCCGGATCTTCTGGGTCCGCCTTAGGCAGATACACTGGAGGCAGTGCGATCGGATCACCGAGCTTGAAGTCAGCGTAGGTCAAGTCCGCGTCGTTGGTAGTGTTCAGCAGTGCCAACATATTGTCAGCGGCTGTCTTAGTACGATCTACATACATTGTCAAAACTCCACTTGTGTTAAAACTTTAAAGGTGGTGGCTATAAGATGCGAATACATAAAATTGGGGCGGTAGAAAATGCAACGTGGAATTATGATTTCCCTTGAAGGGATTGATGGCGCTGGCAAGACAACTCAACGTGACGTAATCGAGGAATACCTGCAATTAAAGGGTATCCCGTACATCGTCACGCGTGAGCCTGGGGGTACGCCATTCGCGGAGAAGATCCGTGAACTGCTGCTGTCCCCTCACGATGAAAAGGTAGACATCGTGGCAGAGACGATGATGTTCTACGCAGCCCGCCAGCAACATGTGGCACAATGCATTGAACCGCATCTGGCCAAAGGTTACGTCGTACTGTGCGATCGTTTCTCTGACTCGACGTTCTCCTACCAACGTGCCAAGGGTATCCACTCGAAGCAGATCGAAGCGATCGAGAAGGCGTCTATCGGCGACTTCAAACCAAACTGGACCATCTACTTCGACATCGACGTAGAAACCAGCATGAAACGCGCTGCGGCTCGCGGCAGACTGGACCGGATGGAGACGGAGTTCTACGAGAACGCCGAACAGTCCATCGAAGGCTACAAGATGCGAATCGCACAAGACCCTGCGCGGTTCATCGTCCTGGATGCCAGACCACACCCGACCGAAGTAGCTGATTGTGTCCGGTCTGTATTGGACAAGATCTTCGGTTAGTCAACCGATCTCTAATGCTACATTATAGTCTTGGTGTTACAGCCAAGACTATTCTAGGATACTATTTCGATGTTAGAATCTCTCGATACACTTTTGCAACTCTCCCTCATCCACGCTAACCACGACAAGGCCACCATCAAAAAGATGTCCTTGAAGATGATCAAGCGTGTGGCGCCTCATGTCCGAGCCGAAATCCTCAACGGTGTTCTGGACAGCAAGGATCCTAAAGCCGTCATCGATTGGCATGCGGATCGTTTCATCACATTGAACGCAGCAGCCAACGAGATCAACAACATGGGTTACTTGGGCATGATCCTGCACGATGGGAATGCCTACCCGCTACACGTCATCATTGAAGACGAGTACGACAAGCAATACGTTCTCACTCACGAAGTCGAAGTCGCCAGGAAAGCTGCCGTTCGGTTGGGTGAGGAACTCGATCCTGGCAAGTCCACTTGTGACGTAGTCTTCTTCAAGAATCGAGGGTTTACCGGCATTCGGTACAACTTCACCATAGGGAATTGAAAACAATGAACAGTTACGCAAAGACTAACGTAGTCAGTATCTCTCGCGTCGTACCTGTGCTACAACAAGCCAGTGACATGGCGTTTCTTTATATCCCGGTCAATACACTGGGTACGGCTGTTGAGCCTAAACGAGCAGTCCGCTTGGAATGCTGGAAACACACCGGCGAGCGTCGTGCAGTTCTGTATGTCGCAGATAGCCTGAAGTACGCGATGGTTCGCAAGGCCGACGATACACACGTCCATTTGTTCAGCCAGACGTTTCCCCTCATCGACTCGAACGAAGGTATCGAGTGGTTGACCCAAATTCATCGGCATGTGGAAGGTGATATCCATCTGCCGAAGTTTCAGTTTGTTACATACGCCTCTAATTAAGGAAGTCCCATGATTCTCAATGACCGCCAAATCCGTCAACGCGCCGAAGTGGGTATGATCACCCCGTTTAACCACGAACTGGTTCGCCTGGCCGATGGTATCAAGCGCATCAGCTACGGCCCCAGCTCGTTCGGGTATGACGTGCAACTGGCAGACGAATGCCGTGTGTTCTGTAACAACACTGGCGAAATCATCGACCCCAAGGAACTCGACGAGAACTTCCTTTACATCCCTGAAATCCACACGGGTGTCAAAGGCCGTTGGGTAATCCTTCCGCCAAACACGTACATGCTCGGGCGTACTGTCGAATACTTCAAGATCCCTCGCGATACTTTGGTGATCTGCCTGGGTAAATCCACTTATGCTCGTGCAGGTCTTCAGGTCAACGTGACGCCTCTCGAGCCTGAGTTCGAAGGTAACATCGTGATCGAACTGGCAAACAGCACCAACAGCCCTATGCGGGTCTACGTGGGCGAAGGTATCGCGCAGTTCCTCTTCCTGCAAGGCGAAGAGTGTGAAACCAGCTACGACGACCGCGGTGGTAAATACCAGGGGCAAACAGGAATAACCTTACCGAGGGTCTAATCATGGATTCCATCGTTACCGTTTACAACCTCGATAAAATCATCGAGTTTATTGACCTGCACGGAACCTCCGGTACGGGTGAGCGCTTCCGCGCAATCATCAACGAAGCCGCCGATCGCCTCCCTGAGTTGGAAGGCGCGCCGGTATTCCGTCTGACCAACGATCCGGCCATTCGTCAAGGCTATACCTCCAACATGGAGAAGTCGAAGACTGTGGCCCACTTCCCGTTTCCTGAAGGTACTTACGTCTTCACGCTGATCGAGATGGAAGGACAGGAAGTGGTAGCCAACGTGACCATGACTGGCCACAACCGCATCCTGATCGTCGTGAATCTGGACTCCGGCACTGTCGAAGACCTCACCCACTTACTCGTTTAAGGATTGTCATGAGCATTGCACCAATGCCTGTTCACAAAGACGACGGTACGCAAATCGACATGAACCTCTTCGCAGAGCGTCTGCGTCGAGCGCAGTATCGTCAGGACCTGCATGATGCCCGGTACCACACCGACATCTACGTCCTGCCAAAGGCCAAGCGTCTGACTCACCTCGTACTGCATCACTGTAAGTACGTGGCTGAACTAGTGCTCAAGCTGGAGACCTGGACGCCGGAATGGAAGAAGGGTGAGATCAACGGCTGGAAGCGTTTCGAGCGCATAGCCTTGGATGGGGTGATCATCTGCTTGTCGATGACCAACATCTGCGGTAAGCTGGTCCCAGGTACGTTCGCCACCATGCCGTGGATGAACATCAGCGCTCGAGAGAGTATGATCACGAGCATGGGTAAAATGGCCAAGACGATCGAGGACATCGATCACATGGGTCAGTCCAATCCTCTTGGGGAACTTTGGAACGAGTGCATGGTGCTGTTCTCCTGCTACGTCCATTGCCTGAAGTTGATGGGTATCCCGTTCTGGGAGATGTTCGACAAGGTCCACGATCGTTTGCTCGCCGTGGAAGCCAAACACATGTGGCACAACAACATCCTCGACGAGATCGACCGTCTCATGGAGGAATACGACTCGGAACGGATCATCAACGGATGAAAATCTGGACCATCCAGGTTGCCCAGTGGCGGGAAGCGGATCGCTTAGGCATTCCGTTTCTCGATACCACCTTCAAGAGTGGTGACCCCGTCTTTGCTCCTGATCGGAAACTGGTGATGGCGTACAAGGCAAACGAAATCACTGAGGCTGAGTACACCAGCCACTACACGGGGAAGATGCGCGAGTCTTATCGCAACAACCGTGAACGTTGGCTGGAAGTGTGCAACATGCCAGAGGTGGCGATCGCCTGTTACTGTGGGGCAGACAAGTTCTGCCATCGCCACATCACCGTCAACTTCCTTGTAAAGGTCTGTGAGTCCCTCGACATTACCGTGGAGCGCATGGGCGAAATTCGGAGGCAGTAGTAAGCCGCCATGTTTGAAAGTATTAAGGAACGGCTATGGGGGAAGCCTGAACCACCTCCAAAAGAACCGGAACCCATCAAGATCCTGTCGCAAGCGGAGTTGCTGGCCCACTCGATGGTCCCGCTGATGTCTCCTCGCGAGTGCATCATGATCGAGATCACCAAGTCCCAGCAACCCCTGACGCCAAGAACGTTCTTATTGACCCACTGGCCCTACCTGAAGGTCGCAAACAGCCTACCGGATGCAGTGATGCTCCAACGGGCTGCCTTGGTCCCCTACAGGGCTCAGAAGGCCAATCACGGCTACCGGATGATGAGGGTTCCACTTCAGGATGGATGGCTGTTCCACATCGGTACCAGCACCTATCCTGAGCCACCCACCGAACCTGCTGAGATGTATGCATACCTCGACGACCCCGAATGGGAACTCGTCGATCGCATTACCCATCAATTGACTCCTAAAGGATCCTTGTTGGTTAAGCGTGTTTGCTTGGCGACGATGTCCACTGTAATGGATTATCACGTCATCAATGGGATAGCGTTCCTGAGGTTGAAGCCACCTGTGGTCCAAAACCTCTATGACACTATCGCGGAAGCAGCCACCAGCATCCTTGGTAAGAAATAACATACTTCGTGGTATGGTATAGCAAAACTGTTACGCAGACATAAATGAGGTGACGAATGATCTATTGGATCTTTCATCTCCTTGCCCGGATCTACTGGTACGACGGAATGCGGTCACTGACCGCCCGCCTTATCGGTAGTCGAACTGGTTCGCCCATAGCCAGTGTTTTAGCTAACCCAAAGACGACGCCAATAGATTGGCTAGTCATGTCCTCTGGACACGGGAGTAGCACAGGCATCTGGAGCCTGAAACACTGATAAGATATGGGCGCCTATCTTACGGGTGGAGATGACTCCGACACGATCGCGAGTAATCAACACCGCTCCGACCTTCGGGTCGGAGCCTTATGTCCGTTACCTCCACGAATGGATAAGTAGTTAGGAGTTTAACAATGAATGCCGCCACTAAAGTACCAGCCAAGAAATACGACGTAATCACTGTTCCACTCGAGAAAGTGCGTCAAGGTCGTGAGATCTCCAGCACCAACTCCACCCTTCAGAGCGTGTTGCGTAAGAAGGACTCCGCCGATGTAGTTTACTACAATATTCCAACCAAGGAAGATAACATCTTCTGCCGCCACACGATCATCGTTAAGGTCGACAAAGCGGCGTTGGGCGAAGACCATGACCACCCTGACATGAATGATCTGTACGAAACTGATTTGCCGTGGGCAGGTTATGTGACGTTCCTCGGGTCTTCTCGTCAGTTCCGCAACCGCTTCGGTCTGCAAGTATTCACGCGGATCGTCAAAGAGTACGAAGGCATCCTCTACACCTTGTGTGAAGGCGGTATGCCCGTTACGCGTGACCCACTCATCATCAAGACTGACAACCACCAAGTCAGCACGGGGTATGTTAACCTGACCCTGATCGATGACACCAACCCGGATATCCTGAAGTCTCTACTCTCAGGTCCCGAGTTCCCACCGAAGACCATGAAAGACGAAATGGAAGCCATCGGGTATGTGTGGCAGAAAGATCGGTTCGTGACCAAAGAGGGTCTGAAGTACAGCGAGATCTTCTGCCGCATTTACGGAAAGTTCCTTACGCCAACCAACGGACGCTGATATGTTTAAAACTCTCAAAGTCGTGGCGATAACCCTCGTGGCTATCGCCGTTATTGCCCTCACCCTGTACAAAGGTATCCCTGCGGTTATCGGGTACATCGAAGGGAAAGCGATTGCTGAGGTTAATGACCGTCAGGAAAGAGAACGCCTCAATGTTCAGGTCGATATGGCTGATCTCACTATTGAGTTCAACCGTGACCTGAGCAAGGAGGTGGCCTCCACCACCGAGTACTTCAATACGGTCGAGGATCAGATCGATGACGTGATTGCCAAGCGTCAGGCGAATGCTGTGGAGTTGCCGGCAACCGTAGTCACGGGATTCCATCCGGTAGCTCCAAAACCAGTTGCGAATAAACCGGAACCACCAAAACCTCAAGAAGACGACATTTCAGAATTGTCTCTGGCGTGGCAGTCGTTCTGCAAGATTCGCCCGTCGTATAAAGACTGCATTGAAGGAACACACCCATGAAGTACTTCCTGGCACTCTGCACGGTACTTGCATTGTTCGGTTGTACAAGAACCGAAACGAAGTACGAAACCCAAACTCATTTCGTCACGATGGATGACGAATGGTTGAAGGATTGCGTAGTCGTCCCGCCACCAGAAAAGGTAGCTTACGAGGCTGCCCCAGAGGGCGTCAGGGCTGCGATGTGGTCCAAGGTATACGTCAGGCAGCTGCTGGAGAACTCGCTCTGTAATAAAGGCACAGGCAAGGCTAGGGCGTTTAACGAAACGGCCAAGCAGAAGAACCTGTTGCTGATTCAGAACAAGTAACGTTAACAGCATAGAGGCAGGGGTTCATTCCCCTGCCTCTATGCCCTTTCTTTTTTTGTTTACGCCATGACGCGGTGCAGGTTGAACGGCAGCTTGATGCCTTCGTCGTTACTGCGTACCACGTTTACACGGTACTGACCGATGTCAGACTCTTGCGGGGAGTGCTGAGTCTTCGATACGTCCAGCCACTTGATCATGTACGGCAGGTTGCACTGGGACGGAGCATTGAACTCCACAGGGCGGTGCAGTACGTCGCAGGCGTCGGCTACGTTGAAGTTCACGTAGGTCTTCAACTCATCCCAACCAGTACCCGGAACGATCGAACCGGAGTCACGCTGGAAACCGATCCAACGCATCTCGGAGGCACGGGCCTCCATGATCATGTCATCGATCCACTGACGGTTGGCTTTCCAGCAGGCTTGACCGCGTGCGGTGGTAAGTTCGTAGCCGATGACGTACTTGCCCACGTTAACGTGTACTTCTGCTTCGTCTTGCGCGATACGCTGAACGGCATTGCAGATAGGGATGAAGTCGCCTGTCTGAGCGATAGCGCCAGTTACTGCGAAGGAGCCCATGAAGTTCACACGCTCGAGCAGGAATAGCGCTACGGTGAACATGAAGGCTGCTGCGTAGACTTCAGGATCGTCCGACTTACGCAGACCCAGGGAGTATTCCAGACCGATACGGTAGGCTTTGCCCATGGCTTCGCCGATACGGTGGAAACGCTGGATCGATTCCTTCACACCCAGTACGTCTTTCAGTACGGCGTTCGGATCGTCGAAGCTGTAACGCACGATTTCCGAGTAGGTGGTCCAGTGCAGGTTTTCGTTCGCAGTGATCTGCTCCCAAGTGGTCTTGAGTGCAGAGTTGGTCACGAAGTGGTTAGCCACGGCGCTGATGCCGTTAGCGGCTTCGGTGTCCGATTCCCACTGGAAGCCCAGGTTCTGGATCATGGCCTGAGCGATGCCAGGCTTAACGGTTTGGAACTCGAGCTTGCAAGGTTCGAAGTTGAACTCGTTGGTGTCCCAGTCAAGAGAACGCAGAGCACGCCAGTACTTCCACAGTTCTGGGTGGTGGTCATGAATGGTGTCGCCCAACCCACCACGCTGACCTAAGAACAGTGCGGGGCTGTCGTAGTCAGTCTTATTGGGGTTGAAGATCATGTCCGCGAAGTTTTCGTCTTTCACGGATGGGGGTAGGATTAGGTCGGTAGCGCTGCTCATGTATTAAGTGTCTTTCGAGAAGTTGAGGGAAACCGGGAGTAATGAACTCCCGGAGTGGGAACGGATTAAACGGAGCAGCCGCCGCCGGTGCAGACAGGACCATCGAGGTCGAGGCCATCGTCTTCGAACAGGGCTTCACGTTTGATGCGTTCAAGCGTCCCTTTGAGGGCTTCTTTATCAGAGGTCTCGACGTTGGTGTAGTACCAAGTCTTACCGCCCATGTTGGCCCAGTGGTTGGTCTCTTGCACCAGCTCTAGACTATCGATCTTGTCGTCGCCCTTGATCACGGCGTAGTAGTCGGCCGAGATCGATTGGTCGGTCCATTTCTGAACCACGGCATAGGAGTTCATCTGCTCGATACGAGTCATGTCCCACATGATCGTGTATTGATCTTTGAGGGTATCTGCTTCTGGAGCCACCCACTCCATGGCGTTGCTACCGTCCTTCTTGGTGATGGACAGATAACGCAGACCCATGAGGCTGTTGGTGCAGGCGCTGTACTTGGAACTGGATTCGCCCGGCATGTGTGCGCAGAGAGAACTGAAGCGACCACCACCTACGTCGATCAGATCCAGAGACACCTGATCCCAATCGTAGACGTTGACGAAGTTCGCCAGCGTATCTACTTCACGGGAGTAGGTCTTCTGAGGAGTCCAACCACGTACCCAGTCGGTCTTATGGATCCATGGAGCGTTGCCACGTTCCTTGGCCAGACGGATAGAAGCCTGGATCAACCAGTACATGTGGCGTTCTGCCACCCGGTGGATTTCTTCCAGACCTTCTTTGGTGTTGTACTTCAGGCCTTTCAGCGCCATGTGGTGCGCCAAGTCCATGATGCCGACACCGGCGTTACGACGAGCCTGAGCGGTGAGCTTCATGTGCGGAAGCGCATACTCGTTTTCGTCGATGCAGAAGTCGATCATGTACAGCAGGTTGTACGTGGCTTCCTGGTACTGTTCTTCGGTCTTGCAGTTGGTGACGATGATCGCGCCAAGCGCACACAACGAAACCTCAGGCTCACGACGGGAAGAGACTACCTTGGCCACCTTGTGTTCGGTTGGATCGTCCAGCGTGCAGTAGGTGTCGCCTGGCAGCAGTTCGATGGCAGCCACCGGACCACTGATGCGGTTCTTGATCAGGATGGCTTGGTTGCCATCCAGCAGAACCTGTTTACGCTTCTTCGTGGTCAGACGAATGTAGGACAGGAACTTGTCGCTGTACAGCTCCATCATGTGGCTGTACCAGTAGGTCGGCTGTGTGATTTCAACACACAGGTTCGAACTGAAGATCTGGTCACGATGAGGAGTGTGGAAGTTGATGGTGTCGATCATGGCCATGTAGTAGCGGCCAGTTTCGAAACCTTGCGAACGGGAGTTCACTACCAACCAGCGGGCAGAGATCCAGGTCTTCTTGAAGGATTCGTCTTTCTCGTACTTCTCGTAGAGAGTAGCGAACAGCTCCAGGTCCTTACCGTACATGGCGGCGTACAGGTCAGGCGCGGTGTAGCAGTTGAACATGAATACGTTTTCTTCGCCAGCCGACTTCCACAGCAGGAAGCGGTTCAGCATCATGCAGTAGTCGATGTTGCGGTTACGCTTGTTCAGAGGGGTGCGTGGGTTCTTCAGCACCATCATCTCTTTGACTTCAGGGTCAAATGCCGAGAAGTATTCAGTCAACGAGCCGCCACGGGAGCCTTGCTTGTTGGACTTGACCACGCCGGTCTGTTTATTGAAGTACGGCGCTTTACCGTTGTGGACGATACTGCCGCCACGAATCGGATCGCCCAACGAACGGACGTGGTGGTTGCTACCCAGGCCTGCCGACATGTAGGTCATGACTTCGGCGATGTGGGTGGTTACAGCGATGGACTCTTTGGTATCGCCACTGGTGTACAGGCAGCAGCTGAAGAAGCCGTTGTGACCGGTACCCATGTTGTTGTGGTTTGGCGTTGGTGCGGAGATCCGCTCTTCCGACAGGTCAGCGAAGAAGGACTTCAGGCGAGCCATACGGCCGGAACGCTCTTCACGCTCACACACGACCATTGCGACACGCATCAGGGCCAACTGACGGGTCTCGTAGATACGGCCTGTCATGCGGTTACGCAGGGCGTACTTGTCGCGGCCTTGTTTCAGTTGATAATGGGCGCAGTCATAATCGAGACGGTGGTTGATCCAGCGGTTGATCTTGACGTATTCTTCGTCGGAGTAGGCCAACTTGACCATCACGCCAGCGGCTTGCATGATCTCGTGGATCTGCTTCAGCGGCAACGGGTCTTTACTGCCGAATACCTCTTTATGGCATTCGATAGCATAAAGGCGACCAGCCATCAACTGGCCGGCCCAGGTGTCCTGGTCGATGCAGTTACGGATGAGGCCTTGGTTCAGCTCGGAAGAAGTAACGCGGGAAGGCATCTGCGAAACAGTCTTGGTGACGATTTCAGCCCAATCAATGTACTTGGAGAAGCCTCGAGCGCTCCACTTGCCCCAACCATTGATCTTCTTCGCGATGAATGGTTCTACCGATCCATCGAACTTAACTACTTCTTCAATCATGTTTCAGCCCTAATGACTTGCTGTGTTATAGTGAGATCAACTCATACCCAAGCGTCGTAACAAATTACGGTAACTTGTTGTAAAATCGACCAATCCCCGAAGCCTAAAATTGTGTTACGTTCATATTAGTCGGGTCGGTTTAGACCGCCCTCCTGTAGCTAATAATAAACAGCTAGCAGGGCCTGCTGCCCTGCGCTAGAACACTCGCCTCGGGATAAATCCCTCAATGGCTCGATAAGGATAATCAGACGTCATCCGTAGGATTCCACTCTCTATTAAGCTCCCCTCCGTCGTTCGCTATCGCTCTCTCCCCTCCCCTCATTCCAATATTCCTGTTCCGTAAACATTTACAGCACAAAGGCAGGGACCGAAGCCCCTGCCGATACGCTTAGTTGAAACTACGGTCAACCCAGGTCATGATGCCGTTAGACAGATGTGCGAGGATTTGAGAGATGTCATCGACGTCGTAGAGGAAGTCAGCATCGCAGGTCTGATGGTAGACCATGATCGCGTACTCTTCGTTGTCGATGTGCTCGGTCTGATCCCAGATAACATCACCATCGGAGTGGTCGGACCAATGAGCCTTGTCGAAGATCGTGGTGAACTTCTTGAGCTCGGTGACGCGGTCACGCAACCAGGTCAGCATGGCGCGAGCTTCGTCTTCCTTCAGAGAGCGAATCTGAGCGATGTCCTTGAACGCCTTGTCCGGTACGACTTCGGTGATGTCGTAGCCGTTGGACAGATCGTGGCGCTTGTCCACGGTGAGCGTACGGCCGCCAGGGAAGTCGCACTTGGTCTTCGCTGCGTAGTCGGATGGGTTCTCGATCTTGCGCAAGGCCTTGACAGCCTTATCGAGGATTTCCACCATCTTGTCGTCGTCTTCACGGGCCGTGTTGATGGCAGCACGAGTGGACTTCTCGTCAGCCATGATCGCAGCGCTGTAACGCGCTACAGCGGCTTCGTGACCCTGGTAGAACTTCTCCCAGGCAGCGAACTTCTTCTTCAGGAACTCGAGAGGGTTCTTCTCATCGAACTCATGACCCCAGGTCAGATTCTTGACGATACCTTCGCCAGAGATCTTCCCTTCCTTCGGCGTCCAGTCAGGATCGTTGTTACTGGCCGGGAAACATTCGTCGATGTACTCGGCCATCTTGTGGACTTGGCTGTAGTCCACGTTCTTCGGATCCCACTGTTGTTCGATCTTGCTGAACTTGGCATCTTTGGTAGGACGTGGAGCGAACATCGCTTTCAACGCACCTGCAACAGACTTCAGTGCTCCACCGATCAAACCTTCAGTCGACAGGCCATCCAGCCCGTAACGCTTGAAGAGGACGGTAGCTTCCTGCTCGATGATTGGACGGGAGATAGCCGCAGCCAGCGTACCTTCGGGAAGGGTGTCGAGACGCGATTCCAGCGACAGTACGGATCGGGACAGGCCCAACATCACCTTGCGGTGGTTGTGGGTGATAGGCTTGCCAGAGGCGCTTGCAACGCCACGCAGGTAATACGACAAACCTTCAGCGGATTCCATGGAGAGCCCGCTATCGTCCCAAGCCTTACCCAGGATCTTACGATAAGCCGATTCAAAAGAGGCTTCGTGTTCCCAACGCTCTTCGACGGGAATGTAGCCAAACAACGACTGTACTACTTGCAGCTTTAGCACCTTACCGTGCTCTTGTCTGAAACCCATGATAGCGTCATCCTGATATGTGGAGTTACATACAATTTCGGAGTCAATTATGTCTGAGGGAACCCTGCGTCATCACACCGGTCGTGGTTCGATGGATTTCGACATCGTCCCAGGACCACCGAGTCAACCCGCTGGAACGGTCGATAGTTTCATCCTGACCTCTGGCGGCTTCCAAGACACCATCAAGTTCCAAAGTGGTGTGGTCAATGGCGACCCTAACGGTCTGTCCACTGAGGCCTTGCTCGAGGTCTGCCTGATCCGCCTGCAAACCCTGAACCAAGGGAAGTTCGAATGCCGCAACAACTTCATCGCTATCGAGAAGATTGGCCATGCGATTGATGCGTTGACGGACCGTACGAAAGAGCGATCCGATCGCGGTGTGTTGGGTACCAACGAAGCGTGATGCGAGGCAGGGCGTAGTGCCCTGCCTCTATGCTGCAACCTAAAGAATTACGGTGATACATTATTGAAGTGAATAAGCTCCATCCCTAATCCCTGAGGAAATGCCATGTCTCTGAAAATCGCTGTCTGTGCAATCGCCGCTGTATCCCTTGGCGCCAACGCTTACCAGTTCCTGACCAACCGTGGTCTGAAGAAGATGTTGAACGACTCCGGTGTCTCCACTGCCAACAAGTGCGAGATCCTGAAGAAGGCTGTCGAAGGTCTGGAAGGTGATCTGTCTTCACTGAAGGCTGATCTGAATACCCTGATCGACGACATCACCGCCGGCAAGGTGGCTCCGAACGACATCGGCGAGCGTGTGATGAACATCTACCGCAAAGCGTCGAAGGACAAGGAAGAAGCCAAACCTGCGGAAGGTCCTGCTGCGACTGAGCCCAAGAGCGACGAAGCTGCATCCACGGAAAAGCCGAACGCTGAAGCCCCGACCAGCACCAAGTAAGCCCGACCGACCCGGTGTAAATGGAAGCAGGTGATGCCTGTCTGCTTCCATTTATTTTTTTATTTAATGTGCATATAGAATGTACAGACCCTGTAGTGTACTCGATTATAATCTGATTCTAAAAAGTTATAGTCGTACATTCCCTTCGGGAGAGTAGGCGTCTACCACGTTTTATTTTCAAACACTTAACACCATAACGAGTCGTCAATCATGACAGCCATCTATTTCCAACTCCTACGTTTTCTGGCCAATCAACAAGCTGACGCAGCTATCCGTAGGGTGTTGCGATCTAATAAGTCGGAATACATCCAGTTCCGCTACAGCGAAGGTTGCCTGTCAACACGCGTTAAGCTGCTGAACCCCCACGGTCCAGAATTCCAATGGGTGGAAGATCTTACCAGAAAGATCACCGCCGAAATCCAACGTATCAATGCCGAAAGGCAAAGTACCCTCGACCAGCTGGACCGCGAACGGTACGGCACGGAGGATTCGCTATGACTGACAAGTCGAGAATGGTGTTTCTGGCGGACGAGATCCATCGTCTCCAGAAGCTCTACGATGCAGGAACCCCGGAAGTCCCGGACGCTTCGTTTGACCGCTACGTCGATGAGCTCATTGCTTTGGAAGAACAGTTTCCAGAATGGGCTGATCCATTGTCACCAACTCGTCGTGTCGGTGGGGAGCCGATTCTCGGATTGGTGGAAGTTGAGCACGATACCAAGATGCTCAGCCTAGACAAGGTCCATACCTTCGAAGATCTGGAAACCTTCTGCCTTAACGTAGCCCAGGCGTTGAAGAAGGATTGCGTGGTTCTGTCCGGCGAGCTGAAACTGGACGGGATTGCCTCCACACTGATCTACCGCCACGGCTACCTACAACGCGCTGCAACACGCGGCGATGGTTTGGTCGGCAGTGACATCACCCACCATGCTCGCGTGATCCGTACGATCCCACGCAGACTCCGTGGTAAGGGTTGGCCTGACTATCTGGAGGTCTCTGGTGAGATCTTCATGCCAGTCAAGCCGTACGAGCGGATGAACACCCTGGCAGAGTTGGCTGGACAGAAGTCTTACGCTAACCCGCGCAATGCCACGGCAGGTATCATCACTCAGTTTGATCCTGAGTACGCTGCGCGTTGGCCATTGAAGTTCATGGCGTATCGAGTAGCGGGCAAGAACCAGATCAACGATACCCACATCGGTTCGATGAACCTGTTGGCCGAATGGGGATTCCAGATCGGCCCTCAGGAAGAACTGGATTTCGAGCTGCGTGAAGTCCCAGGGGAAATCGAAGTTGATATCGCCAACCTCCGCAAGTTCTGCGAAGACATGTTGGAGAAACGTTCGTCGTTACCGATGGAAGTCGATGGTCTGGTGTTCAAGGTAAACGAGATCGCTTTGCAGCACAAACTGGGTGAGCGCTCCAAGCATCCACGCTGGGCGATCGCCTTCAAGTTCCCACCTCAGGAAGAAATGACCATCATGACGGGTCTGGACTTCCAGTTGGGTCGGACTGCGGTACTGACGCCAATGGCTCGGGTGCAACCGGTACGAGTCGGTGGTGTGGTGGTCTCTAACGCCACGCTGCACAACGTCGAACATATCCGCCGCCTGAAGCTCAAGGTTGGTGACAACGTGGTCGTACGACGCGCTGGGGACGTGGTGCCACAATTGGCCTGGTCGGTAGAAGGTCGGGATCGGGATGAGTTCGAAGCTGAGCTCCCGGAGTTCTGCCCGTACTGCGGTGGTGACGTAGGTGAGGACAAAGGTGGTTCGTTGTTCTGCCTGGGTGATGACTGCACGGATCGGATCAAGAAGCTTCTGTCGTACGCCGTGGGTCGTGATGTACTCGATGTCGATGACGTGGGTCCTTCCTTCATCCAGAAGTGCGTGGATGTTCTGGGTGTGCGTTCTGTTCCCGATCTGTTCAACCTCACGGAAGAGCAGCTCGAGAAGGTCACCAAGACCGAAGCCGCCGCACTGAAGAAGATGGCTGCATTGGCCGCTGCGCGACACCAGACTCTGGAACGTCTGATTGCCTCACTCGGTATCCACAACTGCGCAGAAGGGACCTCAGCCACCTTGGCGCGGTTCTATCCAACGCTGGAGCGGATCTCGGAACTGACGTTTGATGAACTGGTGGAATTGCCAGACATCGGGGACGTGGTAGCAGACTCCATTGTCGGCTTCATGCACCTCAACTCAGATCTCATCGAGGAATACGGCGACATCTTCACCATCGATGCTCCACCATCGCGCGTGGACTCTTCATTAGAAGGGAAGACCTACGTGGTCAGCGGTAAGCGGTTCGGTAACAAGTCCCGTGCGGAGATGGAGTCGTACATCCAACTGCGTGGCGGGAAAGTGTCAAGTGGCGTGTCCAGTAACACCACTGAGTTGATTGCAGGTCTGGATGCAGGTGATGCAAAAGTAAGTAAGGCTCGGAAGCTGGGTATTCCAGTAACTGATGGGTCGCAATACAACTGATTGTAAGAGGGGTGGGAATATGGATCTGTGTGACATGGTTGAGTCGCTGCGTAAACACCAACAGGCAGAACGTGCCAAACCTGGGTTTTACGATGGATGTACCAAGATCGATTGGGAGTTGGAGGAACTCTGTCTCGAACTGGATCGCAATGCAACGGTGAGAGTGATGTCGCCTGAAGAAAGTTCAAAGTACATGCGTACGATGACGAGGCGGCATTACCATACCCCGACGAAGAGTGGGGATGGGTTACGTCCTCGTATCCAGGAGTTTGTGGATATCGCGAGGTCAATGACTCAGGGTAGTGGCGGTATCGTCAGTCTCTGTTAATGGACAGCATAAAGGCAGGCGCAAGCCTGCCCTTATGTTCTTTTTTTGTTTACATACCGTGCTGTTGGCTGTGACGACGCTGTTGATCAGCGAAATCATGCGCCTGCTGATGCTGACGACGATTCTGTTCTTCCCGACGATTCTTCTCAGCCTGTGCCTTATCGCGAGCTTGTTCTTCGCGATAGCGCTGGCCTTCGGCGTCCGGGTTGTTCTTGATGTCTTCGTCCATCAGTTCGTGTTTCTTGAACTTGTACTGGCCGAGTGACTTGCGCAGTAGTTCTTCGATGTCGCCATAGAGCGCATCCCAGACCACGCTGTGCGACAGACGTTGCAGCTTATGGATGTACATCACGAGATCGCTACAGGCTCGGAAGATATGCATACCCTTCTTGGTCTGTGCTTCGAACTCGTCCAGGTTGTCAGGCGCTTTCTGATGACGCCAGTCGTTGTCGGCCAGCATCTTCTCGAGCGCGGCGATGAGTTTATCGCCAGAGACAACGTGTCCTTCGATGGACTTGGTGAATTCGCCGTCATCCTTTACCAGATGCTCGTACTCGCCAACCAACGAATTCATCATCACAACCGAGGCCGGTTGGGTTTTGATGGCTGCGTGGTGACCACCGACGTCGATACCGTAGCTGACGGTATACAGGTTGTTCTCGTAGACAGCCTCGCCATGACCCTTCTTGACGATGGAACCACGACCACCCAGAGTCTTGAGGACATCTTCAGCGGTCTTCGTTTCCAGCGACTTGATGTCAAGTGCGCCAAGGGTTTCCAATGCATGGCTGCGGTAGGTGATAACCTGTTTAGCCTGATTACGGAAAGCCGCGATTGCGGCCGCAGCATGACCAGGCTCGGCAGGCAGTAACGAAGGACCTACTTGCATTTCACCCGACGGCTTCGACGAGGTGTCGATGGCCTGGATGTACTTCTTGAGTTTCTCGATCTTGAACTCGTTGCCTTTCAAGCGATGCTTACGCAAGCTCAACAGGCGACCAAGGAACTCTTTGATCTTGCGGAAGGTGGCTTTGATCCCCTCCCAGATACGTTGGACGAGCGACTTTCCTTCGGACTCGGTGGAGTACCCTTCGATGGTCAGGTAGTTAGCGGATTCCATGGAGAGTCCACCATCTACACCCGATCCTGGGAGGAGTGAAACCAGACGAATGAAACGTCCTTGTAGCTGGGTGATGTTATCTTCAATACTGGCGCATTCCATCGAGGGAGTAATCGCCATATGGTTCAGTGTTAGTTCGCGCAGTACGCTCATGGCTGTCTAGCCTTATAAGGAGGGTGAACGGGGATGGTCCATAGAATCTCAGTTAACTTTATTTCAGTCATACATAGTCAGCATGAACAATCCCACTGATACCGGAGAACCACCATGAGTGCTATCAAAGGTGCTTTCACCCTCGCCGCTGCTGCCATGCTCCTGTACACCGGGATCCGTGCGATCGACAAGATCGAGGTCAGCCGTCACAACAAACGAATCATGGAAGCTGAGAAAGTTCTCACTCCGATCCTCGAGCAACAGTTCGCTAACCTTTCGCCTGAGCGTAGGGAGAAGTTCATGAACATGGAAGGCGTTGAAACCGTCATCGAGCAGTTCATGCAAGGTAGTCGCACAGCCGAGTCACTGACTCACATGCTGACGTTCTACCGTACCAACTTCGCATAACCATCTATCTGAGACCGTGGAGGTCAGCATCATGGGTGTACTGAATCTGATTAAAGTCGGCGCAACCGCGCTGGTTATTGGGGCTGCTGTAGGTTCTACCTATCAGAGTTACCGTACCTGGGTGAAAGCAAAAGAAACCACCAAGGACATGAAGGCCAAGAACGAAGCGTTCACGCGCGAGCTTGAGCAGAACCTTCGCGACATCGGTGGCGAAGAGTTGGTAAATGATTTCCGTCGCCGCATGGCAGAACACGCTTAATAATTCTGGGGAAGAAAATGAAAAAGCTTATCATCGCTACACTCGCTCTGATCACCGCTGTAGTCGGTGTTGTTGCAATCGCCGACTACCAGATGAAGAAAGAAGATCAAGCCTTCGTCGCAAGCGGTGGTAAGATCAAAGGTTGCGATTCTCTGAAATACGAGAATGGCATCATCTGCATCAAGAACGAATTCATCGCAAAGCACTAAGGAGAAAGACAATGGAAGTTATTCACGACGCAGCTGGCCTGATCTTCAACCTCAACGCTTTCGGGCGGACGATCAGCTTCACCCTCTGCCGCAAGGCTGACTTGGTTGAAGAAGCCTACATTCGTCGCGGTACCTCGAAAGATGATTTCAGCTACATGTCGCTGAAGAACCTGGTCGAGAAGAAAGGCTTTGAAAGCATTCGTAGTTTCTACGGACCACTGTGGGCTGACGCTAGCCACAGCGATCTGATGTTGGAAGCTGCTGAATGGCTGTCCATGGTACATGGGATCGAAGAGCTCCCATTCTACCAGAAGCACTTCGAACATCTGGTAGCCTGAGCATAACGCAGTGAGTGGGGAAACCCACTCACTGCTATTCTTTTTTTGTGCTGAAAACGCCAGTAAAACTTTACAATACTACATTATTGAATAGACAACACTACACCTAGGAGCTCCCTCTATGCATAGGGGAATTATGGTTTACGGTCCTCAGGATCGGTTCGCATTGTCGCAGGCGCTGGATAAGTACAACGAACTCACCATTGGTTCCACACCAGTACTTTGCCACACCTTTCCACAGGCGACATCTGCCGGTCTCATGATCAGCCAGATCATGGAGATGATCCAGAACGTAGAGTCGAGCGTGGGTAAGGATTTCCTCGAAGTATTCGTTGTGATGCCAGAGGAAGATGCCTGCGCCCCATGGTCCGTTAACTTCGGTCCAGCCAGTTGGGTCCTGACCTACAAGAAGGACCATGACTATAAATTGTTTGCGTTGCATGGTGATGGTCTGTACGACTGGTACGAGCCGGGCGGTCGTTGGTCTTCCTACCTCAAGGCCAAAGATCCATCCACGCAAGATGCGCATGTCACTCCAATCACCGCAGCCGAAGCCAAACAGACGGTGTTCGGGAAGATCTACGGTCAAATCCTGGTAGGTGAGTGGTCAGCGCTGGCTATCAGAGACGTTGACTGGGAAGCGATCGCTAAGGAATTCCCAGACCGTGAAACGGGTGCGATGCAGATGCGCACTGACCTCGCTGCGAAAGGGGTCAAGGTTCCAACGTTCGTCGAGTACTTCCACGAGATGTATCCGGCTCTGCGTGATCAGGTAGCGCCTGACGCTATTAACGGATACCTCCTGGCTCGTAAGTGGGATGTGTACTGGAAGTTCTCGGAGTTCCTCAAGGAGCTGCGGGTGACGCATGGGTATCCACGGGATATGGTGTTCGCATTCGACGAACATCGTTTCTCCAACGCCTTGCTTGAACGCTTGGCGCCGCTGCGCGTGAAGACGTTGTCGGCCTGGGTCGTAGGAGGTGAGTTGTATGACCTCGACGATTTCACCGTCACGGAAGAACGCATCCACAAAGGCCTAGACGCCATTGAAGCCCTGCACGAAGACACCATCGTCTCCGTTGTAGACATCCATTATTAAGGAAGACGCAATGCCAACAGTACAATTCATGTCAGCGGATTCGGCCCTGGCATTAAAGGAACCCACTCGCATTCTACGGGTGGCCTTTCGCCACAGTAACTATCAAGGCTTCAATATCTCCCACAAGGCGGTAAAAGAAGTCTTCGTTGAACCGGATGCGCGCATCCCCGACGAGACCTGCCAGCAGATCGTGGAGTTCATCGAAGAGGCGGTTGCCGCTGGCGATGACATCGTGATCCACTGCACTGAAGGCAGGTACCGTAGTCGTGCGATTGCCAACTTCGTGTGGCGTCACTACGAAGACTACGAACACACAGGCAAGCCGTGGGAGGGTGGTGAGATGCGTGACCACAACTACCGCTCGCTGCAAGAGTGGTACGTAGCCAATCGTAAGGAGTCTGCAAATGTCTGATCTGGCCGTGAGCATTATCTTAGGTCTGGTTGTGGTGGGTCTGTTTATCGCAATCGTCGTCCGTAACTCCAGCGTCAAGGCGTTCGACAAGAAGAGCCGGGCCAAGGCGTTCGTGGCGTACGTCTACGACACCATGAAGAAGCAGCCCCATCTCCACAACAAGCATGGGTTCTTCATCAGCCCTGAGCTGAGTGAATTGGTCATCGAGGAACTCAAGAAGCGGATCCCCGATGGCATGGTTACTCAGAAGAGTGCCAGCATCACCATCAAACTACCCAACAGCAACTGGATCATTCCGATCTGCACCACTGAAGAATACACTGAACTGTTCGTCTAGTCCGAGGAGGACATTAACATGCGCCCACTTAAACAAGCACTCTATTCCAGCCGTACAGCAGACAAGTTTGTAGTTCGTCTCCCTGACGGAATGCGCGAACGTATCGCGGAGGTGGCTCGTACCCATCACCGCAGTATGAACTCTGAGATCATCGCTCGCCTCGAGCGTACTCTTCTGGATGACGATGCGGCTGAGGGCGTAGATGTCCTCCCGAACACCCATATCGAAGAGCTGACCGCCAAGCTGGAGGTCCAATCATGGATCCCACAGGTCGGTCAGTTGGTACGTCGTCGCGACAGTCAGGATATCCTCGGGACCATTGCCGGATTCAAGATGTCCTCGATGGGCGTCATGGCAATGATCGATGGGTTCCACGACGACACGTCCGAAATGTTAGAAGAACACCGTAAGCGTGTCGAACACATCAGTCGAAGGATTCCTAACCAGGCGGTGGGCCTGCTGGAACCCGTAGACATCACTGAAGTAATCGAGAAGTCTGCTGGACCTATACATCGCGCATTGGAGCGGATCGCCGCTAAGTGATGCGGTGGTAAATCATTATTCATTAGGAGTGGGATATGAACAACATTATTAAAGCTGTAATCCTCTGCACAACTTTCGTTACTGGTCTGGCTATGGCTGACGAGGAACGCGGTAAGTTCGTTAAGCTCGATACCGAGCAGCCGGATGAATCGCTCCTCATCACTCCACTGTCCTGCAAATTCTTCGTCAAGCAGGCCGTGGACATCACCAACATGTATCTGGACGGCGTCAGCGAGACCGAGCGCATGCGCGCCATCTCCAAAGAAATAGCGGCGGACATCGGCAATGATGACAAGTACGCAGGTAATGCCCTGTCGGTGCGCTTCAACTACAACATCGTCAAGGCCTTGGCTGACGAGACTGTTAAGAAAGATATCGGGTACGGCTACACTTACCCGGAATCGGTCAAGCGTCAGATGACGAAGATGTGTGCCAATATGGTGGGTTCCAACACCACTTCCGTCAAACGTATCTTCGAGAAGAAATCGTAGGATGGACTATTCAGAAGCGCTGATGCGCTGGACCCGTAAGCAAAACACGATAGTCGTTTGGTGGACATCTGTAGAAGATGACGCCGAACTGAGCAAGTACCCCAGCAACTTCGGCGATAAGCGTGGTTGGCCTGAGTACTTGTCCAAGTCGTTCAACAACCGCATCGGTCGTTCGACTGGTGCGCGGTTGTGGGTAGCTCCTCCCCTCAGTCAGCACTTCAACCGTCTGGATCCGAATCTGGATTACACAGACTTCATGGCGTCTGGCGGTGTGATCCTGATGTACAGTGATCTTCACCTCATCCACGGGTTGCCAGGTCGAGCTACATGGACCGACCTACGGCCCGTGGAGATTCCAGCAGAGCAAGACCCACGACCATTGCGACCACTCGCCGTTGCGGCGATTGATCCAACCCCACCTCCTCCGCCACCGCCGGAACCCCAGTACCCGTTGCTGGAACCGACGTTGGTAGAAGAAGCACCCGCCTTGGAGGAACCTGAGGCGGAAACTCAAAGCAGTAAGGAAAGCAACTCAATGAACTTCGAAGCACCCCCAGTAGCAAACAAATCCTTCCTCGCGAAGGTTCTGCGTAACAAGATCAAATCCGGCTTTATGGCCTTCGGCGCATTCGTCCTGCTGTGCCTGCTCTGGTCGTCGGTGTACACCATCAACGAAACCGAGCGCGGTCTGTTGCTGACCGGCGGTAAGTTGTCGGAAGTACAAGACCCTGGCCTGCACATGCGCGTACCGATCATCCAGTCGGTCAAACGCCTGAGTCTGCAAACCTGGACGGACAACTTCCCAAAGCTGTCGGCCTACTCCAAGGACCAGCAGCCTGCGGACATGCGCGTATCGGTGACTTGGACGGCCAATCCCTCCGAGCTGAAAACGTTGTACCGCACTACCCTCGATTTGGACGGCGTCACGAATCGGTTCATCAGACCCATTACACCGACGGAAGTCGAGAACGTATTCGGTCTGTACTCGGCGGAATCCCTCGTCCAAGACCGTACCGCATTCGTCCTGGCGTTGACCAATCGCATCAAGTCGATGGTTCCACCGTTCGTTACCGTCGTTTCGATTCAAGTCGAAGACGTGAACTTCAGTGATGCCTACGAAAAGACGATCGAAGAGAAAGCCAAAGCGGCGGTGGCTGTTGATACTGCCGGCAAACTCGAAGAACGTGCAACCATCGACGCCCGTGCCCACGTAGCTAAAGAGCAGGCGTTCGCTACGGCGAAGAAGAACCAGATGATCGCTGAAGCCGAAGGTATTACCGCCAAAGGTACTGCTGAAGCATCTGCCATCGTCGCCAAGGCCAACGCTCTGAAGAACAACCCTCAGCTGATTCAACTGATCGAAGCTGAGCGCTGGAACGGTTCGCGTGCTACCACCATCTTCGGTGCAGCTACGCCACTCGTGTCCACCGACACCAAGTAACACCGGACTGGCGCCTTCGGGCGCCAGCTCCACCGTTTTCTTTTAAACCGAAAGTGGCAATACATTATCGTCTGGACAATCACGTCACAGATACAGAGGAATATAAGCATGAAATTTCGCCTACATCGTGGAACCCTCGAAGACGCTATGCAAACGCTGGTGGAATTGGATTCCTCTACCGAAGCACTGATCGACCACCTCGCTTCCGTCCTCACCGGGTTTGAATTCAAGGTTGAAGACCTGCGCCTGAAGTTCACTGGTCCTGACCGTCGCATTGGTTGGGCTCAATCCTGGTACGTCTACTTCGAAGGGTTTGGCGTTGTCGGCATGTCTGATGAAGCGCCTCGTAACGCACCAGACACAGCGTTCGATCAACCCAAAGCTCCAAAGCCGAACACCATTCAGTTCCGGAAACATTTCGGGAACTTCCAGAAGTCCATTGACAGCATCGTGGACTTACCCGCTACAACCGAGGCATTACTCGCCCACCTGTCCAAGGTCATGGGGTCGGAAATCCACCACTCGGAAATCCGCATGCATAAACGTAAAGACGACCGCCGCATCGGGTGGTACGACGTCTGGATGGTTTATGTCGATGACTTCGGCACTGCCGCCTTCCTTAATGGGTTGCCGTTAGACCTTCCGCACAGCTGCATTACGGTTGAGCGCGAGAAGGTACTGACCGCCGAAGATCAGGTCAGAGCAGAATGCTTCAGCATGGCACCTGTACCCAACGGCATGAACGCCTACCAGATCGACTCCGTCCGCAGCGGCGTGATGTTGAGCGCTGGGTGGGAGATCATGTTTGAAATGTCCAAGCCGGTATTGGACGAAGTGGTCCTGGTCAACCAAACCACCGGGCAACGCATTCTGGTCAAGCTCGAAGCGCAGAGTCATAAATTCCAATAGTCCGTGGAGGACAGTATGGCAATTCTAATGATGATCGTGGGGTTTGATAAAGAACCTCCCACGGAGATTGACGATATCCTGGCGTATGCTGGGTTCGATCCCAACAGCGCTGGCAAGAACCTTTGGGGAAAGATCACTCGCTACAAGGTCAGCACCAACGTCAAGGGTGTCGAGATCCAGATCGTTAAGTTCCTCGACGAGAACATCCAGTCGGATTACCTCACCCTGGTCTTCAAGAATGCCATACCGCCTGAGCGGGAGCGCGATCAGCTCTTCACCCGTAAACGTGTCAAGCAGGTGGAGGGTGTTACGACTGAACTCGTGACGCGCCTTCGCCTCACTCCCGAGAATACCTTTGAAAACTACGCCGTCGAAGACATGGTGGCGCTGGTGTTCAAAGATGCAGCGCCTACGCTGGATGCGGTACTCGCAGAAGACAGCCGCAATGCCTTCACTTTAATTGATGGAGACGAACATGGATCTTGAGCACAACACCCTCTACAACGGCCGTGAAGTAAAAGTCATCGCTGGCTTCGACCCAATGCTGCATCGCTTCTGGGCGATCTGCGAACCAGTGTTCGACGATAACCCGGATGCTGACGAAGAGTCTGGCATGATCTACAGCAACCTGGATGATCGCGACATCCCGGAAGACAGTGTTAAGGTCAGTCCCGACTACTTCCGCGGTAAGTTCAAGTCGATGGACATCGATGTACCCGATGCGTTCTTCGATAAGGTCGCTGCCGTCAACAACTAATTCCAACCCCAAGAGTAACGTCAGATGAGTGTGCGTGAACTTGCCGCTGCGGCGGTGATTGCTACATCAGCTTTAAGCCTCACTGCTTGCGAGCAGGAGGTCAGCGGTAAAGACATGGACGCTTACGTCGAAGATACGGCGAAAGCGGAAACCATGGCCGAGGTTGCCAAAGAGGATACTGACCTCAAGGACAACCTCGCCAAACTCCAGGCCAAGGACCCGTCGGTCAAAGACGCGTACTACGCAGTCAATGACAAAGGCGAGAAAGAGCTGCACGTTGTCACTGAGAACCCTCAGGACCCTGAAAAGGTTGAGAACAGCGTCTGGCCTATCGTCGGCGCAATGGCCGGCGGTGCAGTCCTTGGTCACATGTTGTCCAGCGGTGGGGCGAGCAATTACGTCCAGCAATACCCACCACGCACCAGCAGCTACTATTCCCGTGAAGACGAGAAGAAGAACCGCAACACGTATTCGAGCGTCTACACCAGCTCGATCATGGCGAATCGCCGTGCAGCAATCTACAAGGCTACACCTCCAGGTTCCCCAGCGTTGAAGCAGGCTGTCCTGAGCACCAAGACCACCGGCATCTATGCTGGCGCTAAAGGGGTTCAGGGTACCGGCGGCGTAAAAGGCGCTGGCGGTAGTGGGGGTGCCAAAGCCGGAGGCGGCGGAGGTGGTGGTAAAGGTGGCGGTGGAGGCGGCTCATGAGAATTGTAAAACATCCTGTCCATGTGGACGTTCCAAAACTGCTCGAAGAAGAGATGCCTTGGCTGCGTAGCTTTTATACGCACCAGGATGAGTTGGTCGAGGATGCCAAGCAACACTTCGGCTACCACATCGCCAACCAGGCTAACCTGCCGTTCTACGCCATCAGCGAAGTCGGCATGCAGCGCATCCAACACACAGCGACCAAAGCGTACGAAGTGATGTTGAATGCTTTGGACTACGCGTTCGCTAACCGCGACATGTTGTTCAAGCACTTCGATTGCGAGATGTTGCGCAGTCAGGCAGGCCGTGCGTTTGTCGACTACGCGGCATGGACGTACGAACAGAAGAGCATGCTGGGTCAGTCGCTGTACTCCAGGTTTGACTTCGCCATCGATCCAGTCGCAGAAGCCGTTACTGGTATCTACGAGCTGAATGCCGATACACCAACGATGCTGTTCGAGTCGACTGTCTTGCAGAGCCATCTGCTGGGTCAGCACTACGACATCGAGTCGCAATCGAACGACTGGTACGAAGGGGTGACCAACGCACTCAAAGAGTGCTACGTCAACAAGTCCCACCGTATCGGCGTGGTGTTCGACAGTGAATACGTGGATGACTCGGCTACCTGCGAGATCATCGCTCAAGCGCTGGATCAGTTCGGCAACGCGATGATGGTCGATATCCGTGCGCTGGGTTTCGAATCGCTACGTATCGACAAGCCATTCGAAGCGTACGGCATTACGTTGGATGGCATGTTCGTTCTGGTGCCTTGGGAAGACATGGTCGAGAAACATCCTGAGTCGATCCTCCAGTGGGAACGCTGGTGCACGAACGTCGCAGTGATGGAACCAGCCTACAAGTGGTTCATGACCAACAAGGGTATCTTCTCGCTGATCACTGAGCTACAAGAAGCGGGTATGTTCGACACCCAAGGCGTGCCGTTCATTCCGACCTACCTCGGTTCCATCAGGTTCGCTGCTGAGCGTCAGTGGTGTGTCAGAAAGCCAAAGGTCGGCCGGATGTCCGGTAACGTGCAGATCATTGACGAAACCGGTACCACGGTGCAAGAGACCGATGGTCCGTATGAATCGGAGAACATGGTCTACCAACAATACGTCAAGCCAGGCAGTCTGGTCGAAGGACGTAACTTCCTGGGCGGTGTGTGGATGTCTCCGCAGGCTGCGAAGTGGGGTAAGTTGGCCAACGCGACTGGTTTCGCCATCCGTGAGTTCGGTTCTGCTGTCAATGACTTTGACGAAGAGCAGTTCATGCCCCACGTCATCATTGACTGATTCAACTGCGGGGTCGCTCTGGCCCCGCATCCATACTGAGGAAGTAAGTAATGGGTACGTACCTGAGTTGTACCGTGATCCGCAAGAAAGAAGAAGAGGAAAATGGGATTGAGATCGTCGCCGACTATGGCTGTGGTCAACTTCCTTTCACTTATGCTCCGACCAGCGAGAAAGCAGCCTTGCTCTGCGATCGCTTCGAGGGCATTAACTTCAAACCCTGCAACGGTCGTTACCCCGGTACTTGGAAACAGGCTATCGAAGCCATGGCCTTCAGTGAGCCCGGCTTCGCTGTCGCCACAACCGAGCACGGTCAGAAGAATTGTACCTGGTACACCGTGCAGGAATTGCACGAGTTGATCCAGACTACCATTGGGGCTGAGACCATCCTTGGTCGAGACTTTGTTGCAGGTGTCTACATGCTGGTTCAGAAAGAGCCAGACCTAATCATCCAGTTTTCTTGTGATCAGTGAGATCCGCATGAACAACAATAACGCCAAAAAGAATGTAGTCTGTGCAGAATGGATCTGCATGGAAATCAAAGAAGGTACCGGTCCGTTCCCTTTCGATGGTGAGATTGGGGACATCACTCTCGGCGGGCTTACTCCGCGGGATCTGTTCTCCGGCCATGCCTTCATACATCGCGTTAACGGTAACCCACTCCACCTTGAATTCTACGTACCGAACCTGCCCGGCTATAAGTCTGGCAATCGGTTGCTTATGACACTCGTCGTAAATGCCGTGGATAAAACGTACACTTTCACTAAACACAGTGAAGTGCAATACGCACGCGTCGCTCTGCGTGTGGAACACAAGTCACCCGTACCGGCTCTGCACGGGATATAAGGAAGTCACCATGTTAGGTAAAAAGAAGTTTCTCTGGACTAACGTCCTGCTCGCCATCGTGTACCTCGCGATTTATTTCACGACCATCCTCTGGTGGAACGAGATCACGCGCTCCTCATTACCCAACAACATGGGCACCGCCTTCTTCTATTACGCCATAATGTCCACCATCTTCGGCTGGTACACATCGCACTGGGCTGTTGCTCTGTGGCGTTGGAACTGGAAGCGCTACGAATATCAGTACGAATCTGAGGCGAACGCTTTCATCTACCACTACGTCGAAGTGATGGACCACAAGCTGAGTCGCTACCGGGAGTTCAAGGAACTACGTGACCTCCTCAAACTCGCTACCAAGATGAGTAAAGCACAACCATGAACGAGAAGCTGACAAATATCGTTGCTGAGGAATTGGCTGCACTGAAGAAGTTCGGCCTGCTCCTGCTAGGTGGTCTGAAGGAAATGATTCAGTTCCTTCTAGTCGGTGGTCTCATCGCAGCGCCGATCATTGTCGGCCTCGTGATGTTGGCGCACGGCTTTATCGTACAAGACTATCGTAACTGGGGGTGGTGGGTGTTCTGCATCACTCTCGGTTATCCAGCATTCCGCATATCGACCAGGCTAGATTCCTGGATCGACAAACGTTTCAACAGACGAGGGTACTGACATGCTGCAATTCATCTGGCTCCTGATCAAGATCTACATCGCTGGCGTCGTCATCTTCGGTGGGTGGACGTTTATCCTCACCCTCGATATGGATGTCAAAGATCGCCTGCTCAAGAAACCCTACGAGCTGGTGGTGGCCTGGCCACTGACGATTGCTGGTGCCCTCATCCTCGGCATCGACAAAGCCCTCAAGTCTTTCAAAGGTAAGGAATAACCATGACTCATCGTCAAGAAATGATTCTGGGTCAATGTCATCTGGCCCTCACCTTGACTCACCGTCCCCAGTTCTTTGCTGGGGAGGCTGTGCTCGTCCAAGGGTTGATGGGTACCGATTACAACTGGCCTATGCAGCAACTGTTCAAATCGGCTGTGAGTACGCCACCGGATGAAGACTACGAGGATAACACCTTGGTGGTCTATCTGACGCGCTCGATGCAGACCGAGGCCAAGTTGAAAGCGTACGCCCGCCACAACGTGGCACCGGCAGTGGAAGTCATTGTCAAGACCTACCACACGTTTGATCCGGAAGAGATTCTGGACATACTGGCAGATCTGGAAGACGGTACACGCACCTGCCGTTACCTGATCATCGAAGACAGTGCTTCCGATCGATATCACGGCACCCGTGAGCAGATCCGCAAGATGCGCAGCGCGCTGTCACCAGCAGGCGTACTGTTCGTCACCAGTAGTCCCATGTGCTACACGGCTGGTCAACTGTGGCGTATGGACCCTGACGCAGACGAATGGTTGCCAAAGGTCGCTGTAGGTGGTTATGAGCGCCAGCGCAACGTCACCATGGAGTTCGACATCGCGTTCGTCTGTGCCCCCGCTGTGTACGATCCTGAAGAAGAAGCGCTGACGTGCTCGATCGTGGCCAGCAAGTGTCGTGGCGCTATCCCGATCAGTCGTGAGATCGTCAACTCTTCCTACAAACTTACTGAGGTTTAACATGAGTGATTTCGCAAACCGTCTGGCTAAGCTGCCGGAAACCAATGTGGAAACCTGGGACAAGATCAACCTCCTGATCAAGTCCACCCATGGTGACTTCCAGCCGAAAGGTCGAGTCATTAACATCACCCACTACATCCCTGGTATTGATCAGTGGGAGTTTGCTGACATCAGTGAAGCCAAGCAGCGTGCAATCAACGACCTCATTCGTTGGCAACCTCTTGGCGGTGACCACTTCCCTCAGTGGTTGAAGGACGATGAAGTACATCTCCCCAACTTCAACCACCCGGCGGATCCGGCGTACATCGCAGCCTACCTCGAGATCCACTGGTTGTGCGGAGTACTCCAGGTCGGTCACGAGATCACCTTCTGCGAGAGTGAAAATAGCTGGTACTGGAGCATCAACTCCGCCGCTCCGACCGAGAACTTCGTCGGTAAGAACTACACCCTGTCCTCGGCCTGCGCTTGTGCGCTGGAACACCTATTCAAGGTCGGCAAGAACTACCTGCTCAAAGAACGCGGTATGACCGAAGATGGCAACGTCGCTAAAGACGAAGTCACCGAGAAGTCGCACTTCGTCATGGGTTACGGTGGTGGGCGTGTCAACCTCCAGGCCGGTGTTAACCAGTCTACCCAGACTTACGTGACGGGTATCAAGGACATCAGCTTCGCCAGCCGTGAAGGTCGGTGGAAGGATGAGCGTCCGCAATCGTTCGAGTTGGTCCATGTCGAAGCTGACATCGATCAACTTCAGTATCGTTTGAAATACGATGGCAAAGATATAGGCATGGTGCAGTTCGACTACGGATCTCGTACGATTGAGTGGGAGATCGAAAAGCGCTTCATCGGTACCAGCGTCTATTACACAGCCATCCTTTCCAAATCCAAACCGTGAGTAGAAGTACGTGAAAAAGAAGTTCCTTGTTAGTGCAGTGTTGGCAGTTGCGGTAGTAGCCTCGTTCGCAACAATTGTTGGGGTTCTGAAAATGACCCGTGCAAGTGAAGCGGTAAAGGTAGCTCCCGTTGATAAAGGAACTGATTCGGTCATCGTTGAGACCATGCGTAGTTGCATTGTAACGGTCACAACTCAAGGGTTGACCGACGCGGGTGTTAATCAGGCATACCGCCTGTGCTGGAACCGAGCCGAACTCGTCGGCAAGAGCCATAAGGAGAAGTAAACATGGCCAGAGGGATTGTCGAACGACCATCTCTTCCTGACCTGTCTGGTGTGTTCTATCGGGGTGAGGTTTCTCATCCTGATACGAACCATCTACGGTCGAAGACTCGCGCCTTCTATGTTGCATGTATAGAAGTCGCCAACCGTTATGCGGATCCCACGCAGACTAAGGCTGGACTCGAGGATACTGCTCGGATCTACCCGCTGCGCATCAGCATGAAGAAACCTTTCGTCAACCAGCCCAACGATCCCTTCCTCGAGCTGTCCGATGTGGCGGCTCGATTGGGGTTGTTGGAAGCTATGCGGATTGCCCGCAAGTTCGCCAGCTGGATTGAAGCCACGGATAACTGGAAACAGAAGATCAACCGTGTCGGCTACTATAAAGACGTGGACCACTACCTCCGTTGCAAAGACGGACAACTCAGCAAACTCTACTTCCAAGCCTATCCGTTCTTTGCGGATACCGAAGAAGTGGAAAAGCTGATCGAGCGTGGTTACGACGGCGCTATCCATCGCGGTAATGGTTACGGCTCAGCCGATTTCCCCGAGTATTGCGTGTTCAACCCAACCCAACTCAGGTCGATTTTCCGTAAGATGTAAAATCTCACAGAACGTCATCATCACATGTCTAACGTAGACGGAATATGCCCCCATGAATAACGCCACTAAAGATGTATCACTGTTTGTGAAATTCAAAGATCCGGACGAAGCTGCGGAAGCTGGCCATTCGGTTTACCTGATCGAAACCGATACGGGTAAATGGATCGATGAACAGATGGACGGCCTGCGTAAGTGGATCGCCCAGAACTTCGACCATGACAAAGACCCACTGTGGCCCAAGCATGGCAACCAATTTGTTTGCGATCTCTTCGAAGCCCGCCACATGGGTGACGATGAGTTCGTGATGGTCTGGCGTGATGTGGTCTTCACCTACTACAAACGTTTCGGCCGCGGTACTTACGTCAGTCGTGCGTTGGACAGTGAGGAAGCTGCTCAATTCATCAACGAGTTCAAGGTCACCGTGGAAGCGTTGGCCAAAGAAACCGATGCAGCCGAAGTGGTGCGTGTCGCAGCTGTTGAAGCGGCTAAACCACCGCCCACTGCTGAAGAACTCGCCAAGGCGGCTGAAGACAAGGCGCAGGCCGACCAACGTGTGGCTGAGCATGACGCAGACCTCGAGAACAACTACAGTCTCGAAGAACGTCGTCGGTTGTTGGCTCAGGCGAAGAACTACACGGCGACGCTGCGACCTATCCTCACACTGGACTACGCCGAGTCGATTATCGCCCTGCTGGAAGAAGAGGGTATTCCCCACACTCGTCCGGCACCGGTGAATGAATGAGCGGTCTCCACGTAGAACGTCACGTAGTCTCTAAGCAGACTGGTCGTCAATTCCTGACCGTAGTGATGGTCGGTTATCCTGACGCCGCAACAATGTGCGCGTTGCACGACATGGGTTGGCAGATTGAAGTCCAGCCCATTCCTTCTAACCGTTTCCGGGATTGCGTAGCGTACATCGTGACGTTTATTGACATTCCCGGCATGACTGTACGTTTCCCAAACTAAATAACAACCCGCGTTTGTGATTAAGGAAGAAGTATGAGCAACGAACAACTGACCCAAGGCGCTGTAGCAGAAACCAAATCTGGCGCATCTTTCGACCAACTGCGTGCCTTGGTCCAGAAGACCTTTGCCGAACGTATGGAAGCCTACGGTCCAGGCCTCTTCGTCACCAAGTCCAAGGGTCTGTCTACGGTCTACCGTAAAGCGTTCCCGGAAGAACAGCAACAGCACCACAACTGCTCGAGCTGCCGTACGTTCTTCGAGCGCTTTGGCCACATGGTGTTCGTCACCCCTGAAGGCGAACTGGTCTCCGCGCTGTGGGATCCTGAGAACACTCCGGAAGAGTACAAGGCGTCGGTCACTGCGATCCACAACCTGGTGCTGCGTTCGGGTATCTCGGAAATCCAGGTGGTTGAACACGACACCTGGGGCACGGGTGAGACTGATGGCTGGACTCACTACCAAGTCCAGTCGCTGCCGAAGTACGTCGCACCGTTCCACTTGATCGGTACTATCCGCGGTAAGGCGAACACCTCGTTCGACCTGCTGCTGAAAGCTACTCAGCGCTACACGCCGGAAATCGTGGGTGCTGCGATCAACCAACTCAAGTCGGCCGGTAAGGCGATGGAACGTTGGTTGCCTCAGCTGGAATGGCTGTACGGTTTCGTGAAAGGTCTCGATGGCAAGAACGTCGGGCAGATCCGTAACCTGGTGCGTCGTGAAGTGGCGATGGTTGCTCCATCCTTCGCTGAGATCACCAACAACGTCGAAGGTAACATCCTGCTGGACGGCATCGCCGATGGCAGAACTCCTGAAGCGGTTCTGCGTACTTTCATCCTGCGTGTTGATCCAGAGTTCTATCGTCAGAAAGAAGCGCCACCTACCGAAGGCAACGTGCAGGTAGCGCAGAAGCTGTTCGCTGAACTGGGTCTGGGTGCTGGTGACATGGAACGCCGTCTGGCTTCCCTCGACGAGATCCGTCAGACCGTGTGGACGCCACCAGCCGCTCCAGAAGCTCCTGCAAAGGAAGTGCCTCTGTTCGGTGACCTGGTTACCAAGCAGGCGACTGAGAAGCCTCAGGTAGCGCAGACGGTGGCTGATGGTGGTCGCATGACCTGGGAGAAGTTCAAGGAGAAGATCCTGCCAACCGCCCTGGAACTCAAGACCTTCGCGCTGATCGCAGAGAAGTATGTCTTCTTCTCGGCTCCGAAGAACCCTGACGCTGGCCGCCTGTGGTTCTACGACCTGGCAGACAACCGTAACCCCTACGCCTGGCACACCACCAATGATCCACAGCCATGCCGTCACCTCGGCCTGTACGTCGATCAACTGCTGGACGTCGTCGGCATCACTACCCCGCCTGCTGTTTGGACGGGTGGCGAACGCGGTAAGAAGTACGATCTGGATATCCTGCTGGTCAAAGGTCTGCGCGATCCTCGCGAATCCTGCGGTCTGGCACTCTTCGCAGAACTGCTCCGTCCAGAGCTGACTGTGGCTGAACGCGTGATCCAAGCGTACTCGCTGAAAGGTAACATGGACACCACCACCCTTGATCAGGCGGTAGGTCTCAGCACTGCCGTTCCTCGTCGTGTGCAGGTCCGCACCGAGTTCGGTCTGACCAACTACGTCATCGACCGTCTCGAGTAACACGCAATACTGCTGGTGGGGTAAAACCCACCAGCCTCTATTAATAGACAGTGATGGGCATTGTCTAAAACCGGAGTGGGAAATATGTGCACTGACGTTCATGAAGAATTGGTTATTGGTAACATCAAGACTGGTGAAGTCTTTACTTTTATTGGCGTAGGGTTTACCGCCCTCGCAGACTTCAACTTCTGGGCTGCGTTCAACGCGTACAACCTGGATGACGGCTACACCGAAGAATCCGGTCTCGACTTCTGCGACTTCCTCGCAAACTGCGAACTGGCCAAGAGCTACCCGGCTGAAGTCGAAGGTAAACCAGAACTCGCCGCAGAGTTGGCAGCTGCCGGTAAGCTCTGGGAAAGCTACGACGCTGCAAAACAACTGACTCTGACGTTCGAAGAGTTCACCAACCTGGTCTCTATCGAAGACCTGAAAGAATTCGCTACCTTGGTACCTAATGCCAAGGAGCTCGGCCTGAACGATCCACAGATCCTGACCCTCGCGTCTAATCTGGCGTTCTCGCAACAAGGCACCGAAATCCGCCAGTTCATCAAGATGGCGCAGGATGTCGGCAACCTCGATAAGGAGTTCCTTGTCGACTGCGTGCGCGCAATCAACTTCGCAAGAATCAAGGCGATGGATGAGGCGACCATGGCGAAACAAGGTTACACCGTCCGCGCTGTCTTCCCAACGGCTGAAAACGATCACGACTTCGCTTATAGCGAGAACGGTGACGAGAAGGTCAGCTGGGATGCATTCGCTGTCATGCGTGGTCTGTCGTGCCGTACGCTGGCAGTGTTCGTTGATAACTTCATCACCCTGGCTTCTCAGGACGAAGACTTCGATCCGTTGCAGATCAATGAGCAGTGCGGCAAACTGTCCGATGGTCGTCCTCTGCGTCTGAAGGCTATCGAAGCCAATGGCTGGGAAGCGCATAAGGCTGGCTTCTGCCCTGATCCGGTTTACAACAGCCACCGCATCATCCAGATCCTGGTGCCGGATGGAAACAACGTGTTGCCGGATGAAGAAGGCTACGACGCCACTTCTTTCCCTCAACCGATGTTCCCACTCACCGCCAATGGCGAAACACTCAACTGACGGCATAGATGCGGAGCTAGGCTCCGCATCTGCTTCTTATCTTTTGGAGGGTATCATGGGACGTATGATCAAACAACCCGGTCTGGATCACGCCGAAGCTATTCTACACCTCGCGCAGCTGATGATGGACGATGACGATTTCGACATCTCTGTCGCTGGTGTTAGCGGTAACAAAACCACCGGTCTGCACTTCACGATGGGTCATGGGTTTCCTACCCGCAAGGCTAGCGTACTGAACCACCCGGTTACTGATGGGTTCATCATCGTCTACGGTGAGTACCCGGATTTCCAACCCAACAACAATGCCAATGATAGCGCGAGCCGTGTGGCGTTTGATTTCGATCAACACGCCGTTGGTGCTAGGGCGTTGCTCGATTACCTGTATAAAGGACATCCAGTCCGTGGGGGACAGATTGAATGATTCGGAACAACGATCCTGAAATCGTCGTGATTGAACGCGGCATTGCCAACTCGCTGATACACTATGCTCGCATTGGCGCTATGGAAGCAGGTGCTGACATCAGTGACCTCGAACGCCATGTGCGTAAGTTCAACACGCCGGTCAGTGATGCACATCAGGAAGAGATCAACCGTGCGCGTCAACAGTTCCGCGCTGATCGCAAAGCGGTAACCGATCTGATCCGTACCAACCTCGGTAAGACTGTGTTCGTCGTTACGGATAAGTACGTGCTGACACCAATGCGGTTCCTGTCGAGGACTGCCGGTAGCAAGACCCACGTACGAGTGCACGATCCTCGTTCTGAACGCGTCATCGACGGCGTCCCGATTGGCGGTGTGTTCGCTGAACTGCCAGAAGGCTATCGCATCCACGAGATCGGTCGTTGGAAAGGTTGCTTCGTCCACAACGAGAAAACGATCTGATGGAATACGTCACAATCTTCTTCACCGTGTTCTTTGTGATCGGCGCTCGTGCCTTCCAGCAGAAAGTCGTAGCGGCTAACCATTATCCCGGTATGGGTATCGTGGGTTCGACTATCTATCTGGGTGAAGGTAGCGCTGTTCTCATGATCGCTAAGGGCGGTACGATGTTGCACGTCATCCCAGGCGCTATCGGCGCAGGGCTGGGTGTGATGTCGTTCGTCTTTGTATTCAACCACTTCTTCACCAAACGGAAACCTTATGCAGAACCTGCAAGTCTCGCATGTGCACCTAGTCCGACCCAAGAAGCTCAAGTCAGGCAAGGGAGCAGTACGTAACCTCAAAACCATCCTCAACCCGAAGACTACCGTCAAGGATGGGATCATCACGGTTGACATCAATCATCGGTGGGCGGCAGGACGTTTGGTGGGTACGGTTGACCTTGCCAAAGGTGTCATCAAGATGGACGTGATCAAGCTGGACTGCAAAGGTTACCTGAATGGCCGCTCGTTTGCGGTGGCCGGCTATAGCTTGAAAGCCAACATCACCAACACTAATCGGCGAGCAAGGAAGGCGTAGCATAGAGGAGGGGCAACCCTCCTCGACACTTTCTTTTTTCGTATCTGTGGCTTTTACAATCACACATTACCGGCTTGAACCCATCCCCTAGAAGGAACCCGTAATGGATAAGGTAGAATTCATCAAGAAGTACCACGAAGTCTGCAACTCGCTCGGTCTGCAAATCAACCAAGCGTTAGTGAGTGCTGGTGGTGCCTGTATGATGTTGGGCCTACGTGACAAGTCTTCGGATATCGATTTGGATATTCCCGCTGAGGTCTTCGACTGTCTGGAAAAGACGGGTGAGTTCGAAGTCCGCAACGCGCTGGACCCCAATGATCGTTTGATCGTCTGGGATGAGTTTGTCGATCTTCATCGCATGTCCAAACCGCGGGACTGGATGAATGTCGAGAGTGTTGGCATGTATACACTGGATGCGTTGATTGAGCAGAAAGATCGCATGTCCAAGCACCCACGTCGTAAACAACACAAGGTCGATCAGGATATCCATGACCTGAACAGCCTGCGTCAACTGAAAGCCAAATAGCATTAGTCCAAGGAGGACTCTGATGAACCGCACTGAATTGATCGAACGTTACAACGCAACCGTACAGGCTTTCGAGCTCGATCCCAGTCAAGTGGCGCTGTCTGCCGGAGGTGCATGCGTTATGCATGGGCTTCGCGAGGAGACTGAGGATCTGGATATTCATATCCCTCGTAGCCTGTATAACCGCATTCGTAACGGTGCGGTCAAACGAGGAAAGATAGTCCGCCTTCCGGTTCGTCCAGGCCAACCCTCCGAGATGCTTCAGTATCACGAGTGGCTCAGCATCGCGCCACTTGATCATGCGTTTACCACGACGATGATCATTGGCGTGTGCGTGTACGATGTCCGCAGTTTGCTGATTCAGAAACTCCAACTCAATCGGCCAAAAGATCAGAAGGACATACTGACTCTGATGGCCAAATTCATCGATAACGCATAAGGAAGCAATCATGACATCACGCATTACTGAAATTACCCTAGCCTTGGATCTTGGTCACAAAGGTCACTTCAATGCCGAGTCCGCTCTGAGCAAATCTGGCGTGATTCCACCTGAAGGTGTGAAGGGTTTCGAGATCGATCGCAAGCGTCTGTACGAAGACAACGAAAGCTTCGATGCTCGTGTTGAAGATGTTCCCGGCGGCGAGCGCGTGGTGTATGAGCGCACTGGTCCACAGAACGCGCAGCTCAGCATCATCATCTACTTCCACTACCATCCGGAAGCTATCCGTGACTGATACCGCAGTTGTAGTATCGCCAGCCCTGCGCAATGCGTTGGGTTTGCTGATGCAGTACCGTCGTTTGAACAAGGGACTCAAGGCCTCAGAGCTTCATGCTCTGAGGATCTCGATTAACGAGACTATCGCGTGTGGCGGTACTGTCTCGTTGGTCTTTACCGACACTGGTCCTCGGTTCGAAATCACCACTAAACCAACTCGTGCCGTAAAGGCAAAGAAGGAGTAGGACATGGCAATTGATAACACCGCTCGTGATCACCGCAAGCAGCAACTCGAGACGGAATTGCTCGAGATCAAGATCGACGAACTCGTCGAGGGTTCTTTGGAAAGGAACAGCTGGTTCCAGGTCAATATTGGGTTGAGGCCTGAGACCTCCAGCTTCTGGACAGCTCTGCCGCGCTACGTCATGGACTGCCAAACCATCCCGGCATTCGTGACGGGTACGCAGGTGGAGTTGTTCATCAAACAGGCCATCCAGAAATACAGTCGAGCGTACAAGTAATGGACATGAATGACATCGAAGTAACCGACGGTGAACCGCTCGAAGGCTACATCACGAAGACTCTCACAAGTCGGACGGCAGGTTACTTAGCCACCATCGTGGATAAGGACCCCATGTGGATCGACATGATGATGGTTAGCGCCTTGGACCACACCACCGAGCCGCGTACCGTCACGGATTACTCGGTCCGTCGGTCTAACCCCACCAGCGACTTCTGGGTACTGCTGTGGCGGTGTAATGACAAAGACCTACTGCTGGGTCAAGTCACCAATCAAGAAGGTGCAGAGCGTCTACTGGAATACCTGAAGTCAAACGCAAGTTAAGTCCGAGGAGGACAGCATGGCAATGAAGCAGAAGATTGTAACCGTCGAGTTCCAAGGGGAAGTCGGCGATATGGAACGTGCTGGGGTGGTCTACAAGACCATCAACGTTGGTAAGAACGGTCTGCGCTTCCTCCATCTGGAGCAGAAGGGTAACACCTGGTTGTTGTTCGACATGAACAGCGTGACTGACCAGAAGGTCGATGTCAACATCCTCACCTGGATTCGCGAAGGGGAAGATGGCCGGGCATTTGAAGTAAACGGTAAGCGCTACCAGATCAGCGTTCACACTGTACTCGCTCGCGATGAAGGTTCGCCGTTCTACCACCTCGACGAACTACCAGACGGAACGTGGCGTCTGTGTTACTCCGAAGGTTTCATCCCGTGGTCCCACGCCCACATCGACCGCATGGTCATCACTCTTGTCGAAAGGAAGTTAATCCATGACCTCCCGTAGCCTTACAATCGATGCGATTCAACAACTGGTGTCTGACGTCACTGTCTACCTGATCGAGGCGGACAAGTGCCACTACGCTTTCCTCGGTGGTCCCGGCCTGAGTGACGACCGTCTGCATGACCTGTTCCTCGGTTGTCCAGAAGAAGGCTTCGCTCAGTACTTCGAATCGACGTGGTATCCTCTGGCGTACGGTGATACCCAAGAGGAATCCATCGAGAAGCTGGAAGCCAAGGTCCGTAGCGTGCGTTGTGAAGACATCGCCAAGTACATCTCGGTATTGATGTCGCATTCCGACAACATCAACGACAACTTCACCATGCCGTTGAAAGCTACTCTGGACGAGGCGCTGGAAGACGTGAACAAGTATCAAGCGTTCCTCCACGAATAATCCTCGTTACTATATGTCAGAGGGGCTGTTCCCTCTGACATACTTTCTTATTTTGAGGTTCACTATGGCACGACTCTCGGCCGTCATCATCAAAGGCAATCCCAAGTACTTGAACACCGCGTTGGCCGCGCAGTATTACAAGGACATCGAAACCTACCTGCGTCAACTGGGCGTCAATGAGATCACCTTCGATTCGGGCGAACCCAAGACCTGCCCACGTCCAGACGCCGATCTGTACATCGCTCATTCGCGCGGTTGCGATCGTGAACGTTGCATGAAGGACCCGAAGATCCCGTTTGTTAAGTTGGGTGATCCAGAAGGTGTGATCCATCCAGCGGATCTGAAGTGGCACAAAGAAGTTTTCAAGTTCACCCCTGGTGGCGACATCACTCCAGTGGATGAGCACTTCCTCTTCTTCAAAGAACAACGCGAGGCAGTACGCCATGCAGTTGAAGCCGCCTGTAAACGCAACCCAGTGTTCGTCTCGCCAAGATCCTTCAGCTGGTGAGAAATCGCATTTAAAAATCCTTCAGTCATACATAGTCGGCATGAACAATCACAACGAATGTTCAAACCTAACTATTACATAACCACACCTGGCCTTCTCGGTCGGGTGTGGTCTATGCCCCCTGAGGAGAAATACCATGTCGAATATCATCAATCTGTTCCGTTCCGCTGCTGCTATCCGTGCTGAGAAAGTTGCCGCTTTCAAAGTAGAAGAAGCTGCGCTGATGCGTCGCCTGGAACGTGCTATGGCTCATTATGGCATCCGTTCTGACGAAGCTCTGGAAATCGAAGCAAAGATCGCCGCTCTGGAAGTTGTAGCTTATGCAGCATAACCAATAGCCGGGACGCCAGTCCCGGCGTCTGGTCCTTTCTTTTTTTGTCTGATTATGTGACTCCCCCATTTCTTTTCGTGAGACTACCTCCATGGCATGGAAAAAGATTCCAGGCTACCCTGGCTACTCAGCCTCTAGCGACGGTGAGGTCCGCAACGACGACACCGGTTACGTTACCAAGGGCGGCAACGCAGGACACTACCTGAAGGTCTCTGTGTACAAGAAAGGCGATAAGAAGCCTACCCTCTGCTACGTGCATGATCTCGTCTGCCGTGCCTTCAAGGGCGCTCCTAAGGCCAACCAGATCGTACTGCATGGCGATGACAACAAGAAGAACAACAAGCCAGGTAACCTGAAGTGGGGAACCATCTCCCAGAACACTCAGGACGCCTACGATAACGGCCTGATCAAAAAGAAGAAGTAATCCATAGACGATGCGGCTTACCACCGCATCGTCTATGCTGTTGAAAGAAATTACAGTCGTACATGATAAGCTTGAGTAACACCAATTATAATCTTAGGAGTAACACAAAGATGAGCGCAAAAGTCGTAATGGAACGTCTGGTAGCAAACCGTGGTCGTTATGTTGACGAGTCCGGCCGTGATCTCAAGGTCGCTCAGTTCTTCGCTATCCACGATTGCCCACAAGGCAAGAAGCTGGTACTGCTGGAGAACGATGCTGATTGCCGCCTGCGTGAACTGACCCTGATGCCTGATGGTCAGGTGGTTCTGCATCCGAAGGTGATCGACACCTTGTCGATTCGCCGTGGCCGCATGTCGCACGCGATCTACGTCTACAACGAATCGGGTCGCGGTAAATTGTCTGACGTGTGGGTTCTGTAATGGACTCACATCGCTGGACGGGAGTAACACATCCACACTAAAGGAGAATGGTGATGAACGTTGAAAAGGTACTGGGTCGCTTGGTTAAGCGGGAAGGGATGTACATTGATGAAGTAACGAAGCGTCGCGGTTCCGCGCAATACGTAGCCACCCTCCTCATCGAGGGTGTGGCGGCAAAGATGGTTCTGTTGTTGAATGCGCCTCACTTCGAGCTGCGTGAGCTGGTTGTAGACCGAGATGGCAATGTAGTACTCCACCCGGAGGTGTTGGGGGAGATGCGGGTCGAGCGCGGTCACCTGATGGCCGCCGTCGATAAGTTCAACGAGAAAGGTCGGGGTACGCTCATTGATGTGCTGGTACTATGATGGTGCAGACTTAATGAACACTGGAGGGGCAACCCTCCAGTCCGACCTTTCTTTTTTGTTGTTATTTCTTACAGAACCTGTATATCGGATGAATAAATGCCGGAGCGCTATCCGTGAAAGTCAAAGGTTTCTACACCCTGGAACACAAACCAACCGGGCAAGTGTTGACTGGAGTGTCAAAAGATGCAGAACAGGAAGTCAAAGACATCTTGGCCAGCCTTACCACCGCAACGTGTACCAACAAGCGCCTCATAGGCCTCTACAAGCGCGATCCCGATTTCAAGTGGCGTGTGACACCCTTTGCCTCGCTCGTCGACGCACGCGTGTTTGAGAAGAAGTTCCGTGCCCACTTACCGGAACACCTACTTATTAACTGAGGACTACTCCATGCCAGATATGGGTTATTTCCGTGAGATGGTTCGTCGTAATCCAGAACGTCTGTCTCAGCGGGAACGTGCAGAGCGTGAAGCGATCCAAGTAGCTGAATCCACCGGACGTTGTTACACCGGTCGTGACGGCAAGGTCATTCCGTCCAAGTCGTTTGTTGAGGACTACACCGAGCTGTGTCTGAAACACAACGGCTTCTAATCCAGATCCTATGCCCTGAGTAGGGTATACGTTCTGGAGTTTCACCATGTCAAAAGCTTTCAGTCATTTGGATACGCGGGAACTGGCCCGGAGACAGTACCAGTTGTTGGCGGACTTCAAGTTCGATGACATCATGGGCTTCGGTGTGATCACGGCGAAGAGTGGATTCATTACCGACTACGCCAGTATCGACGTACTGAAGAAGTTCCTACTCCTCCTATTCTACGCCATGTTGGTGGGATACGGAGACAAGGCTGCCACGATCCATGACTGGATCTACCGCGGTTACGGGATTGTCCGTGCAGATGGGACGATCTACTATCCCACTCGAAAAGAATGTGACCAGATCTTCTATCGCGCCTTGCGGGCAGAAGGTGTGGATAAGGTACGCTGCATCATCTTCTACGCCGGAGTGCGTATTGGTGGACGCAGTAGCTATAAAGTAGTAACTGCCAAGGCGGCATAAACACACGGCTAGGTGGGAATTCCGCCTAGCCTTTATGTCCCTTACTGTAAAGATCTGTAGTCGTACATTGTAAGCATGAACACCCTCATTCCGCACAGGAAATCAAGACATGTCTATTTACGCAATGAAACCAGTCACCACCGTCATCCACAGTGAGATTGGTGACAACGTCCATATCCACTGTTCTTCCTTGAGTGCTTTCGCTGGCAGTCTCGTTGGGTTGGTCCAGCAAGCGCACAATTTCCTCTGCACCCATCCGCAGGATACCCTCAGTAAGCACTTTAGCTTTACTTACGACGGTATGGAAGTGGCAACGCAGTCCTCCAAGCACACTCAGCTCATGGACGAAGTCGCTGCCATGATCGACTTACTGCCGGTGATCTACTGCCGGTTAGACAAGTCGGACCCCAAACTCTACAAGCTGGTAGGTAGCTTCAAAGAGAATCAGAACCTGCGCGACTACGAGTACCGGCTGAAAGACGCCAGAAGTCTAGTCGCACAGCAGATCGTGCGTAACACCGAGAACGCGCTCGACGTGGCCTATCTGCGCGATCTGTTAGCCAGCTGCAATACTCAACCTCTTGTCATTCAGGCACTGGCTGAAGGTTGGACTCGCGAGAATGGGCAGGTCGAGGACTTCGCCGATTACTGTCAAGGCGACAGCTGGAGTCTGTTTGATCCAAGTAAGGTCGATACCCGTGACGCTGTGCGTGAGTTTACCGCGTCGTCGTTTGTGGTCGATCTGTCTAACCTGACGCTCGGTAACGAACAACTCGATGGCTTGGTCAAAGACATTAACGACCAAGGCATTGCCGCCGCCAAACATGAGAAGGGTGTTGTGTTCTACTACACCCCCTACTACGTCGATCAAGACGAACCCGCTGGTTTCTAAAGGAGCAACACCATGACTCAATTCAAATCGATCCTCAACCCACCTGAGTCCAACATCCGAGTAGGTGACGCTAGCCGGTTCACGGACGAAAAGTGAATGCTACTCCTCACCCACAATCCGACTCCTTGGATGGAAGAACTGGCGTATCGCAAGGAGTCAGAGAAACAACACGAGGAGCGTATCGCGCGGTTTAGGCTCGCGTGGTACAAATCCAAAGCGCAGCGTAAAGCTATCGCGGCCGTCTTTGCCCTCTGTGACGCTGGCGAGATTGACACAGCCGATCTACCTGCCCGCTGCGGAGCCCTAATGGATCAATTCGAGTTGGATGACTGATGATTACGTTTCTTCTTATTGTCGCAATCTGGGCGTTCGTAGCGGTAAGCTGTCATTACCGACGCAACACCTATTACCGCAAACATCCCTACATGTGGGAACGTCGGAAGGAGGGTCTGATCTCCTTCACCGACCGGCAGTACTGGTGGATCATGACGCTGTGGCCTCTGGCTATCGTGGCGTTCGTGCTCTTCATGATGTTCATCGGCCTGTGTGCGCTGGTTGAGTTCATTCAGCTCTGGCGTGCAGAAAATCGTCGCCGTCGCTAAATCCATTTGGAGTATTTCCATGTTGATGAAAAAGACTGTGTTCCCAAGCCTCCGTGCCGCAATCCAGACGCTGGGCGCTATGGCACTGGCGCCGTACACCAACAAGCTGGGCGAGGAAGTCGAAGATACCGAGTTGGAGTATAGCAACCAACTCGCAGAGTACCGCGTTAAGGAAGATGATCAGGAATTCTCGATCATTGTCCTCTGGGGTATTGCCGACTACTTCTTCCTGTACGACCTGGATCCGAATAACCTGGTCATGGTCGATGGCGTCCACAACGACGACCAGTCGTATCCGAAGCTCAATGACGACATCCTGGACCTGCTCCAGCGCTGTATGTTGGTGGGCTACGTACCGAAGACTCTGCTGAAGGCTATTCGCGACTACGGTCGTGGTGGCCCTGAAGGTGACTTCGAAAACATCTTCGGTGAATTGATCGACTACGTCGAAGATATTCTCGAAGGGTTGGAAGCCTAACGCCATGTACCTAAATAAGCTCCAGCTGTGTTTGACCATGGCGGGTGAGTTCAGACGTACGGGTAAGGACAACATGAATCAGCAGCTTGCTCGTTGGCAACGCTATTCGTTCATGCGGCATTCCGAGCCCATCGTCCCCATCTACCCCAAACCGATCGTGGACGTTTGCAAGTATGCGTTTGTTGACGTCCATCCTCTCGACCGTACCCTCGACCTAACACCCATCAATGTTGGAACCGTCGGCCATTGTGATTGGCCTACTAAGGACTGGTAATGCGTAAACTCATTCTTGCTGCACTGATCACCCTCCCTATCCTGGCAATCGCCGATGCAGAAGATGCAACACTGGCGGCGAGCGGTACGATCAAAGCAGCCGGTTGTGCCAGTAGTGAATCCTTTCGTGGGTTCAAGCACTACAAGGACTGCGGTGTGGTCCTTGCTACACCTAACGGTGAACGGGCCTTCAAGATCGAAGACCAAGAACTGTCCAACGAACTCGGCCGGAAAGCCGCAGCCATCCGTTACAGCGATGGCGTCTACCACATCCTCCTCGGCGAGAAGTAACACCCACTACCCAGTCTAACGTAGACAAGGACATTATCATGCATGAAGAACTGAAAGAACTACTCAAGCTTCTCTCTGGTGAAGTTGATGACCTCAAGTGCAAACTCGAGGCTATCGATAAATTACTCGGGGCACCGTATGCCAAGGACTTCTCTGACGAGGTCACCACGGCGATGGTGGATGATGTCCTGAAATACACCATGATGCTCAACGACATCTATAAGTTCGCCTCTAACCGACTCCATGGTGAGATCCGGGAGATGGCATTCAACTGCTTAATAGAGACAGTACGCGAGCGCACGCAGAATAAGGATTCGTAATGAAACACGAAGAAGTAATGGCTCTACTCACCCTCGCCAAGATCGATCACGACGGCGTCCACAAGACCCCTAACCTGTACTGGCCGGATCATCCGAACTACGACGACATGCGGGAGAAGTACCCGTGGTGGGTGGTTCACGTCAAAGGCGGTGGTAACATCACCATCGGCTGGCGTAAGCGGGTCATCTGCATCGATTGGTCGATGACCAACCGTCGCGGTCTCATCACTGAAGACGACGTCACCAAGGACGACACCCATGTCCACGCCTGGACTTTGGATAAAGCGCTGGAGTATCTGCGCAAGTGGAATGAGCTCAAGATCGCTGACGTCACCGTCCCCGGTTTGAAGAACTACATCGTGGAGGGGACCGACAAGATCCTTGAAGCGTTGAAGATCTTGGGCGACGACTCGACTGAGATGAAGTTACTGGTGGCGTTGGTGAGAGACTCCAAGGTGGGACTGACAAACGTCATGTCGGTCAGCCGTCGTGGCGATAGTGGACACACCTTCCATCTGCGCATCGGCAAGATGTCCATCCATCATTACCAAGAGGCGTCTAAATAATGTTCCGCATGGAAAAAGAATTCAAGGCCGAGAACGGTTATCACGTTGTCGAGATCCACGACAAGGACGAGGTGTTTCGTCAAGCCGTGATCGAAGCCATGAAGGTCAAAGGCTACGACGTCTACGGCTTCAGCGATCTGGGCACTAGCGTCCAATACAACTTCGTGACCGCGGAGTTTGCTGAGGTGCTGAAAGAACGTCATCACACTAGCTGCCGTAACTCGGCTGGGTTTATCGATCTGAAGTCTACATTGCAGACCGGCGACCCAAGGATCGACGATGGAGCGTAAGTTCATTGTCGCCCACAAACCTACCGGCAAGCTGACGGAGATCACAGGCGTCGAGGCACTGGCCAAACACTTAGGTGTCCCAGTGTCTGAGATCCTCCCTGTCCGCATGTTCAAAGTAACGTACGACGATAACGTCGTACATGAACCCCTACCGAGTGAGTAACCATGTCCCAGAAACAAGATGTAACCGTAATCATCACCGCCGGCTTTAACACCAACCGCAGCTACGTGGCACGTTGCTTCGCCCAGACCTTGACTGATCTGGGTGTTGAAGTCGACATGACTGCGGTGGGCGTGGTGGACATCGAGCCGCCGTGCGATGTGGAGAAAGGTCCACAGATGGAAATGGGTGAAGGGTTCCGTTACATCCTCAGCGAACACATGCTGTCGATCCCCTTCCAACTTGAACCGTCGGCCGAGAAGCCGGTGACCGAAGCCCAGTTCCGAGTCAAGCCGGCTGTCCCACATGCCTTCCCGTTCAACCAAACCGGCATCGCCGTAATCGGCCGTGCCAACACTGGCAAGTCCACCATCATCAACCTGTTCAACGACTTCCTCAAATCCAAGGGCGTTGAGCAAGATCAGATCGAGTTCCAGATGATGGACATTGTCGGCCATGAAGTAGTGCAGGAAAACCTGCGCGAGTGCTTGGCTAACATCAAGTCCCGCGTTCGTGTGAAGATCTACACCCGGATGGCGAAACGCTCATCTCCACTGGAAGCTGTACTCGCTACCACCGATGGCTACACGAAACTGAAAGAGGCTGCCGATGCCAATACATCGCTACCGCAGTAAGTTGTCCTTGGCTGCGCTTCAGTGGGACGGCACCAATGAGGCTCAGATCAGAGACTTCTTGGGTCCGTTTCAGAAGTCGATAACGGTCAAGGAGGAATCTCCCCACTACAAGACGCCACGTCAATTGGTGATCGAAGTGAGTTGGGGTACGCTCTTCGTGAAGGAAGGTGACTACGTTACCCGAGACGACATGGGTCACGTAAGCTATAACAGCGCGGAAACATTCTTAGTCTACTTCGAACGTGAAAAGGGGTCGATATAATGCCAGTCGCTAACTACCGTAGTCGGGCAATCTTTCAAGCCATCCAATGGGACGGGACCAACGAGGTCGAAATCGCTGAGTGGATGGAAAAGGATGGAATCACGATCACCGTTCGTGAAGCCCGTCCTGAGGACAGTGCTCAGCACAGAATCGCCAAACCTAAGCAACTCGTGGGTATGATGCCTTGGGGGTTGATGAAAGTCAACGTGGGTGATTGGATCACTCGCGCTGGCCGTCGATCCTTCGATTGTTTCCCAGGGGCTGATTTCCTGAAACTCAACGAAGAACAAACGGCATAAACGATACAAACAGTCGGTGGGGAAACCCACCGACCTACCTAGTCTGAGGAAGACAGTAATGGCAAAGATTCTAACCCTCCCACCTCAAGCGGCGCCAGACACACTCACCGCTCGTCGTGCCTCGAAGACCCTCAAGGATCACGAGGAAGCTTTCAAATCCATAAATGGGTACGAGGTAGAGCCTCTGCCCGATCCAACCACTGAGATCAACGGCATCATCGCCGAGATCATGAAACTCCAACGAGTCACCCATAAGGAAGTTCAGGAAGGTGGTCGTCTGATCAGGATCGCTTCTGAGAAGAAGCTCCGTCTGAACATTGGTGCGCGCATGATCTGGAAAGCCATGGGGTACATCGACTTCCAAGATGCGCAGAAGCGTAACGAAGGTAAGGACTACTTCGAGAACCTGAACTTCGATCGTAAGGATCTCGCTGCAATCAACAACGAAACCAACGCCGCCGAACGCGCCATGAAAGATAAGGTTATCGCACATATCCGTCCAACGTTTGAGCGGGTGTTTGCACTACCTCGTGAGAAGGATTGGTTCAAGGGTGAGCGTGCGATGAATACCCAAGCATTCATGGCGAAGGCTAGACCTCATCTGGACACCATCGAGATGGATTTTAATGATCTCGCTGAAGTCTGGGCGGTGGCCCATGCATTGGCTTTCAGGTACCCACACGCGAGCAACATGCAAACCAAGAAAGACATGTTCCGTCCTAAAGGGTTCGGTAGTCGTAAGATGATTTTCGAAGCATCCAAGGAATTAGCGCGTGAACTCGGCTGGGGTCCTAAGCCAATGACGCCCCGTGAATAACGCACGCATATAGCCTAGGCTCATCGCCTAGGCTATATGCTCTTTCTTTTTTCAGTTAACTTTTTTCTGGTCATACATAATACACCCGAACCATCCCCATGAGTCCGAGGAGGACAGCAACATGAGTAGTGCAGCCTACAAGATCGATCGCTTCAACGTCAAGATCGTTGATGAGAAAGGTCCCCTTCCCCATAATGGGAAGTTCATCAAAGAAGGCGTAGTGAAGTATTACTACGAACTTCGTGACCCCAGTGGCGCAGTAGCCCTGGTGTACGACCCTCAGGATAAGCTGATTGGTCGGGTTCAAGGCTGGCACAGGGATCGCCTATGGGTGGAAGATGTCGAGCAAGAATTTGTCGACGAGCTTACCGCTTGGGATGTTGAACCAGTAGTGTTCAACTACTTGTAATTTGATACACCTGGGAGAGGATATCCTCTCCCAGTTCTTTCTTAGACCGAGGAGGTCATTATGAACTATTCTTCTATCAACTACGTCCAATTCACTATCGGCCTGAAGCCGGAGATGTTTGTGATTGGTGGCTCGTTCGCGGCAGGGCTGTCTGAGCCTACCTTGGCGCGATCGATGGGTGGTGCTGGCGAGCACATCGAGGTGTACATCTCTTCGAGCAACTTTGAAGTTCTGAAAGACTTCAAGCCGAAGAATGTGTTGGAGTCGGTGGAGCTGGAGGGTGACGACAAGCTCATCATCCGTGGTCGCTACATGCGGATCACATTCCACCGTGGCGTGCCGGTAAGCTGGACTAACAAGTCTGGCTATCAGGTCATGGATCCATTGCCGCTCAAACAGTGGCTCATCAACAACGACCTGGAATCCTGGGCGAAGGTGATGGGTGACAAACCGTTTGAGAAGCGGATGGAGGGCTGGGAGTTGTCTGAAGCTGAAATAGCTTTCAAGGCAGCTTGCGAGTCGAATGACTGGCATACCGGTTATTCTGACGACAGCTCTGTCCGTCGGCGCGGTGATGCAGCTTACGCTGCGCTGGTAAAGACTCGGGATGAGCTCGGTGGCAACGCCAAACTCATCTTCGACTGGTACGCCAACCAGTGAGTTAACCGGGGAGGGAAACCTCCCCATCTATTGATACACTAAGACCGTGGAGGTCAGCAATGCACAAGTACAAATACAACCCAGAACATTTCCACGCCACTGAAGGCGTTCTGTTCACCGTCCGTAATGCGTACGACGAGACCCTCTGGGAAACGTTGACTGACGAGACTACCGACATCAACAATGTCATGGTGCGTCTCCCAGCACTGGGTGGTGGTATCGAATGCTACGTCGATCTGGTGGAGTTCTTCACCGCGTGGTTTGAGGAAGGTTACTTCTCCTCGACCATCATCCCGGTGATCGATGACATCTACGCCGCCTACGTGGAGTTCTGCAAACGCACGAACACCGAAATCCCAGCTAAGTGGAAAATGTGATGGATAAGAAAGTAGATGATCTGGTTATCCCGTGGGCGTTCGCGGTAAAGTTGCTGAGGGTACACCTCATAGCCGCGTTGCTCCGTAAGGGACATGGGGTGGTGGAGATTCAGAAGATGTTAGACGATAGCCTCAAAGATAGACCTGACGAAGAGTTGCGTGAACTCGCTCAGGAACTACTTACAAAGGCTGGAGTCGTATACAGTCGAACATCACCACCCGCGTCAACGGATCAAGTGTTGCGCCGTATCGGCATTGATCCAGAGTCGAAAGACTGACAGCATAGATGCAGGAGCTCACGCTCCTGCATCTAGACTTTCTTTTTTTTGCTTACTTGATGTTGATCCGCCATCCGTGGAGGAAGTCACGCACATCGACCGCTTCGCATCGCGCTACACCGCCGGTGATTGTCTGCTGAGTTTTGTACTCAGTGACCATCCCGTTGCTGGCGTTGTAGTTTGGCATCCAACCGTCATGCTTATCACCCATCAAGGAGTACAGATAGATCGGCAAGCGATAGATCTGATCCACGCTGATCGGGTTCTCGTAGAACTCAAGGTTGATGACCTTGCTTCCCGCGACGTGACTGTAGCGCTTCAACCCAGCCGTCTTCTCGATGGCGGAGGAGATGCCCAACAGAACCGCTTCTTCACGGTCAGACGTGGAGTACAGCCAGGTGTTATCCTCACACCCATCCCACTTGACCAATTGACCCGAACGCTTGAAGCCAGGCATCAACTCATTTTGTTGATACATGCTGCCGTGATACAGAAAAGCAGGCAGGCGATCGGTGGTTGCGGTGGTAAGGGCATTTTGGCCGCTAGCAACCGGAGCCCCTGATTCAAACGAAGCAACATCTGCGGCCTCGAGGGCCAGTTGAGTAATCGTGTCATGCCCATCGAGTTCACCTTCGCGTGCTTCCAACGCCAAGCTGTCCAAGTCGACGTTCTGCACGCCGATGATGGAGGCCACTTGCTGTTGGGACCATTCCATGATGTCGTTACTGCGAGTGGAGATGTTTGGTTGATCCCCAGTATCGAGCAGGATATCCCACACACTGACCGGTTCGTCCTGACCCAGACGTGCCGCACGCGCGACGGTCTGTTCGCGGATACCCGAACGGAACGGTTGGTTCAGCAGCATGATGTTGTTGGCGGCTGTCAGTGGAACAGCGGTCGACAACGACTGGTACGTCGCCACCAGAGGGTTGAGGTCTGGCAGTTTGTAGAACTTCTGAACGATCGCAGCCAAGTCCTTGTTGGTCGAACCGTATACGAGTGCTGCATCGTAACCGGTTTCCTTGAGGATGTCGTTACTGCGTTCAACCACTTCAACGAAGCTGGTGAAGATCAACGTCTTCTTCTTGGCATCGTCGATGAAACGACTGAAGTCGATGTGAGGCAACATCTCAACGTGGCAGCGCGTACGCTCACGGCCGAGGATACCGCCCAAGGCTTCACCCATGATCTTGAGGTCAACGTACTTCAGCACGCTACGAGCCGACTTGAACAGAGGCTTCTCAGTCGGATGGAGACGCGGGATGATGGTCCGCAACTCGTAGTTGTTGCAGTAGGCGGCCTCTTCCTTCATGAGCTTCGCATCGAAGCCAGAGGATACCGTCTTGAAGCACTCTTGGTACTTGGCAAACGCCATACGTTCCTGAGGACCGTTGAGTGAGAGCCTGAAGTCTTCGAGGGCACGGTTGTAGTCCGTGCGGTACTTGCCGAAGTTCTCCTTGTAGTACTTACGCCGTGCTTCAATGAACGCTTTCATACGTTCGCCGATAGCGTTCAGCGTAAACTCCTGACCATTGGGGATCTTCACCATGTGCTGCTTGGTGGTGACCTCAATGTTCACCACGTCCTGTTTAGGAACGTGATACTTCAAGTGACCAATCCGGTTACGCAGGATGTCGTTCGCCCGCTTGGCATCGCGACCGTAGATCTTACGGAAGCGTTCCTCAGACTCGGCATCGAACAGCGGGTCGATGCAACGCAGGAATGGAATACACTCCACACCCAGTGCGAGGATCGGAGTACCCGATGCCCAGTTACACCAGGCCACGCACTTCATCTGGCAGAGTTCGATGAACATCTGCGTACGCTGTGCATCGATGCGGTTGAAGTTGTGGGATTCGTCGAGAGCCACGAAGATGTTCTTGAGACGAGGCTCATTCATCTTGATAAAGCCCAGGAGGGTTTCCAGTGCTTCGTAGTGGCAGATGTAGTAGTGTTGATCCATGGTCGGCATTTCACCGGACGTGGATACCCAATACGACTTCTTGTTCAGCAACAGATCCTTGATCGAATCTTCCCACACCCGGTTGACCGCGTTCTTCGGCGTGAGGATGATCACCTTCTCAGCGTGCAGTGCAGCACCGAGGATCAGGTTGGTCAGCGTCTTGCCCGTACCAGGTCCCGCATCGAGCATGTAGCCCTTCAGACGGTATGCCGGTACCATGATCCCGTAGTGTTGCACGAAGCCGCTTTGGAACGGCTTGAGTGGGTAAGGGATCTGCTTGTCCACGACCGACATGTCAGTGATGGACTTGGTGTCACGATCGATCTGACCCAACCAGGTTTGCAGCTTGAGTTCTTCGATCACTTTGGCGATGATGCGACGAGGTAGACGCGTTTGGGGTGCGTCGTACAGAGTCTCGAGGATATAAAGGAAGTCCAAGCCGAAGAAGTGACGCAAGCGCAACTCAGAGCTTCGGGCAATGGAAAACATGTTTTTCTGGATGACGGTACTACCCCATGCGGCGTAGATGTCTTTGAACAACTTCATCGTGTCGATGCCCTGCACTACAATGTAGGTCGGGGTGGTCGACACGGAGACAATCCCGAGGCGTTGCTTGAGCGCGGCGAACATCTGTTAGTCCTTCGGATAGGTGGGTGTTAACTCATAAATTACGCATGAGGGTCAGTTCCATATAGCATAGAGTCCCTCCCAAACCGGAGGGACTCTATGTCGTCTTATGGTTACGGATTGCCCCACGTATCGTCAGTGGTCAGTTCAAGGATAGGCAGCCATGTAGAAGTGGCTGTGGTCTTCGAGTAGGCGTTGACTGCCGGACTCGCGGTGTTCTCAACCGTGACCGCCATGGTGGTGTTGCCGTTGTAGGTGTTCTTGGTCACCACATGCCCAGCAAACATTGTGCCGATGTTGTACAAGCCCCATCCGGCACCAGTACGCTTCGGTGTCACGAGGGCGTTGGTGATACGACCCCATTCGGTGGAGGCGTAAGATGCTGTCGTCGAGGCGTTCGGACTCGGCAGCGTCGTAGGGTCGTTACCCGTGGACCCCAACCGTACTTTATAGCGATACCCGTTCTTGACGAGTTGGGCGTTCTGCATTACCCCTACACCACCAGGAGGGTACTTGCCGTTCCCCTTGATGCCGTAGACCGCTTTGGCGGCGTATATCTCGTCCCACTTGATGCCAGACCGCAGTGGCATCTTAGGAATGTAAATGATCACTCCATCGATGATCATCTTGATCCAATAAGGAGCGCTGCTAAAGATGGCACCCGCCGTCAGACCAATCCCGCCCGACACTTCAGCTTCAGTGAAGAACTCAGCGCCGGTCACCTCACCGTAATAGCCCAGCGTGCTGTCGCCATACTGCAAGGTGGTGGGTCCAGGACCCAATGGGTTATACGGCGCTACGTAATCGATGTTCAGCAAGGCTTCAAACATATCTACCTCCTAGTTAGATGGTAGAGCCTGTGGCACCGATCCAGTCTGTACCGTCCCAGAGGAACGTCAAGACCGTTTTGGTGGCGCCGTACACCGGTGGCGTCCCACGGTTCCATTTCACCGTAGCTGGCCACACAGGCGTACCTGCGTTACCCAACATCACCAACACCAAGGTCATGGAACGACCAGCAGGTGGTGGGGTGAATACGAACGTGCGCACTGCGGTGTTGGTGTTGACCACGGTGTAGTTCTGAGCCACCGACGTGTCCAACGTGGTCGTGGTAGCAACCGAGATCACCGGCAGGTCGATACGTTTCAAGTCGTAACGATCCAACAGCTGCTGTGGGAAGAACCCTTGACTGGTCCAAGCCGTAGCGCCGGTCTTCTTGAAGAACTCACCGGTGAGGGTATTGAGGAACAGGTCGTTCACAACACCATCGCCAGACGCAGGTGCGCGCGGTAACACGATCCACGCCGGTCCAGCGGCACCAGTCGCACCAGGATCCCCTTTAACGCCTGGGTCACCCTTCGCCCCTGGCGTGCCAGGATCACCCTTGGCTCCAGGCGCGCCTGCGGCTCCGGGCGTACCCGGGGCACCTGGATCACCTTTAGCACCTGGGGCGCCAGCAGCACCAGGGGTACCCGGAATGCCGGGATCACCTTTAGCACCCGGAGCACCTGCTGCACCCGGAGCTCCAGGGTCACCCTTGACACCAATGCCAGGATCACCCTTTGCGCCAGGATCACCTTTAGCGCCAGGGGCGCCTGGAGTACCTGGGTCACCTTTAGCGCCGGGTGTACCCGGATCGCCTTTAGCGCCTGGCGCACCAGCGGCGCCTGGAGTCCCAGGGTCGCCTTTAGCCCCAGGAGCACCAGGGTCTCCTTTAGCACCCGGAGTACCGGGATCGCCCTTAGCCCCTTTCTGAGTGACAAGCCATTCAGCTTCGGTGCCAACGTAGCCATTCTTTACCGCAATGTCGTAGGTACTATCACCACCAAGCATTACGTCAGACAGGAGAGCTCTACGACTCTCGCCGTCCTGCACGACCTCAATCAACTCGTTGCCGGATAACTCCCCGGCAGGATCCATGTTCGAAATAGTACCCATGTCAGTCCCCTCTGTTTACTTGAACACTCCATCTTGGAGACGTGTGCCCCCATCTTCTTCATAACGCACAGCCAAGTCTTCTTCCAGTCGTAGCCTACGATCGACAGTTGTGTGAGCGCCGAACGTGAGAGTCGCTGGACCGTTGTAATAGTAGTTGTTTTGAGTAGGTCGCAATGTAACGGTGAGTGAACCATCAACCAAGTAGGAAGGATTCAGTTCACGTCTACCCCGACTGTCCGCCGGGAACATGTGGCCAAATGATTCCATGTCGACATCGTTTGGATCGATGCAGAACAGTTGCAGTACATCAGTCACCAACCCAATCATCTCACTGAAGATGATGTGATTCCACACTGGTCTGGATGCCGCAGGAGACTCGATGTCGTAACCATCGAACTCATCCTGGATGCTGTTACGACGATACCGTACCGTCTTGGAGTTCTTGTACTTCCCCTCAGGTCGTGCAGTGATGGTGACCCGAGTATTGGATACCAGTCCATTCACTTCGGTACGTGGCGGGATATCTTCCGGCGGAGAGATTTCGATGTATTGTTCATCGATACGATTCAACGCCTTCTTGTTAATAAGCTGTAAAAGCCGGATGTCGATATTGGCCATTAAGACCTCCCAAATAAGGTACTTCATTCATATCGTTTGCAGCTGGTAGTATAGTATGTAACAACAGTGCAGTTTCTACCCCAATGGTCGGCACTCGCTCCGTCGACCGGGGTACCAACGCTGGGATGTCCTCCCTAGCACTGACATCAGCCCATGCGGGTGGCTGGTGTAGCTGTAGCCAATAGTGCTAAGCCTCAGAACCTATCTAGCGTGAGGACACGGATAGCTTCTGGGGATTGACATTATATGTACAATCAGGACGTACGCGTCCACACAACTTGAACTCCGACTCCCTGTGGGCCTCTTGCCAGGCACCGTTATAGTTGGCACCGGCGGGTTACGCGATTAATCCTCTGCCATAAATACTTTTGACTTCAGCGACCCAGACCCGGTACTCCGGCGAGGCATTCAATGACTTCTGAGTAGGCCTTGGATCATTAGACACGTCGAGTCACTGACTGGCCTGGTAAACGGGTTGGTCAAACTCGGCGTGTTTATGCTGCAACTTTTCTGTTAGCGTAAAATTTTACAGAACGCCGCTATCATTTGAATCAAGGTCTCCCATCAACCTTGGCTCATTGGCGGTCAGGACTCCTCCCCTTCAAGGTCCTGATCGCCTCTTAGCACTGCACTCGATCACCAACGGCGCCCATCCCCACTCCCGCCGTTGGTGATCATTTTTCTCTTCTTTATGCTGCAACCGTTTAAATAGTATGATTCCATTTAGGAGAGAACTATGAATCTTAATAACGCAAAGACCGCTCAACAGAACATCCTCGACCTGCTGAACTCCCTGAACGGGACTAACCTGACAGCGGTTAACGTGACCTTCGGCACGGTGGAAGAGTTGATCGAACAACCGACCAATGCCCGCGTACAACTCACCCCAGGTGCGACTCCGGTATTCAGTGGCTCTGACTACCTGTACTACAACCGCAGCTCCGCAGTGAACCAGTTGGGTAGTAGCGAGTCTATCCAAGTCACTGTCACCGCAGGCATGACTGACCAACAGATCTTCGACGCTGCGATGGCTGTGTTCCCGCTACAAGCTGCTGAATGGCGTTTCGTGGCCGCACAGATGCCGGTAGTCGGTGTTCGTCCCGGCCTGTTGATTGTGTCTGCCAAACCTGATTCGTTGATCTACCATGGCGACTACAGCTTCAAGCTGGTGTTCTAATCATCGTCTGGAATGATAGTATGGAGTTTGGTCCAAACTCTGTATTACATCCTGGAGATGCGCCATGAAGATTAACGTAGCAAAAACGCCTCTGGAGAACTTGGTTCTCCAGATCATCGAAGACAACAGCGGTCTGGCTCTGACCGCTTCCCAGGTTACTGCTGGTGCACCGTCCGTATACGGCGGCAGCCCTCAGAACACCCAAGTGACCCTGACCGCCGTTGAAGGTCAGGGCTTCACCGGTTCCAAGCTGGTCAAGTACGTCCGTCTGGGCCTGGACAGTGGCAAAGTCACTCCAGTTACCACTCTGGAAGTTCTGGAAGCTGACAACCAAGCTGCCGTTCAGGCCAAGGTCGTTACCGCCCTGGGTCTGGTTACTTCCGAACTGACCTTCTCGGCTTACACTGCCGCTGCCGCAGGCGTTCCAGGTACCATCACCATCACTCCGGTGGCTGGTAGCCTGCTGTACGTCGGCGCAGCCAAAGTGCTGGAACTGACCCTGCCAGTTGCTCCTGATCTCGGTGACGAAATCGTGATCGACGAGCTGAGCGGCTTCGATCCTGAAGCTTAACCGCTAGGCTGCCAAGGATGGCGGCTTCCCTAAGGGTAAGTGGTATGCATATCGACATCACCAAAACGCCCCTGGAGAATATCGTTCTCCAGGTTATTGAGGACAACCCTGGGCTCACTCTGAGCGCTGACCAAGTTACTGCCAGCGGTTTGGCTGTATCCGGCGGTGTAAGGAACACCCAGATAACCTTGACGGCTATTGAAGGTCATGGCTTTAGCGGTGACGATGTGATCTTTTACGACCGCATGGGGATCAACGACGGCGTTGGACCGGACGTGACCAGTGTGGAAGTACTCGTTACCGATGACCAGGCTGCTGTTGAGGTCAAAGTCGCTGCTGCTATGGGTCTTCGACTCGATCAGTTGGTGTTCAGTGAATGGACTCCACCTATTGATGCGGGTACCCCAGGCAGTATCGGTGTGTCACCAAAACCCACCAGCATGCTGTACCAGGGCGGTGGTGTCTTTATCACCATCACTGTGGCATAAGCGATGACACTGCGGGGAAACCCGCAGTGTCATTTATGCCGTTAACGTGATTTTGCCGTGAGCTTTACAACGGCACCATCAGTAATCACCTTCACCGTAGCCGGCTTGGGTAGACTGCGGATAGTCTGTTGTAGTGAGATGGCGTTCGTCGTCGGACGCTCCAGCAAGGTAGTAGCGCCGCCTGGTGTGGTGATCTTGGTTTCGACGTCAGCTGGGATTGGAGTCCCAGGATTGCGTCGCCCATCAACCGCTACACCGATGATGACACCAGTACCTAGTTTTGCTTGAGCAGCCTTCGGCTTGTACGCTTCGTTGCAGCCATCACCGACCAAGGTAGTCCCAACCACACCAGACAATACCTCAGCTGTGGTGACGTCAATACCGCCGACGATAACCGCATCAGGATGAGCTGGCGTTACCTTGTCCAGTGCTAAATCCCGCACCACTACTTCAATCGGAACCTTGGCTGGATGGATGCCATCGTCATAGACCACCACGATATCGGTAACGTAGCTGGTCGCCGCGGTGAGTCCTGTCAACCGCATCCCGAGTAGGTTGATCCGCATGGACTCAAATCGGCCGGTGTATTGGCTGTTGGTCAATACGCCGTCAACAAAGAACTCGGTACCCCCAGTGGCACGATCATACACCATCATGCAATTGACGTAACCTCGTGTCCTTACCGGACCGCTGGCCGGAGCCACCCACGTCATGTTGACCGTACCGATGGAGGCCGGGTACTGACCGTTGGTGGAGTCGATGTTCTGCGATGCCCACCCGAGTTTCCACGACACGCTGATCTTAGCGAGTGGAGATTCTGGCAGGCCGGGTGCTGATCGCCGTGTATCGTCGATCGCCGTGATCAAGCGCTTTAGATCTAAGTAGCTGTTGGAGACACTGGAAACTTGGTTACTGGCGGTGGTTGAAATCCCCGTCAGCCAATTACGGTTGTTGAACGCCACAACCTTCACCGGCGGCTGGTTACTGAGGTTAACGCAGACGATGTCTACGGCCTTACCCGTCAGTCCTGCGTTGTTGGAGATCGTCCTACCGTCTGCCTGACGGTCAAGACCTTCAGCGAATACGATCGACATCAGCTACCTCCTTCAGGATCGAAGCCAGTCAGGTTACCGTTAACCAGCGCCAAGTGGAGCTGTGGCGTATGGTCAAAGTCAGTAGTAACCAGGTTAGGAAGAACGGTCTCGATTCGTGGCACAGTCGAGCTGTCGTACGATCCATCTGGCGAGAACAACCAACTGACCTTCGATGGATAGATACTGACAGTACCATCACTGCGACGGACGCTCTTAACGAGGTCGATGTCCTCGTCGAGGATCTGGAGGCTCAACCCACGCACGTAGGTCAGGAACGCTGCTACCGACGCGAACCCACCACCAGGAACTGTCATGTTGTCCAGTTCGTTGATGGAGTACCGCACGTAGGTCAGATCGATCGGCAGGCGGTAGGAACTGTGTTGACCCGGCGTAACCGTGACCTTCGTCAAGTTGCCCGTCACCTGGATTGGACCAGATACCGTCGCACGCGACAACTCAAGAGTACTGATCGGGAGATAGACCGCCCGCAGCGTATCGAACAGCTGTTTACCCGTTTTGTTCTTGACGATGTTGACATCGCCAGCAAGTTGTTGGATCACCTGGACCCGAACAGAACTTAGTGATGCAGATGGATTGGTGCTTGGATCTGCCATAAAAGAATCTCTAGGTTTGTAGTCGTCATAAGATCTCCCACCTTATACGTAAATACGTGGGGGACTCAGTCCCCCAGTATACTCGTTGGTTAGATAGGACCCATGTGCAGACCGTACGGTGTCGCCGTGGACAACAACGGCTTACGCAGCACTGGGAGGTCGTAGCGGCCCTTGAACCACTTAGACCCTACCTTGGCTACCAACGGCAGCGTAAACTCCGTCACGGCGCCTGTGACGACCACTGGAGCATCTACCAAGTCATCCGTGGTGAACGGAATGCCGGTGATGCGCTTGATGGTCGGAAGGAGGTCGTAAATGGTCGTGTCTTCATTACACAATCGCTTGGGCAACTGGAGGTTAGCAATCCCCGCCAGATCCAATTGGTAGTAGCGAGCCGCCTTGACCTCAGTACCACCACCCACCTTAGGGATGGTGATGTTCAACGCCACATCGCGGTTAGACGCCGTGCCAACGTTGGACGTAGTGGTTGCCGCTACTACGCAGTCGGTCTGTACCAGCGTCCGTTCGAGGAGCACACCCAACTTATCGATGAGGGTACCATCGGTGAAAAAGTTCTGCTTAGACATCGGTCACTCCTTATGAACGAGTAACCGCTTTGACACCTAGGGTCAGGGTCGTGGCGTTGGCAGCTGGGATGATGTTACCGGCGTGGACCGAATGGCCTTTCCGCGGCAGGTCTACGACCAACTGGTTGTTCATGTCGGAGGTGCGCAGCGACTTGTTGATCGTGCCATCCGTCAACGTGGTAACTAGGTCACTGGCGTTATCTGGTGCCAGCATGCTCGACTGTGCGCAGATACCAAGCGTTTTGGGAGGGATGGTGAACGTGGCCTGAACCTCGGACGCGCCGATCGACACCTGTGTACCGTCCACCGTCTGCAAGGCCGCGTTAGAACCGATGTTGTTGGTGACGGCTGGCAGGGTGACCGACTTCCAACGACGTAGACGTGGTTCTTCGGTATTCTCGAAGCGGGCCACGTAGATGTCCTTGATGGTGTAGAGGTAGCCAAACCCAGGACCGTACATGATGCGAACCAACCGCTCAGCCGTGTTGTAGGTCGTGGTGAAGATGACGGTACCGTTAACGTAAACCTTCAACACACCTGTGATCGGATTCAGGGCAAACTCGAGATAAGCTTGCTGTCCGTTGGTGACGGGGAAGACACTCGACGGAGCGACGACGCCCACAGAGCCCATACCGAAGATGCCGGAGGTCCATGTACCTGAAGCTACGGTATCCGGTACGATGAGCCAACCCACTGTGATCCAGTACGGATCGACACGACTAGCGTCCACCGCGTTGCTGAAGTCCACGTACACGGTGTTGGCGTTAGCCGAGCAGTGCATGCCACCGGCGTCGCAACTGAGGGCCAACAGGGTGAGGGCATCGCAACGGAGCGCAGTACCCTTGATCACGCGAGAGGCCGGTGCTACTTTAGCTTCCGACATCTGCGCGATGCGTTCTAGCGAATAAGCGTGAATGAGTTCCAAGATACACCTCAGACGTTGTAATGGAGGACCAAGTAGCGGAACAGCGAAACCGGAGCTAGAGCAAGGTCGATGACAAGCGCGCGGTTATAGTAGCCCGAGTTGTCCACCGGTAGGTTGGTAGCCGCTGGGAGCGTCAGCTGTTGGAACGGAGCACCCTGAAGTCCACGGACACCGGCGGTGGTGTATACGCTGTTAGCGTAGCCGTGGTTGGGTATGTATTGGTTCAGGACAGGTATCAGCGCCGTGACGTGTGCTGACGACAAGACGCTACCGGTGATGGCCGCCAGCGCCGCAGAACCGAACTGGGTATAGTCGGTAGCATGACTCGCAAACGCCTGCCATTCTACCTCACCCCACGCCAAACCGGCGATCTCGGTGGTCCGCTCGTTCATGTCGAGTCGCCCCACGTTGACCGTGGACCCTGCCTGGAAGTAGAACGATTCAGGCTTGGCTGTCAGGATGCGATCAGCGCCTGTCGGAGTGGCTTCCTCGACAAAGTCAATGTCGGTGAACTTCGTGCCGAACAGGGTGTTCATCCGCGCGACGATCTGCGCCGTGGTATTGAGCGGGTAGAGTTCGTTAGGCTTGAGTGTCTCGAGACTGATAGCCGCCAAGAGATCGTTAGCTTTCACACGACGATACGTCACATCGCTGTAGCGACGATACCCAGAAGGTTTCTTGGCAGTCAGACGCAGGTTCACGTATTCCGGCTGACCGGACACGCCAGCGCCCAATGTGAGGTCGTAGTTAGCCACGGGTAGAGAAATCCCGAGACCATCCGCCAGCGCAGCCAGAACCTCTTCCTTATAACCGAGTTTGAATCGGGTAGAGGACATCTTACGCCGTAGACCGCCGACGTGGGTACCACTCACCACCACGCTCGCTGGCAGTTTGGCGATACCGCGAGCGTAGAGGGTGTCGACAGCCAGTGTAGGGTCGACGTACTGAACGGCAGAGACGAGCAGCTCATCGACCTTAACTTCTGGGTCCAAATATTGGACGGCCGTGACGAGTAGCTCGTCAATCTTTACTTCAGCCATGGGTTACTCCTGAGGCGGCAATGCCTTGAGCTTCAGTGTGTACTGAGTGGCGAGTTTGGAGGGACTCAGCCAAGCCAGCGGCTTACCGGAGGTGTTGTTAGAGAACTCGGTGTTGTTGATCAAAGCGCCAATCGATGTTGGCGAATAGGCCTTGGTCGTAGTGCCGTCAGACAACTCAGTCATCAGAGTGGAGTACAGCTGTGGGTTAATCCCAGTGAGATCGGCAGCGACCTCATCGAGCGGTACGGTAGGTGCTTTATACACCACCGACTTCCAGGCTTCGTTGACGGTATTGTTGGTCAGTGCCCCACCACCATCCCGCATCTCGTTGCTGAGTTCCACGCATTCTTCACATTCCCACGCCGACAGGTGAGTCACCCCTTCGGATTTCTTGAAGACAGCCGAGTAGAAATGGTTGAACGTTTTGGTAGCGGATGAGCTTGGATGGTACAGCAGGTAACCGAGGTTGACCTCGTTCCACAGCACGGTATCGGGGATCGGCAGGGTGCGGGTCTTCCGGCCGTTGATGTACCCAGTGACAGTGCGAGCGACCGGATCGGCCGTCACCTCAATGAACAGGTCCAAGATCGCGGCGCCGTTCTGCCCACCATCAGACCACAGTACCGGGTAGATGCCTTGCCGCGGATCATTGACCAGCAAGCCGGCGAGTGGGGAGGCGTTGACCGTGTCATACGTACCACGGTAGCGGAACCCCCACGTCAGTACCTCATCCGCCGACAGACGACCGAGAAGGTCGAAGCTGCGAGCGAAGATGTGGCTGTAGCCGATGGCGGCGCTGAGTTCATCACCGGCTGCCTGCTGGATCGCATAACTGGTCGACTGATGATAGACGAAGGGAGTATTACCAGCCTGTTGCCAAACGTTGATGACGCCGTTGGGGATGCCGGACGCGGAGTTGATCAACCCCTTACCGGTATAAGCGAATAGTAATCTCATGATCTACCTATGGCTTCAGTTTGAGCGAAGCGGTCACTTTCTTCGAGACGTTGTCAAAATTGACGCTTCCCAACGAGGTGGCTGGACCCGCACCTTTGGTGATCCACGATTCGGTGGCCTCCGCCGGTGTCGAGGGGGTGATGGTGATGGTGCCGCTATTAACGCCGCTGTTGAAGGTAGTGTCTAGGGCCTCACTAAACGACGATACGCAGTTACTCGTCACGGCCACGCTGTTGAGTGTGCGGGTTCCGCTGTAGGTGAACTCGATCGTCTTCGGCGTAAGACCAACGGTGTCCGTCGTCGTGTCCTCGACCAAGCTGTTCGGGAAGTCGCTCGCGGTAACCGAGAGTGCCTCGCACGCCCAGCGACCCAAGTACGGCTTCTCTTTAGACGGATCGTAGAAGGCGGCGTAGATATCCCTCAAGGTGTACCATGTCGCGACACTGGGCGCGGTCCAGATATAAAGGACCAGCGAGTTCCGGTCGTGGTTCAGCGTCGTCTGGACAGTCTTAACGAATCGGCCGTTGACGTACAGCGTGGCCGTTTTCAGGTCGTACGATACGGCGTACTCGATAAACGCCGATCCGCCACCTGTAAACGCATAGATGTCGGCGTGCGTGAAGAGGCTTTCCTCACCGACGGACGAGGCTAGTCGAAGGGCGGAGTTCGCATTGTTAGCGAGGGCACCGCCGTTCTGACCAACCAGATAATACCCGCCCGTGATGACCTCTTCCGGCTTCATGTACGCCATCGCCCGACCGACTGGGAGCGATATGTAGGTGTAGTAGCCGTAGATGTCAAGGCCGCCAGCACTGCCGGTTCCAGTCCCGTTGTTAGACAGGTAGATGAAAAGCGGCAGTTTGCCGATCCGTCTCCAGGCCTGCCAGATGCTGCCGTAAGGATGTCCGCTGTTTTGAAGATCACTCGCAGTGACCGCGTAAATCAGTCTCATGGATCACCTACAGAGAGAAGGTAGTGCCGTTAGGGACGATGGTAGTCACCCAAGGCGCTCGTGGGACAGAGATGGTCACCTCACCTTTAAAGAACTTACTGTTATCAGTAGCCTTGAAGGTGACGTTGATGGGACCTTGAGGGGTTGTCTCGACCAAGTCAGTGTTGACGAACTCTAACGCGTCCAGCGGCAGGCCAGCCATGGTCGCCAGTTCCGTCACGTTACCCGCATCCAGGAACTTCCCAGCTTGCAGATCCCATACAGAAGAAGCGATCAGTTGACCAGGTAGGTCAGTCAACGACAGACGGAAGAAGTACACCTTTTTATTGGTGACTGTCTGACCGACGGTGAAGACCAGCGCGACCTCACGTTCACGGTTGGTCGTTGGACCAGTGCTCGGCGCAGAGACATCGGGGATCTGAGTCTGCGGTGCGGTGAACGTATCGCCAAAGAGTTTGTTGAACTCTGCCCGGAACGTATCCTTGACGAAATACGCCTGTTGGGCAGGCAGTGTCTTGGTTGGCCAGGTCAAACCTTTGAGCAGTAGTTCGAACTCACGATCCGTACCATCGAGACGGCCGATAGCCACCTGAGTGTTAGGCTCGAAATACCACGAGGCCAACGCCGTCATGATCGTGGTTGGACCACCCTGATTGATGATCAGGGGTTTGAAGTCCTTGTTCGCCAACGTCAGTCCGTAGGTGCGGTTGAACGCATCCACCAACTGAGTCAGGTTAGTGATCGGGAACGCGGTCGTCGGTTTCAACAAGTCCAAGTCGAGGGTGTTGATCAACTCGTAGATGTTGCGACGACGGTAGACCACTGGAGTGGTGCGTCGCTTACCAGAGGCTTCCAGTGCGATCAGATCGATGGTTGCTCGGGCAGTGACTGGCGTGTCGTTGACCACCTCGCCGATGTCGTACTTGGTCGGATCCAACGCCACGCCGGTGGTGGCGGTGAGGGCTTCGAGCAGCTCGACACGGGGAGTGCGTTTAAATTGCGTGGGGCCTGCGAGACGAGTCACGGCGTTAACCGTGACTCCATCAAAGTTCATGTTCGCTGGCACCGAGACGACGGCGTTCATTACTACGCCGTCAAAATTCATCTCAGCCATGAAGGAGCTCTCTTAGTTGTTCACGATGGAGAGGGTGAGTTTGCACTCGGTCAACGGCGTACCGAGGACGTAAGGTGTCGGCGGGGCCATGACTCGTGGGGCGGCGAACTCATCGATTACAATTGCCGGGGGCGTGACTGGAATAGGGCCAGCCTTGCGTGCAGCTGTCTCACTGCCGTTGATGGTACGCTTCGTAGTAACTGACGCCGTAGGACCCTGACTCAACGCACGGACAGTCTCGGCCACCCCGCACACTATGGAGCCTGCCAATGGCGCGGTGTCGAACTCGACGGTATGGTCGCCAGTGGCCAACTGTACTGGACCGCCTGGAGTCATGCCGTCAGCATTCAGGGTAGAGGTCTTCTGCGCCAGTTTCTGGATCTTGAAGTTACCGAGTCGATCGTCGATACTGTCTACCACCCCGATGTAGGCATCGGTGACATACATCCGCGTTGTCGAGTCGTTCACTGCGTAAGCGTTGAAGTTAACGATGTGGGTACTCATCGGGTAGGCGCCGGTGTTCCACGCCGATGCTGTCCCAGACGCACGCTGGATACCGTTAACGAAGACCTTGTACACACCGGTCAATGGCTTCCAGACCAATTCCACACAGCAGCGCTTACCCTGCCCCCATGTCTGGAGGATGTCGTATCGACTCAGGGCGGACATGGGAACATATACGGTAGTGTTGGACGTACTGACCGAGAAGAACGAACCGCCCTGCTGGATGATGGTGATCGGATCGATCATTACCCCAAACGCGATCCAGCAGTCGCCGGTTGGGTATTCGGCGATGATGTCCTTGAGTGGGAATCCAGTCTGGTTGGCGTACGCCGACAGGTTCAGACCTTTACCCGGTGTGGGGATCGGAATGTAGGACCCGTGTGCAGACATGTTGAACCAATCGAGTAAGCCGAGTCGGCGAATGGTCGCATCACCAACGCCTTGCACGGTAAGTGGGTTCGAGAAATCCTCAATCCCGACAGCAGAATATAGTTTCATCTATATCACCTAGAAAAGAAATTCGGTGTTGGGGGCGATCGTGTCGGCGATGTGGGGAGCGCGAGTGATCTCTACCCGAGTCGTACCCTTGAAGAACTTGGAGTTCTCCGCCGCCGTGATGTCGATGAAGATCGAACCACGTTCGTTGGTCTCCACGATGTCGGTATTGATCAACTCGTTGGCATCGAACGGGATACCCGCCATGGCGGTCAGTCGTGCTACGTTCGCTGTGTCGAGGATCTTACCCGCGAACAGATCGTACGTCGACGTGGTCATGAACTGAGCCGTCAGCTGACTCAAGTCCAAACGGTAGAAGTAGATCGTCTTGAGGACATCGCCCTGACCCTTGTTAAAGGTCATGGTGACTTGACGGTCACGTTTTGTACCGAAGCCTGTGGATACGCTCGACACGTCTGGGATCGTGGACTGTAGGGCCGTCCAGGTGTCACCAAACAGCTTGTTGTACTCGACGCGGAATGTATCCTTGACGAAGTACGCTTTATGCGCTGCGAGCGACTTGGTAGCCGGCCAGTTAAGACCTGCGATCTCCAAGTCCCGGTCAGACAGAGCCACCACACCGATGGAAACCTTGGTACCTGGGATGAACCAGTACGAGGAAGCCTTAGCGGTCAGGAAGGTTTCGCCAGTCTGCTCAATCGGTCCGTCTTCGAAGTCAGCCAATGGCAGCTGAGTACCGAACACACGGTTGAACTCAGTGATCACCTGCGAGATGGTGGTACGCGCCGGACTGTACCGCAGCAAGTCCAGGTTGACATCCAGTGTAAGGATGTCTGCCGGATACCGAGGATAGGCCAAGTCGATGTTGCCAGAGTACAGCTGAGTGGTCACCGCACTGATGTTGACCGTGGTGTTGTACTCACCCTCGATCGACTCACCGCCAATGGCGACAGGAGGACCGACGTTGAAGTTCTTCTTGGTGAAAGGGCGACCGATTCTTGCTGCGATCGACTGATAGATGTCATCGATAGGCGCGAGCGTGAAGTTCGGTTGACCGTAAGGGGTCTTGGTGAATAGCGCTTTCGCCCCTACCGAGTACAGGGCGGTCTGTTGGACCGCCTTGTTGCCGTAGAAGAGGGAAACGCCACCAGTAATGGAGGACGTGGCCATAACTCAGAGTTTCCTTAGTTGACGCTCAGCGTGATCGTCTTCGTGAGAGAGGACGCGTCGATGTCGCCGTTAGGCAGCCTGACGTCGATCTGAGCAACGGTAGCGCCAATACCCGGCATACCTTGGGATTGTTGGAACGGATGCGCCCTGGGCGTTCTGAAGACCGAGGTGCGACCATCTTGCAGCGCAGCCTTGCACGTCTGTCTGCCAGTGACGTTCTTCAGGTCAGCAGTCACCACCACTGCCACGCATTTACCCTTCCCTTGAGCAACCGCATCATTCAAGAGCGTACTGCGCAGGTTGAACGCCACTGGCGCAGCCAGCGTGATCGGGATAGGCGAACTGGCCGTGTAACGATCGGTCACCACTTTCGTCAGCTTACGTGGGGCGTTCAGCACGGTCGCATTCGGGTGTGCGCTGTTCACTACATCGGATAAGGTGGCGATTGAGAAGTTACCGTGACGCGGCGGGTCTGTAGGTAGGTCGTTCTCGGTGAAGAGGATGTCTTCATACAGGTTGTCGTTAGTGTAGTTGTAACCATACGTCGAACCTGCCGGAGCGTCCATCTGACCAATCAACCCAACCAACAGCCCTGCGAACTTCAACGTCGGGTAGTTGGAGTAGGTGGTGACCATTTTCGTCGCCTGTCCAGTCACTGGGTTCTTGGCGAACCACGTCACTGACCGACGTTTACGATCCACCACGATCTCACGCTTCACACGCATACCTACCGGTACGCCGATGATGGTGTTCATCGCACCCATCTTCAGGATCGTGTACGCGCCAGCATCACTCTGGAGAATCATCGCCACGTCGGCCACTTGCGACAACCAGTTCTGCGCGAGCTGTAGGTAGGTGTGGGTGAAGGACAGGTTGAGTTGGGTCAGTCGATCCGACAACCCCGGTTCCAGATGGTCCAGTAAGTACGCAAAGCCACTCTCGACCACCTCACTGCTGCGGCAGACGACGTAACGACGGATACGGATGCCACCAGAATCAGGGTACGAGATGTAGTTGGCTGGCGCCGAGTTACCGATGCCGGCCTTCTCAAACGCCAGTGCCCGCATCATCGGGATTGTGCCGGTCAGCGGCGGCACCACTAACTCACCCACATCCCGCATGTGAGCCGTGCCAGCTCTGGACGTATCGACCAGATCAAGAATTTTCATGTGCGGTTCCTACTTACGGATCGATTTTGAACGAGACGGTCAGATCGTTACCGACGTCGGCAGGATTGATCTTCAGGACCCGTGTGGTTGGCAGGAGTGTAGGCTTGGTATCCCCTGCGATCTTCGCGCCATTAGAAGAAACTTCGATATAGCCGAGGCCCGTCACTTGCGCACACTGCCCGTAAACGTAGTCCGCGGTCTTCAGCGGCGTTGGGTCTGCGTAGTTCTGGGTGTAGAGCTTCGTCCCCGCCTGATCGAGAGTCGTACTGAAGGCAGCGCCCCAGTTGTTCAGGGTGGTCAGCGTGTTGTTGGAGAACAGGGTGTGGGCGGTAGTTAGGAGTTGGTCAACCTTCAGATCGCCCAGCGGCTCGAACACCTCACCCACGCCCAAACTACCCATGTACAAATCGCGGACATGACCCACGATATTCCCTTGCGCATAAGGGATGTTGTTTTGGTCTGCGTAGAGGCGAATCAGTATCGGGTAAGCGTTGTCGATACCCGTTGGTGCGGCAAACGCCCACTTCGTGACAAACGCACCATCGATGTAAATCCAGAAGGTGCCGGTCTTCCAGTCGGTAACGATCTCGAAGTACTGACCCTCATCGCCCGACAGATGTGGAGCGTATGGAACCGGTCCACCGATTTGGTTGTTACCCGTTCCTGGCTTGACGGTGGCGTAGATGTACATGAACGGATTCGTTGTGAGTTCGCCTCTATACCCACCCTTCGTCACGACACGGAAACCCAATACCGACCGATCGTACGTTCCACCATTCAGCGTGAATGCGCCAGCAGGTATGGTCACCCCGAAGGCGTACTGAAACCGTCCGGTGCTGTCCATGGTCGCCTGGGCGTTGAAATGCGCACCGGGCTGGTTGACATCGGCGTTGATGGTGTTGGTGACCGAACTCACATAGAACAGTCTTGAATGACGTTCTTCAGATTGGTCGTCCGCCACGACCTTCGGCATCCCCAATAGGGCCAGAATTTCCATACATCACCTCACTGATTGAAGTGGAGGTAGACCCGCGTCGCATCCCCCAGGTTTACACCGACCACGCTGTTGAACAGTGGGTTGGTTGGGAGGTCGTTGTGGTTCGGACCGTTGAGGAAGACTTCCGCATTGCAGACGTTGGTCTCACGAGTGTCATCACAATCGTTGACCCACATGCCAGCAGCCTTAGGATCGCGATCGGACATGATCGTGGCCAGATGAATGCCGTCTTCTTGACTCAACTCACCGAGAGTCAAGCCAGACAGGAACTCAGCTTCGGCGGTGAAGTCCACGCGGAAGAAGTTAGGACGAGTAGCAGTACGAATAGTCATGTCGTTTGGTTCCAGGTGAATGAATCGACGTTCACATAGAGCGAGATGTGTTGGAAAGGCTCTACGCGGATGGTGGTGGTACCGTACCACGCCAGAGACCCAGGCTTAGCCGCGAGGGTCAAGGTGTAGACGTTAGGCGTTGCAGTGGCCACCAGATCGGTGTTCTCGATATCGGTCGCATCGAACTGAATGCCGAGCTGTGCCTGAAGGCGCGGGAAGTGGTCGTGAGCCTTATCGCCAGGAGTCACGTTGAAACGGATGACCTTACAAGAGATGCCCACCGTCTGCAAGTCCAACCGTTTAAAGCTGAACGTACGACTTCCTTTATAGGTGGTGTTCTTGGCAGACGGAGACAACTTGACACGCGCTGCCGACTGATCGGCTGGGTTGTCGATCACCACCGGCGAGAAGTTCCACATCGTCGGATCGGTGATCGTCAGCGATGCGTACTTCTGGAGCTGGAGGAGGACCGTACCCTTTGAACCTTTTCTGAAGTCCATGAGTCATCCTCAGACTTTATAATGCAGGTGCAGAACGTCCGGCATGTTAGTCAGTTTCGTGGAGCGGTAGAGAATAACGCAACGGTTATAGTCATCGCTGTTGAAGTATCCCGACGCTTCAGGCAATACGTAGCGAAGCCCGAAAGCGCCACCCAATCCACCTGGCGTGGTGTCAGCGCCCAAGTCAAACGTCTGACCTGTGATGGTGGTGATGTAATCCAGAAGGTTGAGTAGATCCAAGTCGGTTGCCGCTAACGTCTTGGCGACACTGGTACTCCACGTTTCTAGGTAATCGGAGAACGCCGAGAAGTTGTGACCGTACGTGGTGTAGCGCCGCAGGGGGTCAGCTTCGCTACGCGGTACGAGATCCCAATGGAATAGCGGCGTGGTTACCGCCGGGACGTGGAGCGAGGTCGGGTAGCATGGGGTGAACTTGTTCCCAACCTGGCCCATGAACGACAAGCTGCTGCTCTTGATCGTCAGGTACGAGTTGAGTGACGGGTTCTGTGGATAAACCGCAATCGCCGTCTGGGTGACGTCAGCAGGAGCCAACGCCATGCCGGTACGTTTGTTGAACGCCGTCAGGAACTCAGCGATCGGCGTACTGCCGTTGTTGATGTACCAGTCATCGTGAATCAACGCCCCGCCTGGAATCAATGATGCGATATCCAAGCGGCGGTAGCGAACCTTGAACGCCCCGATGTACGGACTGTTAGGTCGTGGGGTAACGCTGACCTCGGTGTTACGGAAGTTGCCGGCAGCAGACCACGCCGTTGGAACGCCGAAGAAACACTCGTTCGCTTTGATGGGGAACGGGAGCTGCGGGTTATCGCGGTTGATCAGGTCCACCACCAATTCATTGGATGGCTTTCTGTAATCTAGAAACATGATCAGTCTCTCGTTGAGGATGGAGCTGGTGTGATCCAGCTCCATCTATGCCGTCAAGTGATGGCGTTCGGATCTTCTGGGTCGTTGTAGTGGAGGATGAATCGACCACTCGGCTTGGTGACCGTACCCGCCAGCTCAAGCACCATGATGTACTTGTACGCTGGATTCGAGGAGTACTCGATGGTATTCAGACCGTTGTAGACGCAGGTAGCACCGAACAGGTTCCATAGCGTTGCCGTGGCGTTCACACCGACCCACAGCGCAGCACCGATACCTTTGTCCAATGCTTTCAACGCATCGGCGATCAACTGAGCCTGTGGCTGAGTAATTACGCCGCCGTCATCGATCAGCAGGAACTGGTCGCGGTACAGACTGAAGTCGTAACCGTAGGTGTAGATCAACGCCGAGGTCTGTGTGGTGAAGTCATCTACCGGGTAGTTCAGACCGTTCAGGTTGGTCGCCGACATGTACGTGTCGATCAACGCACCACCGGGGACGATGTCGAACGTCACGCTGCCCAGCCAGACCAGACTGCCGGGTTTAGCACGCACCGTGATGGTCGCTTTACCCTGACCGTCCAGCACAATCGGATCATCCTCTACATCATCCACACCCAAACGAATGGCGTAGTAGTAGAGAATGTTCGACAGGATCTGGTGGACCGAGGTCACCTGATAGCACGGCAGCGTGCGGGTCGGACGGAAGTGGCGGAAATCGCCGAGCTGTAGACGATCGTACACCAGGTACGTCTTACCTTTGAAGTCGGCGCCAGGAGCAGCCGTCGCCTTGACAAAGGTGTTCTTGGTGGTAGTGCCTTCGCGCCACGTACCGGCAACCGGCTGCGGGGTGGAGAGGACGGTGTTGAGAGTCGTGAACCGCGTCACGCCGTTAGCGGCGTTGATGTAGTCCATGATGCTCTGCTTCGGAGTGATGAAGATACTCATGTCTTCTCCCGGTTACTTGTTGAAGTACATGATGGCGCGACCGTACTTGTTGTACAGGTTAGCGTCGGTTGGATAGAGCATCGCCGCGAAGCTGAACCCGAGACGGTTGACATCCGGGTAGAGTGGGTCCGGCAGTGCGACGATGCGGAGGTACAACTGTTTCGGACCAACGCCCTTCGGATTCGTGTTGACATCGTAGGCGTTGAAGTTGATCTCCAGGTTCTGGGCAACGAATGCGTCGGCGTACAACTTAGCGAAGCCGCCATAGCTGACAAGATCGTTTGTCCAGATGGTAGTCCAGACCGGACTCAGCGCAGGGTTTGCCGCGAGCGCCTCTTCGGTGAAGTGTCGATCCCAGAACAGCCACGTACCGTAAGCGCGTCGATCATCCCACGCCGTGAAGTCGTTACCGAAGGAGGATGGCCAGAGCTCACCACCGAGCGTGCTGGTCATCATGATGTCCAGACCGAGCTCTTCCTTACCTTGACGCCAGTTCATCGTCGCCGTACCCGTATACATCAGGGATTCTGTCTTGGCGGTGATGGTGAAGTCATGGCTAGGGGCGTAGTTGCCGTGTGTGACGGTGTTGGTGTCAACGATGTCCGTCAGGGTGAAGTTCATCCCAGTGACGGCGTTGAGTAGCGGGAGCATTTCCGCCATACCCATCCAACGGGCAGCCAAGAAACGTTCGACACTCGGCTTGACTTCACGGAACAGCTTCGACAAATCGATCCGACGATACGTCACTGTAATACCACCCCGATACAGACTGGAGTTCTTTGGCACCAGCCGGACTTGGGTGTCACGCTTCTGAGCGTCCGGTGCGATTGCTACCGGAACACCCACGATGAACGTGTTGGCACTGACCTCCATCGGGAGGCCAGGGTTGTCTCGATTGATAAGATCGAAGACATTCTTAATTGCGGTACCTTGAAAGATAGGCATCTCAATGTCCTGTGTTAAGCAGCCGAGGTGTCTTCGGGGTCGGTGTAGTGAATATAGAAGCGACCAGACGGGATGGTGACATCGCCTCTGAGCTCGATACCGATGACGTACTTGAAAGACGGGTTCGTTGGTAGGGCTGCTTCGTTGAGTCCGTTGTAGAAGACTGTAGCGCCTTGCAGCGACCATGTCAACGAGGATTCGCTACCGTTCCACAACGCCTTACCGTCACTGGAGGTATCCAGAGCCAGCAGCAGTGCCAGAACAGTGTTCAACCCATCGCCGTGCAGTGTCCCTTCTTCAATAGTCAGGAGGCTGTCACGGTAAGTGGTGGCGTTGATCGGGTAAGTCACTACCGCAGCCGACGTACCGGTCTTGAAGTTGTCGATCGGATACTTGATCTGATCAGGCGCAATGACTGTCAGATATTCTTCCAGCGGCAAGCCACCCGGAATCACGTCGAACGTCAGTTCACCAATCCACAAGGGAGAGGTTTCCTTAGCCCGCACCGTCACTGTCCCGACACCATTGATGTCGAGGTTCAGTGGATCATCTTCCACGTCGTCCACGGACAGGTTGATCGCGAAGTAATGCTTGATCGCAGCCAACAGACCATGGGTGGTGGTAGGTTTGGGAGCCTTCACTTGACGTACTGGACGGAACCGAGCGAAGTCCACCAGATTCAGACGGTTATAGAAGATAACCTTCCGACCCTTGAACAGTGGCGTAGCACCCGGAATCACGATCGCCCAAGTGTTCTTCTGAGTCTTGGCCGTGTACCGACTACTCGCCACCTCGTACGGTCTTGACACCGCCACGTTGTCCAGGTTAAACCGAGTCTCGGAGTTAGCGGCGTTGATGTAATCAAGCACCGCCTGTTTGGAGTTGATGAATACAGACATGGGGACCTCTACACGTTGTAGTAGAAAGGCAAGTAACCCATGACAGGCTGGCCGAACACCGGATGGCTAGGGAACCAGAGCAGGAGTACGTGCGTCGCACCCTCACGGTTGATGAACGGGTACGTGACCTTGTTCGCCGGTGTGATAGGCATGAAGCGGTAACCCATCGAGGTGCCGTAGATGCCTTTCGGGTTCGTGGTGGCGTTGTAGTCGCTGAAGAGCATGCCGAGATCGTACTTGTCATTGATCTCTTGCAGTAGCGTCTTGAAGCCCCAGCTCGGGATGGCCGCACTCCACGTAAACGCCGATTGCGTAGTGGTGGTAGGCCACGCAGTAGCGATCGACTCTTCGGTATAGTCGCGGTACAGAGGCAGGAACTCGTTACGTAGGCTGTACGTCCCTTCTGGGTCGAACACCGCTACGTTGTTAGGCCATACCGCACCCGCCAGCTCGCCAGTGGTCATGACGTCGAGACCGAGTTCTTCCAGGTCCTGAGACCAGAAGAGAGTGATAGCGCCAACGTACTGATAGCTCTGGTCGCCCATGGTCAGGACAGGGTTACTGGCTGTCCAGCCGCCGTAGACGCCGGCACCAGAGACGTCGGCAGGATCCAGGTTCAAGCCGTACTTCTGGTTGAGCAGAGGGACGTAGGTTTCCTTGTACATCCAGACGCCGTTACGCACGAACTTCTTGAGCTCGAGTTTCTGGCTACGGAACAGTACCGCCAAGTCGATACGGCGGTAGGTCAGGATCACGCTACCTCGGTAAGGACTGGACTCTTTGGCCGTGACCCGAACTTGGGTGTTGTGGTCCAATGGGTTGGCGATGAGGTACTTCGCCGGTTTACTGTAAATGAAGTCGGTCGCGTTAAGCTTCCACGTCATCTGCGGGTTGTCGCTGTTGATCGCTGCGATAAGCAGGTCAATATCTTTACCAACGTACAGAGGCATTGATCTTCACCTAGAATGGGTTGTAGTGGAAGTAGAGCGGACCGGTGTATTCACCACCCGGCAGGAACATCACGAAGCAGCGTTCGAACGCCGGGTTGGCATCAACCAACTGCGCTGTCGGAATATCCTGAACACGACCGTTGGCAAACGGCGGGAAGCCCAACTGGTTCGTGGTCTTCACCAGGTTGTTGTAACTGGTCATGTACCCGGTCTTACCAGGCTTGAGGTCGTCGTAGTGGAACGCGAAGTCGTAACCCCACGTCACCATACGCCCGTACGGTTTATCGTACTTCTCGGACGGATGGCGCAAGACGTCCAGCTCTTTCTTGCGGAACATCAGGTCGAGCCACGATGGACCTTGACGAATGGTGACCAGAACCTGCCCGATCCACTGGAGGGAGGTCGCAGCCATCTCGATGTTGATGGTGATTTCAGCCCCGTCATCAAGAGGCAGTTCATCGAACTCCGCCAGGTCTTCAATCGTAAGGTTGAGACCCGTTGACGCCACCAAGTACGGATGGACGTTCTCACGGTTAATCGGGAGAGGCGTCTGCCATTCCAACGTCGGATACATGGTGCCGATATCCAGACGGTTGTAGTACTGAACCACGTCACCCCAGTAGCCCTTACTCGGGATACCTTCCACGGTGACCTTGGTGTTACGGTCGAACTCGTCCACCGCTTCGAGATCGAAGTACCGTAGGGTTACGTTGCTGAACGTCTTTGGCGGAAGCCAGTTCTCGTTCAACACTTGGTGGAGTAGGTCAGTCCCCCCTTTGAGGAACTCCTTGACTACTGGATCTGTCATGGCTTACGGCTCCAACGGTGCGTTGAAGTGGAAGTACAGATCGCCGATGTAACCCAAGCACTTCACTGGGTCGAGCGTCACACGAACGAAGCGATCGTACTGGATGTTGTAATCATCCGGGTGGTCTGCGCACTCGCCTACAGCTATCACAGTAGCTCCAGCCATCGAGTAACGCTGGTTAGGCGTCATAGTCCATGCGTTGCCTGTAATCGCTGACAGCGCCTGACGCACGGCTTCAATCTGATCCACACCCGGTTGCACGGTGATCAGCTGACTGTACTGGGTAGAGAAGTCACGCCAGTACGAATACACAGCAGCGAATGGCTTGCTGGAATAAGTAGCCGGGTAGTTGAACGCACTGACAGTGATGTCGGTCAGGAAATCGCCAAGCTTGTAGCCACCACGACGCATGCCGACCGATACACTACCAACCCAACCCACACTGTTCGGCATCGCTTCGAGCAGAACATTGATTGGGTTGTCGAGGTCTTTCTCCTCGGTAGTCAGGTCACGAGGCTGGATGTCATCGGAGGTGAGGATCAACCCGTACTTCTTGTTCAGGGCTGCTACCACGTCCATCGTGGTGTTCACTTCGATCACGTCTGCCAGCAGAGGCGTCTGACGAGCCAGCTCGGACAAGTCCATCCGGTGGTAGTAGACGGTAACTTCGCCCTGGTACAGCGAGTACTGGTCCTTGGCCGAGATCAGCATCGACGTGTTGACTTTCTCGTCAATCGCCAACTGGGCAAGAGACAAGTCTTCTGGGAGTGCCAGTGGATCGATAGCTTCCGGCACACCGAAGATGTATTGATCAACGACGATGTTCAGACCGTTGAGTCGGTTAATGGACTCGACGATCTGGGGAAGCGGTTCCTTATAGATAGCCATGATCTACCTCAAACCTTATCAACGATGATTTCGGTTTCGTTAAAGTGGAAGTACGCAGTACCTTCTTGCTGACGGTAGTACGGGTAGTACGGATCGGTCACCTGTTGGATGATCACGAAGTCGAAGTCCTGACGGGCTTCTGGACGATCTGACGTCTTGTATTGCGTGACCGTGTGGTTCCAACCGCCCCACCAGTTCGGGAAGCCGAACAGCTCCTGCATCAGCTGCGCCACACGACCCGAGTCATTGAATAGCATCGAGTAGTACGGATGTACACGGATGATCTCACGGTACGGCGTAAAGTCAGTGCCGTAGGTCGCCATGTTCACCGAATCTTTCACGGTGAATGGAGGAACGCCTGGACCTGGCTTCGGTGGCGCGCGGTAGGTGCGACCGACATCGAGCAGAGCGTACAGGTTCTGCTTCTTGACCACGTTTTCCAGCATGATGCGACGACGGGTAAAGCTGACGATGAAGAATCCACGGTAGGCAATACTGGTAGGCTTGGCTTCCAGCTTGAGGTTGGTGGATTCGTCGAGGTCGAGCCAGCTGTAGTCAGCGTCGAGGAAGTCGTCAGTGCTGAGCATCATCCCGAGGTGCTGAGAGAGCGCTGGGAGGATCGAATAGAGCGTACCGGTACTGACGCCCTCGTAATGCGGTACAACGGTCCCAAACGCCTTGTTGAGGTCCAGACGGTCATAGTTGACAGTCACGGCGCCTTGATAAGGGGAGAGGGGACTAGGAACGGCCTTCACGCGTGTGTGGGTGGGGCTGGCCATACCTACAAAAACTGGAGGTGTGAGCTTAATGTGCGCTGGCTCAAGTGGTACCGGCAACTGGGGAGACGCCGAAATCGCTTGAGCGAGGATATCTCTGCCAGGACCTGGGACCAGGATCATGGGATCGCTCCTTACATGAACAAAAAAATAAACCACGATGACGCATAGCGAAGAGAGGGTTAGTCTCGGTCGCTATGCGTCCAGTCCGTCGTCTTGCACTTACGGCGCTGGTGGCGCCGGAGGTGGTGGGTAGTTCAGACCGTCCATCACTGGCAGAGTGATGACCTGACCCAGAGGGATGTCCTCAGCGTGCAGGGTAAGCGTCAACGAACCGATGAAGACCGGGCTGTCCGGGTTCATCTGGATGGTGATCAGCTTGGTTTCGTTCGGCAGACCTTCCCACTCGCCAGACGTCGCTACGATGTTGCCATCGATGTAGTCGTCAGCGGTGATGTTGGTCCGCAGCTTGAGGTTGATCTCGGCCATCAGGTCGGAGAAGTTCTCAGCGTTACCGATTGGCAACACGAGAGTCTCGCCGAACAGGAAACCCTGAACGTCCAGACGGTTATAGCCGAGGATGACCTGACCGCTGTAACCGGATCCTTCGATCGCGGTGACGGTCATGTCGGTGTTGTAAGTGGCACCGGCGGTGGTGGTTACTGTCGGCAGGCCCAGCTCCACCAGGGTGTTGTTGAATGCCGTGCCGTTCTGCTCGTTGATGAGATCGAAAACGATCTCCTGCGGCAACTTGCTGAAATCACTGATGTGCTTAGCCATCATTCCTTCCTTCAGTAGTGAGGGTGTTCTACATAGGATCGAGCTTAAACGAGGTTATTGTCCCGTTTAAGATAGAGTCGCACAGACTCTGAATAGACCCGAGAGGTAGCCTTTGCATAGATCCGAACCAGGGTCCAAGTTGTTGCGTTTACCGACTCGAGGTTGAGGTTGGCATCTTCTACCGACACTTGCTCGAGATTGATACCCAAGGCACTGTTGAGGTACGTCAGATTCTCAAAGAGACTCGGACGCTTCCCGATCATGACTCGTGGAATCATACCGCATTGTGGGATCAACTGCCGCAGCGGTACACGCTGATAGAAGTAGGTCGCATTTCCTCTATAACGGTCACTGTTGACGATGGTCGCCGTAATCTGCGTCTCACGTCCGTCATGGTCCAGAGGGTTCACTACGGTTGGTGCGCTCCACGACAGCTCATCAGGAGCGATAGGGAAGTTCCCATTCGAACGCCGGAGCAGATCCAGCATAAGACTGAGTTCGGGTTTGGTGTAGTCGTACGTCGTGTCCACGGGCACTCACCTACAATGGAGGGTCTGGGTAGTAAAGACCGTCCAGACGCGTTTTGGTGATGATGTCTTCCAGAGGTGTAATGACTGGATCAAGTGGGTCATCCTCAGCATCGAAGATAAACGTCCCTGCCCAGATATAAGACCAAGTAAAAAACTTAACCACCCACCCAAAACGATTGCGAACTACGGATTGCGTTTGGGCGAGATCGATGTCGACATTATAAGTGCCGGCAAAATAAGCGGTGAGTTGCCCAGGGGTCTTGATCTCTTTGGGAATGAAAATGGTCGGATTGCCCAGCTTCGCCTCAAAGATCTCTTGCGTCAAACGGTTGTAATAGAAGACTTGGTTGTTTTCAACCTTTTCGTGCACAGCGGTTGCCATCACCACTGTGTTCATGCCATCGATGTCATCCGCCCTTGGAAGGGACAGCACCAGCGAACTTGCATCAAGCACGACATCGAAGCCTTCGATTACCTCCCTATTCGTCGACACAATCATGTCGATTAGTTGCTGTTTGCCGTCCATATGTGTGTCCATGTGGAGTTAACCTGAGTCATAGGATGTTTTCGATTCAACTTTTCTTGAGTCGTACATTCTACACTTGACAATGGCATTAAAAATATACACAGCGTACTGATGTAATGTGTGTATAGCCTTTCACTATCTGAGGAATCGACTATGACTTCCGTAACACGGGAATTGAATGGGGTGAAGCTCACGCTGGAACCGGCGAACGAGACCACCAAACTGAATAGACGCATAGGGAGTTGCACCATCCGCTTTAAGGATGGCTCCCGTGATTACGTCCGCGTCTACGGGAAAATCGACGACATCTGGACTCGTCCGGAACGCGTCAACTTTGAGAAGGACCTGCGCATCCTCTGCGGTGATCAGGAACTCATCAACGAACTCTTCCCCGGTAAAGAACTGGAAGACGTGCGTCGCTTCAACCCTTCTGAGTTCATGATCAGTAAGGGCTGGCGCTGCCACGGAACACAGGTAACCGCTGGTCAGCTGTAACTCGCAACACAACCAATCAACTGAAAAGTTCGTCCGTGGAGGACAAAATCATGGCAGTAGTATTCAAGCTCGACAACCGTAAAGTAGTTGTATCCGAAGGTGGCGTTTCCAAAGTACTGACAGCGCCCTGCGGTGTGAGTTACTCGGAAGTCACCGAACGTTGGAACGCATGGGTGATTAACGATCAGGATAACTGGTCGAGCAAATCGTTCAGCACTGCCAAGTACGGTTGCATCGAGGCCTTTGAGCTGGCGGTAGAGGCGCGGGAAGAATCCCTGACCTTCCTACTCAATCGCCGTATGCTGCCGCGCATTCGTCACCTGATGCGCAAGGTACCAGATCACAGTAACGTGATCCGTGAGGTTGGTGGCTTCTACGTGGTGCGTGATCCGCTGCGCAAGAACTACCACAAGTTCGACAACATGGACGATGCGAAGACCTTCAACACCGCTGTCACTGAAGAGTGGAAGCTGGAATACAAGTTCGACAAATTCTCCATGATCAAGATCGACTACACTGTGGGTAGCAAACGTAGCAAAGGAAGCACAGTGGATTCGTTCACTCGCCAATTCCGTAATGCGGCACAAGAAATGGGCATTCAACACTAAGCCTAAATCAGCACGCCAACTTACTAAGGAAGAACTAGATGCGCAACATTCATCAAATGCAAATGCCTCACCTCGACATCGACACCACCTACATCTACGGCAAACTGAATCGCCGTCGTCGTGCGTACCGTCGTGAACAACTGGCCAAGAAGATCTGCCCAATGGTTATCTTCGTCTCCACTATGTGCACCCTCGGGTACCTGGTTGTGACGAGGATGTTCTAATGAAGCAGCGTACTCGCGAGCAGGATGTCGTGGTGGCGGAGAGCAATGCTCTTCTCTGGGTCCTAGGTGCTGTTCTCAGCGTTGGCATTCTTGTCAGCGTGATCTACGAGGACCATACCCAGGAACCAAGTTGTATCAGCTACGAGCAAGCGCTCGATGCTGGTGTGATGAGTTACCCTGACCCAGCATCATCGGGTCATACTTGCGGATAGTAAGCTCGCTGGTGGGGTTACTCCCACCAGCCTTATGACTGAGGAGTCGAAAATGCTGTACATTATTGCTCTGAGTAAAAGAAAGAAGATCCACATCGGCGATGCGCAAGCGTTGTACGATGGGGTCAAAGCGTTCGAGGGTATGCAGCTCTCGGGCACTATCGAGGGTCATGAGATCAAGGTAGGTACCTGCTTCGGCAAGATCTTCCAGATGAATGATCCGGTCAACACCAGTGACTTTGTCCACCTAGCCCTATTGGGCGACTTCACCGAAGCTGAGCGGGCCGATGTCGGTCACTTCATCTCAGGTATCGTCGTGGCATTGCCTGCTGAAGAATATCCGTTCTTGGCTGGCGACATGGTGCGTTATAATGGCGGGCGGGGTGAGCTCGATCTGCTGCTGAACTACATGAAACAAACCAGACACTGATTCACTAAGACCGTGGAGGTCGAAATGGCTAAGCGCAACAATGCGGCACCGTGTGGTAACCCGGATCTTCCAATCCCGGAAGGTCTGCTTTACACTCGTGAGCAACTCCAGCACGGCATGCAGCCTGGGTTCCGTCCCATGATCCCTGCATGGCACTTGGTCGAGGGGGTGATCAAACTCACCTACTGGCACGCGATCAAGTATTACGCGCCAGTGTTGACCTATGCCGAGAAGATGCGGAACAACTGCACCTTCGAAGAAGCCAAAGAGTTCATCGAAGGTTACATCCACTTCCGTAACAAGAAGATCGAGGATGCGCTGAAGTGGTTGCTCGATGCCTACCCTCCGTTCATCCGGGGTGAAGAGGGACTCCCTCAGCATCGCAAATGGGAGATGGTGCGCAACAGGACATCCGAATGTCCTCAGCCTCCAATCGAAGAGCAGATCATGATCAAGCCTTACGTGATCCCAGATGCAAGCACGGTTCTGAAACGTGAGTGGCTCACTGGAATCATGCGAGGTGAGCCTGGTCCGTTCTTCGAATACCTACGGGAAGTGCGGGACGAAGCAGCCCATGGTCGTAACGAGATTCACGACATCATGCAGCAGGGTGGTGGGAAAACCATCCACCGCCTCGAGCGGATTTACAACTACGCCGAGATGATGGTCAACGATCTCAACACGTTCATCAAGAACTACGCATAGACAGCATAGAGCCGGGGCACTACGCCCCGGCTCTATGCCCTTTCTTTTTTTGCTTAGGCGACAGCGTTACGTGCGCCCAGGCAAACGTCCACTTCATGGATACCTGGATCCAGGATGCGCTCTACTGGGCAAGCCAGCAGACGGGTAGCGATACCGATACCCACTTGCAGGGCGTTAGCCTTCTTCGAAGAAGCGGCCAGTTCAGCAGCCTGATCAGGCGTGTACTTGTCGATCTTCTTCTCTTCTTCATCAGCGATCTGCTCGAGCAGTTTCAGCTCAACCTGACGCTTTTCCATGGTCTTGCAGTTGACGTCCAGCGCGTTGACCATTGCAGCACGAGCGTGCAGCAGTTCACGCACAGGGATCTGGCTCGCGTTCTTGACGGCGTAGGATTCGTGACCACCACCGGCAACGACCACTTGAGCACCGGACCGGCCGATGAAGAAGGTCGCGTGTCCGCCGGATGGCAGAGTGACGTTGTCCTTGTGGTCACCGACCGACTTGGCGACGGTGGAGGCGGAATCTTTATCGAACTTGGTGAAGTCCAAGCGCAGCAGTTTCTCGAAAGCTTGCTCAGCAGCGTGAGTCAGCTTCAGGGAGGCGCCGGCGACTTGGTCGGCACCTTTGGCCACGTCGGCTGGGTTCTTACCCAGAACGCCGATACGCAGGACCTTACCTTCGTCGTAACCGATGGCGCCCTGTGCGGCATGACCACCTGGTGCTTGCCGATCGTCACCTGCTGCTTTCGGGGTTTTGTCGCCGAAGGTGTAACCGATGGCTTGGGCGGCGTGTTCCATCTTCTGCTGTTGAAGTTGCAGCACTTGAACGTGTTGCTTCTTCTTGCCGAACCAGCTGGCGAACTTGGCCTTCAGCTTAGCCCACAGGCCTTTGATGAAGCCCCAGATGCGCTTGAGGATGCCTTTCTTCTTCGAGACCTTGGCTTCGGCTTCAGTGCCGGTAGCCACGACCAGCGCTTGGCTGGATTCGAAAGAAGGGACCACCATCGAAACCGGGATCTCGACTTCTGCGGTGGTAAAGATCGACTCGATCGCTACCTGGTAGGATTCGTTGGACAGGGTTTCCACGTCCAGCTGTTCGATCGCAGTAGCCATGGCTACGGAGCGGCCCAGCTGAGCGATGTCTTCGCGCATGCCTGCTTCGAAGGAAACCAGGTCAGCGAAGTCGTAACCCTCCAGAGAAACCTCTGGGTTGAAGTGCTGAGTGATGTGTTGCTGCAACAGATCGTTCATGACGCAATCCTTTATACGGGGTGAGTTAACTCATATAAATCGTATTCAACTTTTCTTCAGTCATACATAGTCGAGGTGAATAGCAACACTAAACCATTACGGGGTATGACATATGAGTATCTTTAACGCAGTTAAGGTTGGGTTGATTGCCGTGGTTGCCACCAAGGTAGCTATTGGTTCCTATAAGTTCGGCAAAGCGCTGGCTAATCAGGATGAGAAGTTCAAGATCCTGGAAGCCCATGGCCACCATCGCATCGAGATGGCATTCATGAATGACGAACAAATCAATGCACTGGTGGAGAGCTACGTATGAACGCTTTGAAAATTGTTGCAGGTATCATCGCCCTGGGTTACGTCTCGGGTAAGATCGGCGAATGCGTCGGTGGTTACATTGGTCGTAAAGAAATCGAAGCAATGAAAGCCAAGAAGGTAGGAGAAGCAAAATGAAAGAGATCGCACTGTTGGGCATCGGCATCGGCATCGGTTTCATGTACTGCAAAGCACGCATGGAAGCCGCAGCTAATCGGAAAGAACAAGAAGCTGCACTCTGCTCCCGCTGCAAGGGAACAGGAAAGGAACCAGCGGCTGCTTAACAGTCGCAGCATAAATGGAGGAGCGCAAGCTCCTCCAAATGTGCCTTTCTTTTTTTTGCGTTTATTCGAAGTCAGACCATTCAGCACCGGCATCTGGTCCAGCAGTACGAGCACCCACTTTGCGGTAGGAGGTGTCGATATCCAGATCCACGTCGTACTTGAACCCAATCATCGGCAGTTCAAGGAACTTCAAGCAGAAGTATTTAGCGGATTCATCGGTTGCGCCCATCTTCCGATGCTTCGACCATTGGAACTCCTGCCATGTAGCGCCACCAGACACCGTCTTAGCAACGATGTACTCGTAGTCGAACTCTGTATCCAGTTTCTTACAACCTTCGTAGTAGCCTTTCCCTGGGAGCTTACGGACGTAGTCATCAGGGAACTGACGCGCAAGAGTCTTGGCATCCGTCGAAAGTTGGTGAGCGGTATAGTGGAAGATGTTGTGCGGGGAGGTGAAGCCACGGAGTTTCCGGTGCAGACCTTGCACTTCATCACCCGCCGTCATGGCCGGGATACCTTGCTTACCGATCAGGTTCACGTAGTCGCAACCCGCCGACACAATTTCGAAACCTTCTTGCTCGAACCCTTTGAGGATATCGAGGTAGATTTCGGAATCGCCACCGTTCGGGAACTCCACGAACCGCACGTTCCAGCCATTGGCTTCGAGACGCTTCTTCACGTACTCGGCCATCTCGGATGGTTTCAGACCACGGATCTTTACGGGGAGACCGTGTTCCTCTTGCATCAGGATGACGTATAGCTTCTGGAACACCAGTTCGAGTTTGTCCTCGATGGTGGTATAGACGTGCAATGGCTTCTTCGTCTCGTCGAACAGCACCGGCGTGTTGAACAGACACATGGAGATAAAGGTGTCAAGCAGGTTACCCGACTTGTTCTGCCCTGGTAAGGCCGAGACGTTCGACCACTCACCACGGCGTGCACCGCCCTGATCGCCCGTCATACGGTTCATCGCCTTGAACCCGTACCTCAGGATAGCCCGAGGGTCGATCGCCGTCTGTGCCATGTGGTAGACGTCTTCTACCGATTGCATGTCACTGATGTCAATGATGCGTGCTACGTGGGCCGCTCGCTTCTTCCCGCCCAGTGGTAGCTCTTGCAGCTTAGTCATCAGCTCATCACGGTAGGTCTTGATGTCCTTGATCTTCTCACGATCAAAGCCCAAGGTCCGGGATACCGAACGCATCATCGCCACGAATTGTTCGACGGCTACGAACTCATAAAGGTCGGCCATCAACTCGTCAAGCTTCGCCCCAGCCTCTGCCGGATCAGTTACCGGTAGTAATGATCTGGGGAATAGGTCGTACATGCGATCGTTATCGCCGCATGCGACGCGTATCCTGGAGAGGAGGTCTTCGAGATCCAACTTGGCGTTGTGACCCTTGAAGTGCATCCACATCAGGACATTACGCAGTTTCACGAGACCTGACTTCTCACGAGATGTCTCGAGAGGATCCTCAGGAAGCTTCAGATGTTCCATGACTTTCTCATGGAGTTGCTGAATTGGATCTGCGTCAGGTCGTTCGGCGTGACTCGAGTAGTACGAGGCTCCGATAGCCTTCAGTAGTAATAATTTGATTTCCATGGCTATTAGCTCGCTTGCCCTACACTCACTGGCCGAGTGTGGCAACTGTCAAATGCGGAGTGTATAAATGTACGATAAACTTAGTGTCCGGTACGTCCCAGCTTGGCTAACGGCCGTGGCTGATTACTACAAGACAGATATCGACAAATTGGAATGCATAGTATCTAAGCATGATCTTGTGTTGTACAGTCTTGCGAACACAATGCTACGGACCAAGTTGCAGCAAATGGGGATTCATAAAGATTTCGTGTTCCCTGATGTGATGGATGGCGAGGTCTACAGCGCTGACGATGCACTGTTCGCATTGTATGGCCAGAATCACGTCGGCAAGACCATTCCGGATTTCGCCCTCACTCGCTTCGCAATTCGCGCTGGCAAAGCTGAAGGTGAAATCTACCTGGTTGAGCTGACCGACGGTGACGAAGGTAATGTTGTGAAAGAATTGCTGTGCGCCCTTTCCCAATACTGTGGAAGAAAGGTAGCGCATGGGTCAGATTCGTTCAGACGATATCTGGCCTCTGTGAAAATTTAAATACATCGGGGTACTCCGTATTCTTATGTAGGAAATATATCGCCCTTCAACGGGCGTGTTTCCAAAACCGAGTTACAAGACTTACGCCACGCGGGACAAGGATCGCTTCTTCCAGTCGACTGGGATTAGACGGCGTCGATCCACAAAAGCCTAGGCTATAAATCAAACGTTTGGAGTTTTTCCATGAGTGTTCTCTCGCTGAAACGTAAGAACCGCTTCGCTGGCGCGACCGGTGTAAACATTGCCGACCTGAAAGCGGCACAAGCTTCGACCTCGATGTACAGCACCGAGTCGATGGATGTTGCTAAAGCCCTGAAAGACGGCAGCTTCGAAAGCTTCGACCTGAGCCAAGTGGCCGACGGTCTGCAAGCCGCTCTCGAGCCAGGTCAAGCAGCTGGCGACTACCGCAATGCCAACGGCATGGCCGTAGCTTCCATGATCGCATCCCTGGGCCGTGCTGCTCCGGACTACCTGCGCATGGTTTCCACCGAAAGCGCCGCCGTCGGTGATGGCATGCCTTCCGCTCAGGCTTACGGCCTGGAATACGACAGCGTCTACTCGACTGAGTCGTTCGACAACCAGAACCTGACCGACCACCTGTCGATCTCGATCGGTCTGAACTACAAAATTTCCCGCCAAGGTCCGGCGATGGAAATGATCTACCGCACCATCCCTCTGACCCCAGAGCAAGGTACCGTAGAAGTCGAAGTTCCAAACCTGTACGTGCAGAACACTCTGCGCCACGCCAACGACGGTAGCGAATCCGACTTCGGCCTGCGCCGCGTGATCGACTCGCACATCGACTACCAGGTTCTGAACGACAACTGCACTCAGCTGGTTCCTGGCCACAACGCCCAGACCGCTGCAATGTTCGTTCCGACTTCGGTCGTTACTCCGTTCGAATACAAGTCCGGTCGTCGTACCGTTCTGACTTCGGCTCTGCAAGTGGGCAAGACCATCAACCTGTTCGGCGTGGGTCAAACCGACGCAGTAAGCCGTGTTGGTCAGGCTGACTACACCGAAGCACTGGATCGCAACATCGGTATCGAATCCGTGTTCGTGACCCTGGGCGGCGACACCATTCGCTGGGATACCCGTGGCCTGCCATTCAGCCGCTTCTACAAAGGCCCAGAGCAAGGCAACCGCGCCCTGAAGCTCGACTTCCCGCTGACCACCCTGGTGATCAACAAGGATACCGTCGACTACAACGGCGACGCTCTGACCGACACCGTGTTCGGCCTGATCGCAGCTGGCGACTACAGCGTTCGTCTGCGTACTACCCTGAACGGTAGCGCCGACGTTGAACGTGGCACCATCAACATCAACCCAGCTGGTCTGGAAGTGATGTCGATCACCAACGCCGCTGGCGAGCAAATCTCGCTGACCGGTACTGCTGGTGCTGCAATCGTCTCCGGCCTGGCTGGCCTGAAGACCGAAGGCTGGTGGCCAGACGCTCGTCTGACCAACTCCAACCATCGTCACCTGGGTCTGCTGCTGAACGTCCGTTCGGTGAAAGAACGTCTGATGACTCGCGTTCGTTCCCCGTTCTTCGTTCCGTACCCAGTGTCGGAAGATCGCGACCAGACCGTAATGGACTGGCTGACCTTCGCCGTAGGCGCGTACATCAACAACGAAGCTGTTGGTTCGATGATCGGCTACCACGAACGTCTGATGCGTCTGACCGGCGGCCTGCGCGGCGAGCTCACCATCGGTGACTTCGAAGAAAACGCCATGCCGATCGAAGGTATCGGTCGCTACCTGATCAACCCGTACGTCCAGACCTTGAAGGTCAACGTGCGTGGCAATGCTCAGAGCACCAGCACCGTCGACAACATCAAGAACGGCCAGGAAGTTCTGCTGAACGTTATCCGTTCGGTATCGTTCGATATCCAACAGCGCACCAACTACGAGAACGCCTGCCGTTACGTAGATGGCGGTGAAATCTCCAAGGCGTGGAAAGTTGCCCTGGTCACCAGCAAGAAGATCGAACGCTTCATGACCGTGTCGGGCGACAGCCGCACCCTGGGTGCTGGTCTGCCATTCCAGCTGGAATCCGACGTCGACGCCCGTCTGGACAAAGTCATCTACATGACTCTGGTCCGCGAAGGCGACGGCATCGACCCACTGAGCTCCGGCGTGATGCTGCTGACTCCGACCCTCGTGTCGACTCTGTCGGTAACCCGCGACAACGCTCCACGTCAAGAGGCCGTGGTTCAGCCACGCTTCCAACACTACAACCTGCTCCCGATCATCGTGAAAATCGAAGTCGAGGGCGTGGACGAGCTGCTGGAAGAGTCCCTGCCTTTTCGTGTGGAAAACACTGAAGTTATTGCTTAAGAACGTGGCGCCGATCCAGAACCTTGGAACGGTACCGCTGCCTTTAGCAGCATGACGTAGGTGTCAAATGCATAAAGCCCCTGGGGTCACTCCCAGGGGCTTTATGCTGTCTATGCTTTTATAGCAATACATTATCGTAAAGCAGGGTAGATTCAATGAACTCGATGTAATTCTTTAAGGTAGGCAACTAACTATGGATATGGGACTCTCCAAGCGACAGGCCCCTGGCAATGGTTCGTCCGGCGTAATCTTTCGTAACAACGAAAACGCTGGTCCAATCAAGATCACCAACCAGTATCTCAATTACGGGATGACATACACCATCACCAATCTCACGGGACGGTCAGTATATGTCAAAGACCGTCTTGGGTCTCTGGTAGAAATCAAGCAGGGGCGGGGTCGGTCAGAAGGTGTAATTTGTATTGAGGTGGTCTGGAATGCTGGGCAGGAACAAATCCGGACCTTAATGAACCAGTACGAGCGCTATGGCGCCGTCAACGAGTTCTGTCGTAATGCGGCAGAGGCGCTTTACCTGTACCTTCGCAATCCCAGTAATTCTTCACCATCTATGCGTATCTTTATAGAGGAAGAGTTGCTGCGTAAACGCAACGACGCTATCTACCAGCCGGATCTTGACATCCTGCTGATGTATGCAACACGACTTGAAACCGAACATCCCGACAGCCCACTGAACCGCTACGAACGCGGTAATGACCAATCCGTCAAACTCATCAACAACTGCGGCGCGGAAGCGCTGATTTATGCCATTGAGGCTGTCGACAACTCCATCCACCCACGCTACAAAGACAAATACCTGTACATTGGCGACCAAGTCTACCATGTGCCGGTCAAACACAAACCGGGTTCTCCGGAATGTGGCTTCATTATAACCCGCAATCGGTCCGCCGATGAAATCAACAATAACATTGAACCTGACAAGCGGTATATCCGTGAACTTATGTCCTTTTCGGACGCAGCGAAGAAATTCGGTGTAGCCGATACCGTGGATGAAGCCAGGGCCATGGGTGATCTGAAACTCCAGTCGGAGGCGAGGATCGCTGAACTCCAAATGCGCATCAAAGAAACTGATGCCCAGAACACGCTGCTAAAGCGCGATATAGAAACTGCCAACATAGACCGGGATCGTGAAGCTAACGATACCAAGTACAACCGGGAGCGAGAGAAGAATGATGAAGAGTTCGCATTCCAAAGAGAGAAATGGCGAAGGGAGCGTGAGAAGTTAGACCAGGATGCTGCACTCGCAAGGGAGAAGTACGAGCGAGAGCGTGACAAGGCACTACAAGATGTAGCTAGGGACGAGATCAAGAACACGTATGAATGGATCAAGGTCCTCACTGGGGGCTTAGCAATCCTCGGTACGTTTTTAGGGTTGAGTCGACTTAAATTGGCTTAGGAATAATGCGGGATCTCGCGGATGGACATTGAACTTTTCGATGAAATGCAAGAGGGGAAACCAGTCTTTGACCAGAGAATTCTGGACGGCATGGCGTATAGCGGGTTACAAGACGCTAAGGGCGAAGTCGATCGTCTGATTGGGTGCGCGCGTCGTAGCTTTCCCCAAGACTTCGAGTACATTGGGTCATCTATCTGTTCACCTCAGGAAGCCTACCTGGTTATGGCTTCTATCAAACGGCGTGGGGAGTCGTCGGTTGATCTTGCACCAAGCGATGTTGTCTTGTGCAAGTATGAGTTTGCGTTTGAAGGGTTACCGCTGAAGGATCGGTACTTCTTCCTTCCTTATGTTCGGAAGGGTGGGTTCATCAAGATTGCAGGCAAGCAGTTTGCTATCAGCCCTGTACTTGCGGATCCAGGTTTCTCGGTGGGTGAGGATTACGTCTTCATCCGGATGAACCGTGCACCGGTCAACTTCAAGCGGATCATCTACACGATCGACATCAACGGGGAGAAGATTTCCAAGTATGTCGTTCACTCCAAGCTGCACCACAGAGCAGGTAACCGCGACCGCAAACACGGCAGCGATGTGATCCACGTAGGGCGGGTAATCACCACCATCCCTCATTACCTGTTCTGTAAGTTTGGGCCAGAAGAAACCTTCCGCAAGTTCGGTCACTGTGACGTCCACATCACGACCGAAGCAGAGCTGGCAGAAAACCCGATGGACCCGGAGAAGTACACGTTCATCCGCAGTCGGAAAGTAGCACCAGCAACATTGAAGAAGTCCCTGAACTACTCGATGAACGCATCCCCTGTGGTGCTGGTATTCGAGAAGTCCAAGGTGACTCACTTGGTGGAAGGTCTGGCAGCAGGCTTCTTCTACATGGTCGACCATTTCCCTGAGGTTACTGAACGCAAGGAACTGGCTGACCCGTTCACCTGGAAGCTGTGGCTGGCTTATGTCCTCTTCGGGGATCAGCTTGGCTACGGTAAGTTGGTTGAGAACGTTGATTCCCACCTGAACAGCCTGGACGATTACGTGGACGTTGAAGTTCGTCGTACGCTCCTGGATGAAGAGGAACTGGAATTCGATGACATCTATCAACTGTGCTCTCACATCCAAGAGAACATGGATGACATCATTGCGCGTAAAGGTACTGACATCGCGAGCATGTACGGCAAGCGGCTGATGACAGCCAACTACGTACTGCGGGATATCTTTGAACAGATCTTCCGCTGTGTGTTCGAGATCACCAAGAACCGGAAGCGTAAGCTGACCAAGGAGGATTACAACAAACTCCTCGGTAAGTATTTCATTCCTGAAAAGATCCACGAATTACGTAACACCGCTACGAAGGCATACGTCTCCTCGGTCTCCTCACCGAGCGACAACATGTTCTTCAAGGTGACCTCGCGCCTGGTTATGCAGGCTCACACAGGCACCAGTGGCAAGAGTCAGAATGTGAACGTACACGATCCGATGTCGCACCTGCACGAATCCACAGCAGAATGCGGCAACAGCCTGGTACTGCCCCGCAACAGTCCATTGGCTCGGAATACCATCAACCCTACCGCATGGCTCGACGCGAAGATGACTCTTCTGCGTAAACCTCACATGCGTGGGGTTGTCGCGTACATCGGCGAACGCATTCACCGCAACTAATCGAATTTAATCTGGAGCGCAACTAACATGTCTATGACCCGCGATGAACAAGCCCTTTGGGACGGTATTGCTGACGAAGCAGTGAAGTACATTGACGAACGCGCTGATGAGCGTGACGCCAGTGATCTGCGAATCCGCTATGCCGACGTCATTGGCAAGAACAACTTTGCTAACCGCGACTTCGAATCGCTGATCGATTCGGTGTTCGACAACTTCGGCGCTATTGAAGAAGAATACGCCCGTTCCAACGACCGTCTGGCAGACTTCCTGCCGAAAGCTATCGCTGACATCGTTGACGGCCACTTCGCCAACAGTGTGTTGGGCAACCGTCGTACCGCCGACGATCTGGACAACCGCACCTTCCGTGAAATGGAAGACATGGTCAAGCTGTACAAGGACCTGTTGGGCGGTCGTAGCCGCGGCGGACGTGATCGTGGCCGTGGTGGTCGCGATGACCGTGATAACCGTGGTGGTACTGGTTACAGTCGTGGTGGCCGTAGCGATCGTGGTGATCGTGGCCGTACCGAGAACCTGGGTCGTACCAGCTCTGGCAGCGGTGGCGGCTGGCGCAACCAACGTGCAGCACGCACGAAGGTCGCTGCTGGTGATCATTGGGCAGAACAAGCTCGCGATGCGGCTGAAGCGCGTGAGACGGAAGAAGTGGTTCGTGAAGAATCCCGTCGTCCTGCGGCTGCCAAGCCTATTGTGGCTGACTCGCCAATCCATCCACCGGTTGAGACCCGTCCATTGCTGGAAGGTCCTGACTACACCAAGGCGCGTCCTCACGACGAGTTCTTGCAGGATGGTGAACACTGGAAGGTAGCTTCCAAGTCGGGCTGGAAGATTCCGTTCGACTACAACAACCCACTGGCCAGCGTGCCGAAACTGTACGATGTTCGTACCCACATTAAGTACCACGTAAAGAATGCAGACGGCAAAGTCCGTGAGGAGATCGTTAAAGTGACTCAAGATAATCGCTACCTGGCCCACGAAGGACAAATGCAGCCTGAGCGCTACCAGTCCGAAAACCGTCGCAACACTCCGGCGGTCTCCCTCTCTGGGCCGAAAGTTACTGACGCCGGTGACGATCTGAATGAAGTCGACGCGAAACCTCAGGTCACCAACTTGGGCGAATCGCTGGGCCGTCTGCCGACTGATCAGTTCAACATCGGTGAAAACGGTGCGCCGCTGGGCGAAACCATCAACGGCCTGGTGTTCAACACCCGCATGAAGATGTACCCAGGTAAAGACGCTCAGCGTCTGAACATCTGCTACCGTCACACCGCTCAGATGGTCAGCTCCTGGGCTCAGGAAGATCTGGTCAAGCGTATCTACGACAGCAACAACCTGTCGGCTGCTGCGCAAGCCCTGCGTGATCTGAAGGCTGACTTCGACGTCGCCCTGTGGAATGAACTGAACAAGCGCTTCTCGGACCTGGTCCTGCGTGCCGTTCGCTTCCAGTTCCAGCACAACTCGGTGAAAGCCATGTCGTTCGCCAACGACTGGGAGAAACTGATCGCTCACCTGGAAACCACCAAAGGCGAAGGCTTTGCTTCCGACTTTGCTCAGCGCACTTCGTACATCATCCCAATGGCCTGCGCTATTGCTGCCCGTGAAGACATCTCTGCCTTCACCGAGCAACCTGACGCCGATCTGCCTGCTGTTGTGTTCCTGGATTACACCGCCGTTATCGGCCTGGACTCCACTCTGGATCTGCTGGGCGTTGGCCGTCAGCTGCTGGAAATGGAAACCGGTGCAAGCATCACCCAAACCACCGACGCTAGCCTGTCTACTGTCGTCCGCGGTCTGTACAACAAACTGGACGAGAAAGCGCCGAGCACCGGTGCTTGCCGCGTCTTCATCAACACCAACGACGGTGCTGTGCTGGAACTGATTCCTTTCGCAGCTCGTAAAGAAAACTTCATCTTGGTTGCGGCCAAGTAACCTGGTGACTCGATCTTCTACCCTGCGAAGTGTCGATCGAGTCATTGATCCCACCAACCCCTAACAGCTTACACAAACGTTAGTCGAATCCACAGAGGCTCCTACGGGAGCCTCGCTGGTACCTTCTTTTTTTGTGTATGGAGTCAGTATGAAGGAATGTTTGATTGAGCAGTTGGCCTTTCATCGCTTCGACCAATCCGAAGTGTCCACAGAGGCCACCGGTAATGAATACGAGATCGAAATCTACGTTCGGCTCAAGAACCCAGATGAGGTAGTGCAGAAAGCCTCCTCTCACGAGCTACAAGAGCAGTGGGGCTGCTGGATTCCCAAGACCGATAAGAATGCCGCCAGTATGGGCATTCGCGTCCGTATGACGCAGCTGGTGAACGAGGAGCCGGGTTACGTGTTCTGCTCCAAGACGGATGCTGGTGAACTGGGTCGTAAGGAAGTCGAACACGACTCCTGTCGTGATCAGTTCGATCAGTTCCGCCAAGCGGCCGATCAGGGTCTCAAGAAGATCCGCTACAACGTTCCTCATCATCTGGAATCCATTGCCACTGATATCGTCTACCAAGTGGACGTGTTCCGTAACAAGGCTAATGAGCTGGTGCCATGGACCAAGATCGATGCCGAAGTCCAGCCGGGGACTCGTATCCTCCCCGAGGACATTCCATTCGAGTGCGAAGAGATCATCATCGTCACCCCGGAAGGTAAGAAGGCCGATCCAGAACTGCGCGATCGTATTGGCAAGCTGTACGCCAAATACTTCCGCTCGGACAACGAGTTGATCTAAACAGCATAAAGACACCTACTGGGTTTGCGCCCAGTAGGTGTCTGTGCTCCTACGTCGTAGGAACGGGTGACAACAACTTCATGATCTCAACGATCAACTTGGTGATCTCAACCACCGCTTCCGTGTTTGTCCCATTCCCTACGCCACTGGCGAGGATAAGGGCAACAATGCAGACGGTTGCTCCAAAGCCCATAAATGCTGCGAAGTGTCGACGCGTTTTGTCGGTCTTGCCACCGGCATCACTAACCGGCGTATCAGACTGCAAGGATACTTGTCCTCCCACAGATGTTACCAAAACCATCTGTTGCGTCACGGCATCTAAAGTCGACAGGGCCGACTTAATTTCCATCGCCGTTGCGGTGCGGGGGTCCAACTGAGCATCCGCATTCAGGAAGCTGTTGACCAATCCAATCAACGCTTCTTCCCAAGGGAAGTCCACCGCCGGGTTCCTGCCCATCAAATTTAAAGCATCTTCGATTTTCATCCAGGAAACCCCTTATTGCGTGAGAGCGTTAGTCCGCCCTCATCAGATCTATGCCGTCGGGGTATTTCGAACCGTACCACAACAAACGTGGACCCAGGTTCTCTCGCAAAGCCACGGCCCTAGCTACAGCGATGGCGTCAATCGAGTGCTCGTCCAGAGTCCTCAGGTTGATACCGTCCACTGCAACAATCGTGGGGTCTGCAAGAATACAGTCACGGATGTAATCCTTCTCCGTTTTGAAATTGCTCCCTTTTGGAATTACAGCGGCCTTGGCTGTATAAGGAGAAATCCCGACGAACTCTAAGCCAGGTCGATAATCATACACAGCTGTCTGGATATAATCAAGCGACATGGATAACGCTTTGTAACTACTCACGAATGCGCGACGGGCAAATGGTGTCTCAATGGCCACAGAGTCGGGATCTTCGTCCTCGAGCACCGTGCGCATATACCGCTGAATCGTCTTGAGGCGCGCTACAAGCGTATCTTCGTAAAAATTCATGTCAGGGTACAAGTAACCCGACGTGCGGTCCGCCTTGAACGTCTCAGCGCGTGTAACAAGACTGACACCCGTACGGATGTCATGCTCAAGGATAACGATGCCGACAGTATTCGTGCCGTTGTCGATACCCAGAACTCGGAACTTCCATGAATCATCAGCATCGAAATTTATGAACATACACAATGCCACTGGGGTGTTAGCCCCAGTGGCCTCCTATGCGCAAACTAAGGAATGACTTCCAGCGTCGGGATCGACGCAGTGCCCAACAGCGGCAGCTGGTTACCCAAGTCAAAGTCCAACGTCAGCTCTTGGCTGTTGTAGTACAGTGCCTTGTGGTCCATCGAGTAGCTGTAGGCGGTAACGCCGATCGCTTCGAGGAAGTTAACCTGGCCGGAAGTACTCGGAACGGAGATGGTGCGGTCAGCGGCTGTGCAGAGTGCGAACTCCGACATGATGGCGTAGCGCTCATCGCCGTTGTGCATGATCTTGGCAGCGTTGATGAACTCCTGGATCATGATCTCATCCAGGCGTACGCGGATCACGCAGCTAACCGACAGGCTGACGTCAGTGGTAGACACCGCGCCCTTGACTGGCAGCTCAACCGGTTCAGGGTAGAGGTCAGCAGTAGTCGGGGTGAAGACTTCTTCGGTGGTCTGACCGTTCTCTACGGTGATCTTCTTCATCACCACAGTCACGTCAGCCGGATCGATATCCATCCGGTAGCCGAAGTAGCCGTAGTAGTTCACGCCACTGACCATCATCTCCTTACGCAGGCACAGGCGATCACGCAAGGCCTTTGGCAGGTCATCGTCGATACGACGCAGTGCGAATGGCACCGGGTTGTAAGTCGACGCGTGGTTCGCCAGGTGGTCGATGACCGAAGTCAGCGCGATACCACCATCGCCCACGACAGCGCGGTGACCTTTGTTGCCCACGGTCATTACACCGAGATAAACTTTCTCGTTGTTCTGCGGGACAGCGGCGTCTTGGATACCCAGACGCTCGTTAAAGGTAGTACGCGACGGGATGACCGGCGTGTGACCCAGGAGGAGGTGGACCAGAGTCTTGGCACCATACAGGGTGGATTGAATAGTGTTCACGGATCAACCTCAATGTTGGAAAAGTGGCGTAGCGGACGCTGCGTTGATTTGGTGGTTTGCCGGCACGGCAGGGGAAGAGTACCGGTAGCCAATCCGCAACACCCCGCTCAGGTTACGGCACTTATCACCCAACTGGATGACCATGACGTAGCTGTAGCGTGGATCGTCTGCGCTGTATTCTGGTGAGACCAACCCGTTATAGAGGATGGTACTGTTGTAAATATTGAAATCCACTGTGGCGTCAGGGACGTAACGCCAAAGGTCGCTGGTCAGCCGATCCAGGATATCGTGGAGTTGGCTATCGATCGCGACGATAGGACCAGCCTTCTGTTCATAGAGATAGGCTTGCGTCTGCTTGCTATCCCCAATGACCGTCGAATGCTGCGGGCCGACCAACAAGACACCCTGAGGGATATACAGGTCAACCGGAGGTCGTCCGAAGACGCCGTCCTTATAGAAGTCACGGAAGTCCATGCGACGTGCGATGTTGTTACCCAGCAAGTTGATTGCAGGGCGCACGATCACGACGATGCTGCCGAAGAAGATCAAGTGGTCAGGTTTGAAGCTGATCTTGAAGTTACGGTCCAGGTCAGGATCATGCACGAACGGCACCGCAGGCACTTCATCAAAGCCTTGAAGGAACGGCTGCTTCACACGGTTGGTGATGTCCGACTGATCAGCATCCAGTCCACCGAAGATCTCCTGCACTTCAATGAGTTCAGGTTCCAGCAGAACGCCGGTCTGTTGAAAGATGGCGTCCAGCAAGGCCGGAGTATCAGGTAGGGATTCAGCGTGGAGCACCAGACGACTCAACTGCTCGTGGCGGGTAGCCTCGATGCGGTAGTAAGTGATGATCCGTGAATCCAGCGACCAGCCGGTGTTGGTCTGGAACTTGACCGTGATGTTGGTCTTGCCATCATCCTGTACCGGTACAGGAGTACCGAAGATCAGCTGATCGGCTTTCAGACTGGCCCCGTTAAACGCGTTGATCATCTCAACCAGCAATTGCTTGCTGGGCTTATTGAAACGATTCAGAGGGTAATCGCAGTTACTCATCTATCTGATCTCTGAATTACGACAGCTCAACCAGGAATGAACCCCACCAGAACAACGACTGCTCGGCTGCCTCGATCGTGGACACTTGCTCAAGCGAGTTATCCGCAACGATGTCGTTGGCAGTCAAATAGTAGCTGTCGTTGGTACGGAGGAGGTTCAGGATGACTGACGTGTTGGTTGGGGCCTTTACCTTGAGTTTGGTGGCAGTAAACCATTCACTCATATCGAGACGCTTGTACCGCACCGTGAGAGACCCCGTGTGAACACGGGGCACTGCTTCACTGATGGAGTCGAACGTTTCGATCAAGGCGACGGCATTCACACCATCGGATTCGATGACCGTAGCTTTTGCAAACTCCGGTCTTAGACGCAGGTTAAAGGCGTCATTCACCATGATCAAGAAACCCTCCACCGGAGGGTACTTGACATAGCGTTCGATACGATGGAAGGGCACTTCACTGATCGTGTCCATCGTTCATCGTCCTGTTACGGGGTAGGCGGTGTTGGGTAGTTCAGACCCTCAACCTTAGTCTTCGTGATGATCTTGCTCAGGTCCATGCCGTCAGGACCCTTACCTTCAAAGCCGTCGACTTTCGGTACAAACACTTCCGAGAGTTTCTTCAGCTTATCAGACTCGAAGCCTGGCAGTTTACGGATAGCAAGAGCTTGGCTCAGACGGTGCTTGGTTTTACCCTCGAAGCCGTCAAGCGATTCCACCACTTCAGACAATAGCTTCAGCTTGTCGCTGTCATAACCATCAAGTGCCGGAGTCGGTACCTGCTCAGAAAGCAGATACAGCTTATCGGACTCGAATCCATCCTGATCAGGTTCCAGGACTTCGGTCAGCAGCTTCAGCTTGTCGCTATCGTAACCGTCAAGCGCAGGGACTGGGATCTGCTCGGACAACAGGTGACGTTTATCCGATTCGAAACCATCGAGGCCAGGGGTGACTACCACTTCAGTCAGCAGTTTCAGCTTATCGCTGTCAAAGCCATCCTGTTTAGTGGTTTCCAACTCGTTAGCGATCGAGTGCTTCTTATCCGACTCGAACCCGTTAAGCTTGGTGGTGACCAAGACTTCCGTGAGCGGTAGACGTGTGTCAGCGTCCCAACCATCCAGCTTACGGATGTAGAGCACTTCAGACAGCGGTTTACGTTTGAGGGAATCGAAGCCATCCAGCGAAGGCTCAGTATACACCTCATTGAGGAGTTTGAGCTTGTAGCCATCGAAGCCGTCCAACTCACGTTCGCGGATGCGTTCTGGGAGTGAACGTTTCTTATCGCTGCTGAACCCGTCAAGGAACGGCAACGGTGTGACTTCACTGATGACCCTGCCCTTCACGCTATCAAAGCCGTCAAGGAACGGAACCTTCGTGTATTCAGCGATCGGACGTTTCTTCGTACTGGTGAACCCATCCAGGTACGGCACAGTGGTGCAGACCGAGACATCAGGTTTGGCGTACGGAGGAATAAAGCCGTCCAGTTCTTTGTTCGGTGCAAGCAATTCAAGCGACATCTTGCAGGTGTGAGTCAGGATGAAGCCATCCAGCACTTCGTCGAAGATCTCTGTCTGCAAGTCGATCTGGTTCGATTCGTCGTAGATGATCAGTTCGACATAGATGTCGCCGACCGTCGTCAAGGAATCAGGTACAGTGATCAGGCGATAAGTCCCCTTCTCAACTATGCTGGCTGGGAGGGAATCCCAGTTGGCAATGTCGCTTTCAACCAGACCAGTGTCGTACTTGAAGTTGATGGCATCCAGTACCTTCTCGCGCGTCGGTGTCCCGCCCGTAGCCACCTTAACAGCATGGCGGTAGGTTGGGGTGTACGATTTACGCTGGTAGATGAAGTCCATCGACCCGGTGAAATCACCACCGATGCCTGTCAATGTAATCTTGGTGTTCAGACCCGTGTCATCAGGTTCGATAACAGTTGGGCCTGCGGTAATGCGGAAATCCTCAGGCCTAAGCTTGTAGGGTTCTTCGTACGACGAGTTGTGGTTCTCTATCGCTTTCAGCAAGACCTTTAAGAAGTCGTCTGAGCGGAAACTCGGCGAGAATGGGATATAGATAGCAGCATTCGAGAAGAACTCTTTGAGGAGGTATGCTTCGCGAACCAGCTGTAAAGCAATCGACCCCACCCAACGTGGTGAGGTAGACGGGGCAGTGATGACGTACTCCCCGGCAGCTTCAGTCATGAAAAAATCCACGTCTGCTTGGCTAACCGGGATATCGTGCTTCGCTAACAATCGACTGAGGATGTCGACCGAGCTCACCAACCCCTTGAACTTTACAGTCTTGTCGACTCCCGCTAGAAACTCGGAAAGATCCAATCGACGGAACTGAAAGGTCAAGGGATCCTTGAACTTGGCACTGATTGCAGGTGGCGCGTAGAAGCTACTGAACGTCATCTCCGCCAGAGCGTCTTTGGGGAACGGTGCACCCTTAGGTCGAATGCCCTCAACAACGAGCCATTCTTTCTTTACCCAGGCTGGCAGGTTGTCCAATAGGACCTGCTTAACCGCATCCAAAGAATCCATCTTGAGAAGGGATTCTGGCGTACTCATTATTCGCCTCAAGTAGAAGACTGTTAAAGTCCGAGGAACATCTTCCGACGATTGTCAGTAAGGCTGTCATAACCGCCCGACATGACGGGGAACCCAGACCCAATGAACAGGTCCGCGTAATCCATCCGCTCAGGCTCGAGGTAGTCAAGCGTGAGTGTGCGATCCCCCGAGATGTCCGTGACGGCTTCGGGAATCAGCTTCAGGGTCGGAAGGTTGAAGTCCATGCGGGAGACAAGACGTCCCCGACCTAACAACTTGATGTTGACGTTGACCGGGATCTTGGCAGTGGTCTTCACTACGTTGGAGTGGTAGTCCACACCGACGCGAGCGAGGATCTTGTCGTACCGGCGCTCATACGAATCGACATCCAGAATCGTGGGTGGGTCGATATCGATCAGGGCGTGTTCAGTTTCATCCAGCTTCGGAATCGTCTGCTTAGGGAACTTGCCATCCACAACCTTGACTGGAGAGTCGTTGATCGTTTGGATGAACTGCACCGAGTAGGACGACAGAGCACGCATGATCCGCAGCATCGAGCGATGGATCTCGCGCACGCTGTTGGCATTGCTCAGGTCTGCCCCGGTGATCTGGTTGAAGATCGTGCTAAACATCAGCTGATATTCAACGCGCCCCATGGCCGAGGTATCGATACCTACATCAGCCAACCAAGAGCTATACGACTGCTGCTTGGCGAGGTCGATGCGGATATCCTGGTAGAACCGATCCACCACGGTGTGTAGCTGACCTTCGGCTTTATAGTCCTGGTAGTAGCACCGGAACTTGCGATGATCGAGCATACGACGATGAATGTCGACGCAGACTTCCTTAAAGGCATCAACCGACACATACCGCGTGATCGCTACTTGGTCCGTCAGCAAGTGATGGAGGGCGTAGTCAGGCACACGTTTAGGTTCTGCGAGTTTGCGCAGTTCCGTGAATGTGGGCAACGGCATACGACGAACACGGTTGGCCGAAACCACAGGCACTTTCTCGAGAGTGATCCCGATCGCCTTGTTGTACGCATAGAGGTAGAAGATGAAGGCGTTCTTCGCCGACAGCTTGAACACATCGCCGTTACTTGGGTTGGTGATCTGCAACACCGTGTTGTAGCGACCGAAGTGAGCGAGGTACAGCCAATGGTTCAACAAGACATCAGTCAAGGTGAACGGATCAGCGTCTGCCCGGTCCAGTACGTTGGACTCCAAGACCTTGGTAATGTGGGTGCTGGTCTTGGCGTGCACACTACGCTTGGTCACGTCTGGTTCCGCATCCTCGCGGTACAGAGGGTTACCCCTGGCCTGAGTCAGCTCCATGTCCAACATCTCACCGACCGACTTGTCAGTGGCACCGTTCGCAGGTTCGATCCCGTTGAGGGTCTCCTGCTGGAGTTCCACTTCAGGCCTCAGCGTCGTGGTGGTGTTTTCATACACATGACTCAGCTTAAAGCCGGACAGGTTGAATCCACGATCCGTCAACACCTTTTGGGTGGTGAGCTTGAGGATCTCTTCACGACCGAGGTTCCGGTTGAGGTAACGAATGTTGCGGTACAGCCACAGACGCAACTTGCGCGTCATGTAGTCGAACTCTTTACCGACCGCACTGAACGAGGTCAGGTACTGGCGCACGTAGAACGTGTGCACTTGGTCAGTCTTGCACATCTCTTTGCGGAGCGTGATGATCCAGAGCGGCAACTTGGTGTACAGGACACCCATCAGACCCGAATAGTAGAAAGGTTCGAACAACCCGTAGTCGCGGTTATCGCGCTGCAAGAAGTACATGTCGATGTAACGCTGAACCCGTGGGATCAGGTACTCTTCACCTTCCTCGACCTCTTTGCTGTCGTGCCACAAGATCTTATGGTCTTCTGACGTAACCGCGGTCTCGATGTCGATGGGATTCAGGATGCCGTTGATCAGCGCTTGCTGGTCAGGATACGCAGCCACCAATTCCTTGTAGTAGATCGAACCGTAGGCATATTCACGCTTGGTGCCACGGTGTTCCGCAAGGGTATCGACGTCAAAGGAGATCTCTTCCTGAGTATCCAGGGAGATGACCTTCATCTCGGTATCCGACTCGTGGTACATACCCGACATGTTCAGGTAGTACTTCCAAGTGTACGGATTGTCTCGATCCACCTTGTAGCCTTGAGCGACTACTTTGGCGTTGAGCGTATCGGCCGTACTCGCACTCTTTATTAAGAGCGTAGCCGCCAATTTCAATGTGCTCTTGATATAGAGCCGGTAATGGGCATTCATTTCTTTATAACCCCGATCTGACTAGGAGAGGAGTAATGGACACTAACGAAGACCGAGGTCAGTCTCGCGTCGAGCAGTTCCGGGATTTGTCGGAGACTGACAAGAACGTTATCAAACGTCTGACGGTCGACCGCACCAACAGAAAGGGTGGTGGTACCGATCGTCTCGATTTGTCGCCACTCTCAAGTGTGTTCCGTCGTACGCTGCGCGATGCCACTGACATCCGCAACATCTTCCAGACGATGCCGGACCTTCACCTACCGCGTGAGATCCTCATCAGTGCCATCATGTCACCAGGTGATCTGGCGCAAAACACCCTGATCTTCGGCAACGAGATGAAGGGCTGTGATACCGCCCTCAGCTCGCCTCTGGTGCAGAACCTTGAGAACTTCTTCATTAACACGAAGAAGACCGACACCAAGGTGGCCGAATGGGTAGACGACGCCCTTATCTGGTCCGGTGCTCACCCGATCCTCATCATCCCCGAAGCCACACTGGACCGGTTGGTCCTGGGTGACGACGATGCATCGATGGAATCCATCAGCTCGTACGGTGGCGAGTTTGTTGATGGGTGGTACAAACCCAAGGGTATTTTCGGCCTCAGCTTGCCGACTGCTAACGGCGACGCCTACGTTTCGTTGGAGTCCGCCAGCGGTCGACTGCGCCAAGGCGCCATGGCTGAATATCATACAATCAAGACAACTAATGGCGGGAAGAAGGTCTCTCTGCCGATTCGTGTGACAGACAACATGGCTGTTCTGCGTACTCCAGCAGTTCAGAAGATGAAACGCAGTCGTGTGATGGAAAACGCCTATGGCACTCCGTCGCTCGAAGCGCGTCGTCGCCAGCGTAAAGCTGACAACATGAAAGATGCTCCGGGTAACTCCGAGATCTACAACAAGTTCTACAAACAGCCGCAGCAAACGCGTCGTAGCCGCCTGCAAGTAGTGCCTAGCGGCAAACAAGCCGGTGGGGGTAACGCAGGTCACCCTCTCGAGTATCACCTCTCTACCGAAGCGGTAATGCCGGTCTGCGTGCCAGGCGATGAATCCAACCACGTTGGGTACATTATCCTACTCGATGCCAACGGCTATCCGATCAGTTATTCCCGTCGCCTCAACTACTACGATGACATCCGTCGTAATAGCAGCGGTGGTGATCAGGCTGGTTCGTCGGGCGGTGTGTCGGGTGAATTGATCCAGATGTCGAAGGAAGCAATCGTTGGCGGCATTGCTAACGCTTCTGACGGTCAGATCGATGCACTGGCTAACCTGCACGCTGAACTGGTTGACGCTGACATCGTGGCTCGCTTCCGGACTGGCATGATGGGCGGTGAGTTTGAACTGACTCACACTGAGCACATCGACCGTCTGATGTTTGCTCGTTCCATGAAGAACCAGCTGACCACCATGCTCTACGTGCCTGCTGAGCTCATGATCTACATGGCTTACGACTACAACGAGTTCGGTATCGGTAAGTCGATCCTGGAAGATGCCAAGTCGCTCGCAGCAATGCGTGCTGCTGTTACCGTGGCCAACGTAATTGGTTCGACCAAGAACGCGATCCCTGGTAAAGACATCAACATCGAACTGCCAGAAGATGACGGTGACCCACTGGGCACTGCTACCTTCATGGCGAACGAAGCGTTGGGTCTGGCTTATCACCAGTTCCCGATGGCGTTGAGTTCGACAGTGGGTCTGGCTGAGCAACTCCAGATGTCGTCCTTCTCGGTCAACGTAACGGGTAACCCTCGGTTCCCTGAAGTGAAGACCAGCATCAGTCCTCGCGAGTCCAGCTTTGCGCAGATCGACAACGACCTGCAACAACAGCTGCGTGATGACCTGATCCGTGTGTTCGGTCTGACGGCTGACATGGTGGATGGCGTTAACCAACCTGACTTCGCAACCACGGTCGTGCAGAACAGCGTCATGCTGCAAAAGCGCGTCATGGTTATCCAGGGCAAGACCAACCCGATGATCACCGACTACGTGCGTATCTTTACGTACAACTCGGGTATCCTCATCGCTGAACTGATGGACATCATCGAGCAGAACTCCAAGTACCTGCCTGATGATTGGAAGTCTGATCCTGAAGGCTTCCTGGAAGAGTTCCTGAACAACCTGACTGTTAAGTTGCCGGCTCCTGAGTCTGACAACCTGACCAAGCAGATGGAACTGTTCAACAACTTCAGCGAAACCCTGGACAAGGCTCTACCTGCTTATATCTCCGAGGAATTCTTCGACGGCTACGCGCCAGACAAGATCAAGGAAGCAATGCCTACTGTGGTTGCTGCTTGGAAAGGTGTCATCCTGCGTCAATGGATGCGTAAGCGTGGTATCCTGCGTGAGTTGGACGTCTTCAGTTCTGCTGAGGATGGTAGCCCTGTGATGGACCTGACGGACGAGATGTCTAACCACGTCGAATCGGTCATGAAGTCTGTGGGTGCGTTTGCCAAGCGTGTTGCGATTGACTCTGTCAAGCGTAAGAAGTCCACGGCTAAAACCGTGGATGAGATCGAGAAGGCTACCAAGATGCTGGAAGAACTCAGCGCACAGCCTGAAGAGCCGATGGATGACTCTTACGGTGGTGGTTCTGAGCTGGCTAACGGTAACGTGCCTGAGCCTACCGAAGACGATCAGTTCGGCGGTGAGGATGATCAGCTGGGTGGCGATAACGCTACTGGCAACGATGATCTCTCCATGGATCTGGGCGATGCTGAGTCTGGTGTTGATGCTAACACCACTACTGACGATGCTGCGGCTACTACTGACGCTCCGGCGGATACAGATGCACCAGCTGATGCAGCCGCTGCGACGGATGACCTGAGTATCGACCTGGGCTCTCCAGACGACGCTAGCGCAACAGATGCTGCCGCACCTGCCGCTGATGCGGCTGAACCGGCCGCGCCTGCTGACGACGCTGCTGCGGCGCCTGAGGGTGATAAACCCGCTGATGCCGACTCCGACCTGACCATCAATCTGGATGAACCTCCAGCAGAGGGTGAGGAAGGTAAGGAACCTGCTAAGGAAGGCGAGGATGACTTGAACATCGACCTCGACGAACCTGAACAGCCGAAAGGTGAGAAAGAGCCTGAGTTGTCGGAAGATGATCTCAAGCTGGATCTCGGTGAAGCACCTGCGGTGAAGGATGACAAGAAAGGTAAAGGTAAGGACGCTACTGATGACGATCTGAAGATCGACCTCGGTGAGCCTACCAAACCGAAGTCATAAGTCCCTTTGGAGAGGAGTGGGTTTCGGCCCACTCCTGCTCTATTTTGTTAACGTAAAATATTACAACGCGTAGTCATCAGATGAACTAATTTAATTCTGTCTAAGTGAGTGTAGTGAGGCGTAGCCGAACGGAACGAACGTCTAGACGAACGAACGAAGTGAGTGTCTCTAGTGCTCTTAACTGTGTTCAGGAGGGGGAGGCTTTTATTACGCAAACTTCTCGGAATGATACATTATTCAAGTGAATACACTAAGCTTAGGAGATATGCCGCATGGCAACTATCAGGCAGCGAGTACTGCATCGGATCAGGTATATGTCCGATCGGACTATCATCTTCTTCGTCAACCTCTGGCTACCTATCGCTGATATCAGAAGGCGCTGGCAGTGGAGGGCTGAGGGTAAGGACCCTAACACTCCGGAGTATTACACCAGTCAGATATCGCCTGACGGCTATATGTCGAAGGTGATTATGATCTCCGGTAACGTGGGGATGTTGGCTCAGTATTTCCACCAAGGCGATCAGCGGAAAAGTCGTGCAGTCAACCTGCTGGGAACCTATTGCGCCTTCAGATGGCTACCCTACGATGACTGGGAGGCTATCAACACACTCTTCACTCTAGACAAACCCGGTGAAGCTTTAATCGACTGGTTCCTAACGGTCGAAGAGATCCCCAAAGCCAGATTGCCTTGGTTGACGGGACAGGATGCCAAACTCGAACACATGGTTGAGATAATTCTCGCCATGGACCTAAGTAAAAAATAAGGAGTTTCACATGCGTCAAGAAGTCTTCAATCAGTTTATCCATTCCGATATGTTCAGCACTGAAATGGTCCGCGCAATCGCCCTCATCCATACCGCTCAGCGCATGGGTCGTGAGATTCAGGAACGTCGTGCCGAGATCGTGTTGGACTTCGATGGTCTGAACTTCCGTGTGGAAGATTTCATCGTTTCCAAGGAAGGTGATCTGGCACTGTCGTTCTATCGTCCTGAGAAGAGTCAGCTGGACAACGCACGTCTGTACTTCAGCGATGACCTCAGCCTGACCATGATCAACGCCTGGACTCCAGATCCAGTTGAGCCAACCGGCGAAGGCGAGGCGCGTAATGACCGGCGTAATGAACGCCAGTTCGAGGAGCGCGATCGTAGCCGTAACCGCGAGAACGCACGGGGTAGTCGACTCAGGGCAAGCGACCACTTGGGTCAGGTGGAGATCGACATCCTCCGACTGATCTACCATAAGGCCGCCGGTGAAACCGTGGAGCTGCTGCGCAACTTCTGGAAGACGATTCATCCGGTGAAGATCGCACGTAAGCACAATGTCGATGACATCGTCTACGCCTTGGGAGAACGCGATCGTCTGGAAGCGATGTTTGAAGTTCGGGTGGTGCGTCCGGGTGCAGGCGATTTCGATCTAGACCTCGTTCACCTATTGACGGGCGAACCGCGCAATGCCCACAGTTCCAACTACGGTACTGAACAGGATTGGCTGAAGTCGCTGGCTGTCCGTAATGTGCGTCAACCTGACCTCATCCCGAACGATGAAGAACGGGACTTCATGGAAAAGGCTAGGGCTTACGTCAAGGCCAACGACAAGAAGTAAGGCAATACCCCACACTTCGTTGGGGAGTGTGGGTTTCAATGTAATAGGGGATGGAAGATGGATCCTAAGCTGACTGAAGCTGTAAGTGAACAAGCGCCAGCGTTTGAAGATCGTAAGATCACGCAGTCTGGGCTGTATGGGGTGTTCGGTAAGCCTCCGGAGTTTCTGGTGAATGAAGATCAGATCAGCTTCCTAGGTCTGACATTCAATCAAGTAGACCTGTATGTTATCCCGACACCCACTCCACTGCGCAAGACCATCTTTATTATCGAAGATCGGGCTACGGGTGAGATGCACGTCCAGGAGTCTACCCGCAAGCATCAAGGTATCAACCTGATCAAGTCTGGCAAGATCGGACTGATATTCGAGAAGCGGTATTGTCACGAACTACATTTCGACAAGATCCGCGTCTGGTGGACTCATCCCGGTAACGATGTCGAGAAGTATCACATCGAAACCTACCTACTGGCCAGGCTGGCGGATAAACGCCGTGCTGAAGAGCGGGCTCGCGTGATGCTGCGTCAGTACAACGTCATGGACGAGCAACAGCGTGAACGCTGGCGCAAACGTTATCCCTACGCCGCAGAGGTCGTACTGAAAGACCATGAAGATTATCATCTCCGGCGGTCGTGATTACAAAGACAGTGGTTTCGTGTTCATGGTGCTGGATCATGTCCATCGCCAACGTGGTATCACACTACTCATTGAGGGTGGTGCGAGAGGGGTTGATCGTTTTGGTCGTGACTGGGCCATAGATCGTGGAGTCCCCTACCACACTGAACCGGCTGATTGGGATACTTACCCTAAAGCCGCGGGTCCGATACGCAACAGAGCCATGTTAGCGATACCGGGCGTGAATGGGGTTATTGCTTTTCCTGGCAATAAAGGAACGACCGATATGGTCAAAGCAACTCGTAGGGCGAAGATACCCGTCTACCTACCGAGTTTCGATTTCAAGATTTGAGGGGATTCACCATGCTGCACTTTGTACAGAACATGCAAGACACCAACACCTCCAATGGCCCAATCGGCGAGAAGGACGTAGATCGTGGGGATCTGAACCACATCGACGAAATCCTCCAGCGTCCGTTCATGAAGACAGTGCAGGGCGCGATCATGTTGCGCTTCCACCCGACTGACCGTACGAAGGCTAACGTGATTGCCAGCCATAACGGCAAGATCATTATCGTAGCCGTAGTCTCCGGCGATATCCGTCCCGGTGTCTGCATCCACGAATACATCCCGCAGGCTGTAGTAGACGTTCCACCGTTTGTACCACCAGCGGATTGGGGCGAGCCAGTCCCACTGGATGATCTGTTCGCATCCGGGTTAGTAAAGAAGGGGTAACACCGTAGTTGATGTTCTCAAAATAAAAACCAGAGGATTCAACCATGTCTGTCAAGACGAGCAATGATCTAAATGAGTTCGCGGCGTTCTATCAAACGAACCGGGACTTCATTGACTTCAAAGAGAAAGAGATCTTCGACCGGTTACTTCGGGAGCAGAATGACGACAACTTCCAATGGAAGCTGATCGACACTGAAGATCGGGCGATCATGCTCAGCGTGAAGTGGGGTCGTGGCGACGACCTGATGTGCAAGGCTTGCCACATCTACAAGACTCAGCTCTATCGTAACTGGCGGCAACACGATGCCGTGGAGATGATGGAGAAGTATCTGGACAACGGGATGTTCCACGAGGCAGACCGCAAGCTCCCATTGTGCGTGAATGCACTGCTGGGTATCGTGGACGATGGCGTGGCAGGTGAGCTCTACCTCTCCATCACCGAGAAGGATGGTCTGGTCACTGGCGTGTACGCCTCGGCATTCAACGACATGATCATTATCGAATACTGAGGGATCTATGGAAACATCTAACGAAACCAAGTTCGACCACTTCTGTGCGTGGTACGCGCTGAACCGCGATCGCTTCGAGTTCGCCAACCGACGACGTTACGACGAGATGACTTCTCGCCTGAATGGTCCGAAGGAATTCGATTACAAGATCGAGCCCGAGGATGAGTACGAGCTGCTGATCGTCAAGTACCAGGACAAGGGCAGTCACATGCACCAGTTCCCGGTGTACTTCCGCAACCGCTTCAAGGCTGAAGGCGCTGACGTTGTCAGAGCTCTGGCCAACCTGGGTGAAGCGATTGACCATCTGGACAAGACCCTCGCTGATGCGTTGATCATGCTGGTAGAGTTCGGAGAGAAACCGGACGATCTCAGGATGACCTGGCACACCAGCAACACCGGTCGTCTACTATACATCCGTGCCTATCGACTCGACGGACTGATTACCGTCAAAGCGCAGGTCGGAGAAGTGCCGTGACCCGTGTTTTGGGGTATTGATACACGCGCAACCTTTATAGGACATTGTCCTGCATTGCGTGCAGCGATAGATCGGGTCTCTGCTCTGAAGTTCGGGGTGGATGACCCTGACCCTCCAGCATCCTTGGAGTATCTGTTCAAACGCCGGATGATCGAAGCATTGATCGATAAGGTGGATGTACAGGGTGAGGATGTTCGCTATCTGGAGATGGTCTATGCTGCCGTTGACGATGAAGTGCTGAAATATGCTATCGCCTCTGGACATGTCAAACAATTACAGATCAATGGCCGGGGTTATTACCTCGCCAATGGGGTGGATGATGCAAGGCATTGTAAGGAGAAACTACAACGCAGAGATTCAGGATCTGATCATTCGAATCAACGAGGTGCTCGCTCCCGCACACTTCGCGAACGGTCATCCTGAACCGGCGGTGTTCCAGCACTTCCGACGCGAAGTAGTCGATTGTCCTAAACGACCAATGGGGTGCGTGCAGTTGGATTTGTCCGTGAGGACGCTGTTCGATGGTGACGAACACCGTAGCGATGTTATCGTCACCATGGATACCAACGCCCATGTCACTTGCGAGCATGGTTGGGTTAACTTCCACGCCCATGTCGTCAACTTCGAAGTGCGTACTCGTGGGAAAGTCTACTCCCCACTCACGTTGCGCATTACCGAGGGTGAAACGAATGACGGTATGCGGATGGTTACCTGGCTGTGGGATCTGCTTGATAAGCTGACGCGATAACGGATAGGATACCAGTAGGCTTCACGGCCTACTGGTATCCGTTCTTTTTTGCAGTTAAAATTCTTTCAGTCATACATAGTCAGCGTGAACAATCCCACTGATCCATAAGGATCAAACCTAAGTCCGAGGAGGACAGCAACATGAACAACGCAATCACTCTGGCATCCGTTGAAGCCATCCTGCGTAACACCATCACCAACAGCGGTACCATCCTGGTGCGTCTGTCGGATGAAGTTCTGAAACAGATGAACGACATCGTAGCCAAGGTGAAAGAAGTCACCGGTTACGATGAGTCCAAGCTGGATCAAGAACAGATGGAGATCGCCTTGGAGCGCGCCAAGATGTTCTACAATCGCCTGATCGGTACCGAGTATGTTGACGGTTACCTGGCGCTTGAAGATCAAGCTCGCGTCGATGCGATCATGGTTGATCTGGCAGACGATCTGAAGGAAGCTCCGGCTGGCCTGATCGTACCAGTCGTCCTGGTAAACAAGATCCTTAATGAAGTGAAATACTTCGCCGTTTAATGCGGTGGTAAATCCGGGAGAGGTTATCCTCTCCCATCCTGAGACCGAGGAGGTCAGTAACATGGCACAAGCATTCACTCACGAAGTACCGTACGTTGAGAACGTTGTTAACGCAGCGATCAAAGATGGCATCGAAGGCGAGATCGTTATCTCCAAACTCGATCGTCTCTGGGTAGTTGGGGTGTCGACCTGTGGGAGTCGTCCCAACGAGCTGGTACTCCGCGATGGCATGGTCCACATGCTGGAGTACATCTCCGAGTTCGCTGTCGAGCAACAACGCTTCGAGCTGAAGTACGAAGGCAACAAGTACATCGGTTAATCGCAACACAATCTTACCCTAGTCCGTGGAGGACATTAGCATGAACGCAATCTCCCGTTTGAACCACCGCGACATCGTCGCCGTGGCAGCTGCACTGCGCAACGACAAATGCGTCCTGCGCGATGGCCACAACAGTGGCAAAGACACCATGAAGGTTACTGGTGTTGCTGAGTTCAAGAACAATGGCGTGACTCACGTCGTTCCGCTGTTCAGTCAGTACGAGTACTTCTGCCTCAATCCAATCGGGTTGGACGATGAAGGTAAACTGGTACTGGAAACTTCCAGCGTCGGTGCAGTCATCTGGCCGAAGAAACACGCTGATCTGTACGCAGCCTGCCAAGCCTATCAAGGCATCGGCGAGATCACCAATGTGATCGTGTTCTAAATGGAGGGCGGGGAGCAATCCCCGCCACTCACACCTTTTCTTTTATCTGGAGATTACCATGACGCCTAACGCAGACTTCTGTGGCGATACATTCAACTTCGTTATGCCGCCTCGCGAACCTACGACCTACCGTCGGAAGAGTATGCACAAGCTAGCCCAACAGATCTGGAACAACAAGTCCCTGCGTGCGAAGAACCGCATCCGTAAACTTGGTCGCCTCTGCGCGGTCGTAGCGATACGTTAACAGCATAGAGACAGGAGCTTGCGCTCCTGTCTCTAGCTTTCTTTTTTTTGTTTACGCAACCTTGCGAACGTTGCCAGGCAGGAAACCTTTCACCAACTTGTTGCGCACTTTCTGTATGCACTCCAAGCGGGTGATCACGCCGTCAGCGTTGAAGTCGATACCTTTGTTCGGGATGTACTGGCTGTCGCCTTCTTTCCACAGAACGTAGGTGTCGTCTTTACCCACACCTACCGGCCACAGGATGGCGAGGTAGATGTCGCCCAGGTTCTGGATCTTCTTGCGATAAGGCAGGAAGTGTTTCTCCACGTAACCCAGTTGCTCGACCACAGTCATCTTCGCCAAGGCGTCGACAGTCGTACCAAGAGCGATCGCTGTGTCGCGCATGAACTGGATCAGACCAGTAGCAGTCGAGACAGGCGACTTGACCGATGGACTGAAGGTCTCACCCGTCTCCCATGCCATGCAGCCCATGAAGTCCTGGACGTTATGCAGTGGTAAACCGAGGTTGCGCACCACTTGACGCAGTTTGGCGATTTCTTGGTCAGTGAACTTCACGCCCCAAGGGATTACCGCCAGATCGCCATTGACGATGTTGTTCGCGATGAGTGCCTGGTAGGCTTTCTCGGAGTTGTTACCCCAAACACCATCCACGATACCCGGATTGTAACCCAATTGCTTGAGCCACGTCTGAGTCTCGGTGATGGTCTTGTTAGCAATAGCGGCCATGCTTTACACCCTCAAGGATTTAAGGTGAGCCAATGCGTACTGCACTGGATCAAAGAACTCCTGACTGAACGACGTCAGGGTGATTTCTTTCTTGTTGGTGGTTGGGCCGTAACCGATCTTCAGCGCCGCTGAGCTGCGCAGCAAGGCGGTTCCGAGTGTTTGGTTGTACGTCACAACGAAGTCGATGGTATCGAGCTCCAGAGAACGTCCCATGGTCGCCGTGAGGGTCTCTGCTTGTTCAACTGCGGTGGATTTCTCCACATCAGACAGAAGGACCGCATCAGTGATCTCGTGGTTGGTGTAATAACCGAGATAACTGGTACGTGCCCAGTATTCCACCATGATCGGAGGAAGCAGACTACCCCGCACCAAGCAGTCAAACCACTTGCTACCATCTGGAGCAGTGGCCAACGTACCGCCCATGTACTGAGCGTTGGTGGTCGGTCTAGCATTGAAAACCATGATCTGGTATTCCAGACGACCAATACCGCCGTTAGGACCGTGTGCTTGCCAACGAGCAGCGTGCACACGGCCGAATTTAGGAACCGGGCCCTGAATCAGGAACAGACCACGGTCGATACCGTCGTAGGGGTTGGAGGCCTGTACGTTGGTTGGGTATTCCGGTACTGGTTGAGTCATGCTGCTCTCCGATTAAGCTGGGTTCCAGGTCGTTGGGAATGCGACCGGAGCGTCGTACGTACCACCTTGTACCGGGATCGCAGAGCCGATAGGCGTCTGGGACAGACGGAAGGTGTCGATACGCAGTACAGTTTTGAAGGACCGCGTCACGATCCCTGCCGCGTTGGTGGTGATGGTCCCGATGTACATAATCGAGTTACCCTCAGGCGGTGTATCGGTACTGATCCGATACGACACCACACCGTAGCGCAGGTAGACGAAGACGTGGAAGGTTTTGTTGGCTGGCGCTGCATCGATGGTGCGTATGTCGATGCTGGTGATCGGAATCAAGAACGGCGTACCGGAGATGATCACGTTCAGTGCGAGGTTGCATGTCAAGATCCAACCCGAACTGGTCCAAGCTGCCTGCATTTGTGCATCAGTCAGCTCATCGCCAATACCATACGTCGAGATGGGAAGAATACCACTCGGGATCTTCTTCACCGCCTCACCCCGCACGTAGGAATCTTCAAACGAACCAATGGTCCGGATCGTTTCCTGGTGCGGGTTGTTCATTAACGCCGCGTGGGCAGCAAGGTCAGCCCTTGCCCCCGCGAGGAGTTGCGCTACCGTCTGACCGTTGAGTGTGTCGGTATTCGCGGCGATGATGCGTGCACGCTTAGGACGTTTCAACAGTCGGACGATATTAGCCTGATACTGCGCAAAGTAATAGTTCAGGAGCTTTGTGGCGTCTGTATCTGCCATGATGACCTCTGATTACGAGAACCAGCTCGCTGGGAGGGATTGTGGCTGTGTCGGTGTGCCCGGCGTTGCAGGGATCGCGTAACCGCGACGAGTCTGACTGATAGCCGCGTAACCAATACGCACCACATCCGTGAAGACAGCTTGGGCAACACCAGCCACCACCTGTACATGACCAACGATGATGTTGTTGACGTCTTCCAACGCATCCGCGGACAGGATCACGTCCACCTGCTTATTACCGCTGGCAGAAGTTGAGATCCTGAACTTGACGTATTGACGCGTCGTGGTGGCATTGAACGTACCACCGGTCGCTGTCAGCGTACGACCCATCCACATGAACGGGATATCCGCCACCTTCAACACCGTACCCACTACCGAGTACGGAACACCCTTCACTGTGGTGAATGGCATCCCCGCTTTCGGGTAGTACGACTTCATCAACGTATCGAACGTAGGCTTCGACATCCCACCCAAACCAGCCAGGGTCAACCCGTGTGCCGTTCGGGTGTTGATGTGCGCAAGCAGTTCCTGGTCAATGATGGCCACGATCTGTGCGTACGTAAGACCACCGACGCTACCCGTGATGACTTCCGGCTGTGCGTTGTCTGCACCAAGTAGACGGAGGATTTCGTCCCGCCACTTGATGAACTCTTCCGTAATCTCGGCGACGATTTCTGGTGTAGTAGACATGTTTATTTCCAGCTGAGGCGACCTGGGGTGTTTGGTACACCGGCAGTCACTGGGATGGATTTACCGCGAGAGGTGGTCGAGATCAACGTACCGCCCACAGCCACACGCTTCTCAATCGCCACCACAGCAAGACCTGCCGAGTTGGTAGAGAAGAAGCCGAGGTAGAGTTGCGCCTCGAACCCAGTCGGGATCGCCGGGTTAGTGGTGATGTGGTAGGACACCGCACCATTCGAACGAACTGCCCACGCATAGAACGTCTTGTTCGCATCGGTCGCTGCGTTGAGGTAGTGTGCGTAAACACCCAGCTCGTAGTAGAGACCTTCGATCATCACAGGCGTCGGGTCAGCGAAGTACACCGTCCACGCTGTCACGGTTTGTTGCGACAGGAAGATCCGCGTAGTGTTTGGATCCGTCATCCGGGCACGATAATGGTTCAGCGTCGGGAGTTCCGGCGCACCGCCGTTACTGATCAACTGACCCAGCAACTTCGTACCACAGTCGATCGACCCACGGTGGTTCTCCGTCGTGAACGTCACGTACAGACCGTGCGACATGTTGAGGAAACCGGTGATCGAAATCGTCTGCTGGTCGTAGTCGTACCCCAATGGGAACGTCCAACCACCGCCTGGCGTCCATTGCATCAACATGGCACTGGCCACACTGTTACCGATGAACGTGTAGCGACCCTGCGTGGTGAGTCCCACGTAGAACCCGCCGTTGGCCCGACGAATGGCAACCTGACCCGAGTCACGTACCGAGAAGCTAATCCCCAGCGAGTTACCGTTACCGTGCGGTGACTCGATGATCTGACGACTACCCGGAACCAGAGTCGCCGACGTCACAGCAGCGCGCGCGTTGACGTTGACCGAGTAGACGAAGAACCGTGTCTTCCGATCAGCGCCTACGTAATGTCCGTAAACAAATGCAGGCATGTCAGAATAGCGCTGAGGGACGATAACCTCGTACCAGAGATCAACCCCGTTACCGTAACCACCACCGACGTTAGCCGCCAAGTCAGCACGTAGAGGACCTTCCAAACTAGCGAACGCTGCTTGGGAGATACTGACCGTACCACTCCCCACCATGGCGGTGTTGATGTTGGCCGATCCACTACGACGGGTTGGCTCTACGTAGTTGTCGTAACGAGCCTGGTGTACCAACCAACCAGACGCATCCGTTTCGTTCACGCAGTTATACAGGTCGGTCTTGTTGGTCCCCGGATAGTCTTCCAGCCAGCTCCGATCAGACGTCGGAGGGTTACCCAGGAAGTTGTAACCCTGGAGACTGCCGTACTGGTAGGTGAACGTACTGTCCGTACCAGCGCGGAAGAACATCCGCTGAACCTGGTTGGCTTTGTTCCACCCGGTGTTCTGACCGGTGAGTACCAGATCCCCGAAGTTGGAGACCGTGGCAAACAGGAACGAACATGGACTGGCGTAACGACCCTCGAAGCTGGCGATGAGGTTCGATGACTTCACCCCAGCGCCGCGGAGGATGTCCTTGAACGACTGATCTGCCGAATACTCAGCACGGCCCAACGAACGGCTGGTGTAGAGAACGCTCGTCCGGTAGTAGAACACGACGTTGTTAGGCGTGATGAACGTACGTACCGAGAGCTGGCCGCTGTATTGGTTGATGTGGCTGTTCGCGTTGTTCCACCAGGCGTTTGCCGCACCACCCTTAGGTGACCACACGGTTGGCGAGTCAAACGTCACAGTCGGCTTGTCGTTGAAGTATTGGGAAACATCAACAACCTTACTCACCGGATCGAACTGGAACGTAAAGTGACTTGCCCACTGGAGATCTTGAACCAGCAAGGCAGAGTCACGGAACCACATGTAGTGCGGATGACACATCCACATCTGGCCGTTGTCCAACGTCTGGGTGTAATACGGCGCGTTATACCGATCAGCCACAGCCACCGTCTGCCGCGCATCGGTGCGCGTAACCAGGTCGTACTGATTGTCCGCCCAATCCAAGTCGGTGCGAGACACCACACCTGCCACACCGCGGTTGATCGTCCAGCCGGTGATCGGTGTAGGAGCAACGTAGTTGGATTCGATCATGTTCTGCTTAGGGATCGAATAGACCTTCCAGCCCGACGACTGGTTGTCCGCCGTGTCTTTGTTGACCAGCAGATAAACCGCGCCGTCTTTCAGGAACCCGATCGGAATACCACGCAGCACGCACTCGCCCGTGATGTACGGGTTGATGATGGTACCTGGTGGGATCACGATACCAGTGTGTTTGGACTGGTCGTAGGTGTTGTTCGTCAAGGAGACGAAGTAACCCGTGATGGCCTGGGTGTTCTTGTCCGCCAAGATGCCGATGATTAGGTCTTGGTTGGCGTACAGTACCGCACGAGCAAACGAACCGCTCGGGAAGTAAGCCGGGTTGTACCGGGCGTTGGTCATCACGATGTCAGACAGCAGCCCGGTGTTCAAGGCGTTACGCAGGTACGAGTAGTACACACCTGCCTTCACGCCGTCCGTACCGGTACGGAGCATCATGAGGGTGCCGTTGTCCTCAAGGAACATGCCGACGAAACCCCATGGTGCCCAGTTCACCCCAGATTCAAACGAACCGGTCACGGTAGGTGGGAGATACTCCCGGTCACCGTAGAACGACAGCGGACCATTGCCGTTGATGTCGAGGTAGCTATCGAGCTTGCTGTTGAACTCGAGGGTGCTGTAGGTGTTGAGATCACTAGGCAGAAGACCATGAGCGTTCTGACCCAGTGTCTCGATGTGGGCTCGAATGCGCTCCCGGAGTAGATCCGAGACACGGCCTGCCGTCATCCCATCCAGCTTGTCAGCATTGGGGGCGTGCGTAACGATTGTATCGCTACCCGCTGGACCCCCGGTCTTTTCGATGATTTCAGCATTGACTGCCTGCATCTCATCCAAAAGATCTTTCATCTCTTCCGTCAGGGACATTCTCGTCACTCCAAGGATCGCATGTTTAAATCAATGCCAGTTCAGCGGCGGCGGTGCGATAGTTGGTCGCCAAGGCCAACATGAAGTTGTCCAAATCGCCGAACTTCTGGCGGACCTGATCCAGCAGCAGTTGCCGGGAATTCACGTCACCTTCACGGATAGCCGCAGCGATGTCGTAGTTCGATTCGATCAGGTACTTCATACCGTACAGATCGTAAGCGCTGTGCAAGTGCATGGCTGGAACGAACTGCGATGGAATACCAACCAGATCGCCCCAGTACACAGGACGGTCGTCGTTGATCAGGTCTTCGATCGCCTGTTTGATAGCGAAGGTGGAGTAGGAGAACTCACCCCCGACCATCTGAGCGGTGAAGAGGATCGAGGTGCTAACGTCAGGGTTGATGATGCGCACGGCAGCGTAGACGGCTTGACCGGTGGCCATGCCTGCTTCGCGGTAGTAGTGCACCAGCACGTAGTCTTCGACAGGCTTCAGCTCTTTGCCCGTCACCGCGTCCTTGACGAGAACACTGGAACCGAAGAACGGACCGTAGTCCGCAGCAAACATACGACCGCGCAATGCGCCGATCGTGTGCGCTTCTTCGGATACCCGGTTGGTAATGCTGGTACCCAGTGGATCGAACGGGTACTTAAAGATAGTGTCAGCCATGAGTACTTACTCGCAAAAGAGTGAAACCGCGGCCGAAGCCGCGATCATTCAGATTTGGACGATGGTGCCATCAGCTCGCAACAGGAACTTATCCCCGTTGGAGATACTCGTCACACGGCGTGGAGCACCCAGGAAGTCCTGAGCCTTCAAGCCATCGATGAGCAACCACTCAGGGTACTGGTATTCCCACACCTGGTTCTTCTCCGCATCGATGATGCAGTTCGGTTGGGTGGTGAGGATTCGACGCGCTTCCTTGGCATCGTCACTGGTTGCATAGATGTAGGCTGTGGTGACATCACCTACGAACTCACTGGTGAACCGACGGATGATCGCCACGTCCCGTGCCGCATCCCCGTTAAGTAGCAGCGGGTATTGCGGGTAGTACTGAGCGATGTCCTTGATGATCTTGTTGACCAGCTTGCGAGGAGGAATCCCCACGTAGTCGTCAACACCCATCAACTTCAGCGTGTGAGCGTGATCGATGATCTGCGCCACTGGCGGCTGGTAACGCTTCACCGTCAGCGTCTTGTTGTAACTGAAGGGTTCTTCCACCGCGATGGTGAAAGTGTCCTTGTCGTTCACCGGGTAGATGTTCGTGCCAGCCAGGTACTTATAAACGGTGCCTGTTGATTCGTCATGAACGAAGCTGCCGATCTTCTTCCCGTTGCGCAAGATGCTGCCGAATAGCGTACCGTTGTCCTGCGGTGAGATATAAGGCAGGAAGTCGGAGACCGATTTCTTGGTGGAGTAGGTATCCAACAAGATACTGCCATCGACACTGGACTTCCACCAGAGGAACTCACCGAGTACGATGTTGAACACGTACCGATAAGTTTCAGGTGTGCCGTCCTTCAAGATCGCGAGGATCGAGATGACGTACTTGCCGTCCTGCGTCAGGTTCACCACTGGCGCCGTAGCCTTGGTGTACTCGGGGTACTGGGTCACCACCACCTTGGATTCGGAATAACCCGCGTGGATAGACTCCGCGTTGGTCATGCCGTTATACAGCGCATGGTCGCCGTAGGTAGCCCGCAAGAACCCTACGTTCACCGGAGTACGGTCAAAGTTGCCGGTGAAGTACGAACCGAAGTTACGCACCAGCTTCTGAGCCGTACCGTGGAAACCTGGCCGGGTATTCCCTGCCGCGTCCGCTGCTTGGGAGTTGGTAGCACTGTGGTCGGTGATGACGATAATGCCGTTACCGCGTTCACGGTAGGTGATCATGTCAGCCACGCACTGATCAGTCATCCAGCCACCGACAGGGTGTTGATAGTCGGACGACATCACGATGACCATGCAGTACTGATCGAGCTCAGCGAAACGAGCGTCGATGTAACCACCCGAGTAGTTCACCCGATCCTTGATCGTGATCTTGTATCCAGCGATCTTGGCCAGGTTGGTAAAGCTGGTGTAGAAGTCGTACTCCCCACCGTACAACACTCGGTAGTTACCGCTGTTGTTCGAACTACCACCATCACCCAACAGCAGGATCCGCTTGTTCCCGATGTCCGTCTTCTTCTTGTTCGCACAGAAGTTGATGGCGTTGTACAGGAACTTAAAGCTGGCCGACAATTGAGCGAAGGTGGCATTCGCTGCCGGAGCGTAGATGTTGTAGAACTTCGGGAAGCCCCCGTCGTAAACTACGTTACCAGCGCCGTCCTGCGTTACCGCGATGAATGGGTTGGGTGGCGTCAAGGTGTCGTAGGCGATGTACTTCGACATCGTCGGCTGAACACCGTTGACGGTGAAGCTGAATCGCTCCACCTGATCGCTCAACTGCCAAGTCAATGCCTGTACAGTACGGTAGAGCCCACCCGGTTTCGACATCTGGATACTAGGCGTAGCCATGAACGTCCCCTTATGCGAATCGCGGAACGTCGATACGGATGTGGAATTCCAGATCTACCGTGTAGTAGTTCATGATCCGTACGAGGCCTGCGGCGTTGACGCCAGAGGTCGCGATATCAGTTGCGTTGATGTACATGTTGAAGGTCGGCGACGTGTTGTCCAGGTTCTTCACCCGTACATCGATACCGGCACTCAGCATGTCGTAAGATGGAGCTTTCGCACCCAAGAGCGTTGCCAGGTTGATGTCGATGTACTGACCAGCCGGGATGATACGAGTGGCGGCGTACTTCGGCTTGGCATCGATCAGCGCTTGAAGCAGATCGGCGAGCAATTGCTCAACGGTAACGTCGCGGTCACGAACAGCGGCCGAGATGTCGTAGTTGGACTGGATCAGCTCAAACATGCCGGTCAAGTCACTCACGTCATGCGAGTGCTCGATCGGCGGGAAGACGTTCGGCTTGCCCGACACTTCGTCGTAGGTCAACGAGCGTGGATCGACCGCACGGTTGGACAGGATCTCGAGGATCTTCTGTTCGCTGAGAGTCCACTCACCACCGAGGGTCTGGTACTCCTGCATCTGCACCTGACCAGACAGGCCACGGTCCATGAATAAGATGGAGGAGTAGATACCGCCACGGATACCTTCGAGTTCGAAGCTTGCGCTGTGGAACTTATGCCCCGGCATCCAGTCGACACCACGCACCAGCGTACGGCCGGTAGTGATGTGAACCAACTTCATGGTGTCGCGGAAGTAAGGTCCGGCGAATGGCAGGATGAAATGGTAGTCCAGTGGTTCGCCTGGAGGATTCAGTGTTTGGCGCTCATTGAGCACCTTGTTCGTAGCGGCCTGACCCGTGATATCCAACGGATACAAGTAATCGTTAAGTGCCATTAAACTTCTCCGGTCCTAATACGGGCAGAGGCCCGCAGCTGGGGTGTAACGCATATAATTTTTGAATGTCTCAACGGGAGTCAAACATGTTTAGCTATGTAAGGGCAATGGCGAGTCTTCGTGGACCAAACCAACGGTTGACAGAGCTGGATATCCGGAGCACCAAACTGCGTGATCTCATGACCACGTACAGTCAGTGCATCCTCATCCTATCCCACCCAGCACTCGATAACGATGTCAGTCTCGACGTTTCCAAAGTAGCCGATAGCTTCTATCAACTCGATCCGAACCTGACGGTGACGACGTGGTTGACCGCTAACGGTGACGCTGACCTTCCGTTCGAGATGACCGTACCAACGGTGGTCAAGTCCAGCGCTCTCGCTTCCGAGGCTTTCGCTGCCGGCTACAAGATGGAACGAGTCCACCCCTTGGCGGGTGAGGGTAATGAATACCCTGATTCGGAACTGACTCACTTGCGCCTGACACGTCCGGACACCGATTACCTGGACATGTTCGATCACTGCCTGGTCAGCGTCAACGGACTCCTGCATTTAACAGACGCAGGTGATGACGGTTTCCGTGTGATCGATGGTGGTCGCAGTGTGCGGCATTCCGGCCGTAACGAAGTGGGTCTGATCAGCTTCAAGAAAGTTGGCAAGATCGAATGCTTCCCTATTACTGCCGACATGATCACCGGTCGTAAAGGGTTGCCTCTGGTAGAAGGTGCTGTGATCACCGCTGAGGGTGCAGACTTCACTGGCAAGTACGTCATGGTGGTTGTGGGTGGTTTCCTCCACACTGAGAATCATCAGTACAAAGTCCTCGGCGATAACTCGGTCATGGTCGAGTGGTGGAAGCTTCCTATCTGGCGTCGTTACAACGACACCCGCAAGTTGATCGACTGGAGTCCAGTGACCACCTTGATGGATCGCAACACCGAACACACCGGTGCGTTGGACATTGCAGAGATGAACACCGACGCGTGCATCAAAGCATACCTGTCGATGAGCAACACCTTCATCATCACTGTGGAAACCGACAACCTGTTCTTCGAGAACGTACCGGTGGAACGTACCGGCTTGGCTGGTCGCTACTATAGCTACGTCCCTCCGACCAAGCCATTGATCCTGGGTAACGGCATGTTACCTCCGTACACCATCCACGGTCAGGGTGGCGTGTATTGCTTAGCGGTGGACAGCAACAACCATCCGAAGTACCTGCACGACACACGCAACGTGATGGAGGGCGATGCCTATCAGAACGACTCGGTGCTACACGCTCCTAATAAGGAGTACATCAGCGCCTACCTGATGGACATCTTCAACGAACGCTTGAAGTATTGAGCATAAGCAGGCTGGGGATGGCCCCAGCCTGTATGCCGTTTATATCGGGAGTTCAAACCACGCATTGCCATCAGCTTGGTGAGAACAGCTGGCGAGACACCCACTCACTACCACCGGGATTCCATCGATCGTCATCCACGATGAACCCTGAACCATCGCAGGACCTTGGTGAGGGCCATTGCCGTGTCCAGCCACCCCATCGCCTAGCAAAGACATCGGAAGGCCTTCAGCCGTCCACGTAGGAGCTCCTGGACCTGTAATGACCCCACCAGCTTGACTCTGACCGACCAAAGAGATAAGAGACATCAGCGGCTACCTGTGAACTTAGGAGTTTTGAGGGTAGTGCCACCCGCAGTGAGTGTCATCTTACTGCCCCCACCATCGATACTGGCCAACACACCACCTTTAGCGGTGAGGTTATTCTTCGCATCGAGTGCCATGTTACGACCGGCCTTGACCGACACGTCACGCACGGCTTCGGCGTTGATGTCCTGGGGTGCGTACATCTTGATGTCTTTCTGATCGATCTTGATGAACGTGCCTTTGGCATTCTGTGCGTGGATCAGGTTGAGCTTGCTCTGCAAGTTGATGAAATTGCCGATGTCATCCGTCAACTGGAACTCACCCTTCTCCGTGTCGAAGAACATCTCGTACAGGAAAGGCTCGCCGTTGGACTTACTGGTCGACAGTGCAATCTTCTTGCTGTGCGTGGAGAACTCGATCCAGTACATGTTCTCTGGTTTGAGTTCGGTATCGCCTTCGTCAGTGGTGTTACTGATGCCGAAGATGATGGTTTCGAGCTTATGGAGGTGGTCATCCAGCCCCATGGGCTTCCAGTAGTACTTGTCGCTGTCTGCGGTGGCCCACAGCTCGACATGGACACCACGGCGTACGTCAGGTGCGGTTAGGCGGTTAGTCCCGCTAGGCATCCACGTAGCCTGCACTACCTGATCCAAGAGGATCATGCCCTGTTCTTCATTCCCATCGACGTTAGTAGACTTGTGCGTCATCTTCGTCGGATTGGAAGCCATCTCCCCATCGTGCATCGGGAGCCATTCAGTTGGTGTTACGTCGATGATCTTGGAGCCAAGCTCCTTGTTGCTGGCGCAGACGCCAACGCCCACCATCTTAAACGCTGAAGCCCTAGCCATGTCTACCTCGTAAAGTTTCACACACTCAAAGTATGGTAAAGAAGAAAGGCTCGGAGCTGCTAAAATCATGTTTTACGATTACATTCGCATTCACAAATGCAACCGGCTCAGCAAGCCTACTATTGTCATTCGTCCAACCAAGCGCATCCAACAAGTGCTGGGGACAAACGGTTCCGGAAAGAGTAGTCTGTTGTCGATAGGCTTCTCTCCACTCCCAACGAACGAGAAAGACTTCTTCCCAGGCGGTGGACGTGAAGTCCATATCCACGATCGGGGTAGGAAGTTCGTCATCATCGAGAAGTACGAACAGAAGAAGTATTACTCCTTCAGCGTAGACGGCGAAGAAAAGAACGACGGTCATACGATCACAGTTCAGTTGGAACTCTGCAAGGAGTATTTCAACTATACACCTGAGATCCACAACTTCGTTATTGGCAAGACCAAGTTCACTGACTTGAAACCTAACGAACGCCGTGATTGGATTGCGCGGATGTCTGAATCAGACTTCAGCTTTGCATTCCGTCAGTTCGAACGTTTCCGTAAAGGCTACTCAGCTGCCTCTTCCGTCGTAACGTTCTTGCGTGGTCGTCTTAACGATGAACGCAAACGTTTGCTGGAACCTGATGACGCTATCGAGATGCGTGCTCGTGCTGTCACCTTGAAAGCTGAGATTCGTTCGCTGATGTCGATTCCTCGTAGTGAGGGAGACTTCATCAGCATGGCTGACCTACAGGACGAGTACAACGCTCTGTTCAATGGGTTCGACACCTTTAGCCGTATGGAATACCCACGCCTGTTACAGGGCGGGAAGACCTACGACGATTTGGTGGAAGATCTCACGAGTCGGTCTGCTGCATTAAAGGCTGTGCAAGAAGAGCGGGGGACAAACCTCGCCGATCTGAACCATCGGTTGGAACGCATCAAGTCGTTGATGGAAGTCGACCCTGATGCCTTGACCGATGAGCACAAGGTCTTGACGGAACAGTTGAATGGTTTGCCGATGTTCACCATCGACATCAACCCTTCGCTGATTGTGCGCTGCGACCATGTGATCCAAGCGTTACGGTTCGCTTGCGCAGAACTACCTGCTACCCGTGTGACGCATGACATTCTAATGTCGATCTCTGATCGCCTACAGTCTCGTCAGATCGCGTTCAGCAAAGCCGACAACCTGTTGAACACCATTGGTGAACGACTGCACCAGATCGAGCGCTGCGACACCGTGACCTGTCCTTCGTGTCAGCATGGTTTCAAACCGGGGATCAATCCTACGGAAGTCGGTGAGTTGCGTGACCGGCAGAACAAAGGTGAAGAGTTCATCAAGTCGGTCTCGGGCGAAGTCCGTACCCTGCAAGATGAACTGTCTGAGGCGGACAGCAACTATAAGGCGTTTGCTGGACTAGAAGATGTCCGTCGTCAGTACGTGCAACAACATCCGGGTCTGTTCGCTTACTTGGACAGCGTGGGTGGTTTCGATCTGGGTCGTGGTCTCTACGAGAAGCTGGCAATGTACGAGCGTGCAGTAACCCTGCATGAGAAGTCGACTGCATTGAACAAGCGGATCACTGAGATCAAGAACGCTCTGGAAAGCTACGAACGAGAAGGTGCTGGTTTCAGCGAATTGACAGAACAACGCGATGCTCTGTTCAAGAGCTATCGTAAAACGTTCGAAGATCGAAATGCGGTCGATCAAGAACTGCGTGATGTCAAAGACGACCGTTCCTACGACTTACTCTTCGCTCAGTGGTATGGTGAGGTCGAGGAGAAGGTTGAGGACTGGAAGTTAAAGCTGGTTGCGTATTTGGACCGTGAAGCAGAAGTCATGGCGGATGAAGAGATTGCGAAACTTCAGACCACCCTGGCTATCAACGAAACGGCTCTGGCAGAAGACGACTTGGTGATGACGATCGTCAAGGACCTCGAACTGCAATTGGAGAAGAAGCTGATTGAACAGCAGGCGTACAAACACCTGACTGATGCGATGTCTCCAAAGACCGGGTTGATTGCAGAACAGATCACAGCGCAGATCGGTGCCATCGTGGGTGGCGTCAACTCTATGATCAAACGGGTATGGCAACATCCTCTGTTTATTCAGATGCCTGAGCGTGAAGGGGCGGACCTCGACTACAAGTTCCCGATCATTGACGAGAACCGTCAACGTAAGGACATTGCAGACGGGTCTGACTCGATGCTTGAGATCGTGAACCGTGCGTTTGTGTTGACGCTCTACTATTGCTTGAACATGACAGGGTATCCTCTGTTCTTGGACGAGCCTGGTCGGACGTTCGACGAAGCACACGCACACAACCTCATCCCTCTGATCAAAGACTTGGTGGACAGTGATCGGTTCAGTCAGATCCTGATCATCAGTCACGATCCTGATAACCAGCGGGCGTTCCCAGATTCAGAAGTCATCATCATTGATGATCGGAACATCAACTACCCTCACCGTTACAACGAACATGTGGAATTCGAATATGCGGAAGCTGACGATTAATGGCAAATCCATTCCAATCTGGATGGAGAAACAAGAAGACGTAGACAAGGCCTTGTCGATGTACGAGGAACTCTCGATGACAGGCTACGTCCCAGCCAAGACCAACATGGAGATCCGTGCAGCACTCCTCGAAGGTCTGACGCCACTCATCTCCTGTCCGATCGAAGAGATGTCGGTCTTCCTCAAAGAAGGTCAACCGGTACTCTTCTGTATCGAGAAGTTCTACAACAAGGCCGGTACCGTGAATCCAATGAAGTACACGTTGGCACGGATGCGCGATGTCTACGCTGGCATGGTGGCGTATGGCGAAGCGCCGAGCACTTCCGCTAAAGAGCGTACGGTTTGGGGTATCCCTCACTGGCACGCTTCGAACTTCCACGAATTCGGGTATTCCTGATGATCCTCCTGAAACGGTTCTACGGCTGTAAATGCGGGATGACTTCCTGCCGTTGCGAAAATAACGGCTGGTAATACGCAGCATAGAGGCAGGGGCGGTAAACCCCTGCCTCTATGCTGTTTACGGTGCTGGCGGTGGTGTTAGGTCTTCGATCTGTTGCTTGAGGGCAACGATCTCAGCATCACGGTCAGCGATCTCTTGCGCTTGTTGCGTGATCACCACTTCCTGTTCGTCAATGATGGTCGTCAGGTCGGCGATGTAGCTGTTGGCCTTGTCGAGCTGTTCTTGCAGAGCCAACTTATCGACAAAGTCGGTGGACTTGTTCAGGAGTGCAGCATCCCGTACGGCTTTCGCTTCGAGGTAGGCTGCTTCCGTTACCGAGTCAGTCGTCGGAGCAGTGGAGATGGTCACCTGCGCTTGCACGCCTGTGTATTCCGCTACTGCGATGGCTACCGTTTGTTGCATCCGAGTCAGGTCGTAGGTATCCGGAAGAATCCCACAGCTGACAGTACACACGATCCACGAGTGTGGAACGAGGGACATGTTCGGGTATTCCAGAATGTACGTATCTGGAATGTGTAACGGAGGACGGACATGAGACAACAGGGTGATGACCTGTGCGCCTTCGATGATGTCCTGGTTGTAATCCGCTTGACCCATCCCGACCGGTGTGTACACCTGCGTCAATGGATCGATCTTGGCAGCGATCAGTTCTTCATAGGTCCGAACCGCACCTACCCAGTAAATGGCCGCAGCCGATACCACGTAGGGGGAACGAACCTTAAAGAGGCCTTTCGCTCCAATAGGTGGAGTGACTCTGGCCATGGGTTACTCCGTTACGAGCTCGTCGAAGCTGGCCTTGGTAACGACCAAGTACAGGAACTTCTGGTAGGTCTTGGAGATGTACATCACGCCATCACGCACAGTCCGGTTGAAGCCGGTAGGTGGCGCTGTGGTAGCCGTCATCTCTTCTGCGTATTGGAGCATCTCCATGACCAGCATGACTGCACCACGAGTCAGCTCACTCATGCGCATGAAGTCGACATGCGTAGTCGGAACGTTCAACCAGTCAGGGTGTTGGTTGACCAGCTGGGTTTTCTGATCCCGGTTCTCAGGACCACCCACAACCACGCAACGAACGCTCTTGAACTGAGTGGGGCAATCGTTGGCCACTGCCGTGATGTGGTTAGGCGTGTACTTGACACCCTTGGCCACGACCTTGGCTTTGGCGATCGCTTCCACCATGTTACCTGCGCCACGATAGATGCCGGATTCACGAGGGCGTTCAGGTACGGCGAACTCATCCCACATCGGAACGAAGATGAACTCGGTCGAGGTGAAGATGTCCGGGAAGATCACAGCCCACTCTTCACGAGTGTGGGTACTGTTGGCCAGGATCCACTTGATCAGCGATTCCTTGACGCTGTCGAGGTTGTTACCCGCCTCGCCCCAGAGCAGCGACATCCAGTCCACGCTGATACGCAGATCACGATCGATTGGATCTACCCAGTCAAACGGATCGACGCGCAGACGTGTCTCAGGGTCCGACTTACGCAGGGTATCCACCTGAGTGATCGAGTCGCTGAGGGTGCGTGTCGCCAGCAGAGGCTTGAGGTTGACGTAGTCCAGGAAGAAGTCGTCGAGGTTAGTCAACGGCTTGACGTGGTTGAACTCGAACTCGTCAAACTGGTTGAAGAACGCCGCTTCGCTGAACCAGATCTTCCAGCGAGTGACCAGGTCATCCTTCGGAGCAAACACCAGGTAGGACGGCGCCCACTTGTTGTTGTCGAACATGACCATGGTGCCGGTTTCTTTCAGATCGAAAGTCGCGGCTTGGTCAGTGGTCCATGCGCTCTTAACGGAGAGTACGTCAGAGGTTAGCGTACCCAGACGAGCCTTGCCGTAGGTCCAGTCAATAACGCCGAGGATCTTCAGCGCATCGACATCAGGGAACTGCGTCTTTACATCGTTGACGTAATAGGAAAAGCCACGCAGCATGAAGCCTGGGTTAGCGCCGCTGGTGTGCTTGGTTTGATCTCGCGTGAAGGTCTGGGAGAGCGCTGAAAGCTCACCGACCGGCGCGTCCTTATGATCTCTGTTGTCGGCCAATGTGCCGATGTGGGCGAACCCTTTAAAACTCTTCACGAATCACCTCTGAGCGCTACGGCGAAAGGTATGAACCAGGAACGTGTTTGAAACACGTACATTTGCTAAGAAGACATAGTATTTTTTAGACACCCCATAGGAGTCCAGATGTGTCCCTTCTCTACACGATACTGCTTGTTCTGAAATCTCTCTTCCCTTTCCTGAGGGAGATCGTGTTGCGGGATAAAGGTGTTAAGGAGTTACTGCTCTCGAACAAGGCTGCAACCGGATTGGCAGCTTGCTTGGTGGTGATGTTCATTCTGTTCTACTATGTCAAAGTCGTGGCTGATCTTACCCACGCCCGAAACGTAAAGCTGACTGAAGAAGCAGTCGTACTCCAGAAAACAAACGACGATCAGAAGCTATTGATCGACGTATTACAGAGCCGACTCAAAGCGCGGCCACCTGCCAAGCCAACACCTGCACCTCCCCCTCAACCCGATCGTCCCACCGCCAATCTGCCTCCGAAACAAAAGGGAAAACCATCCCTGCGAGACTACGCAATCGGAAAGCTCAAGGCGATAGATTAAGGTCCCCTAGATGATCCACCCAAAACAACTCTTGTTAATCACGACCTTCATGTTGGGGTCGTGTGTACCACTCACACCGCAACCTACGTCGATCACGATCATTAACAAGATCGATGCAAGGTCGGACAAGATAAAGGCCACTAAGGTCGTGTCCTGTCACTCGGGTGGTACCTACATCATCCCAGACAAGCCCGTCTTGGACGATCTGGAGGACGGCGATGACCAAGGGGTTGTCGACCGTCTTAATGATCACATCGACTTTCTACGTGACGAGCTGAAGAACTTGGCAGCCAAAGGTAAGTGTGGCGAGTAAGTTTTTACAGGGGCTTCTCATTGTGTAGGAATTATACTGCTAACCTACTGGATATAGTGCATGACTACTGAAACAATGGCGATCAGTGCCATCGTCTATTGCGATGCTGGGTACCTGATGCACACTCGGCACGCTGGTTGGGGCGTACACGCTTACACATTCCTCAATGAGGAGCCCAAGCGCGGTACGGGTAACCCAAAGATTGTTCCAACGGAACTGGGTTATCAGTTTGATGGCAAGGCTGGCAGTAAAGTCACGGTTACGAATTACTTCGACCTCACCGGCGGCAGCATGGTCATGGGGAGCAACAACGAGGCCGAACTGTGGGCGCTTTACGAAGCACTCAAGTGGGTCGAATCGCGTCCTGAATTGAAAGACGTGAAGATCTTCTCCGACTCCCGCTTTGTCGTGCAAGGTACGACGCAGTGGGTTGACAAGTGGGCGAAGCGTGGCTGGGTTGGTTCCACTGGCGAACCGATCAAGTACCGTCCTACTTGGGAAAAGGTCAAGGATCTGTTCGCGAAGCTCAAAGAGCATTGCGACGTTCTGAACCTGGAATGGATCAAAGGTCACAACGGCCATCCGGGTAACGATCGTGCAGACACACTGGCCACTCGTGGGCTGGCGCTGTCTCAGAAGAAACTCGACGACATCCGTGAAGAACGCGATGCAGCGGGCTACTGGAATCAGAAGTCCGAAGTACCGCGTATCCTTCAGGCACCTCGTTGGTACTTCTCCACCACGGAAGAAGATTTCGTGGAAGAAGATTCTGGCCACCACGTTTACTACGTGGGGACGCACGGCACCAAGGATAAGGAAGATGACCTACCGGGCAAGCGGTATGCGGATAACTTCCTGGGTGTATGCTTGGTGACTGAGCCTGACCCGATCATGGAAGCATTGCGTAAGAGTGCTATCAAGCGCGATGCCGTCAAGCGTGGCCGTCTGATGATTGGTCACCTCGACACGATTTTCTCTGCAAGGATCTACAACGAAGTTCGGACCTACGGGACCACCTTCTTGTTTGAAGGACAGGAACGGCTCGACACCGTCAATAGCGACAAGACGCCGGTTATGGTTGAGCAGACTCCTGTTGGTTTGGGTTTCCGGAAAGCCAGCGTGTGGCAGTCACTCCGTAAGACGTTGAAAAACATCAGGAATGGCGACAAGTACTTTGTTCTCACCGAGATTACCGACCTAATCTATGAGGATAAGGACACCAAGGGCAACCGTAAACTGAAACCCCTCGTGACGCAAATCACGAAGTACATCGATGTGAAGCCCGTTTTCAACCTCGAGAAAGAGAATGCTGAACCAAAGCCGTACGAAGCCAAGGTTCGATTGATCCTCGGTAGCGACATTATCTCCCGGAACCAGCTGGCGGCACTCGGCCCAGACGTTAAGAGCGTCAAGGTCGTGACATGGCGTGAGTCGGACAAGGTTGGGCGATATGCTACCATGGTGGAGTTGGAAAACGGAGACGTGGGTCTGTGGGCGCGCTTCGAGTCGAATATCCACTACGCGATCGATCGGGCGTAACTGTTAACCTGATCCCCGTAGGTACTTCCCATATGTCCGGCAATGTTATTGCGTCTAAGCAAGAATCCCTGCCACTCTGCCCGCACGCTAAAAATACAGTCTGTGACAAGAACGCCGTACACTGTCGTGTTCGGAGACTCATTGTCGTAGCGTCGTTGTATTTCAAGCTCAAGGGCGTCAAGAATCCGTCTGAGGTTGAGATGGATTGTCTGAACAGCAAGCTACAACTAGCCTGCACGGCTAGCGCCTTACTTCTACCCGCGGCTATCTCAGCATGGGTGTGGAGGAAGACAGCTGCTGTGTCGATGGTTGAGCGCTTCCAGAAAGGCGAAGTGGACTTGAGTACACTCTCTCGGGAGTTGGGCTCGATGCTACCTCGTTGGTTCCAATACGGTGATGGTTCTACCTTCACGATGGATGTGCGAGCGGTACTTGACTGTTTGCGGACAGCATAAAGAAGTAAGACCACCTAGGGTGCGAGCCCTAGGTGGTTTGTGCCGCTTATGCGCCTACGACTTCGCCTACAGTGGCGATGAGGCATTGGGACAGGTCTTGGACACCCGTAGCTACCACCACAGCGGCAGAGACGGTAGTGGCCATGCCGTAGATCAAGGTGGACAGGGCAGCAGCAGCGGCACCGGAAGTACCACCATCGCCAGCGGCGTCGATCTCTTTCTGCACAGCGATGATCAGTTCGGCCAGGCGTGCAGTCTTCTTGTTGATGACCACCCAGTCGACACGAGCGCAACGAGCATTGAGTGTATTGACTTCTCGGTAGATCACGTCGAGATCGCTGCCGTTGTCGACCACGTCTGCCAGTCGCGCTACGGTCTTGCCGTGGTTGCCGCAGTATGCACGCAGGGCATCGAAGTCAGCAGCTGGCATCGGCTTCAGGAGGGCGTCCAGCTGGCGCATGCCGCTCTGGGCCTTCAGACGGTCGGGCTCGTTGGCCACGATAGCCAGTTGCTGGGTCGCAGCACCGATGGTCTTCTCCAGGGATTCCACGTAAGACAAGGCGTTGGACAGAGACCGGATATAGTCTATGTACTTACCTTGGAATCCGAGAGGAATCGAGACGACTTTTTGCCCGATGTTGCGATAACCATCGGCATTAGCAAACTCGAGGAGTTTACCTGGGATGACGGTGGCTGGCTTGAAGTTACCCACTTTCGAGCTGATGAGGAAGGTGGCTGCACGACCAACGAACGCACTGAACTGCGCACGGATGTCGTCAACGAAGGCCACGACTTTACTTTCTTGTGAAAAGTTACTAGCCGTCGCCATGAGATAGTCCACATTACCGTGCATCTCACTGCTAACGAGTTCTTTAAGGAAAGCGTTTTCTTTGGACACGTTTTCGTCCCCTCGGTTGATTGGGTAGGGTGTATAAGTTCCGCACGGCCCGCTTGTCGTGCTACATATCAAACCGGAGCAATTTATGTTTAAAGCCGCATGGAAGAAACCTGCTGCACCGTTCTATCCCATGCCGAACACAGGAACCATCCTGGACGTGTCGGCCGGTAACTGGGTCAAAGGCCATAAAGGTCAGATGATCCTGAACGGCGGGCTGGCTCCATTCTCCTGCATCGCTGCTTTGCCGAACATGTTCAAGTCCACTGTCGCTGCCGGCTACGGCGGTGCGATGTTGCGGGCTTTCCCGTCTTCGGTTATGCATGTTCACGACACTGAGACCACTATCGTCCAGGAACGTGTAGAGCGTATCGTACGTATGGCCATGGGTCTGCCTCTGCCAGGCTTCCCAGTACCTGAATCGCTGATCGCTAAAGATCGGATCTTCTTCACTTCCTCCGTGGACTACAACGGCACCGAGCTGTTCAACGTCCTCAAGGAATACGCGAAGAAGCGTTTGAAAGAAGAACCGCGCGTTCAACTGGAACTGGTCGACACCGGTACTGGCAAGCCGTACGAATACTTCGTGCCGCTGCTCGAGTTCTGGGACTCCCTCTCCGGTCTCAAGGCTGAATCGGCCGTTGAAATGCTGGAAGAAGGTAGCGTCGGTACCTCCGAACTGAACATGTTGGCCATGCGTGTCAACAGCGGTAAATCGCAGATCGTCGAGCAAGCACCAGACCTCACGGCGAAGCACGGTATATATCTATTGACCACGGCGCACGTCGGTCAACAGTACCAGCTCGATCCACGTAAGCCGAACATCAAGACGCTCAACCACCTCAAAGGTGACGTGAAGCTGAAACGTGTTCCTGAGAACCTGAGCTTCCAGACCGGCAACTGTTATGCAATCACGCACTACAGCCAAATGCAGGAAAAGGGTGTAGCCGAATTCCCTTACGAGCCTGGTGATGAAACCAAGCAAGCGGATCTGATCGAACTCAAACTCACCAACATGCGTGGGAAGTACGGTCCGTCGGGTATCCCGCTGCCGATCATCGTCAGTCAGAAGGAAGGCTGGCTGCCATACATGTCCAACTTCATCTACCTGTTGCGTGAAGCTGGTCGTTATGGTTTGACAGGTAACGTGCAGAACTACGCATTGGCGCTGGTTCCTGACATGACAATCCGTCGCACCAACGTTCGTAAGAAGCTGCGCGAATCGTTCGCCGCTCAGCGTGCTGCGCAGATCCTTATGGAGATGCACTGGACCTTCACGTACCGCACGGATATCGATGAATCCTACCACTGCGAACCAGAAGCACTGTACAACGAAATCAAAGCCATGGGCTACGATTGGGACTTGCTCTTGAACACCCGCTTCTGGCACACCACCGTCGAAGAAGGTGAAAAGGTTCCGTTCCTCTCCACCCTGGACATCCTCCGTATGCGGGTCGGTAAGTACCACCCGTACTGGTATCCAAAATCACGTAAAGAAATGGGCTTGCCTGACATCATCGCTGACTAAGCGGTGCAGGTGGGTCGCGTTCATCAAGGAATTGCTGTCATGACCCACCTGGCCCAAGAAGTTGAAGACCTGCTCTCCGAGCAGAAGTTGCACCTCGGTGACGCGTTCCGCGCTAACTACCGGAACACTCACGGGGACGAGATGGTTTCCCTCAACAAGTACTTCAGGATCGAACTGAGCAAAGCGCCGGTTCCGACTCTGGACGAACGTGAATGCTTGATCGACGATCTCGAGCCTAAGCAGTGGCTGAAGTACTTCCAGGGTCACGTTCTACCGACGCTGGTTCGCTTCAATCTCCCTTCGGCGTAAGCGGTTGCAACTCGACGTATCGTGGCTGGCCAATGTCAGCCACGTATATGCTGTAAGTGCAACCAAAGGGTGATCCCGTGAACGCTAAACGTGAGAAAGTAACCAAGTTCATCTTGGACAACATAGCCAAGATTATTCCTGGCGATAAGACCAACCCGGATCTGCTAGCGGCTAAGTTCGCTGCCATGTCTGACAAAGAGTTCGAGAACTACATTCGTCGTCTCGGCCCTGCTGAAACTCCGGAAGAGATCAAGCAGCGGGAGATGCTCCCGTTCTATGTTCCTAACCTCGGTAAGGCGCGGATCTCCATCGCTCGTAACTTCCAACTGGTGCGTAGCCTCGGCAAGTCGCTGACCCACCGCTTGGTCATGACGGACGGTGCGACCGGTTTGCAATACGTGACGCCTCACCCTTACCCGGTACTGGACTTGCCTGTACGCCGTCAAGCACAGACCGTGGTCAAGAAGCGTTCGATTCCTGAACACAACCAGCGTATCGATGACCTCACCAACCAACCTACCAGCCAGTCGAAGGGTAGTCGTGTATCGGCACCTGAACTCAGCTCGCTGTCTTCCCGTGGTCTGGATCGGACCATCATGGAGAAGATCAAGGTGCGGGGTGGTGACGAAGCGGCCTATCGTGAGATGCGCCGTCAGCTGGTCGAGAACGGTGAATGTACGCTGGAACAAGTGTCTGGTCTGGGTAATGCCAAATCCATCGACACCATGTCCGTGTTCTTCAACTGCATGCACTTGGGTAACAACCTGCGTCCTGGTACTTCGGTGCCTGAAGATGCGTTTGCTCCGGTGTTGCCAAAACCTTAAAGGACCTCTATGCAAAGGCCTACTGACATTGAAGTGGCAGATGCGATCATCGCCCGTGCCACTGAACCCTACGGTAACGAGGCATACATCCGCGCCTCCAAACTGATCTCGTTCTCCCGCAGTATCGTCTGGCGTAACTCGATCACTTCCGAAGTGGGCGCTGGTCGCGTCTGGAAGAAACTCGAGGGTGACATGTTCCAGATGGAGTGGATCATCGAGATGGTGAACGAGTACGTTTACCTGATCGGTCTGACCAACCTCCAGCAGGATGTGGCCAAGCGTCAAGCCGAAGCACTGGCGTGGCTGAAGAACGCTCAGGGTATCCCGACTGAGAACAAACAGATGAGCAACACAGCGGAAGAGATCCAACAGGGTCTTGCGAAGAACCCTCTGCTGATGTTCCTCTACTCGTTGTCGCTCGGTCAGTACAACAAGCGTCTGGCCGATCTCGGTATCGAACGCATCCTTGCCGGACAGAAACCAAAGGCGCCCAAAGTAAATGGCTAACCAACGCGCGTTGATCGACATTGAAATGTTGCTCGATGTTCGCCATGGTACGGTCGTTCGCATGATGGGCGAAGAAGAAAAGGAAGGGCTGGCAGAAGTGCTGGCCTCGACTGAGTATTACCGTTTCCGGCAACACGACAACTTCGAAAAAGCTACTGACGGGATGGTGACGTGGGAGGCGTATCAGAAAGCGTTCGCTGAACGGAACGGGGATACTATTGCCTACTCGAAGATGACGGACTTTGTCTACCAGATTCGAATGGACATTAAGAAGGAGCTGCCAGCATTGGAGCGGGGTGTAGAGTTCGATGCTTTGGACATCTACATCAACTTCTACCCCTACGACGATCTGACGCAGGAAGAGCGGGACATCATCGTCAAGTGCATGCAACATTACATGCCACTGCCGACGCGTGTCTACGGGGCGTACGTGCCCTGGAAGGATCTGACGGTGAAACGTTTCGAGAACCAGTTCGAAATGATCGCACTGTATGACCTCGAAGATTGGTTGAAGCACCACCAGCAGGAGTTGTTGCAGAACAAGATCCCGGAGAACGTGATCATGACCTCGCGCATCTCTCCGCTGGGGAAAGACCCCGTGCCGGAAGGTGGAGTCGAAGACGCATTCCAAGCTCGCTCAGGTGTGCTTCAGGAATGGGTTTCGGTGATCCACGTTCCGACTCAGTGGGTGTGCTACAACAGGGCTATGTTTCAGGCGATACATAGTCATCAATATTCAGAGCAAACTCGCCCTGATGATCCTCGCCCGGAACCAGTGCCACCTCAGGAAGGACAATCCCTTCCGTAGGGTCACGGCGACGCTGGACCTCACCTCCTTGCGAGAAGGGGTCCTTGCCGAGCATACCGCGGAACTTGGCGTAGGTCTCGATGGCAAGGCGTCCGTCTTGACGGTTGTCTTCCTGGATGTTCAGTTCACGCTGCGTCAAGGCCGAACGGTCCATGTCGCGCAATAGACTGGCCAGTTCTTTATTGTCGCCTTTGACGTTACTGCCATGGTCGGTTAGATCGCCGACCATCTGGTAGCGCAGTCGCTGGGTAAACTTTACAACTTCACCGGGATCTACGTCACCGTCTTTGGCGGTGAACACTTCCCCTTCCAATACACCAGACATGGCTGTCTCCTATGCTAGATTTTATTTACCGTCTATTGGGCGTGGATAAACTCTTCCTGCCCGATCGGTTACCGGATGACGACTGGGAGCGTATGTTCCTCTTAGCGGAAGTCGCTACGTCTATAAAATTACCGGAACTGGGATCGAAACACTTTGACGTCACCCTAATGACGTACACCGACACCGTGAACGACCTGTTCTTCAGGTTGGACACGCTGTATGCCTGCATGCGTTCCGAAACAGACACTCCTAACTCCTGGAGAGCCCGTAGACGGAACATGACCGAAGTAACCATTGTGGACTACTATTACGACGTCCGCAGCGGCTACAGGTCACCACAGGCCGTTCTAGAGCTACTGCTGCAAAAGCTGTCAGTCATACATTACGAATATGTAGACAAGTACACCGATCCGCTGCATTCATACTCTATCTACATGAGGAAGAACTTCTCAGGAGTGGTGAGTGACGTGTTATCTGTGCTCGAAACGAGTATCACAATCCGCAACACCTAAAACATCCTCTGTCCCTCCATCGAAAGTAAGTGGGACCCGCAACAGGATACAATGATGAGTGCTAAAACGTTCCGCAGTATCGTGAACAACCCCGAGACAGGGAAGGATGAGGTAGAGAACTTACTCGCCCTCCTCTTCCGGGATATTCTCATGGCCCATTCACCGAGCGTCGATAGTCTCGATCGCAAGATGGAACGCTACTACCAGAAGGTTTATGGTGGGGATCGACGATTAGTCGCTCAAGAGAAGAACAACCTCTCCCGTGCTTTAACGAGACCATCAATCTCGTGGGAGCGATTCGAAACACTGATTCAACTGCTGGGGTGTGACAAGTACGTCGTTCGAGTAGATCTGACGTATGGCGACAAGACATACACCAGCGAGGTTGAGGTTCGTAATCGGTATTCGGATAAGAGGTTGCAGCACGTAAGCGAATCAACCCGAAAGCGTCGTCGTCCAGCGACACCGAAACCCGCAGAACCAGAACCACCAGAGGAGTCCGATGATGAATAAGGCAGTAGAGCAAACTCACAATCCTCTGGACGATGGGATGAGTCACATCAACCAGGGAAAGAAATGTGGCACTTACGCCATTATCCACATCCCGAGTGGTGCGGTCTATTATGGTAGTTCCTCCGATATGGACGAGCGTAAACATGTCCATAATAGCCTGCTGCGAAACAACAAGCACCACAACTCAGAACTTCAGCGTCTTTATGCTGCAAACCCTGAGGTGTTGTATGAATTCTTCCCCTGTGAATCAAGGGAAGAGGCGTACCAGATGGAAGAGGCGTTGATAAAGGATACCCCACCTCCTTTGAAATGCATCAATGTCGCTACCGACGTAAGACACCCAACGCGAGGAAGAGAATGTAGTAGTCAGCGCCGTGACGCCTTATCGAAAACGCATGCCGGTCGAGTTATCGACGATGCATGGAAGGTGAAGTTATCGGACGCTGCAAAGAATCGAGTGTACGGGGAAGGCGAGCATGAGAAGCGTGTCGCAGCCGTTAAGGACACGCTAGGCGCTAAGATCAGCGTAGGTGGTGTCGTCTACGCATCGTCACGAGACGCGGCTAAGGCGCACGGGATATCAAGTGCTACCGTAATGCGTTGGGTCCGTTCAAATGACGATAAACACTCTGACTGGAAATTGATTGAGGTTGAGGAAGTAGTGATGTCAGCCAAACAAGATCACAACCCTCTCGATGACGGTATTACACATGTAAATGTTTACACCAAGGGCCGCACTCGCTTGGGTAGACTGTTGACCAATCTGGCGGATGTACCAGTCAACCACCCAACCTACGGGATGTTCCGTACCGCTGAGGGTCTCTGGTACTACCTCAAGACTGGATGCAAGCATGAATCGCTCAGAGCCCTGTCCGGGTTTGAAGCGAAGAAGCTGGGCAACACACTCGAAGTGGTGTGGAACCAAGACTTCAAGGAGCAGTTCCTGATCGGGGTGAAAGCCAAGGTCATGGACAACCCGGAAATCGTTGAGCTGTTGAAAGGTTCTTCGATGCCATTCGCCCACTACTACTTCTTCGGCTCACCATACGCGGATAATCCGCCGAAAGTCGTCTACCCTCGCGACAGCGAATGGCAGATGGAGTTCTTTGAAGAGCTACGGAAAGAGTTGCAGTCGGCAGCGTAAACTGAGGCGGAGGGGAAACCCTCCGCTTTATGCCCTTTCTTTTTTTGCGGATGTTGTGTAGACAATGAGAGGTTTATCATGAGCAGCCGCTTATCCAATTCGATGTTCCAAGGGCGTCCTGGTGACAAACTCTTGGTGAAAGACACGTACGAGGTCACTACCGGTGAAACTCGTAACAGTATTTTCGATACGGCCAAGGGTATCTACAGCGATGCCATTGGTGGGTTGAAGGGTAACACGAGTTCGCCTCGCGATTTGACCGAACTGGTTATCGGTGCCAAGCAAGGCAACATGACCAAACAGGAGATGTTGGACAAAGCACTCTCCGCCATGGGTTCTTCCATCCCCAGTCTCTTTGGTCAGGTGGGTGGTACGCTTCAGAACGTCCTGGGAGACACGCTACGCGACGCTGGGTTCGGTGAGGTGGCTGACTTAGGCAAGATCCTCTACGGCGCCGCACCGCTCTTTGTGAAGGGCGCTGACGTCGATGACGTCGATGGGCTGATCCGGATTGTCGGTGAACTCACCGGTCAGTCTGAGATGATGGAGTTTTTCAACTTAGGGGCTGAGGCTGGCATCCTGAGCGGTATCGCCAAACAACTGGTGCGTTATGGCATTGGTGACTTGGTCGATGACTTGGCAGAGATGGCCCATGACGAATCCGTCAAGGAAGCTATCTTCCGCGGGATCATCGAAAACGCCATCAACACCTCTGACCTGAAGTCGGTCAACAAGGCACTGGACAAGTTGGGGGCAGATGGTCTGTTGTCCGAACGTCCTAACGCGATTGCTGAAATCCTGGCAGGTTATCGTTTCCCAGAAGACTTCGACATGCGTAACATTCTGACGGAACGCAACATGTTGATCGGTACCTTGATCCGGATCTCTCCGTACTGGACCACCAAGTTGCGTAACGGTGTGGAGATTCGTGATTACAAGAATTGGGTAGCCTTGGGGACGGATGCCAAGACACTCATGATGGCGGTTGATGATGCACACCGGATCACAGCGATCAGTTATAACGCTGTTCGTCAGAACTCGGTGGCAGGCGTGCAGGCTGAGTTGTATCCGGCTGGTTACGTGGTGAATAAAGGCTAAGGGCATAGAGGCGGGGATTGTCCCCGCCTCTATGCTGTTTACGCTCGAGACGTTGGCAGAGACAACATCTTGATGATATCCCCAGGGAGAGTATCCATTACACCCGACGCAATTCGTGCCGGGGACTTCCACGCTCCGTATTCAGCTCGACCACGCGCCATCGCAAGTTTCCAACGACGCTTGGTACTGATCTGATCTTCGAATGGAAGGCTGGCAAGAGTCGCCAGGTAGTCCGTGTACTTGTTGTCCTCACCGTAGGTGGCTTTGGACAACGCAGTAGCTACACCGACTCCGGTATCGCCCGCCAATGCCTCAGCGGCCAAGGTAGCAACACCTTGCACGTTACTGAAGCCTGGGTTGATTGGCATCGACAGGATGGTCGAGAGGTCGACGATCGTAACCGTCACATCGATACCCAGTGGTTTGCCAGTCTTGGTCCAACCAATGTCGCCCACACCACGTTCTACCGAGATGGACTCAATCATCCCTTCGCGGATTTGCGTACGACCTTGGTTAAAAACTTCCAGCAAGAACGGACCGTCGTAGGAAGCACGACCGGTTGCTCGAGGAAGACCCAATGCCAAGATAGCGCACAGTGGGATAAACAGGTTCTTCAACCGCAGCCAGTCATCCGCTGCCCAACAACGCAGAGGGATCGTGAGTGTGGTTCGGTTGAGGTCTGCTGAGGACGCTTCGTAGGTCTTCTGGATGTCAGCGAATGCGTTACCCGCCAACGCCATGAAGCCTTCGATCTGGAACGCTTCGAAGGTACCCGCCACGACAGACTTGAGTTTGTCTGCCATCCAACCGATGGGTCCTGCGATGTTACCGTCCGCGATGTTAAACCGCGCCATCCGAGCACGAGAGGAAATCCCGTTGATCTCAGATTGCAGAGTCGGTTGAGTCATCGAGTTACTGAACGACTCAGACTGCGTCCCGGTATGGTTGACGCGGAAGGTTACGAAGTCAGCACCCATGCGGGCGTTGGACACCGATTCCTTCCAGAGGCGTGTGAGCCACGCTTCGTCTTCCGTGGTGTCTTGCTCTGCCGAATACTGGTACGCGTCGTTCCACTCGCCGGAGACAGCCAGGTAGGCCTTCTCGTAGTCGGAGAGGGAATAGGAACGGTCTTTCAGTTTCCGTGTCCCGGCCATCGCACCATCCAAGAGGATGGTGCGCAATTCATCAGCACGGGTTTCAGGATTGCCGGAGAGTTGATCCATCTGCGCATCGATCATCTTGCGATAACGGTCTGCGAGACGCTGTGCCCGTGTAGACAAGGCAAAGAAGTCCAAGCCACCTTCCGAGTTGATCATCTCACCGTAGACGCGCGCCATGGCGCTCTGATCGACTTCGGTAGGAGTACCAACTGGATCGTAGAAGCGCTTGGTGTCTTCTGCGAGGAAGTTAGGCGTCAGACCCAAGTTCACCATGATACCGTTCACCATGTTGTTCACGGCGTACCAATACGGATACATGGTTGGCTTGAGGTAATAGAACTTCGACCGAGGCATCCCGAATGCGAACTTAATCGCACTGCCGATCATGACGAACGGCTGAAGGGGTAGCGTACCGATGATGCCGGCTGCTTTACCGATCGAGAACCAGATGTCAGGACCACGACCCGTTCGTGCCACAGCGCCAGCATGGACGTTGTAGAAGTTACTGAAGAAGTTGGTCATGGAGTTGAACTTCGGCACCCCGCAACGGATGTGAACCAATTGCGAGTTGTCGTCAATCACTTCACTGTACCAGCGACCCATCCCGTTACTCGCACTGAATACCGACTTGTGCGGGAAGTCACAGTTCTCAGTGAACTGCGATAGAGGGTTGAGTGCGAAGTGTCCACCAAGACTGGTGTCGGTGAACTTACGCGACGCTGTACTGTAATACCGACGGCGATCGTTGAGCGCATCGGAAAGTGACGAAGGCGGTACCAGGAACGCACGACCGGCCCAAGCTTTATCGAGCTGGGTTGTCCTTGCCATGAGGAGACCTCCGTTGGTGAATGGGGGAGTTGCCTCCCCCAATGGTTTACGTTACCGCGTTGTTCCGACGGGTGTTGATCGGGTTACGACCTGAGCCCGTGCTGGTGGAGGTTCCGCGTGGTTGAGTGGCGACTGGTTCGTCTTCAGGCGCCCATTGCCGCCCAGCCTGCTGTTGAACTGGTACTGCTTGTGGTTCGCCAGGAGCTTGCTGCATGGGTTGCTGTTGGGACATGGCCTTCAGGTACTCGCGGATTTCCTTCAACGAGCCGTCCATCGATTGTTGCACTTCCAGTTGCTGTTGCAGCAACGGTCCGACACTCGCTGCCATTTCCGCGGTAGAAGCGGCCGTGGTGTTCTGGTTTTGAGCTGTGGTGGATTGCGAGATCGTTGGTGTCGAAGTCGGAGCTGACGACGGAGCATCGGCAGAACTGGTAGGCATTGCTGCCGCCCCACCTTCCGGCGCTGCCTGAGTGTTGACAGCCGCAGACGAGCCAGAGGCTGCGCCGTTAGCAACTGCACCAACATCTTTAGGCTGACCAGTAGCGTTACCACCACCGCCTTGCGCGGCTGCGGTATCCATCCCAACCTCTGGAGCTGCACCACCTGGTTCGCCCTCACTGTTCTGAGGAGCGTTGTCAGCGGCTTTGGCTTCAGTACCTTCTGCGACGACAGGTTGTTGACCAGGCTTGAGGTCATGCACTTTCTGCATGCTCTTCATCCGCTTGTCCAGTTCAGCCATGGTTTCGGCAACCGTCCTGACTCGACCGTACACACCCTTCTGCCCCGTAGGCTCACGGAACACCGAGGCGTTGGCCTTGACAGCGGATGCACCTACCACGTCCTCTGCGTTAGCAGAACCTGGAGCCGACAAGAACTTACGCGCACCACCCGCACCGAGGAAGTGAGCACTGTAGAGGGCGGTATCCGTGATAGGACCTTTCACCTTCTCTTTCAAGTAGGCGTAGTTCTCCTTCAGGTATTCCATCCCCATCAATGCGTTCGCCCGTGGGTCAAACTGGTGGGTGTTCGGCGCAATGCCGTACTTCTTGCCGTACTTACGCAGCATGTCCTGCCACGTCCCGTTGACGAACTGGTAGAGACCTTTCGCCGACGAGGTGCCCGCACCTGCCCGTGGTTGGAACCGAGATTCCACAGCGGCCACGTTTGCTGCAATGAACGGATCGAAACCCGCCATCTTCGCAGCGCCCGTGATGATACCCTTCATCGCATCCCAACCGCTTCCGTTCGATTCTGGGAGGGTATTGATATCACCACCGGTACCACCGCCTGGGTGAGCAACCTGCACTCCACCAGGATTCGCTGGAGGACCATCTGCGTGACCACCGCCAACACCTGGGATCGGTGTATAGCCTGGACCACCGCTCGAAGCGGAACCACCGCCAGAGGCTGTGCCGCCTGGATCGCTGCCGAACCCGAAGAATTTCTTCATCGAGCTAACGGCATTGCTGAAGATACCGCCTTCTTCCTTCTCTTGGTTAGGCGAACCTTGGTTCAGGTTGCTGTCTTCAATAGCAGGAGCGGATTCCTCAGCTTTCGACCCAGCCGCTTTACCGATGAGGTTCTTCAACCCATCCACAGCCAGTTCCTTCAGGGACTGCGGAAGTGCATCGATGTACGGCGTCGTCACACTCGCGTCTTTACCCAACACGTAGTTAGGCCAAGGGCTAGTCACATTCAACCATACCGGCGACCCAGATTCAGCGTCTACTGCCTGAGTCGTTTCCATCAGCACGTCACGCATCAACGAGCTGGTCAGGTTACGGTTGGCTTGACGAACATCGCCCGGCAGACGACGACGGACAGAGATCGCGTATTGCAGGAACGTCGGCATGAAACGGTAGCGCAGCCACGTCACCACGTTCTGAGCATTACCCCCAGACGGAGTGAAGATGCCGGTCACGGTTTCTTCCAACCCGAGGATGTCACCATCAATCAACGCATTGTCGTAGCCGTTGAATCTCAGGAAGTCCCAGTAGAGGTCTTCGACTTGTTGCAATTGTTTGCACTTCTCGTCGTCGAAGCTGGTCAGACCGTATTCCAGATAACGCACTGCCGTCGGGATGTCCAGCGACGAAGCGTAGGCTTTCACCTTAGCTGCCGTCACTTGGTAGTGGGCCTTCAGCAACCCACCCACCGCTATGCCAGCACCAAACATGCCGGCTTGCAACGGTGCCTTGGATTTATCCTGCATCCAACGCATTGTCTCAGCAGGCGTCAGAGGAGCCTCCGTCGAAACGGTAGCACCATCCACCTCCTTAGACACTGGACCGTTCGCTGGCAACGGCAGAGTAGTCATCGCCACACCTGCGGCTGCCGCAGGTAATGCAGTAGTCAGATCCACCCCACTACGCACCATCCCACCGATGTCCAACGCGTCAGGATCCTCCGCCATCTTCGCAGCGTTAGCCACGCCAGCCATAGCGCCAACACCGGCCGCTGCAACCGCTTTACCCAGCTCGCCACCTTCCTCTTTCGGATCTACCGGTTTGTCCTGAGACTTCACAGCCTCTGGCTTCTCGGTTTCCTTGATCTTCGAGCGCACCAGCTTGAAGGCGTCCTCAACATCACTCGCCCCACAATCCAACACACCGCCGAAGCCGAGGGTCGAATCAAACGGAGAGTTCATGATGTCCTGATAGATAGCCGTGAAGTTCTTCAAGTCAACAATCTCGAGGAACTCTTTGATCACGGAACCATCGATCAGCTGGTCTGCTTCACTCAGCTTAGTAGACTTCACAGTCTTCTTCATACCGCCAACGTGAGCAAGGAACACAGGACGGAAACGACCTGCCAACCATTTCAACGCGCGCTTCAGCCGACGATCCTCACCCTCTTCGATCTCGAGGATCTCCATGAGTTTTGGAATGCTGACTTTAGCCGCATCGATGCTGGCCTTATCGCCAACGAACGTCACACCAGGCAGTAGGAGTTCTTCCAACGCCAACATCTGCTTGACCCGCGTTTCGTCCGTAGGTGCAACGCCGTACTGAGTCATCCGCAGATAGAAGATCGGGTTGTCTTTGGCTTGCGAGGACTTGTACCAACGATAGCCCACGTAACCAACCGCTGCGATAGCCGCTGCTGCCAAGACCACTGGCGCAGAGAGGATACCCGCTACAGCTGTCGCACCAGCCCCGAGCCAACCCATTGCAGTTGTACCCGCAGCCATAGCCGCCGTACCCAACCCAGCCATCATGCTGGAGCCCATGATAGCGCTACCAACAGTCGCAGCACCTTCAGCAGCCATGATGCCGCCACGTACTGCCCAACCGGCTGCACGCGAACCAGCGATGCGTCCACCGATACCTTTCACCTTGGTGCCCATGCGACCGAGCTTGCCGCGTAACCCACCGCGACCGCCTCGACCACCACGCCCACGGCGACGACCACGACGACCTTCACCATCGCCGCTGTTCCAACCATCGGCGATATCGCCGATGTCAGCAGCTTGGTCCAACAGACCGTCTTCGTTGGATTCCTCGACACGATCGCCGAGCTCATCGATGGCACCGTCCAGGTTCTTGCCCAGCTTGTCGATCGCTTTCACGATGTCTTCGCTGCCACCGCTAGAACCTTTCGCGGCGTCCTTCTTATCCTTCGCCGCCTTACGACGACTCAGAATGTCCTTCCAGGAGTTGTCCCGATCACCATCACCGTCGAGGTCCCACTTGTCGTTCTGCTGCATCTTGAACTTATCACGCAGGAGTTCGAAGATGCTGCGCTGCATGTTGAGTTGGGCAATACCCACCTCAAACACCGCAGTGTGGAGTTCCTCATCACCACCGTACATGCCACCGGTAGCCGACGCTTCTGGACTATCCAGCTTGAAGCCCATCTTCCCAGCCAGACCAATACCCAAGGACTTGACACCACGGCCAATGGCCTTAGCGCCTTTCCACAATCCCTTGTAGAACTTCTTGGTCATCTTGGCATAACCCACGATGCCACGCTTGGCCAGATCGCCAGCCCATGCGGCACCAGACACCAGACCACGACCTACGGTGAACAACAGCGAACCGTTGCGCGTGTAGAGCGACTTGTACTTGTCGAGTTCCTCTTGCGAGATAACCTCGTTGTCTTCGATGTCGTAGACAGGACCCGTGATGTCTTTGAGGGACGTCAGTGGAGCGCCGTCCTTATCGCGGTAGAACCCTTTCTTCAAGAGGCTCGAACGGATACGTGGTTCTTCATCGCCAGGGAAGTAAGCATCGAACTGAACGAACTGATCGTACGCCAGGTTGAACGCACCCTTCGCGATCTTACCCATCAAGCCGTAAGAGTTCTTGATGTACCGACCAGTAAGACCTGCCAGACCCAGCCCCGCAGACAGACTCTTACGCAGACCCCAACCCGCCAACGATTCACCGTCGCCAGACATGAGACCTTTGTCGAAGTCTTCCTGAGTGAGTACCGTCTCACCATCGCGGTTCTTCACAGGACCAGTGATGTCCTTGATCTGCTCGATGACCTTCTTCGTCTTCACGTCGAAGTAGAAGCCACGACGAATGTCCTTGGCCGTCAGAGACGGTTCTGGATCACCCATGACGTGGACGTCAGTGACACCCAAGCCTTTGATGGACTTGAATGGAGCGCCTACCACCATCTTGCCGAGACTGTAGCCGCCGGACAAGCCTTGACCCAGCTTGCGGTACGACCAGCCGAGGTAACGGCCCAAACCACGGAACGCCATACCCGGTGCTTGCTTCATCCCGCTCCAGATACGGGAACGGAGACGACGCTTGCCTGGACCAGATGGAGTACCGTCCTCTTCGCCTTCCTCACCACCTTCAGGACCACCACGACCGCCACCGTACTTCATACCGGTTTCAAAGCCGTCAGTGAACCACTCACGGTGATCGCCAGCGCGCTCGCGCAGATACTCCTTACCGATCTCGATCCCGTCACGTAGACGCTCACGAGCGGACTCAACGCTGTCCTTCAGGTAGTCGCGACCTTGTTCGTAACCATCCTTCAGACGACCACGACCTTCTTCCAGTCCTTCACGCAGGCGCTCTTTACCAGCAGCGATGTGATCAGGGGCTGCATCCAGTCCATCCTGAAGACGCTTACGACCAGTCTCCAAACCTTCGCGCAGACGTTCCTTACCGGCTTCAATCCGATCAGGCGCGGCTTCCAGTTCCTCGCGCAGGCGCTCACGTCCTTTCTCGATCCCTTCCTGAAGCAGATCGCGTCCAGTGTCCAGTCCGGTCTTGAAGTGTTCCTTCCCGGTTTCGATGCCAGTACGGGCCAGCTCTTTACCGGTTTCGATCTTCTCGAGAACTTCATCGCGGTGTGCATCGATAAAGCCCTGCGCACGTTCCTTACCAGTTTCAACAACACCCAGTGCGCGATCACGCCCGGTCTGGTAGAGGTCCATGTAACGCTCGCGATGTGCGTCGATCTCATCGCTGTGTGCGTCGTATTGTTCAGTGAGCCATTTCCGGGCTTCATCAGCACGACCCAAGGCGAGCTGTTTACCCTTCTGACCGTACTCGAGCGCTTCGTCACGAATACGAGCCCAACGACTCATGCCTTCGCCAGCATCACTCCCCTCAACTTCATCAGGGTCATGACGGCGGAAGCGATTTGCAGGTGCGCGTCCTTCACACTTGCATGGATCGTTAGCTTTAATAGCACCGAGGATCGAATCCAACATCCCGACCAGACCATCGAGTCGATCGTGCGTACCAGTGTCCACTGTCTCCAGCGTATCCGGCAGAACGATCTCGTACTCGTTGTTCATCGACTGGGAGAGGATCGCACTCAAGCGTTCCATGCTGCTGTCGTCGATGATGATGGTGCCCAGGATGGTTTGAGTTGGAGCAGGAGCAGGTCGAGCAGTGAGGTCGACTGTCTTACCGCCATCCACGTCGACACGGATCTCTTCCGCCGCTTTCGCAGCTTCTTCCGCCAGACGCTTCTGTTCGGCTTCCGCTTCCTCCATCTTCTTCCGAGCCAAGTCAGCACGAGCGTTAAGTCCGTCCTTGATACCTTGCTTGGAGAATTTGAATGGATCCGGCTTCTCTTCCTCTTTACGCTCACCGACTGTGAACTCATCACCGCCTTCGTTGGCGATCATGTCGTAGATGGCCATCGGATCGATGGTATCACCTGTACGGCCGTCATACTTCGACAGACCCAGTTCACGCCACGAACGACGACCGATCACTTCCGACAGACCAGCCATACGTCCGGTGTAGTCGGCGATACGTGGAGCCAAGTCTAAGTAACCAGCACGCGCCTTGGTACGACGTTCTGCTGCTTCCTCGTCCTCGTTATCGTACTCACCGTCGATGTTGATGCCGTAGGTTTCAGCAAAGAACTCTACCAGCTCCTCAGCCACCTCCGGATCTACCGACGTCCACGTCTCAGGCTTCACGTAGGTCTGTGGGTTGAAGTCACGATGACTCGACATGTCGGTCAGGAGACGAGCACGCAGCGTACGACGAGCTTTAGCGCTCAGGTTCTCGGCATGCATGTCGCGCAGTTGCATGTCCAGCTGTTTACGAACAGCGTCACCAGCACCTGCTTTCAAGCCGATGTCGATGTGTTGCTTGTTCAGCACGTCACGAGTAACGAAGCCGCCCGTGTAATGACTGTACGCGTGTTCCTCTTGCTCTTGACCTGTGGCGATGGTACGAAGCCATTTCTCCATCGAGGACAATTGACCAGGGATGATCTCGACTACTGTCTTATGAAACAGGTTGTCGAACTTGGCCGTTTCGTCGAGGGCATAAACGCCACCACCGTTGATCTTGTCGGTGATCGTGTAAGAGTCGAGTTGACGCTTAACCCAATCCTCGAACTGACCTTTCAAACCGGTGTTGGTGGTTTGACTACGAGCGTAATCGTTGAGACGCTGCGACGCACCCGAGAGTTTGTCTTGCAGCCACCGCCCGCCACTCTTAACGTAACCCGCTTCTTTACCGAGGCCAAGCTTGGTCAGACTTTCCTTAACCAGATACTCGAGCATGTCGGCTACGGAGGAGGAGACCAGACTACCCGCTGCTTCACCAGCCATTGCGGCCTTGGACATCCCAGCGCCCATGGAACCAGCGGCGTTGATGGTGCCGAGTGCACCGCCAAGGGATTGGCTAAGGTTCTTGGTGATGTTACCCAAGTGCTTACGAGCGAAGTTACCGGCAGAACCAATAACGTTGTTCGCCAAGCGGTGACGTAGTTGTTCCTTGATGATCTCCGTACCACGCATCTTCACGAAGTCTGGCAACGCGGTGTTCTTACCGATTGCCTTCATCAAGTCGAGAGCGTCGTTGTGGAACACTTCCGAACCGTGGAACATGCGCATCGACACATCGAGGTGACGATACTTCAGCTCCAAGGATTTCCGATGGTAGTTGATCAGAACGGTGTCTTGGTATTGAACCAGACGACCGAGCGATTTGCCCATCTCGATGTTGATGCCGGTGGTGGTCGCGAACTGCTTACGCTCACGGACATCCCGTTGTGCCGTGGTGATGGTGTCATCGAGTTTGTTGCGGGCTTCCATCCCGAGCAACTTGTCGATACCCGCGATGTTCTGACCGAGTGCGTCATCTTGACCGCTACCCCAGTCGGTGGTCTCGTTCTCACTCGCTTCCAACGCGTCCCGAGTACCCCGTGGCAGCAACCGTTTGAACATCGGGTTTTGCTGTTTCAGGAACCGGCTGGTCTTCGCCATGTACGGCTGCATTTCAGCCGCGTTATCCTTGTAGATGTCGGCTACACCGTTCGACAAGGAATCGTATGCGTTGAATGCCTGGCTATAACCCTTCGGGAGTGCAAACGAAAGGAGGCGGCGAATCAGACCGCGGTCCATGATTCGGTCTTTCAGGCCATCTTTTGCAGAGGTAACAAACGACTCAATGGGGGAGCGGCTATCATCCGCGTCGAACTTGATTTCACCGTCCGTGTTGAAATCGAAGTCGCCTCCAAAGTCAATATCGTCGAGGTTTAAGTCGTCGAAGTTGACATCTTCTTTCTTAGCCATAACAGCCTCTCAATTGGGGATGTTAATCCATAAACTTTAAACGGAGCGTTGTATCGTGAATACAAATGTACTCCCCGGCATGAATACGAACATGCTCCCGGTGATGTTGTGGATTCTTCACGCAGAACCTCAGGACCTGCGTCAGATTCCGGAGATCACGCGTCTCGACATCTTCGATGGTGCCAGTACCGACTTCCACGATGATGGTTTGTTTTCCACCCGCATCTTCGGTTTGGTTGGGTCGAGAGAACGCGATGAGCTCTACGGCAAGATCAACCTAAAAGTACGTGTGCTCCATCCGAAGATCTACCGCGAACTCTGCCAGCTCAAGGAACTCTATCGTGAGATCCTCGACGGCAAACGCACAGCTGTCTTCGATAGCAGGATTGGTGACTTTGTCGCGAGTATCGGTGACGATGCTTCGACAGGCTATTCATTCTTTATGCAGCATCTGGACAAGTTGCACTTCACCAAGAACGCCTCTCCAGCGCGTAACGGTCGTATCGCCTTCATTGAACGTTGGCGTCACCGCATGACCATGAAGCAATTTATCGTCATGCCTGCCGGTCTTCGCGATGTGGAAGCCGGTGAAGACGGTCGCGTAACAAAGAACGAAATCAACGACTTCTACTACAGGATTCTTGCCAGCGCCTCCACTATCACGGAATCGCAGGACATGGAGTCTCCTGCGTACGATGCCGTGCGTCGTTCCATCCAGACGAACGTGAACGAAGTCTACGCTTATATTGAAGGGATCATCAGCGGTAAGGATGGCTTCTTTAAAGACAAGTTCATGTCGCGTCGTGTGCGGGACGGAACCCGGAACGTACTGACCTCCATGAACACTTCGGGGCAAAACCTCGAATCGCCAAACGTACCGTCCTTTGACTCCACGGTCCTGGGTGTGTATCAAGCGGCCAGTTCCATGGCGCCGTTGGTGATGCACTGGTTGCGTGTCGGTGTGCTCGAGAAGATCTCGGGTGGACACGATGGCGACATCCCACTAATCGATAAGAAAACCTTGTCGACCACTTGGGTCAGTCTGCCTCCGTACGAGCGGGACAAGTGGACTACTGAAGACGGTCTTCGGGAATTGATCCAGAGTCTCGTCGACGTAGAAGCACGTCATCGTCCGGTGGAGATCTTGGGTTGCTACCTCGCTCTGGTTTACCTCGGCGAAGGTACCTTCCGAATCTTCCACGACATCAGCGAACTGCCAGCCGGATTCGACAAGAAAGACGTACACCCCATCACACTGATGGAGTTGATCTACCTGTCGGGTTATAGCAAATGGGCGAAGCACTTCACCACCATTACCCGTTACCCGATCGCTGGTGATGACTCCACCTACCCGTCCCGACTCTATGTCCGTTCCACCACCATCGGTGAAGTGCGTCGTGAGCTCGACAGTACGTGGACACCGATGGAAGGTGATGACTTCTTGGCGGTTGAATACCCGAAACCAGGTCTGACCACCTACCACGATTCCGAGTCTCCGCATCCTAGCCGCCTAGCAGGCCTTGGGGCAGACTTTGACGGTGACACCGGTAGTGCGACCACCCTGATGCTCAAAGACTCCCTGGAGGAGATTGAGAACTATCTGGGCACGCGTAACGCATGGGTCAAACCGGATGGTCGTGTACGGGCTTCCGTAAGCTACGACACTTCCGATCTCGTGGTACGTAACCTGACCGGTCGTTTCAACCACGTAGCCAAACCAGTCGAGGGTGAGTTCTCCGGCGTCATGGACTTCATGAATAATCTCACACTTCCGTAGGGAGTAGCACCCAATGTCTGACATGTTACAACCTGCGATTTACGAGAAGCGGTTTACGCTTTTCCGTCGTTCGCATTTCGACACCCCGGTGGTGTATCCGATTGCTCGGATGCAGCTGCCGCGGCAGTCGATCTATCACTTCGTCACCACTGACGCGGTGCGCCTCGGTCCTCGGATGAACGATGAACTGTTGCGCCCCGTACCGGGTATCGTCTACGTCGACAACGTCGCCAAGATGGAGAACCCAATCGGGGGTCCAATCCCTAAGCCGGGTGCAAACCCGAACAACCTGTTGACCGAGTACCGTCGACTCAACCGTCAGATCCGTCCGCTGAAGAACTTGGTGCGGCTGGAAGACGACAGTCGTAGTCTGGTCTGCATCAACTACGCGTTCCTGCCACACCTGGTTCGTTACCCGATCAGTTTCCGCGCGAGTTACTTCGAGTGGTACAACGTCTACAGCCAAGTGGTCAAGAAGATCAACGAGCTGGGTAAGGAATCCAAGCGGTCTCACTTCCTCGAGATCGACTTGCCTGCCATCATGCCTGCACTGACCGTGCTACGCGAGTTCGCTGCAAACCCTGCTCCGTCGAACCTGAAGAAGTTGGGCTCGCCGGAACTCAAGATGTTGGCTGACCTGTTTGTCTGGGCCGGTAAGCATCGCGAGAAGAGCCTGCTGTCTAAACTCGATCCTGAGCTGTACAGCAAGATCAACCTGATCGTGCGTCGTAACGATTCCTGGGTAGCGATTAACCTGGGTTGGTTGGATGGCTTCCGTGCAAGCGAAGGTCGTAAAGGCGGTATGGATCCTACCCTCTTCGAACTGCGCGTTCTGAAGTTGATGTCGATTATCCACCAAGCTTCGGCTGCTGTGGCGTCGGCTGTGGGTGAAGAGGTCGTTGCAGAGCCTGAGGTGACCGAGGACACAATCCACGAAGATCCTGAGGCGGTGATCAAGGCGATGGATGCTGAGGATGACGCGATCATCACCGGTGACGTCGACACTGATGCCGAACAGATGAAGAAGCTCGAGGACGAACTCACCGAACTGGACAAACTCAAAGAAGAGGATGCCGGTGTTGAGTCGATGAACGAAGATGATGAGCTGGTGAAGTCTACTACCAGTCTTGACATCAACGTTCTGTCTCAAGTGGCTGAGACACCGAAGGAAGGTGAGGCTATCCGTAATAAAGCGGATGAACTCGCAGCCAAAGGTGTACTGACCGCGGGTGAACACCGTCGTCTGGTTCGGGTGAGTGATTCCTTCAAGTCGCTGACCAACCCGTACAACTCGACACAGTCGCTCGAAGAAGCGATGTCGATGACAGAAGCCGACGTGATCGTTGAGCCGGATGTCCTGACTGACGATGCTGTCGTGGTCGACAAGTCCTTGACTCTGAGTCGTGTGGACGCCATGGAGCGTCAGTACATTCAGAAGGTCATGAAGAAAGACATCCTGCGTGTCGTGATGTCGATGCAACGTGCTCCGGTGGCAATCACCGACTACCGCATCGAGGAAGAAAAGGACGCAATGAACGACCGTGAAATCCACACGGTGCGTTTCGTTCCTGCGGTGGGGAAACCTTCCACAGTGAAGTTCTCCATCCCTCGACTGCGTGATGACGGCACGTTCCTTTATAATGGCACCAGCTACCGCATGCGTAAGCAGCGTGCTGACTTGCCGTTCCGGAAGATTGGTCCGACTCGTGTTGCCTTGACCAGCTACTACGCCAAAGTGTTCGTGGATCGTTCGGCGCGTAAGCGTTTCGATTACTCGGCTTGGTTGCTGAACATCATCAAGAACAAGTGTCAGGATCCTGCTGACCCGGATATCAAGAACGCAGTCATCTCCAAGTGCGTGGATTACAAGATCCAAGTGCCGACAATCTACACGACGTTGGCTACCGAGATCTCGTACTTCGACATCGGGCAGAACAAGTTCGGTTTCGATTACAAGCACCGCGTGGAGAAGTTCGGTTTCAGTGAATCCGATCTGAAGCTTGAGAAGAAGGGTTGGGTGCTGGTTGGTCGTAACCGTAATGGTGCGCTAATCATGGACCCTGAGGAAGTGATCTACCAGGTGACTAATGGTGCGATCGGCGAGGACATCGGTAAGCTCGAGATGCTGCTGGGGATTGAGACCGACAAGGCTCCGATCACCATGGCGGAAGTCAAGATCTACTCGAAGTCGATTCCGATCGGTGTGGCATTGGCGTACATGATGGGCCTTGAAGGTCTGTTGGCATTGCTGAAGCTCAAACCTCGCCGCGTGGCCGCTGGTGAACGTCTGCAACTGCGTCCGAACGAATACGCGATCCGTTTCAAGAACGAGTCGTTGATCTTCGATCGCAATGACCGCGTCGCTTCGTTGATCATGGGTGGCTTCAGTCTGTACCACGCCCACATCCGCGAATACAACATCGGCCTGTTCGATGAGAAAGACGTGTACGCGGCTGTTCTGGAACGTGCCGGTATCGGTCGTCGTTACCTGAACGAGCTCGACATGATGAACACCCTGTTCATTGACCCTATTACAGAAGACATCCTGAAATGGATGAACGAGCCAACTACCTTCACGGGTCTGCTGTTCCGTGCTGTGAGTTTGCTGACGGACGAGTATGTCCCTTCTCGTCGTAAGGACAAGGACCAGCAGGTCGAATCGCTTGAGCGCGTGCGTGGTTACGAGCGTGTGGCGGGTAACATCTACGAAACCCTGTCTCGCTCGGTGCGTGCTTACAGCGCTCGGGCAGCTACGGGTAACTCGTCGATTGTGGTGAACCCTAATGAGATCATGAATGAGATCATCAAGGACCCAACCACAGCGCCGGTGAACAACATCAACCCGATTCACCAACTGCGGGAACGTGAGGTAATCACCTTCGGCGGTAAAGGTGGTCGGAGTCGTCGTGCCATGACGGCGAAGGCGCGTCTGTTTACTGACGAAGACATGGGCTTCATCTCCGAAGGTTCGGTGGACTCCGGTGACGTGGGTATCATTACCTACCTCTCCCCTAACTCCAACATCACTTCGGTGCGTGGTACGGTTCGTCTCTTCGATAAGAAGCGCGATGGTGCTGCGAGCATCATGTCCACAGCGGCACTGCTGTCTCCAGCGGCGGATGGTGACGATCCTAAACGGGTCAACTTCATCACGGTGCAACACGGTCACGGTATCCAGGCTGTGGGTTATGAAACCCAAGGCATCCGTACTGGCATGGAGCGTGCACTGGTCGCCCGTATGGGTCCAGAGTTTGCTTCGACTGCTTCGGAAGACGGTAAGGTCATCGAGCTGAGCGATACTCACATCGCGGTCGAGTACAAGGACAGTGTGGTACGGTACCCTGTCGGTCTGGTCCACACCACGGCTGAAGGTTCCTACTACCCTAACCAACTCGTCACCCAGTTTAAGGAAGGGGATAAGGTCAAGAAGTTTGACGTGATCACCTACAACACTGGGTTCTTCAAGCCAAGCCCGTTCGATAAGAACCGGGTGGACTACATGGTGGGTTGCCTGGGTCGTATCGCATTGCGTGAAGCCACGTACACCGTAGAAGACTCCTCGTCTCTGTCGGTGGCGTTTGCTGAGCGGATGGGTACGGTTGTGTCCAAGCCGAAATCGATCTCCATCAACTACGAGCAAAACATCAGTGGCTTGCTCAAGGTCGGGGATTCGGTCGATTTAGACACAATTCTATGCACCATTGAAGACGACCTCGTCGGCGACGCCTCGTTGTTTGACGATGACACTCGTGAGACGCTGCGCCGTTGGACAGACAAGTCTCCTCGCGCTGCGGTAGTGGGCAAGATCGCTAAGATCGAAGTCTTCTATAACGGCGGCTACGAGGACATGTCGGAAAGCTTGCAGATTATTGTGAGTGAGTCCGAGAAACGTCGGCGTCGTGAAGCGAAGCGTCTTGGCCACACCTACACTACCGGTGAGGTCGATCGCAATGTCCGTATCGACGGGTACAATCTGGAAGACAACCAAGCGTTGATCCGGATCTACATCAGCAACCCAGTTGGCATGGGGGTTGGTGACAAACTCGTTGTGGGCAACCAAGGTAAGTCTACTGTCGGGGAAATCCTGTTCGGTGACAACCGGACTGTTGAAGGTGAAGTGATCGACATGATCTTCGGATGTAAGTCATTCATCGACCGGATCATCACCAGTCCGTTCATCATTGGTACCACCAACACGACCCTGCGTTATATCGGTGAGCTGGCCTACGAGATGTATTTCGGGTCAGACGAGTAACGTAACCCCTCCAGCTCCTCACGGGGCTGGAGGTATGTTCATTTACGAGGTAAGTATGTCTCCGAACGAAGCAAAGAATTTGCCGGTATTTGCGAACGCCATTCAGCTGATCAGCGACATCGCGCTGGAAGTTGTGGGTAACGACATTGCCGCTGAGGTTGACGGGGTGAAGATCACTCAGTCGTCCGTCAAACTCCTGGCCGCTGCCAGCCTGACCAAGTCCATCGGGGAGAAGAGCAATGCTTGACACTCGCGCTGCACAGACAGCCATTGACCTGACTCTGGAAACTTCCAGCAAAGGCATCATGCTGGCTGCCATCCCGGATACCCCGTTGGCTCTGCTGTGCCGTCAGACTCCTCTGGAACTGACCGACCGCTCCGCTGACACCCTGTCGGCTGCTGCCGAAGAAATGGTCAACCTGACCCGCGGTGAAGAACACGCCGGTGTGTTGGCTACTACTGTCACCATGGCTGCTGAGTCCGTGCGTCGTACCCTCGACCTCGCTCGCAACACCACCATGCCGCACATCCGCCGCGTGATCGCGTTGTTCGACGAGTACGTCTCGAACGCAGCTCAAGCCGCTTCCCCGTACAACGTTCTGCCGGTGTATCTGCCTGACGTCTTCAAGACCGACACGGCCGAGCGTCTGTTGAGTGGTTACGCCAGCGTGCTGCCACAATCGGTTGAAGGCAATCCGTTCTTCGGCAAGTTCTCCCCTGATGAAATCCGTGAACTCGTTCGCGTGACCAATGACGGCGAGTTCAACGAGCTGATCGACGAACTGCTGATGGCTGACAACGGCAAGGTCCTGGCCGAAGTCGGTGCTGGCCTGGAAGGTCTGTTGAACGTCAAGCGTATTTCGCCTGATGCCGCCCTGCCTCTGCTGATCGTGTTGAAGAACATCGAGACGCCGAAGGAAGGTGTTGCCACCAACCTGTCCAAGTACAACGCTGACCGCGAGATCTTCGCAGCCAACGTCGGCAAGATCGCTGCTACTCAAGTACAGCGTGTGACTCAGTCCACTGCCACCTCGGCACTGTACCCAATCACTGGCGACGACCTGCCAACCAACATCCGCGTCAACGGTGAGGCTTACGCCAAGCTGCTGTCGAAAGGTCTGTCGGTTGAAGCGGTAATCGGTAACGAACTGCTGGGTCGCAAATACCGTGGCGAGCTGATGGTCACCGAAGAAGCCCTGAAGGACATGATTGGCGCGTACAACCGCGACAAAGCTATCCGTCAGCAGGCTCACGAAGTGCGCAAGTCCCAGGTCATCCGTAAGGGCGTTCTGGAAGCTCTGCGTTCTGACCACGCCTACGTCACTGGCGAAGGTAACGGCATGCAAATCGCTGGCGATAGCAGCGAGACCTCCTGGATCCGTCTGCGTGAATTCGTTGACGCTGTCTACGCCGGTCCTGCACAATCCGCCGAGCCTGCGGTCATCATCGCTGGTACCATCTGTCAAGTCTGGTACGGTCACACTGACGCTGGCCGCGTGATCAACGCCATGATGTCGGTCGAGAAGGCCAACCCAGGTCTGGAAACTCGCGAAGTGGCTACTCTGGCTACTCTGCGTTACATCTCCGATTGGGTTGCCAGTCAGATCGCCGTTGTTGATAACAGCGACGTTTAAGGTAGGTCCAAATGCAGTCGAAGGAATTCACTCGTTCCAAGACTCGCGTTGATAGCGCCCTGAAGAAGGTGGGCACCAAGCTGATCGCTCAGGAACCTGTACGGATTCATATCCCGGAACGTTTCACCGAGCGCGGCTTGGCTGAGATCGAGGATGTCTCGTACATCCTCGGCTTCATGGCCATCATCACGGAAGATAACTACTACGCATCGTCTACACTCACCGCTATGATCAGGACTGAACCTGACCGTATTGGTAAGGTGGTTGTTGATGATGTGGCGTATATCGAGCTGTTCTTCGATAAGGGTTCAGCTGTTATCGCGAGTACCGATGTGGTGGTCAACGACAACCTCCCCCACCGCATCTACACCGAAATGTTGGGTAAAGGTCGCATCCCGTGGTATTACGGGTACGAAGATATCCCCAAAATGTTTGTCGACACCAAGAAGTATAACGGTGTGACGATCGGTGCTGACTTTGCCATCTGGGAATATGTCTCAGCGGCACTCTGCCGGGATCCTGACGATCCCTCGAAGTACTTCCGGCAAAGACCCAATGCAAAGAAGGATACCGAAAGTATCACACCGCTCTACATTCCACTTCGGAACGTGAGTGTCGGCGCCACCAACGTCACAGCCAAATTGGGCGGCTCGTATACAAACGATGGTATCACTGCGGCATTGGTGAACCCGTCGGATCGACCTGAGAAAATTGAGACGTTGCTTCGTCAATAAAGGACAACAGCAATGGCTGCCATCGCTACGAATCAGGTTACCAGCTACAGCAACATTGCTTTGGCGGGTAGTGGTAAAAAGGGTATCCTCAAAAAACTGGATAACGACTACTTCGAAATCATTCTGGGTGCGTTCGGCGCGTTTGGTAATGGTGGCTGGTTGTACGACACGGCTACGGCCATGGCGTATATCGAGCGCAACCCTGACTTCATCAAGATGATGCAGAACGGACGTTGCCGGAGTGAGTGGGGTCACCCACGCCGTCTTCCAGGGATGTCGGATCAGGATTGGTTTATCCGCATCAACGAGATCATGGAATCCAACACCTCGTCTCACATTCGTCGGATCAGTACGTCCATGGACACTGTTATCGACGAGAAGGGTCGGAAGGTTGTTGCGATCATCGGTGAAGTGCGCGCCTCGGGCCCAATGGCAGGCGAGTTCCGTCGTCAGCTGGAAAACCCGTACGAAGACGTGAACTACTCCATTCGTTGCTTTGCAGCGAAGAACTTCACCAACATGCGCAAACACATCAACCGGATTATCACCTGGGATAACGTGTTTGAGCCTGGCATCGGTGTTGCGACGAAGTACAACACACCGAGCATGGAATCCAAATCCGACGTGTGTCGCATGCTGGATTACGCCGAATTCAACATCGATCGCTTGCGCCATGGTATGACCGACAGCGTGAACGAAGACAGTTTCGAATCGGTGGCCCCGTTTGTCCAGATTCTGGACAGCTTAGCTTATGTAGAAAACCCCTCCGTTATCGCCGTGCCGAAGAGCTTCGGTTGGTAAACACTTCACAAACGAATGGATGATACCCATGACTGATTTGAACTCCCTCCTGCGTGACTACGCGATCGAATCCGGTGAACTGGCACCGGTTGTCGAAATGAGCTCCGGCGACGTACTGAGCGAAGTACTGAACGACGAGCTGGAAGTCGCACGCGAGCCTGGTCTGGCTGACAAACTGGAACACGCCGACAAAGCCGAAGCTATCGCCGAACAACTCGACGTGCTGGCTGACCGCGCTGAAGCTCAAGCTGCTGAAGATACCGGCGAAGTCAACGCTGCTGTTGCTCAGATCAGCGCTGAATCCCTGCACCGCGAATTCGCCACCATCATGGCAGCCAACGGCCTGGAGCTGAAAGCAGCCTCCTTCGAAAGCGCCACTGATCCGAAATCCCAACTGATCGGCCTGGCCAAAGACGCACGCGCTACCTCCAAGGTAGTTGGCAACTTCGCCGACAACGTCCGTGACCTGTCGACTGAAGGCGCTGTCATGCAGTTCCTGCGTGGCGACAAGGCACGTCTGGCCAAAGCTCGCACCGCTCTGGAAAGCGCCGCTGGCGAACTGGGCAAGAAGAAGGCTGAACTGGGTCAACACGCCGTTGAACTGGCTCACGATGGCCTGAAGCGCTTCCTGACCGTCAAGGGCGAACAAGTCCACGATGCCAAGGCTGCCATCACCCACGACATCGCCTGGTTGAAGAAAGCCGAAGCCCAAGTCAACAAGCTGGCCGCTGAAGTCGGTTCCGTCCTGGCTAGCGCTCACGGCGAAGGCGATCACGCCGCTGCCGTCGAGAAGCTGAAGCACATCGCTGGCGCTGCCGGCGAAGGTCTGGAAGCTGACCTGCTGGGTAGCCACCACTTCGCAGCCGGCAAGCGCGGCGGCGGTGAGAAAGGTTCGGCTGGTCAGGCTGCTCTGTCCTACGCCGTTACGTCCTTCAAGCAACTGCCGAAGAGCATCGCTCTGGTTATCGGCGGTGGTGCAATCGGCGCCGTTGCTGGTGGCGTGATCGGTGGTCACGGTGGTGGCATCGGTGGTGCTGCTCTGGGCGGCCTGGCTGGCGGCTTCGCTGGTGCATCCGCTGGTTCGGGCCACGCTGCGAAGAACGTCATCCAGAAAACTCAGGCTGACTACAAGCAGAAGATGGAACACACCGACGCCAAGTCGATTGCTGGCATCGGCGATCTCCAGAAGATCTCTTCCGACATCCTGTCCCTGACCACCGCTACCAACTTCTCGATGGACGAATCCGTTGAGAACGCTGGTGAGAAGCTGGAAGGTGCTTCTGCCGATGCGAAAGCTGCTGGCAAGAAAGCTCTGTCCGCCGTTTCCAAGCTGGCAGACGTCGTGTACGAACACGCCGTTTACCTGACCGTGAAATCGGCTCAGCTGATGAGCGCTGCCGCTGCCAAGGGCTAAGCCCTAGCGTTACAGGACATCACCCGGTTTGCGCCGGGTGATGTCTTTATGCTGTTAACAGAATCTAGGCCATACATTACCGTCTTGCATCACCCCTATCCGCACACCCACAGAAAGGAAATGCGATATGTCGCAAGTGACTAACTTCTATCCAGTGCAAAACGTTTTCCAAGCCATGACTGCGTTCAGTCGTTTGATCGAGTTGGGGGCAGCGGTTAACGGTAAGGCCATGCCTGACATCACCTTCTCTACCGGCGAGGTGACTTACAGCCTGTACGTATCCAAGGAGCATGATCTCCAAGGTTACCGCGTACAGCTTAACGATAAAGATCTGCCGCAACCTAGCCAGAACACCATCATCTCAGCTGAGGTCATGATGGCTAACATGATCGCTCAGTACGAGAGTCAGCACAAAGGTAAGTTGCCGTTCGTGTCGATGGTCAAGGATGCAACTGATTCGGTCACGCTGTTCCTCGACGGGTCTATCCTGATCAAGTCCGAACGTGGTACTCAGTTGGCTGAGATGGCTGAGCGTCATCCGGACATGGTGACTCAAGCTCTCGAGAATATCTTGACCTCGACAGTTTGATGTAAAATTTTACATAACGTATTACTTCTTTGAGCATCCCCCGCACCTAGCGTTAGCTCATGTGCCGCAACATGCGGCACATACACCCCTATGACTCCACAGGAGATACAACATGGCACAGTTCCACGTACTCAGCAACTTCTACAAGATCACCTCTCTGACAGCCTTCAACGAGCTACTGTCTCGGTTGCAAGTAGTGTCCGGTCAAGCAATGGAAGGTGATCGTGATCACTACGAATTCAACGTTGGTCCGAAGAACGATCCATCCCACCTCTACGTACTGGACTTCGTTGAGAACGAAGAGCGTGAGAAAGGTATCAACGTCAAACTCGGCGGTAAGGAGTTGATCAACGACCCGATGCACAACCTGCGTTCGGCTGAAGAGCTGATGACGATGATGATCACCCTGCGTGAATTCAACTCCAAGCCTGGTCGTGAGTTCATGGGTGAAGAGCAGATGGCGGTTCACGGTTATCTCAGTCAGGAAGCGCGTGATGATGAGTTTCGCACGCAGATGGCCGCCGCCGGCATCACCAACTTCTTCCAGCAGTATGATCCACTGAGCTGGCTGGAAATCGCTCACGAGATCCAGGAATACGGCGATGTCGAATCCGGTGAACTGGTCACCATCAAGACTTCGGTCGAAGGTATCGCCACTGGCGTCTACACGATCAAGAAAGTCGTCACCGACGATCGTGCTGGTATCGAAGTGATGTTGGACGGGCAGCCGCATTACAACTACCCACTACCTGCCAACAAGTCGGCCGAACAGGTGGTGGCTTACATCCTCCTCCTGAAGAAGAACCTGGGGACGTACGTACCAGGGGTTGAGTTCAAACACAATCCTGAAAACCCAAAGCCGCTGGTGGCTACCGTGCGTGACGGGCAGAATGAAATCCGCCTGTTCTGCAACGGCACTATCACCATCACCGGTCCAGGTGTGATGAAGATGGTCACCATGGCCGATAGCGACAGCGCTCGGGCTAACGAGCTGATGGAACAGATCCTCGAGCTCACCCAGAAGTAAGGACGGCGCATGTGCTTTCAAATGCTCCACCATGTCGACTACGTTGACGAACCTGATGTAAAGCAGAAGTTCGAAGTTATTCGTGGGATCGGTAATATCCCACCAACTATCCAACTGCTGTCTAACGTCAAGACCTGCGCAAAGATCTGGATGGCTAACCATGTCGTCCAGAAAGCTGTCGAGATCGCCACGGCGGCTGGGCGTGTGCAGGAAGTCAAGGTGCCTAGCGATATCCCGACGATGTGGGAGCGGGGTCTGCTATTCACCTCACCGACTGTACGTCAGCAACTGATCGATGTGGCGCACCATGAAGTGACGTGGGTTGATCATCACATCCAGATCCGTAACAAGGCAATCATGCTCCAACTCAAGGACTTCTCGTTTGCCGCCCAGGTGAGCTTCGCTGAAGTCCGAGACGATGTGGAGCCGATGGGTGAGGATGTTCTCATTCGTCGCGAAGCTCGACTCAAGTTCGGGCTGGATGCTGAACAAGCTATTATCTACCAGTTGCCAGAAGATTGGTTGCATGTAGAAATAGAGAAGATCATCCAAAGTCGTCGTTAACAGCATATCGCCCGGCCTCGTGCCGGGCTTTATGTCGCTTTCTTTTGTCTTACCACCGCATCCACCTACAACGCCGCATAAGCTGCGTTATCTATAAAGACAAGCAAACGGACCCCTTTCATGATAACTCTTCTAATAACCCTATTGTAGGCTCCAGAATCGCATTCAAAAATATCTCAGTCATACATAGTTAGCATGAATACATACACTGATCAAGGAATGCCGCCATGAGCGCACTCAAAATCGTAGCAGCTGCCGCAGCCGGCGCCGGTGTGGCAGTCGTTGGTTACAAAGCACTTCAGCGTTATCGCCGGAAGAAAGCCGAGAAGGCAATGCATGAAGCTATCGACCAGTTCGCTGCTGAACTGGAGAAAGTGTTCGGCAGCCCGATGTACGACTTCAGCTTCGGCGAACGTTAAGCAATACCACAACCATAGTCCGAGGAGGACAACATCATGGGTAACATCGCAAACGGCATCATCAAGCTGGCCATCGTCTGCATTGCAGCTGACATCATCTACGAAGTCAATGCCAAGCATAACTTCGTTGGCAAAGTCAAGGCCAAGTTCAAGAAGAAGTAAGTTGCAGTAGTAAGCCGTAAACCAAACCTCATTCGCAATACCTAATTTAAAATATCTGGAGAATCACCATGTCCGCAGTCGAAATCGTTGGTACCGTAGTAGAAGCTTCCGTAGTTGCCGCTGACGTAGCAGCCACCACAGGCGAAGTTGGTAAAGCAGCACTGGCTACCGCAGCAGTTGCTAAGTACGCACAGACTGGTGCGAACATCGCCAAGGCTCACCCAGTGGGTGCAGCTCTGGTGGGTGCAGTCGCAGCTGGTGCAGCAATCTACGGCAGCTACAAGCTGTTCAAGTCGTTCACCAACAAGAAGTCGGCATAAGGATTGGGGGAGCTTCGACTCCCCTGTTCCACCTTTCTTTTTTTGTCTCATGCGGTGGTAAATCCTCATGCAAACCTTTTTTAGCCCTACATTATCGAAGTGAACAGTGGGGCAAGAGTCATCCTTCTGTAAAAAATTACCAAACCTGGGTATCAGTTGAACAAACCTATTCCGCAATACCCAATCACAACCGTAAGGAAAAGCACCATGAGCAAAGAACTCCCAGAACAAATCAAGACTCTGGCTCAAGAACTGGAAGCCATCACCACTCTGGACGTAGCAACCAAGACCGGCGACATGCCTGGCTTCGAAGACATCGTGGCCAAGTACCTGCCGCCATCGCTGTCCATGGAAGCTCTGAAAGAAGGCCAAGGCTTCCTGATCGACGTCGCTACTGCCCAGACCCTAGCGTTCGGCAACAAGTCCAAAGCTGCAATGGTCGAGCACAAAGACCTGGATCGCACCACCCTGCGCACCAAGCTCGGTCACAGCGCCCTGGACACCAGCTACAGCCGCCACAAGTCCGGTACTGCTGCCGGTGCCGAGTGGAACAAGTACGGCGTTGCCAAGACCGACGTGATCGTGGGCGTTGGCCGCCGCACCAGCAACTACAAGTCCGTAGTTAGCTACCTCGGCGAAGATGCCGAGAAAGTGTTCGCCCAGTAATACGGCGTTCAGCGTAGTTAGGGCCTGGGGATAAACCCCAGGCTTTATGCCCTCAATTGAAATAAGGTTAGTATCAGACATGCAAATTACCAATAGCAATCCTCTGGCTGCACACGCTCTCTGGGGCGCACTGACTTCCCTGGCTGATCGCGTCCACGAAGGTTGCGTCTGTGCTAAAGAAGGCTTCTTCCCCTATTCCGTGACATTGTTCCAGAGCGGCGAGAACGAACACCTCGTCATCACTGCGGCCAATGCCAGCCATCGCGTATCGCGTATCGGTAACCTCGATGAAGGCACTTACGAATACCGCACCCAGGCCAACGGCATTGTCGGTCAAGTGATCCACCAAGCCATGGGCTACGACGGCATGTACGCCGTTGATGCGATCGACTACCTCGGCGGTCTGATCAAGTTCATCCCTGACTTCCGTCGCGCCGACGCGCATGAACTGCGTCTGTCCCTGACCAAGGGCGAGACTGTCAGCCACCTGAAGAACGTGGCACGCATCCAGTTCCGCAATCAGTTGGCCAAGGCCCAAGGTAACAGCATTCACTTCCGCGAGTTCTACGAATCGCGTTCGATGATGACTGACCTGGCGCAGTTGATCGACAGCCGCGTTCCGAACATCAAGGCCGGTGTCCACACCTACGCCTCGATCGACGGCACTGGTGTCGAAGACTGCCTGGTGATCAAAGCCGAATCCGGCGAAGTGGCTCTTCTCACCATCGTGGAAGAAAAGCTGAGGTTAATGACCAGCTCCGCACAACTGGCCCGCCTGATCGATTTCATGAAGGGCGTGTCTGCAAGTTTCGTTGATTCGCTGATTGAGCGGGACGGTTACGCGTACGGTGTTCTGAACACCGTATCCGTGAAGGCCTAATCAGTTCGGCAGGCATGCTGGGGGCCGCATCCCCCAGTGTGTCTTTTTATTTTGTCTTAGGAGTAAGTCTGTGTTCCAGAAAGAGTTGCGTATCCCAGCAAAGCCAACCAACGGACCACAGCCATGGCCTGAAGACTTGGATGGATACACCCCGAACTTCCTGCAACTGAATACCTTCCGCTTCGGGCAAGACTACGGCACCAAGAATGCCCGTGGCGCCTGCGAGAATACGCACCAGCTGCGTCCGCTAAGAATTGAAGCGTTGGGTGTCTTCGTCTTCTCGGTTGAAGAAGACTACACGCCCTACGCCTTGGGTGGTGATGAACTCCTCTACGTCATCGATGCGATCAACCGGACCTACGAGGTCAAAGAGGCTGATCACTTCCACTTCGATGAGGAGGACTATCTGGAAATGGATGAAGAAGACCGCATGGTCGTAATCTTTGGATTTGAGGGAGCGCACAAAGATGAACCTGAAAGAACTTGATGGCGGCTTAGTCGCCTTGATGGAAATCCACTGTCGGGAATACCGGACTCAGTACGGTCACCTCCGTACTGATGGGTTTGGCCATATGGAACCAATCCCGTTCCCTAGCCGTCAGATGCCCACCTTCTTCCAATTGCAGGCAGTGACCAACAAAGGTCTCAAGCTCTGGCTGCAAATGGAGAGGATGCTCTACGATCACTATGAAGTGCCAATGGACTTCAGGGACCGGATGGAGATTCGGCCTAGGCAGATGGGTAAGGCAACTCAGGCTGGTATATTGACCAGCCTGCTGGATTTGGCTTTACCGACACACCCCAATCCGAAGTACTGCCCTGATGTACCCGCCAGGGCCGACATCAGACCTATTGACTGGGACTCCATCCTGTACGGCAAGTCTCGACCATCGGTTGGTCCAGGTGGCCATGCCGATAAAGAGGACATCAACATCATCGGGAAATCTGGACTGTTCTTCGGGACAGATCCAGGCTTAGGTCGCTATAGCCGGATGCGGCTGCACGAACATCGTCACCTCTTTGATCTCTGGCCTATGCGTGTGGATGATGACGAACCGCCAGAAGTCAAATGCAGCACCGACTACAATCGCAAGAAGGGCTGGAAGCGGATCCCGCTACAAATACCAAACCCTGCTAAACCATCGCCCGTACTACTCGCCCTACTCAAGCGTTCAGCATAAGAGCATACAGCCAGAGGAGAAATCCTCTGGCTGTATGCGTATGTTCTTTTTTTGTTTCTTTTTCAGTACTTGCCTTGCGTGACAATTCCCGATCCATAAGGTAGAACCAACTTCCCGACAACGGTCTGAATGTAGACCATCCCTGTCAATTTGATTACGAACACGGCATGACCAGTTTCCTTGATCTTGTGCTGTTCGAAATCGTTGGTGTAAACCGGTATCCGGCATTTCAGGCCGATCACCGCGTGATAGATGTCCCGAAGCTCGGGAGATGGGCTATCCTCGCTCAGTGTGATCAGTGCACTACCGTACACCTTATAATTCTTGAGATCTGCTTCCAGTTCTCTCAACGCTGCGTGTAACTGCTCGCATGCTGTCATGTTGGTTAACTCGGTGATATCCCTATAAACTCAAGGGCAGCCCTAGCTGCCCCCAAGTCCCGGTCTTACTTGTTACGGCGAGACCAACGAGCCTTTCAGCAAGTTGATTTGTTCGCTGTAGCCAGTCTTGACCGCCGTTACGTTCGAGTCTACACCCGATACGAACGTCGGCTGGTACGAAGGATCGATACCAGTGACGCGCTGTGCGTCCATGAAGGCTTGCGCCAACTTGTCCACAGCGTAACCGACTTTCTGGAAGCCAGTCCACGACAGGTTGTACGTCGCGATCTCACCGTCTTGTTGCAGCTGACGGCTACCAATGTTCTCACCGATGTCGTTGTACGGGAAGAAGTTGGTTACCAGGAAGGCGTTTTCCACGTAGCGGAAAGTCTTGTCTGGTTCGAACGCGATGATGGTGCCGCCGTAGATGTCGGCGAGTTGGTCGGTGAACTTGTCGCTCACGCCGCTCAGGAGCGCATGACCCACATCCGGATCCATGATCAGGTAGCGGGTGTAGTCTTCCAGGAAACGAATCACTGGACGACGATCTTTCTCGACGATGGTCGAGGTGATCTGCGAACGAGCACGAGCCACGCGGGATGGAGTCTGGAAGGACTCACCCGAGTTACCGATCTGGGTTTCGTTAACCGAAACGGCCAGGGTACGGTTGAAACCGGACCAGGACTGCATCCAGTTCTCGATCAGGTTCTTGTACGCCGCGATGTACGCCGGGGCGTTAGGCATGTAGGTCAAGCCCACTGGTGCCTGAAGAACCTTCACGATCAACGGCTTACGGATGTAGTCCGTAGCCGAAGGGTAGTAGGCCATATCGGTGATATAGCCCTGCTGACCTTGCACCGCCAGGTTGAGCACATTGGTTTGTGCCGTACTGCCGTATGCCTTGTTGGTCAACGTCTCCTTATAACGTGCCATACGTTATTACTCCTCGTTCCGACGGCGTTGAGCGATTACCGCCAGGTTCTGCACGGTACGGATGTTGTCACCAGCCATGCCGATGTCCAAGTGCCAGCTGAAGCCCAGCGCCTCGTCCAGTGCATTGTAGTAGGCGCGTGGAGTGATGGTCACTCGGCCGTCGTACTTGCCAGTGGTGCGCTCGTTGACCTTGTCGGTCACGGCGTCCAGGAACTCTTCGTCGGTCAACTGGCTGTCGCCCGACATCTCACGCCACACGATGTGACCGATACGCGTCAGGTTGCAAGCAATCTGAGTGTTCAGGTAACCGTGGAGGATAGAGGTGTGGGTTTCGTAGATCGACTGAACACCTGCGTAGAACAGGCGAGACATGTCGAACCACTCAGCGAAGTTCAGACCGTTGTCCCAGTCGTTCTTGCGAGCACCGACCAGTTTGGTACCGGCGTTGTGGTCGCGGTAACGGGTCACGATGTTCTGCTCACCACGCCCGAAAGCGAAGTCGGAGTTCATCGAGCCGTCAGCGGACGACATGTACTCGGCGCCTTTGATCAGCAGCCATTCCAGGAATGGTACCAGACCATCGTAGTTGTCGTTGATCAGGTGACCAGCCGACATTACCACCGCATAGCGGCAGGCCTTGGTGCCGAACTCAGCCGACTCTTGCGATGCACGGAAGTGCGAACGCAGGGTCACGCCGATGGAGCTGTCAGCAGCAGCGCTGTTCAGCGGCTTCGTCACGTCTTGGGTGCAGGCGTGGATGTACACGTCTGGACGGATGGCGTGGAAGTTGGCGAACTTCAGCTTGGTGTCAACCGGGAAGCCCGAATCCCAAACCGAGTCGTACGGCATGCGTGCGATGTCGGCGTAAGGGAAGGCTGCGTCGGACAGGCCGCTCAACAGACTGTCAACCATGGTGTTGTATTCGTCAACGCCGATGGTACCGTCGCTACCGCCTTGCAGGAAGTAGTTCGAGGTTTCGCTGAACAGCAGACCGCCAGCCTGAGGACCTTCAACAACGAAGGTGCTGTATGGTACGCCATGGACGTCCACACCAGTCAGGAAGTTGATCAGGTTGGCATCGGCGATTTCTTCGCCGGTGTGCGCTTCTTCCGCGTCCTTCAGTTTTTCCAGGATCGCCGCGATGTTGGCATCGTAGATGCTCAGCTTCTCGAGGTTACCGAAACCGGTGAACTGAGTCAGGTCGGTGGTTTCGTAGCTACGGATGATGTTCTTCTCGCCGTAGTACTCGATGTCGTTGGACAGGTCCACCGCACCTTTCTTGAAGGAGAAGTCAACGAAGCTACCACCGTCCAGGTTGGACTGGAGACGAGCGGTCGACTGAGCGTTGGTACGCTCGATCATCTGGATACGGTACAGGAACGAACCCAGGTTTTCTTGCAGATCGGCGTCGGCCGGATCAGTGGTGTTCACGGTCGGAGCGGACAGGCGGAAACCGAGGTTCTTGCCTTTCTCACCGATGTGACGACCATTCAGGTCGATAACCGGGGACAGGATCGACAGCGAGCCGTCTTTACCCGATACCAGGCCGCCTTCGCCAGCTACGCCAGTGCCGAAGCCATTGGTGCCAGCAGGGATTTCGACCAGCTTCCACTGGAGACGGTAACCTTCAACGGTTTCACCGACCACAGGGATGCGAGCGCCATCGGCGGTCAGCTTATAGGTGCCGTCGACGTTACGCTCGTAAACAGGCAGCTCATCAGCAACCATGTCCAGAGACAGACGAGCAGTCGCACGCTTCGCATCAGCAGGCACGATACGCTGCAAGAGCGCCTTGCCGCCGGCGGCGAAGTGAGAGCGAATGAACTGGCTCTGGTGGGTGAAGAATTTGGAACGCGGGTTGGTCAACTCTTTGCCGTAAAGCAATTCTTGACCATCGCCATCCACGTAACGCGCCACGTTGGTTTCACCCCAAGCAGCCAGGGTGAAGAACAGAGGCACACGGATTGGCAAGCTCTCGCCTGGCATAACCAGGTTTACCGCCGACTCGTCCTTAATACCACGGAAAACCGTCCGCGGCAAAGAACTGTAAGTGCTTACAGACATGTGTTGACTCCCAGGAGTGAGTTCCGCGCAGAACAATCAAGGAATTGTATGGTCGCTACTACGCTGGTGTAATACGCCAGAAAGAAGCAGCGTACGCATACTATTTTAAATCAGCTCTTACAGCAGCTGTTTTAATATTTTACAAACCTTCATGGAGACCGCGAACAATGTTCGATACCCCATACCAAACAACACCGTGTTCGCGTTTCGTGCTGGATAAAATCGCAACCGGCATCCGCAGGCTCGAGATCGATGAAAAACTGGTGAAGGTAGCAGGTGTGGAAGGTATCGCCCTTGTACCGCCAGGCGTTACTGAATTCCCACCGTTCCTCCAAGCCATCACCAATAAAGAAATTCCTACGCTCGCTAATACCGTCGTACTTGACGGTCGGTCGTTGCTACGTCCCGATGGAACTGCGGTTCGGATTGACGTATTCCAACACACCATCCTGACAGCCAAACTGACCAAGCTCTGGGTAGAAGGCGATGCGTCGGTCCGGCACGACTTTTTGAACGTCGGCGACTTCGCATTGAAATCGTTCGTTGCTTGGGTTGCTCAGGCGTTGGCGTTGCGGTTAGGTCTTGACTTTGGTCAGACCACGATGTTGCGTGCCTTGACGACCATTTACTTCCTGCAATTGCATGAAAAGGTCGATAGTCACACCACACCATTAGAGCAGGACCGGATTATGGTCCGTGCAGCTCGTGCTTTGGTGGGGATGGACCCAATCACCTTGAACGCTTCGGTGGGTGAAGTTCCTCCACTGAACAACATCCAGGACTTCGTGACTTGGGTGAAGAAGGTCATCAACAGTGCCCGTCTGGAGCAACTGACCGTCGGCTTTATTTACATCGCACTGGGTGCCTCCTACGGTCCAGCGTACCGTGAAGCCGTGGCCATCGCACTGGAATACCCACCGACCTTTATCGCCATGGTGTATACCGCGGTGAACGATCGTGGCTACTCCAAGACTGGTCTGGGTAAAGTCGTTGAACGCGTGATCAGTCGCGACAACCACAAAGAGTTCATCAAGAACGTCAACAACCTCACCAAGGGGTAATCCATGAGCAGTTCGACTGATTACTTGGTCGACTACGTCAATCGCAATGTCTGGTGTGCTCCAGGAATGGACCGCCAACACATCGTTGCTCCAACGCGTGTAACGCGGCATTGGGGTGCGTATGCGAACGTGCGTATCGGTCGACGTGACTACAACCTCCCTACGGTCAACACTTATTACCACGTCTTCGTGATTGGTGATTTGCCTCCGTTCCTCGTGGGGATGGATGAGATCCGTAACAAGTGGGTCTCCGCTCGTGCACACTCGATCAACACGTCCTTGCTGATCGACATCTACACCGGTCCGGGTAAGCGCATCCCAGCGCACAAGTGCTTCTTCTTGTACACCCGTGATGGCAACATGATCCTGGCTATCCCAGACATGCCCATCGTCGATAAGGACCTCGGTACGCGTCAGCCTTATATCCGCTGGCGCAGCAACACCTGGTTCGATAGCGCCGATGCCGTGGCTATTGATGCAGGGATCGAGATCGAGGGTTACACCTTCACCGACAACAACAGCTTCTACGCCTATCAGCAGAAATGGCGGACGGCTAAGGCTGCTGTCCCAGGCTACGCCATGGCGTACGTCAACGGGAAGCGGGTGAAGGACCTCAACAACGTCACCTGCAAACAAGGCGACATCCTCGAGTACGTCCGGGATCTCTCGGTGCGTGAGGTCAAGGAGTATAAGCTCGCTGACCTGAAGTCGTTCGTCAGTACCCTCGACAATAAGGACAAGTACCTCATTGCTCGTGATGGACTGGGTCAATTGATCGACTATGTTGACGATGTCGACTTCTTCGTGCTGCGCTACACCACAGAGTTCGTCTATGACGGCCTGTACTACCACCAGAACCACGAAGACTCCGTCCGGATGGTAACCCACCGGGACTACTCGCTGTCGACCGCCTACATCGCCTCGATGATTGAGGCTGAAGAGTTCTGGCAAGGCTACCACGACCTCCGAGTGGAAGTCGTGATTCGCCATGGTGGGTATCGTCGTCCGTTGGTGTTCAACGCTCAGCGTATTAAGGAACTGTTCAAACTGCCGTACCAGAAGCGTATCAACGCCATGGTCGGTGAGGATGCTCACGTTTCGGTGTGGAAGGCTGCTAACCTGGAGAACAGCGCTTACTGCAAAGCGATCGCTGCACTCGATGGTCAGATCGATCGTCCGTTGGCGCGTGATGCCTTGGGCTACCATGCGATCAGTCGCCTGGTCGGAGACCTGCCGCAGAAGATGCCGTTGTCTGAGTTGGCTCGTTGGTTGCAGCTCCCGTGGAACGCGGTGAAGAAGGGGACCGTCTTTGAGTATAACGCTGCTGGTCTGCTGTTGGGTTGGTATCCGCATGATTACTCAATGGAATACCTCGTTAACAACACGAACGCGATCTACTTCGAAGCGTTGACGGGTAAAGCCTCTGGGGCGGATTACACGATCTACGACGTGGTGGACTATCCGGTCTCCAACGAAGTGGATTACCGCTTCTACGTCTGCACCATCTGGAACAACATCCCTCGCAATGACTGGAAGGACGTGACAGGTGACAGCACGTACTACACGATCGTCAATGGCGTCGTGAAGTGGAAGATCAACTTCGCTCAGAAGAAAGCTGCGATCCGCTGCGATACTCAAACGTACATCAAGAACTTTGAGTTGTCCTACCGTGACCGCGCGCTGGCCTTCAGCGTCATCTCCAAAGAAGACGTGATCGTCGTCGATGACGAAACCGACTTGGAAGCGATGGTCGAGCTGCCGTTTGGTCAGATCGATGTGTTCCTCAATGGACGCACGTTGATCGAGAACCTCGACTACTACGTCTCCTGGCCTGAGATCTGCATCGTCAACAAAGAGTACCTGTTGGAAGACCGTGTCCAGTACGTGACTGTGCGTGGGCGTGGGTTCTGCGATAAGGACTTCAAGCGCGAGCTGGCACATGACTGGGGCTTCATTGCTCATCGTCAGGTCAGTAAGAACTTCCGGTTCAACCTACATGACGACCAAGTGTCCCGTGTGGTCATCGGTGGTCAGCTGTATTCCCGTGATGAGCTGGCTTGGGCGGAGGACGGTGCAACACTACCTCTGACGATCAAGAACGGCGCTCCTTATCAGGTCACCAATCCGATCATCCCGATGAAAGGCTTGACTGACATCGACACCTACGCTTGGCGTGCCACGTCGTGGGCTGTGGATAAAGAGATCGAGGACTACATGTCCTTGTACCTCCCTCAGGAACCTGGTGAGATCCCGAACCCAATCCCGGCGTGGTATCGCGTCTACAGTCCGCTGTGCACCAAGTTGATCTACGACATGGTGGATGGTGTGATCAACATGAATGAGTTCAAAGAGGAATACACTCTGGACTTCCTTCGTGAACGGATGCGGGGTTACGACTGGTTGCTCAAGTACGATCCTGCGTTGAAGGCTGAAGTCGACCTCCAACACGTCATCATCCATCCTCACCCAGAGAATGAGCCGATCCACCTCAACATCTACCAGTATCGGTTGTTGGACCGAGTGATCAAAGTCATGCTCGACGGTCGTGTATCGATCGCCCGCGACTTGGTCATCGTTGAGGAAGGGTTTGAGCATTACGCGGAAGATCACCCTCATCCACATCGGACCTGGGAATCTGTAGGTCAATAACCATCGGGGAGGGCAACCTCCCCTAACCTGGATACGACAATGGCTGAAGTCACAATCCCCCTCGGTAACGGCGATTCCGTTATCGTCAACAAAGATCGTCGACGCTTGCAGTTCGACCTTCAGGACTTGTACCAGTACAGTCTGCTCGACAGCGGTAACGCTATCGTCAAGACCGAGGCTGGCAAACACGTCCCGAACGAGAACGACCTGGTCCACGATTTCGCGATGGGTTGGTTCCGCGTTAGTCGCGTGGACTACACCACCTACGTCGCCGAGCTGGCCATCTGGGAACAGAAGGACGAAGGTCCGACTCTGGAACAACTGGATGTCTTCTTGGGCACTGGTCCTGGCTACGCTAGCGAAACCTGGCGCTGCTACCTCGACACTCGTGTGTTCCCTCACCGCCTGCAAGTGGATAACCAACTCCACATCCGCGGTTCCGAGGCTCACGAGATCCGGATCTTCAAAGGCGTGAACACGTCGGTCTCCGGTGAAGTCATCAGCGCCTACTACGTGAACAACGAATACGTCAACGATGCCATCCCGCTGGAAGTCTACGCGACAACCAAGCTGGACAACGTCGCTGAGAAAGTGCCGAAGATGGGTTACACCAGCCGTAAGCTGAACGACAGCGAAGTCGTGACTGCGGTGACGTACAACATCCACGGTACGCCGATCGACTACAACAAGCTCCTGATCCACAACACCAACCTGACGCGTCGTCCTGACGAAGCACAGAAGCGTGTGCAGGGGATCAAGCTGATCAGCTCCCGTCTGTCCAGTTCCGAGCCAAACGTCATCGAGATGCCAGTGAACATCACTGCCGCTTCGTTGGCAATGCGCGGTCAAGTCACGTACACCGATGGTTCGGTTGCCATCATGGACGTGGTGGACGAAGATGCGAACGGCAAGTTCAAGCTCATGGGCCTGAAGTACTGGTCTCCAACCGTGGGTGGTCGCGAACAACCGCTGACCCTGACCTACGAGCTGTCGCAGAACGAGGAATACTCGTACACGCAAGGTCAGACTGCCAACGGCCGTGTTCCAGAACCGTACCTGATCCGTGGCATCGAGTCCGATCCAGCTTACAGCCTGAAGCTCTACGCCTTCCCGACCTGGAAAGACGACGTCAACGGCTATCTGTTGGACTACTGGCTGTACGACGCTACTCGTCAGACTGCGCTGCGCGTACCGCGTAACGCTGTGTCGCTCCATCCGGACAGCTCTCCGTTCAACGGCATCGACTTCACCACCATTCAGAATATGAAGGTCGGTGTGACGATGGGTCTGATCGATCCGGCGTATGGCGACTACGTCCACGTCCAACAGTTCCAAGTCAGCCTACTCCGCTCCGGTGGTCAGAAGTTGACCAACTGGAAGATGAAGTTCTCTGCCAACCAGCAAGACTGGTACGGCAACAACCTGATGGCCAAGGTGACCAACGCCGGTGGTGGTTTGTCCAACATCGAAATGGCGAATGGTTTCACCAAGCTGGAAGATTGGCTGGCTGCTCTGTACCTGCCGACCAACCCGCTGTACGACAACGCCAACGAGCCAGGCGCTCCGACGCCAACACACGTCATCATCACTACCAACACCCGGACGTTCGAACTGCCGATCAGTCAGTGGGCTACCAAAACGGTCTTCGTCAACGACGTGATCGAAGGTGGCACCATTTACCTGAAGTGGGTCAAACGCATGATCAATGGCGATCTGCAATTGGGTGTGAGTGGTCTGACCGTTCACAAATACTGATAGGAGACGACTGGGGGAAACCCCAGTCGTGCACCATTTATGGCCATTTTGTACGAAAAGGATTGGGACAAGTATCCCGACGCGATTGTTCACACCGAATCTCGTAACGAGTCTTGGGTGAAGATGGCGGCTAAATACAGGACGATGGGTGTCAAGCATTGGTACATGATGCTCGCCTTGATCCAGCCGGAACTTGCTAAATGGGACCCGTTTGATCCTAACTTGCCTGAACACATCGTCCAGATGATGATGCTGGAATGTGAGGAGAACCCTTGGTACTTCTTCCGGGAGATCCAACGGGTACCTGCCAAATCTGGTGGTGGCTCTCACCCACTGCGGGCTAACCGCGGTAACATCGCCATGTTCTGGTGTGTAATGAACTCCTTCATTACCTACGTCCAGCAAATCCGTCAGACCGGTAAGTCGCTGAACACCCGCGCTGTGGTGAACTACTTCCACAACGTGGCAGCTCGTGATTCCATGCACATTCTCTTCACCAAGGGCGACCTTCGGAAAGAGGAGATCAAGGAATACAAGTTGATGCGGGACCTGCTGCCGAAGTGGATGTGGTACTTGCATCCTAAGGACGCGGACAACCAGCATGAGTTCACCACCCTGTCCCGTGGCAACCGCACCAAGTCCTACGTTCCTCAGGGTGACCCTGAAGCAGCGAACGGCGTGGGTCGTGGTACAACTCCAACCCTGGTAACAGGTGACGAGGTTCCATTCCTTCCGTACGCAGAGATCTCGATTCCTTCCCTGATCGCTGCAACCACAGCCTCTTTCGACGAAGCCCGCGCAAACGGTTCCATGCACGGCATTCTCTACACGACTACAGCCGGTGACTTGTCCACCGATTCCGGTAAGTACGTGTTCGAGAAGATCAAGTCGATCGCGATGTTCTTCAGTGAGATCCTTTACGATTGCGTTGACCGTAAAGACGCCGTGGCTACTATCCGAGCTAACAGTAAGTCGGAAGCGCCATACGTGGACATCTCCTTCAACCACTTGCAACTCGGTTACAGTGACGAATGGTTGCGGGAGAAGATCGCCACTGTACCAGCATCCCGAGACAAGATCCGTCGAGACTACCTGGGGCAGTGGACATTCGGTTCGGCCAGTAACCCGATTAAGGAGAAGATCCTTAACAAGATCCGTAAGAGTCTCAACCAAGAGCCGATCACGGACAAGTCGAACGAATCGTACATCGTGCGCTACCATGTGCCGAAGGAAGAAGCCCTGCGCCGTAAATCGGTACTGGGTCTCGATACCTCCAACGCCGTGGGACGAGACAGCATGTCGGGCATCATGGTGGATATCGAAACGGGTGAGGTGTTGTTGGCCTTCTCGGTTTCTGAGTCCAACTTGATTCGCTTCTCGATGTGGTTCAGTAAGTTCATGCAGGAATTCAAGGAGATGACGGTTATCCCTGAAGCCAAGTCTACTTGGATCACCATCCTGGACTACCTGCTGATCGATCTGCCGATCAATGGCGTTGACCCTGGCCGTCGCATCTACTCTCGCGTCGTCGACCGTGCAGAGGCCTCTGAGGCCGCTAAGCGCGATTATCGTGAGTACTCGCATGGCATCCCAACGGAACGTAAGTTCTTCCCGTACCGTTCGGACTTTGGTTTCCCAACATCCGGGCCATTGCGTGAAGCGCTGTACATCGACATCATGCCAGTGGCCACTGAAACAACGGCTACCATGATTCGCGATGCTTCGCTGATCGATGAGTTGTCAACACTGGTAGAACGCCGTGGACGCATCGACCACGCCTCCAGCGGTCACGACGACCATGTAATCTCGTGGCTCATGACTCACTGGTTCCTGCGTTCGGCTCGTAACCTGGATCACTACGGTATCAATACCCGTTCGATCCTGAGTCGTTTGCGTACCATGGCGGCTGAGTCTCCGCAAGAAAGCAAGCGTATCCTGAAGGAAGAGAAGTTACTCAACGACATCTACCTGATGGAAGAGAAGATCGACAACAGCAAGTCTCACATGGAACGTAAGTACCTAGAGACCAAGTTGAAGGTCATGAAGTCTGAGTTGAAGACGGTGGAGGTTGCCGATTCTGGCGTGTCCATCGACAAACACTCCGACACCTCTCGGCACAACAAGCAAGCGGCTGCGAAGTCCAAACATCGCGACCAACTGTTTGGTGGTTTCAAGAACAACATGTTCCTCAACCGCGGACGTTAGCAGCATAGAGGCAGGGGCGGTAAACCCCTGCCTCTATGCTGCGTATTACGCTGGACGCTGATTCAGGTTTTCCAGCTCAACGCCGATAACCAGAGTCAGTGCTTCGAACTGCTGACCGGCGTGCAGTTTGGTGGTGCCAGTCTGGGTGTCAACTTCGATGCCGAACTTGCCGATGTTTGGAACGTCGACCGAAGCGGACTTCACCCATTCACGGCCTTCAGCGCCAACCAACTCAGCAGGAGCCACTTCCAACGCTTGGGCGGCAGGACCTTTCAGACCAACGATCTTGACGCTGGCGATCGAATCGGTCATGTCGCCATCGGCGTCAACCAGCTGTGCCATGAGGTTGATGATAGGCTTGGCGAAGGAGAGTTCAACGTTTTTCATTTTACATCCTGGGTAGTTGGCGGATTAACACCAGATCAAACCCCTGTGTAAAATCTTACATTAACACACCATGACCGGAACCGGGATACCCAACTCGGCACATCGTTTCTCGAGGGCCTCTTGAGCCTCCTGGAATCGCCGTATCTGTTGGAGGTGCCACTCACGAGGACGTGGCTTTATCTTGCTACGGTCGAGCTGACTAAGCCGGACCATTAGACGGCGACTTCGTGTTCGATGTGACTGAACGCATCAACCTTCTTCTGGGTGATGTCGATGTAGAGACGCAGTACGCCCCGCTCGATATCAGCCAGATCGCCAGGAACGCCTTCCAGATCTTCCAGACGTGCAGTGAACTCAGCCATGTCGGCCATGACCAGTTGTTGATCGTAGGTGAACTGACCTACGTGACCCACAACCAGATGTGCTTCATCGAAGGCATCTTTCGGGGACCAGGAGATATGGCCGTTACGGTACTTGACCGCGTAGCCAGGTTGACCATCCTTTTCCTGTTCCCAGGCCAGAACGATTTTACGACCGACATAATGCTGAGTCATGGTGCTATTCCCTTATTGACGATAGTGTTTCATGGTAAATGTGCGGAGGAGGATGTACAGCAGTACTGCGTTGCGGACAGCTGCGATGAGAACACCGTTCTTGCTCTTCAGCGTACGACGGGCAATCCCTTCAGCCAGTTCGCGCATTTCCATGATCTGAGGATCGGTGGTACGGCTGGCTTGGTAGAGTGCACGCATCTTCTTCAGCAACCCGCCGATGTCACTCTGGTTCTCCATCACGTTAGGATTTCGAGCCAAGTAGTTGAAGGCGTGTTGCAGGACGACCGTACAAAGCTGCTGGACGTCTTTGTCAGCCCGAGGTGAGGAGTTAGCGGACATGTATTGCAAAGTCGCCTGTAACGAGCTCTTAGGCATCGTAGGCACAGTCTTGGCAATCACGTCGATCAGTTCCGGCACCATGAAGCTGTTCTTGTCTGGAAGGATCTCCAGGATGTAGCGCATATAGGTAGACACGAGTCGTGTTTTATCACGCACTTTCAACTCGCCATCCATCTCGATCATGGAGCTACTGGAACGGATCTGCATCTCAGGACTGTTCTTAACGATGGTGAAGACGTCCCGGATGTTCTTCAGGATGTCCTTGATACGACCTTGAGTGTCGTTCACCATATATACAACTTTGTCGTCGTTAAGAAATGACAACAGTTCTTTATAGTGTAGCTCACCTTTACCTACGACCGCTGCTGCCCGGATACGTAGCAGGGCACCCCAACTACCAGCCACCTTCAAACCGAAACGTTTGTTGAGGGCTGCGTAGGTGGCCTGCGCGATAATCGGGTCAGCGTTGTAGCGGAACCAGTCGGTGAGGATGGAGGTGATGAACTTGTACTGCACGACCAGGATAGAAGCAAGAGCCCCTTCATAACGCTGCTGTTCGTTCAGAAGTGGAGAGCTGAGGAACTTGTGGGCCATCCAGAAGCACGACAGGTTCATCACGTCGCTGGATACGTGGCGGTGGGGAAGGATAGCAGGCAGGGCGTGGAGATCATCCTCCAACGAATCCTCGTCAGCATCCATCACTTCGTTAAACCAGCGGTTACGGTCCTCGTCCTTAAAGCGGACAGGATGAACGCCCATGAGGTTTCCGCCGAAGAACGCGATGTGCGTGTCGTTCTTGTTTACGAACTGTTGCTCGTAGACCTTTACCTTTGTCAGAAACTTCGCATCAAAAATGATGTGAGAACAATGTTTCTCAAAGGTACTGTTAACACATGGCGAGTCGTTGCTCATGAGTACCTCAAAAATATCGATTGAAATTAATTATGACAGTACATTACTGCCATGATAAGGAGAGTAAGATGTCTATCAAAATCGAAAGCATTAGCACCGGCCAAGGCATCGAATGTGAAGACTGCTGCTCGTTTGCGAGCACGCGCGTAGTCACACCGAAAGAGACCTTCCATCTCTGTGGCCGCCATTACAATGACCGCCGTGACGACTTTGACGTCTCAACCCCGGCAAAAGAAACCACATCATTAGTTTGATTTACCGTGGAGGTAACCATGCATCAGGCTCAAGCAACCCAACGTAGTGCCTTCGAACACGTCCTTCAACACCACACCCTGGAATTCGTCATGTGTGACAATGAACTGGGTCAGCGGATAGAATCGCTGGACGAAGAAGTGCCAGCTCCCCGCATCGTCGTGGGGATGGCTTTTCCTCCGACCAAGCGTTGGTCCTCTGCCGAGAGCAGCTTGGATTATCTCCGCATTCTCGCCTACCTGCCTGACCACCATTACGAGCTGGAGATGGAATCCCCAATCTTCCCGCTCATGATGCTCCAGGTGCACGAGAACTTCCGTCCTGAGCTCTCCTTGGATGAGTTCCACGACGAAGTCTCGACCAAAGCAGGGGCTATCAAGCTGCTGACATTCCTGACCGGTGAAGAGCATCCTGCGAAGCCGATGACCTGGGAAGGAATGTTCTGGGACATCCGCCCGATCGACCAGTTCCTTAGCAATATTCAATAGTACTTAGGCAGGGGTGTAAAAACCTCTGCCTTTGTGCTGCGTCCTCTTCGGCTCAGTTCGCTGGGCGTGGTCGAAGTAAACCATCACCATGCCTAACGGCAAGGGAGCGTGTAATGAGCAAACGATTCCACGGGCAACCACAACGCCCAAACCAACCACAACAAACCCAACAGCCCACTCAAGAGAAACCCGCCATGACTTTCGAAGTTGATCAGCAGAGCAACAACAATAGCGATCGTCGCCAGAACCACGACCAGTCCATCGCCAGCGGCGACCAAGGTCAGGCAATCAGCCAGTCCAGCATCCAGATGGCCCTGCGTGCCCGTCAGGCTGCGCTGGACGTCGTCCTGGATAACGTCTCCCTGATCCGTGCGCAATCGCGCCTGATGGGTCTGGTGGACAGCAAGGACTGGACCCAAGCTTTCGAGCTGACCAAGCAGGAAGTAGAGCGCCTGCGCGCTGAGCTGACTGTCGGCGCTACGTTCGAAGACCTGGTCTACGCCGCGGAAGACTCCGGCGAAGAT